CATCGTCTTTCACCTGTGGAAACAAAAAGACAGGGTTAAGTAAGACAATCGGCGTTAAGAAACAACAAACAAAGCACGCCTGTTGATTTTACATTTTTTAATTATTTTTTATGCTGTGAAAATCGGCATTTGAAATGTTAAAAGGTGTAAAATGAATTTACTTTCTACTCTATATATATATAATGGAATACACCGCAGAAAAAGGATGTAGAACAGCACAGTCTGATGGACATCATGATTTTGACAAAACAAAAAAACTAACAAATCTAACAAATACCGAAATAACGGCAATTATAAATGATTATATTCCACAAAATTCAAAGTATAAAGATTGTGGCATGTCTGAAGACGAATTTTTCAAAGAATATATATTAGATTCAAATGATCCTAAAATGTTAATCAATTCACTATTAAGTCCAGAAGACAATACATCTGAAATAACAGATATAAATAATAAATTTAAATCAGATATTAAGAATAAATATATAGTGTTTTCAGTAAAAAGGAGTTCGATTGATGAGAAATATAAAATATATCATCCACCGAATAACTCAAAAAACAACAAATCATTCATAGAAGAAATATTAAAAAGAGTAAAAATAACCAATGATATTTTTTTTATTGGAGATACAAGTGATCCAAATATAATGGATGATTTAGCAAGCGTGCAAGATACAAATTTTTATTGGGTTCAAAATGCACAAACATTATATGATCCTGCAGGTAAAACTGCATATCATACAAATGCGGGTATAGATTATGGTTTTCGCAATCCAAACAGTAAATTCACTTTTTGTTGGGAAAAATATGATTCTGGATGCACTATATATCCACACTGGAATGAGGATAAATCAAATCAAGCTGTAGAACGTGAAACAATCAATGAAGACAATCAAGAAATAATGTTTTATACAAATCGTGATATTTACATGGCCATTGAAAAAAAAGACATTAACAAAAAAAATGATGACTATCAAAATCACGATTCTGGTATTTTGATTACATATCCTAAAACAAAGGGATTATATGCATATGCAAATTCCAATTTAGCTGAAATTAATTCCAGTTTGTTGAATGATGATAATTATGTAAAAAAGTCCGAAATGTTGAAAAATTTAATTGCGAATTTAATACAAAACAAAGAGAGTGCTGTCTGGAAAAAATTACAGGAAAAAAATTGGACAAATAAAATGTTAGCAAAACGATTGGGTGATTCAGGTCAATCATTGTCATGTCTTCGTAAGAAAATTAAACTACAAAGATTTGAAAAAAAGGACAAATCAGATAAAATCGTAGATTTTGAATCCAATAACTTTTTGGCATTTATTTCATTTGATAAATTAGCCATTGCTTTTTCCATTCTATACGGAACTCCGATTATTATTCAATCTATCAGAGAAGAACAGGGTGGAATTCAAGGCAAATCAAGTGGGTTTATTGTGTATATTCGTAAAGATTTATTGGATCCAGTGAAGAGTATTCATACTAACTATACTACCGACGTGCTTGCTCAAAATATTCAAAAATTCAAAGATATTGATATGAATTTATTACAATTGCAAAATGTAAAAACAAATATGGATCGTTTCACTGGGTTTTTACAACAAATTGTTGCCAATAACGATAATGGCTATTCTTCACTGATGACGGTTTATATGAAATACATAAATGTTTTTTATTTTTTAAAAATAATCCAACTCAAAGAAATTGATTTTAACAAGCAAATAATTACAAAAAAGTTAGTCGATATTTTAAATTTTTCGGTAAATAGCTTGAATAAGATTATGATTGAAATTAAAATTAAAAATGAAGAAATGGCTATAGATGCAATTACAGATAAAGATATAGATACATGTTTTTTAACGGATACTAAATTTATCCAGAATAAAATATTATCAAAAATTAATTCGTATATTGATGAAGGACAACCACTACATAAATATGCGAAAGATATAAATTCAATTATCAGTGACCTAAATGGCAATTTGAGTAGTTTATTTGAATCGTATGAAAAACAAATTGATGTAATGATAAAAATAAATGAGATTCTTCAAACGATTCCAGATAGATATTCTGAAACTACAATCCGTGAAATGAAAATTCACAAAGATAATTATTCACCATATAATGTTTTATGCTATGGCAGAGATTCCACCGCGCGAAAGCTAGATGAAAAACTAGATAGCGAACTGCAAAATAAATTTGGAAAATATCAAATTGAATCGATATTTCGTTCGTTTGATTATAACTCCTATGGAAAAAAGGCATATTCTCATTTTGTAAAACAAATACAAAATTGTATAACATATATTAAAACATGTAAAGCTACCGAAGGTAGTTTTGCAACAACTCTCGCAACAATATTTGAAGAAGAATTGGATAAAATTGGGTTCTTTATGATTCCAGAAGAAGAGGAAACTAATATAAAGGCGAGTGAAGTCGAAATTGATAAACCCATTGTGAATGTTGAAAAAAAAGATGAAAAGACGTCGCCTGGTATGTCAGTGAAAACAAAATCTGCACAAAAATTACAACAACCTAAATCAACATATAGGCTACGTTCACTTGTCCCTGCACAAAAATCACAACAACCTAAATCAACATATAAGCTACGTTCACTTGTCACTGCACAAAAATCACAACCTAAATCAACATATAGGCTACGTTCACGTGAAAAAAGGGGAGGAGCTGGAAGTGAAAATCTTAACGAGTTTATTACAAAAATATTTTCACTAACTCCTCAAGATATATCAATAATTCAGCAAAGTATTGATGAAAAAAACATAAATATGAAATTTCCAAAATTTAACACGATTGATAACTTTTACAGGTCTTTGTATGATTTTGAAATCTTTCTGAAAGGATTTATGAGAATACTTGTTATGATTAAAACCGACGAAGTCGCAATAAGATCAAACAAATTAGATAATACATTACCCTTCTTTACTTTCAACAATAACAACCTGATAATGAAAAATATATTTAATTATTTATATTCTATAGATGAAAACAGTATAGATAAATATTTATCTACCTCTAACACAGAATTAAAAGAGTATGTAGCTGAATACACAAACAATAAAATATCAATATGTTACAACAATGTTGCCGAAAAATTATTCTCCAGTAATAAATTTACCATTCAAAGAAACGGAAAAAATATAAATATCAACGAAGCAATATATCAATATATAAATTATGAAGATGAACGATTGACTCCTGAAAAAAAACAACAATTGAATGAGATATTTGGTGAACGCAACAGCGCACCCGGGCTGATTGTATTCCCATTTCCGAAAGAAATACAACAAGTATTCAATATTCTCATCGATATGAACAAATTACAATATATAAAAATAGTATTGAATGGAATAATGTCGTATGGTATTGCAAATTTTAAGAATCTGAAAGATCTCATTGAATCGCGAAGTCTACCACAAAAACCATCCATTTTTTCATCTATGGCGACAGGTATTGCAGCTGCACCTGTATCTTACAAAAACATTTATCAAAAACCTGTTGCAAGTGTTTTCGGAGGAAAAACAATCAAAAAAAAATCAAAAAATAATAAAAAAACAAATCGTAAAACTCGCAAAAAATGTGTATAAGAGTATGTTATATAATGGTTTCGGGCGATTTCGACCAAAAAGAATATCAGAAAATGGTTTTCATCATGAACGCCCTCAACGATGGCTGGTCCGTGAGAAAAAACCAGGACACCTATATTTTCAAAAAAAAGCACGAGAACAAAGTCGAAATATTTCAAGAAGATTATTTAGCCACTTTTATTGTCAACAACATGTGTCTAAATAATCCCGTCGTCAAAAAATAAACTATAACATATTGTCGTGAATATATGTTATAGTATGCTTGCGCGGAGTTATTTGCCGGTGCTTCCGAACCCTCCGGTTCCCCGGTTTGTCTCTTCATGGGATTCGACGACAGCAACATCACTTAATCTCTCGATACGTGTCAATATCATTTGTGCTATACGGTCTCCGCTTTTGATCGAGTAGGTTGCATCGAGTGAATTATTGATAAAACAGACGAAGATTTCACCGCGATAGTCGTAATCCACCACGCCCGCACCCACGTCGATACTGTTTTTCACGGACAGCCCTGAACGGGGTGCAATCCTCAAATAATAATTTTGCGCATTTTCGAAATCGTCGCTTAACCAGGAAACCGAGATTCCGGTTCCCACCAGACGGCGCGATTGTGGCGGCACGTCGATATCGACATTTGACATGAGGTCCATACCAGCGGCGTATTCGGAGCCGTATCGTGGGAGTTGAGCATTTTCGGCGAGTTTTTTGACGAGGAGCTTCATTGTGGTAGTTGGTGGGATGCGTTTATGTTGTTTTTTATATGCAATAACAATTTGTTCCATATGTATCTTATTATATGCATAATTGTTTTTCCTAAATATTCTACCACATACCGCAATCTTATAAACATCTATAACACGACATAATTGAAATTATATGTAATAATATCTGCATATATCACGTAATGAATTCAAAATTTTTTATTTTATGCAGTCGCACAATTATTGCTAAATATTTACATCCGACTGTAATTATTTAGCAATGTTAGAAATTATTTTCTTTTTATGTTATATACCCAAGAATCAATGGGAGGTGCCCTTATGCAACTAGTCGCCTACGGCGCACAAGACGTTTTCCTTACTGGAACCCCTGAAATCACCTTCTGGAAGGTCTCTTACAGAAGACACACTAACTTTGCCATGGAATCCATTGAGCAAACCTTCAATGGTCAAGCCGACTTCGGCCGCAAAGTTACCTGCACTATCTCCAGAAATGGTGATCTTTGCTACAGAACCTACTTACAAGTCACTCTTCCTGAAATCAACCAAAACATGAAAGGTACTACTGGAACTGGTGTCTATGCTCGTTGGTTAGATTTCATCGGTGAGCAACTTATTGCTCAAGTTGAAGTTGAGATTGGTGGTCAACGCATTGACCGTCAATATGGTGACTGGATGCACATCTGGAACCAAGTTACCATGTCATCTGAGCAACAACGCGGTTACTTCAAGATGATTGGTAACACCACTCAACTTACCTACATCACCGACCCTGCCTTCGCCGATATTTCCGGTCCATGTGCTTCTTCTGGTGGTCCATCCCAAGTATGTGCCCCAAGAAAAGCCCTTCCAGAAACCACCCTTTACGTTCCTCTTTTATTCTGGTTCTGCAGAAACCCAGGTCTTGCATTACCATTAATTGCCTTACAGTACCACGAAGTCAAGATCAACATCGATTTCAGACCAATCGGTGAATGCTTATGGGCAGTTAACTCTTTAAATCAAAATGCTGGAACTCAATCTGTTTCTCTTGCTTACCAATCATCCCTTGTCGCCGCATCCCTTTACGTCGACTACGTCTTCCTTGACACTGATGAGCGCAGAAAAATGGCCCAAAACCCACATGAGTACCTTATCGAACAAATCCAATTTACTGGTGATGAATCCGTCGGTTCTTCATCCAACAAAATCAAGCTTAACTTCAACCATCCTTGCAAGGAGCTTGTCTGGGTTGTTCAACCTGATGCCAACGTCGATTACTGCTCATCCCTTGAAGGCGGTACCGTCTTATACAAGACTCTAGGTGCTCAACCATTCAACTATACTGATGCCATTGATGCTCTTCCAAACTCCATCCACGCCTTCGGTGGTCCAGCTGAAACCTCTGGCGCTTCTGCTTTCATCAATGCTTCTGGTTTATTCCAAATGGCTGGTGCTGGTGATGTCCCATCTGCTGGTGCAAATTCTCAATGGCCAGAGTATGCTACCAATACTGGTGATTCAGGTGTATCTGATGCCGGAACCTTCGTTCTTGCTGAAACCGCCCTTGACATGCATTGTTGGGGTGAGAACCCAGTCGTCACTGCTAAGTTACAACTTAACGGTCAAGACAGATTCTCTGAGCGCGAAGGCTCCTACTTCGACGTTGTTCAACCATTCCAACACCACACCCGTGCCCCTGACACTGGTATCAACGTCTATTCCTTTTCACTAAGACCTGAAGAACACCAACCATCAGGCACGTGCAACTTCTCCAGAATTGACAATGCTACTCTTCAGCTTGTCCTTTCATCTGCCACTGTCAGTGGAACCTCCACTGCCAAGGTCAGAGTATATGCAGTAAATTACAACGTCCTAAGAGTCATGAGTGGTATGGCTGGCGTAAGTTTTAGTAATTAGTTACTATGACATGCGCAGAAAAACAACACGCCGCAAACAAACAGGCAATGTTTGTGGATAACTTCGGTTTGACCCCTGTATTAATGGTCAGTTGTTAGTAAGGTATATAAAACCTTGCAAGATTACTTGTTGTTCGGGAAACCCCTTAGAGCTTTAACTACGAAGTGAGTGTAGGAAACTTACTCATGGCCGAGAATGGAACTCGGGTATCGTAATAATGTTAAAGATTGGGCAATCCGCATGGTTATAACCTAAAGATGATATGCTAGTCTATGGTTAGCCGTCAGAGACTGAACGGTAGTCGCTCGATGATGAAGGTCTAAGCAACCAGAGTCGGGTTAAGATACAGTCCATCCCCCTAGGGAAACTTAGGGGTAGTCGAGAGCCTATTCCAACTAAATTTTTTGCATTTTGTTATATAATATTTCATATGCAAAAAACTCTTATCTATAAAAATAAAAAATCAAATCTATAAAAAATAAAATTATCAAACCCATAAAAAGTAAAAACATCAAACCTACAAAAAATAATATACTATTTTATATTATTTTATACAAACTTGCTTTTTTATTAGAAAAAAAATTTTATTATTGACAAATATTATGAAAAATTGCTTATGCATCAACATAAGCAAGATGATACTATCGAGTCCCTTTGATTACATGCAATAATATTGTGATTATTATTTTATTCTCTATTTTTAGCTAATTCTAATGCGCGCATTTTTTTATATTCTTCGTCATTGTATTTATCAATGAGTTTATTTTGTTGATTTTGTTTTCGAAATTCTCTTTCTTCTGCGATTTGTATTTTTGATTTTTTATTGGAACGTCCAATAATGTTTTCGCATGTTTCATTTTCAATAGATATATCCATTTTTTTGTTGTCATAAATCATTTTCAATTTATTCATGAAATCATCAATATTATAATCTTTTTTCATATAATTACATTCTCCACAACAAGTTTGTAAATTAGATATAATATATCCGATACTGTTATCAATTCTATCAATACCATTTGAATGAGTTTCACTATTTTTTTTCCCACATAAATAACATGGATTGGATATTATATTGTGAAATTCGGTTTCATTTATTTCAAAATCAATCTGTTTTTTATTTGCACGACTTTTATAGCCATTATATGATGTCTTTTTATGGTTACTAAAAGAATTTGGATAAAATTTTCCACATACAATATTATTGTGTGATAAAATATGCGTTATCCGTTTCAAAAATGTTTGTTCGGATAATGAACCTTTTATGTAATTACACATTTTGCAACATGATACACAATTATTAAGTTCATATCCTAATGTTTGTTCTTTTCTGTCTATACCATTGAATCCGATTTGTTGAATCATATTACAATAATAACATTCTTTTTCAGTGAGCAATACATATTCCTCAAATGAAATCGAAAAATCTAATTGTTTGAGATTCGCAGTTCTTTTGTATATATTATAATTTTGGTTTTTATCGGTTTTTTTATTTTCATTTGCTTGTATCATTTTATCTTGATTATTTTCGCGCCATTTTTTAGCCATTTCTGCATTTTGTTTCAAATATTCAGTTATTCCTACTTTTGCAATTTTACGTTGCCGATAATTCATCGATTTTAATGCAACTTTTTCATAATTATTTTCATTCCATGTTTTTTTCACAAGCTTACGTTCGGGTTTTGCATCGTTTTTTCTAGCAACTGCATTGCGATGTGTTTTATCTCGATTTGCATCGTTTTTTTTATTTTGTTCTCGGCATAATTTACATGTTTTTGTTTCATTTCCCTTAACGCCTATAAAATTAGCGATTTCGTGTATTTTTTTACAAGTCGAACATTGTTTGGTTTTAGATTCCTCCATTTATATACTATTGTGTATATTTTATTTTATATACTTTTATATAAAAGTATATAATTATATTTGAATAAATTATTCTTCCGATTTATTATTCAATTTTTCCTTTTTTTTTAAATAGGCTCTGTGTGCATATTCTTTTATTTTTTCAGGATTTGTTTCTTTCAATTTTTTTTTATTTTCATTTGCTTTTTTGATAATAATTTCTTTGTTTTTTTCATAATAATTTTTGTGATTATTTCCATTTGTATACTTTTTTAATTTTTCTTCTAAATCAACTATTTTTTCTTTGAGTTGTATTATTTCTTCTTCATATGAATTCATTTGTATACTATATGATTTTTATTTTATATTTTTTGAATAAAATATAAATGTTTCTGAAAAAATCCACTTAAAAGTTCTCCACCAAACCACCCTATACATGACAACATATACATCCTCCACCACACAAAATGATTTATTAATGAAAAACCTCATGGAATTTTACAAAAACCGCGAGAACATCGACAAAATGATGTCCATCATCAACGGCGAATCCAAGATCTCCCTAAGAATCGTAGACTGGTTCGTCACCAATTTCGCAAAAAAATACTACACAGTGTATGATTTACCCATTCAACGCACAACCGGCACAATCGATATTACACGATTCAAAGTATACAACGACTACAAGCTCAAACTCAAAGCCTACGCAAAGAAAAAATTCGACCCTTTTTGTCGATGGGAACGCATATCCATTCCCTACGACGAAGAAAAATACATGGAGACCACCATAGGTCAACTCAATTTTTTCAAATGGGCCATCGAGAATAATATCATCGATTACATCCGCGCCCATTATGCCGATATTGAGCAAGACATGAATTCGCGCAACAGCACATCAAAACGAAAACCCTCCCTCGAAAACAACGAAGAAATCAAAAACGACAAAACCCGCAAAAAGAGGGAAGAACTATCCGTTTCCGCATGCAAATGCATCAAAAAAGAAAACGTCAAAATTATAGTGAAATTCACTTGATAATATCCATGGATAATAATATAAACATTAGCCACCGTTAATATTTATATGTATGCATAATTTGTTCAATGCCACTATCAAAATACCATGTAGAATCGAGAAAAATGGAACTATAACACCCTTTCAAGAACGGTATACCATCGAATTCGACAGAATAGTTGAATTACCGCCCATCAATACAACGGAATATTCTGAAATGATTGCTCAATTGTTCAATCCAATGACAGAAACCGAAACTTCGACCGAAACTTCCACTGAAACTTCGCCAGATAGTTCTCAAGAAAATTCCACAGAAACTTCGCCAGAAACTTCACCAGATAGTTCTCAAGAAAATTATCCAGACAGTTGCGACGAAGCTCCCATGGAAATTATTCCTCCTCTTCTTCCTCCCACAGAAAAAACAATCATCCAAAAACGAAAACCATCGCTAAATATATCATTCAAAAAACGAAAAAAAAGTTCTCATAATTTTTCCGTAAAACGTCCGCTCGATGATTAGCAATAATTTGAAAAATTATTCGCGAAGAGGACGTTGATTTGGTTGCACTTTCAAAGGAGCAGGAACCATCAATGGAATTCTGTCTATCACAGACAATGATTTCAAACTATACAATTCGCCGTGGACAGGTGCTTGTGGATTTACCAAATTCGTGGAACCGATTCCGCGCAACATGGATTCAATATCGCACGAATTCTTCGCAAAATTTTCGCTGTATACTCTACCGGCTAATAATCCATCCCCTGGTAAATACGTTGTTACTGGACGACCGTATTGCGCATATGTGTTATAGTTGAGATTTTGTGCAAAGGACCATTGTTCGAGTTGATAATCACCTGGAGTATTTTTCGATGATGTAGATGCCATTTTTATATATCTGTATATATTTCTAGTGAGATTCTTTCGAAACATTGTCCAATTTTTTTTTCAAATTCAACAAATTATCGGTCTCGCCGAATTCCAGATTCGTCATATATTCTCTGAAAAGGGGATAGAAATCGCACAAATAATCATATGAAAACATTATTGCTAAACCTAGGGAAGCGTCTTCCGAAAACAAATGGTGCGCCGCTGCGGATTTGTATAAATCCATGAACAACGGTAAATCATGCGTATTTTCCCATACAAAATCAAATACATATTGCATGTCGTCGTCGTCGTCGTCAACTTTGTAAAAACACAGGGTGTCTAATACAGTCCGGTATTCAGCATCATTCGAATAATTTACAGATTTTATTCTGAGGTCGAGAGGAATATGATAACAAGGATGTTCTCGAGGCAGCGCATGTAAAAACGGCGCTTCAGACGACATCTTTAGCAATAAAATAACATAATCTATTTATGTTATTTTTCAACTATTATTTCTTTGAATTGTATCCATAAGCAGCGTTACGAGTATCCGCGCCACCGCGAACCCAGCCATTCAATGCGGCTTCCTCTACGGTATATGCGGTATTTGCAACACGCTCGGTCATCATGGCATCACTCGGATACATGGTATAGTCCATAAATGATTTTTCCATGATGGTAGAGACACTTTTTTGATGATTTACGATTTCACCTTGTTGCAATTGGGATTCAAGGTCTGGATTGCCAGCACCTCTTCCTAAATAAGGAACGGTAAGGAATGGACGTTGTATCAATTGAACTTTTTCTAAAGGACGTTCTTGTTCTACGTTTAATTTTAGAATCGATTCAAAATCTACTACACCACCACCAACACCACTTCCACCATTTACACTATTGAAACTAACGGAAGGTTGCATGGTTGCGAATTTAACATGGGAATCAGAAACAGCATCGTTGAAAAAATTCGATAGTGTGTAATTCGCCATTCTAGTGTTATACATATTTTTTTGTGTATTATCAGTGTAATCAAAACCTATACGGCCCATATTGTTGAACATATAAGACATTTCTTGTATAATATACTATTACACAAGAATTTTCAACCATTGCATCAAAAATGGGGGGACGGGGGCGGTTTACATATTTACATGTCTGGATAAATTCCTAGCACACGCCATTGGATTTCCTTCTTTGCATGATACCATACTACCATAACAGAAATCGGCAAATGCAGCCTGGTCATTCGGAATTGTAGTGGATGGATTTGAATAGAACGGTTGTAAGGATTGTTCGAACACATATTGGTTTCCTAAATCTTTGAATAATTTGGATGCAATATCTGGTTGGGATGGATTCATGTTTTGCACTAACTGTTTTGCTTCTTCTAAAATTTTTGCGCTGACATCCGGTTTGTTGATAGGAGGGGCAGGTTTTTTATTAGGATTATAATCATAATCGTTCAACAAAACATTGCTAAATGGGTTATCGGTAGCAGGTTCCATGAAAATATCATTCGAGATCGGTATATTATTTTGTCTTAAAAGGTCAATGGCAGGACTTTCGAAGGGTTCACTGATGCCATTTTCTTCTAAATATTGTTTGTGCATATTGATATCATCTTTTTCATTCGATTTATGATAGTTCAAAAAATAAATGGACGTCATTGTAATAGCAGAAATAATCAACATTCGAATGCTTCGCGTAAATATAAACCCGATGATTGTCAGTATGATAACCAGGCGACTTACTGCATTTAATTTTTGAGAATAACACATGGACTCGGTTGGAAATAATTCGAATACATAATTAGGGTCAAGGAGAACATTCGGATTTTCACTCCAGAATTTAGGTTCTTCATTGTCCGAACTTGATTGTACCATCTTACAACTATTGTTTGTGCAAGTGGATGATTCATTATCATTATCCATTTGATATGAAGACATTATATATATTGTATATATTTAGAATTTTGTAAAGATATTTAGACGACCGCCCCTGGAAGAATCTTAGGACTGCATTTTTTTCACGCATTTATCATCAATGGTAAACGTTTCAGCCTCTGACGAATGCGGAACGATTTTCAAGATGCATTTCGACTTTTCACCATAAAGGGGTTCGGTGCATCCTTTTTCACCCTTTTTCTTTAATTCTTCTTGTTCTCTTTTCAATTCTTCTAAAGATTTAGCGCAACGAGAACGAAAATGTTCGTAACGTTCTCTAACGTCGGCATAGGATAACCCCGATTTTTTGTTTAGCATTTTATTGATGAGTTCATGCAAACGGTAAATATACAATGAAAACGTGGCGCGACTGTCCATATGTTTCCATAACAGCGGCAATTTTTTGAAATTTTTTTTCAAATTTTTCCGGCATTTTCCACAAGGTAATACGTATTGTAAATTGAGAACAAAATCGCGATAATGTCGTTTATCATCGCAAGATGGCGCCACAGGATAATTAAAACTCATGGTGTGTAACATATGCCATGTGCTAGGACCCCAAACGGTGGTCAACATGCCATCATTACTCGAATAATGTTTCCGCGTAAATGTCCTGGATTTAGACATATTTCGCTTTGATATAGTTTTCATACAAGGTTCTCTATAATACAATGATAAAAACTATTTTGCTAAATATTTTTCACTAACAATTCGGCAAAACCCACGTTTTTATTTGTGCAGATACTATATATGGCAGGTATCGTTGACCTTATTTACAATCGTTATATACGCAAATATTCATGGATAGTATTAATAATCATATTACTCATAATTTTCATATTACTCGGCGTTTATAGTTATAAAAAATACTATGAATCCAAAATACCGACGAAACCATTCAAAAACGTTGCAAATGCAAATACTCGAGGAAAACCAACCGAAGTTTTCTTTTTCTACGCAGATTGGTGTCCACACTGTAAAAATGCAAAACCAGAATGGTATAAATTCAAAGAGGAATATGACGGAAAGGTGATGAATGGATGGCAAATTCAATGCATTGAAGTCAATTGCACGGATGAAAACAACGACACATCCAACAAATTAATTGCTGAATACAAGGTCGAATCCTACCCAACTATCATCATGGTTGTCGGTGACAACAAAATCGATTTCGAATCGAAAGTAACTTCATCCGCATTATCACAACTGGTCATCTCCGGAACTCAATAATTCCATAGTTTCTAGGTGTTCTCTGCGATATTTTTCCCATAGTTCAACCCCAGAAATAATCAATGCAAGCCGTTGTTCATAAGAAGAAGACGCACTAATAATGTCATATATGGATGCCATGACATTATCAATGATTACTTCATATTTGATAGTATGTCTGGGCATATGTCCATAAGATGCCCTATCATACATTCTATTTAGCAAAATAGAAATATGGTCAAATAAATTCGATTCACCACTAACTTGATTAATGGATTTGTCCAATGTAGCCATATTGATTCCTAAAATCGAATCCGTGTTCTCCTCGCCAATATTAGTGATGCATAACGATAATGGATAATTCATGATCGTTCCGCCATCCACGTAGCATTTACCATCTTTCAAAACAGGTGAAAACAAAAGGGGTAAACTCGCCGAGCAATAAACAGCATCTATTACACTCCATTCCGGATGGGTTTTGTGTGAAAAATCAACCATTTCATATTCATTTAATTCGGTAGACGTTATATGAATTTCGATGTTTGTTTTTTGATAAAATTCTAACAAGGTAGTGGTGGTATCTAAATCTTTTCCTTTCAATAATGGGACTAACAATTCTTCGATTATTTTTCTGTCGAAAATGCCTCGATTATCATAAGCATATAAAAGCGATTTGATATCAAATTTAAATACATTTTGCCATGGACGCTTTAAAATGTATTCATCTAAATCATCCCATGGATATTGCAATGCAATGAAAATAGCAATGATTGCGCCGACAGAAGTGCCATAGATTGTTTTTATATTGTTGATATTCCAAAAACCGGCATTATGACTTTCTCGTAAAAATCCATAGATGCATACCCCCGATGCACCCCCTCCTGCAATGACAATATGTTCGATGGTTGTAGAATCCATTTTTATACAACAGTGGGAAAATATCCTTATGTTTTTTTCCGAAAATATTTATATATTATAATAATAATAATAACAACATGGCATTTTTGTATGTGAATGATGAAGACAATGTAGGGAAAATAAACATCGATGATTTATATGAAAAAAATCAGCGTCGGGATTTAAAACAGTTGTCGATTTTCAACAAATTGTTGAATCGTATTCATAAACGAATCACGACGACGGGTCGTACGAAAACAAACGAGAAACATATTTGGTTTACTGTTCCCGAATATATATTCGGAGAACCTGTGTATGATAAATCCGAATGCATTGCCTATTTAGTGACAAAATTGGAAGACAATGGATTTCATGTTCGATATATGCACCCGAATACGCTCTTTGTATCATGGGTGCATTGGGTTCCTGCGTATGTTCGCAATGAAATCAAGAAGAAAACCGGTAATGTAGTGGACCAATTCGGTAATTTAGTGAGAAAAAAAGACGACGGAGATGAGGAGGAAACCATGGATTCAAAGCTCATGAATGACAAATCTATTACACAAAAAGAGCAGAAAAATTATACCCCGATTGACCAGTATAAACCTTCTGGTAACCTTGTGTATAAACCTGAACACTTTCAAAAAATAGAGAAAAAGGTTTCGTTTGTGTGAAAAATGCAAAACATATGATTTTTGCATTTTTTAGGATTAGTGTTTTTTTCTGGTTTGTTTTTGTTTTTTAGGCAAGTATTTTCGGTTTCGACTTTTACGGATGTTACCGCCAATAGTTGGTTGTGGTGGTGGTTGTGGTCCTTCTGGTGGTGTTGTTGGTGGTCCTTCTGGTGGTGTTGTTGTTGGTGTTGTTGGTGTTGTTGGTGTTGTTTGTGTTGTTGGTGTTGTTTGTGTTGTTGGTGTTGTTTGTGTTGTTGGTGTTGTTTGTGTTGTTGGTGTTGTTGGTGTTGGTGTTGGAGTTGTTGTTGGTGTTGGTGGTGTTGGTGGTGTTGGTGTTACTGTTTGTTGTTTAAAGTACGCTTTTTCTAGTATTTTTTTTTGGGAAAGGCCTCTATTTTCCTCTTTTATCTTGTCTATTACATCTTCTTGTTTTTCTTCATCATCAGCAATGCGCTTTACTGGGTCCTCAATACGGTTTACATCTGGTCTTTCATTGATTTCAGTATCAGTAATACGGTTTACATTTATTCTAGGATTAGCATCTAAATCTTTCTTTTTGTCAACTAAGTTCTTAGGAATTACTGGTCGAAAATCACCGTCATATTTAAAATTGTATAATTCTTTATACAATTCATTCGATGGTAACATTGCTTTTATAATTTCTTTTATAATTTCCTGTAATTTTTTTCCAAAGTTCTCTATACCTAATTCAAATAATTTAAAATTGTTTTGATTATTTTCATCTATTTCATCATTACTAGCAAATATCATAAACTGTTGTTTTTCAATGGTAATTGTAGGGTTTTTTATATCGAACAGTGATGTTATGTCCTCATTAGTTGTTTGTAAAGATAATAGTTTGTCTATTGATTGTGTCAAGGTATCGAATGTTTTCGTAAAAGTGTTATTTCTTAAACATTTTTCAAATAAAGGAATCATCAAAGTATCTACGTTAGTGATACTATTCATTGTTTGTTTGATTAATGGTTCAAAATGTCTTAGATACATTTGCCTTCCTTCTGGTTTTTTTAGATGATATTCGGCAGCAGTTAGTATTATTTGTATCAAAGATGCTTTATTTAAATATTGACGTTCGCTTTTATCATTGGATGCTTCTTTCAATATATCCTCTATCATACTTCCGACTAATGTATCAAAACTATTCCATATGTCTTTTCCGATTTGTACAATCGAACCAGCTGCATCTTTAGCAGCATTACCTACACTTGAAATTGAATTAAGTGCGCCACTTGTTACTGAACCCATACTTGCAAGTGATTTAAGTGCTCCCTTAGTATCAGCATGGTCATCATCATCATCGAATTTAGCAGGAGCAGGAGCAGGAGCAGGAGCAGGAGCAGGAGCAGGAGCAGGAGCAGGAGCAGGAGCAGGAGCAGGAGCAGGAGCATTAGTAGTAGCGGTAGCGGTAGTAGCAGGAGGAGTATCGTCACCTCCTTCTATTCTTTTAGGAGTAGGAGCAGTATCAGTAGTATTAGGAGTAGGAGCAGTATCAGTAGTATTAGGAGGAGGAGGAGCAGTATCAGTAGTATTAGGAGGAGGAGCAGTATCAGTAGTATTAGCAAGAGGAGCAGTATCAGTAGTATTAGCAGGAGGAGCAGTATCACCTGTTTTTTCTTCAGCAACTTTTTCTTCAGCAACTTTTTCTTCAGTATCTGGTTTTTTATCAGCACCTGGTCCTTCAGCACCTGGTCCTTCAGCGCCTGTTCCTTCAGCACCTGGTCCTTCAGCGCCTGTTCCTTCAGCGCCTGTTCCTTCAGTATCTGGTCCTTCAGCGCCTTCTTCATCATTGTCTTGTTTTTCTTCATCAACTTGTTTTTTACCTCTTGGTTCTCTTTTTTTTTCTATGAAATTAATAATATCTATACTTTTCATACATGAAATATACGTTTTTTTATCATCACCTGAATTTTGTTTTGCATCAATAAGATATAAAATAAAAAATTTTTTGAATATATCCATGTTTTTTTGTAACAAAGAATCCATTGTTGTATATGCAATGAAATCATCATTTGTTACAACACTTAAAGGTTCTTCAATGTTTTGTATTAATGTACCCATTATTTTATTTTTTAATTCTTCATCACCGAAATTTTTTTCCATGGATTCAAACAACTTTTCAAGTAACTTATTCACTTTGTATACAATTTCCATTTGTATCGTTATTCCATCGCTTTCCTCCGTTTGAGTTTCTGCATCGCGCACAATTTCACATATCTTTTTTAATATCGCAGACGCAGTTCTTGACCATGCATTTTCTGGAATAAATTTGAACATTGCAATCAAAATAGGCTTTGACATACTCAAAACCATACTTAAATTACCTGCACCATCTTTTCCCATAAGTTCTTCTAATTTTTCTTTCTGTAATTTTTCCGCTTCTTCTTTCAATCTTTTCGCTTCTTCTTCTGCGTTTTTCGCTAGGTTTTTAGCATCTTCGGGTATCGCATCGTCAATTCTATTAACTGTATCCTTCGCAAGTTCTGCAGCTTTTTCTTCTGCTTTAGCAGCAAGTCTTTCAGCTTCTTTTTCAACATCCTTCGCAACAGTATTAGCAGCATCTGCAATCTCTTTAGTTTTCGCACTAGCAGCATCTGCAAGCTCATTAGCTTTATCAGCAGTTTTGTTCAAAATTTCACTAGTAGCCTTTTCAGCATTCTTCGCAACGACACTAGCTTCAGTGGCAATTTTACTAGCAGCCTTTTTAGTATCCTCCTCAATAGTTGCAACATTATCCTCCTCAATAGTTGCAACATTATCCTCCTCAATAGTTGCAACATTTTTTTTTGCACTTTTAACAAGATCACCAAGAGGGTTATTTTGGTTATTGGGTTTTTTTTCTGGTATTCTAACATTTTTAGTACTCATAATATTTTTTCTCTTTTTCTATATTTTTATGATATTATTTTTATACAAAATTGAACAATTCATAACCATTTTCAAATAATCATCAAGAACAATGATTCAATATTCAAATAATTACAAAACGATCAGGGTCAAACGACCAAAAGAAACCTCTGATATAAATTCTTCGCAACACCAGATACCATCCAATATTCTGGACACAATTGCAAATGAAAAAATACCACATTATTCCATGCTAAATAATACAGCCACGAAGAAAAACAAAAAAACCCTCTCTCAAAAAGAAAAGTCAAAATTATGGGAAATATTCGATACAGATACCACCGACACCATAGAGAAACCCAACAAAATAGAATGTGTCTACTCACCTCGCGAAATCGAGTTGTGCTCCCTATGTAATTCGACACTCATGATAACCGAAGACGGATTCCCCACATGCACAAATCCATCATGTTCCGTCATTTACACAAATACCCTTGATTATTCACCCGAATGGCGATTTTACGGAGCAGATGATAAAAATGCGAATGACCCTACAAGATGCGGTAACCCCATTAATCCTCTCTTAGTCGAATCATCCTTCGGATGCAAAGTCATGTCCACTTCGAACATTTCCTATGAGATGAAGAAAATCCGAAAATGGACAGAATGGCAATCCATGCCCCACAAAGAAAAGTCCCTCTACAATGAATTCCAGTTCATAACCATTATGGCGCAAAATGCGGGTATTCCTAAAATACTCATCGACGAAGCCATCTCAATACACAAAGACATTTCAGAACAAAAGATGTTTCGCGGGCTAAATCGTGACGGAATCAAAGCAGCATCCATATATATAGCATGTCGCCTAAATGGTTGCCCTAGAACATCTCACGAAATTGCCGAGATTTTTCAACTCGACAAAACCAGTGCAACGAGTGGTTGTTCCATGGCTGTGAATATTCTACAAAACATAGAAAGAGGCACAGAGTCTTCTCAACAAGCCGATTTACACATGACAACCCCCAGCTCATTCATCGAAAGATACTGTAGCAAGCTCAATATGAATCCAGAATTAACCATGCTATGCAAATTTATCGCAAACAAATTAGAAAAAAATAACTATATCACAGACAATACACCCCATGCAATAGCCGCTGGAATCGTGTATTTCATTTCATATCATTGTAATTTGAATTATTCAAAAAACAATATCAAACAGATTTCTGGAGTGAGTGACGTAACCATAAACAAATGTTTCAAAAAAATGGATAATATCAAAGAAATGATTATTCCTAAATGTATTCTGGAGAAATATTCTTAACCAGTTACTTCGATGAATTTATAGGAAATACCGACTTCCTCTTTGTTTTCCCACAATCCAGAAATTTTAATAATATATTTTTTATTGACTTTTGTAATGATGTTGTCTGGTTTGCCACCAGGTTTACTCGAGGGATTTCCAATATCTGCTCGATAATTAGAAAAATATCCATTTTCTTTGTAAATTTTGAAATATCCATTAAATAATTGCGTCGATAACACTAAACTCGATTTTTTCTTAATGTCATGTAATTTTTTATAATAATGTATAATAGTATTCTCTATTTCAGAAATTTTGGTGATCAACAATAAATTATTTTGCGTATGGGAATTGAAATTGATGATTTGTTTGTTGTATTGATTTATCATGGAAGATTCATTTACAATCAAAGGTAAATTCAAAAACAGTCCATTCATAGTGAAAAATTCGTCGGAAACAATAATTTTCGAAAAAAATCCATCAATAATTACATTATTCATCTTTTCTAAAAAAAAGACATTTTCGATAGCAAAATCATTATTATCTAATATAATATTCATAGTTCTGTATAATATGAATATTATTGTTTATATGGTTTATATTCCTACAATTCAACGGAACATGGACATTTTTTTTTGGATACGGCGGTTATTATACATAAGTCCGACCTTTGTATCGTAAGGCATAGGACCATTTTTTAAATCATGCAATTTATATCTGTTTATATTAGGAAGGTGTTCAGTAATAAAATACGTTACATTAACAAATCCAGTGGGTTCATCAATATTATATAATAAATCTCGTATAGAAAATATACCTTCATTTGTGTTTTTAGTATAACGTTCGAATTCACCTTGATTTACCTCACGCAAATTTGTGCTATTCAAATGAATAATATTTGGATCACCTATTTTGAAAAAGGTGCTTCTATCAATTTTATATCCTGCATTGGTAACCCGTTGTTGTAACATATTATCTTCATATCCCCATGCCCAGAAATTAGGAAACCCATTAATCCTTTCAAAATCGAGAGCATTCATTGAAACTATTCCTCCTAAAGTATGCATAAATCCGTAAAAATGTTTTACAATACCGCGAGTCGTTTCATATGTAAGTGAATTTTTATGAATAGGTATTGAATCAACGTCATTGAATACGAGTGTAATATTGTGATAATCATTTGGATATTTATTTTTTACCATTAAAAATCCTATGTTTTTCATTGCACCTCGATTAAATATACGTTGGTCATGCTGGTGAATATAATAAATAGAATAATAATCTACTGGTAAATCTTCTAATATCATTTTCATATGAGTTTTAAAATAATTCAAATGTTCTTCTCGGTTGCGATAGGGGACAATAAATATGATTTTAGGTATTGATTCATTTGATATAGCAGTTATTATAGGTTGGTTTATTTCGGGTGACTCTTTCTCGGGTTTTTCATGCGTTTCTTCATGCATTTCTTCGTGTGATTCTTCATGCGTTTCTTCCTCGGGTTTTTCATGCGATTCTTCATGCGATTCTTCATGCGATTCTTCCTCGGGTTTTTCATGTGTTTCTTCATGTGTTTCTTCATGTGTTTCTTCATGTGTTTCTTCATGTGTTTCTTCATGTGTTTCTTCATGCGATTCTTCATGCGATTCTTCCTCGGGTTTTTCATGCGATTCTTCATGCGATTCTTCCTCGGGTTTTTCATGCGATTCTTCATGCGTTTCTTCCTCGGGGTTTTCATGCGATTCTTCATGCGATTCTTCCTCAGGTTCTTCATTATAGACTGGATAATCTATTTCTACGTTTTCGATAATAGGTAATGGTTCAAATTCATTCAAATCATATTTAATTTCGGGTTCTTCATGATAGACTGGATAATCTATTTCTGTATTTTCGATGATAGGTTGAGATTCATATTCATTGACAGAATATTTAATTTCTGGTTCTTCATGATAGACTGGATAATCTATTTCTGTATTTTCGATAATAGGTTGAGATTCATATTCATTGATAGCATTTATTATTTCTTGTGACATATCTATATTAGATGAATCTTCAATGTTATCCATAATTATAAGTTTCAATTAGAATATAATTTTGCATGTTTTATGTAATTATTGATTTAGCTAAATAATATAATTTCTATTCTATATAAACTATATATTATGAATCAATCCGTTGGAAATGAATTAGTTGAATTACAACCAATTGCCTATTTTAATTGGAAAGGAAAAACGTTTAATCAAATTACATCTGCATTAAAAAAAAATACATACACAATAAATCAAAATGACAATCGTAATATTTTCAATCCACATCCTGTAAAATTATACCGTAAAGAAGTTGCATCTACCCAAATAACCACTGGAAACCCGCGCGTTTCTTCAAGTATAGATGAATTTAATATGCCAAATGGATATTTTGTATCAAAAACTTCAAATTTAGACAATGCAAAGTGCAATACATTGGATATCAATACAACTACCAATAAATATGATTTAGGACAAGGAATTCAACTATCAACAAACCCCCCGGTTTGTTTTTCACAAGCAGACAATGCACGCAGACGCTTAAGAAGTGGTGGCATGATAAAAAAATACAACATCGATAATCGAAAAACTAATTATTACACATCCAACTCGCAATATCTCTATGACAGAAACGAAACCTTCGACCAAAATCAATTCAAATACAATGTAACAAATCCTGGATGCGATGCTCCTGTTAACAAACCGAATAATTCGAGATTCTATAAACAAGGCGCAGTTTCTTCTGGCGATTTGATTTCAAGAAAACGTTATGATACGATTACCGATTCTGCTGCTAAATTTCAATCAGCATATGGTAACGATGTTGCGAATGCATTAGCCTATAGCACAAATTCTAGCACCTATACTATTAAGGATAAAATCGGATATCCATTGAAACAAACCCCCGTTTTCTCAAAATATTCTACTGAAATGAAAAAATGCTATGTTACAACCATCACAAACAAAATATAATAGCATTATTCTGTATCATTCGACAATGCAAAAATCGAGTTGTATTGAACATTATGCTTATTGCACCATTGCACACATTTTTGCACGTTTATTTTTACAAGATTGTCAATGTTTTTTCGATTATGAATCAAATCCAATGTACTATTTATATTTTCGATTTGCTGTTGTCCAAATATTGCATTATAATCTTCTATTTTTTTGTAAAAATAATAGGAAATAGGACATGTCAAGAATCGTGTAATAGGTTGCTCTTGTGGTAACATTGTCATGGTATAAAATGCATTTCTGATAATTTGAAAGTGAAAATCTGGATTTTCGCATATGAAATCTTTGCAGACAACATATTTTTCAGAATTCGCATAACGGCTTGTTTTCGGTTTTGTGATATATACTTTTTTGTAGAAGGCTGATAAAATGTAAAGCATATCGATAGTGGATTCATTGAAACAGTCGAATATTTTCAGTACAAAGGAACCGTTTTGTTTTTGCATAGATATTGCAAAACAAATTTGCGCGAACAATAATCGTGTCATATTCGATTCTTGATTATTGAAATCGACGGAAAAATCGAACCCACCATCTGCGGTTATAATATCCATAGACGAACAATATTTTTCGCGACAATAGTCCAGGTTCTCAATCGACAAAATATTCCCAGTGCCATCTGCGCCGTTTTCAATCAAAACGTTCGGATGCATTTTCAAAAAATGGTCTGTTTTTTTCCATGCGGGAATATTTTCGTCATTTTTATCGTCTAATAGTGTCATACCTATATATTTGTCTTTTTCACAAGAGCGAATATTTGCAAGGGCTTCGATGAATCCACCAGGTCCTTCTGCTAAATGAAATGATGAAATCGGGGTATCGGCGGTGTTCAAATGGAAATATTCGATTAATTCAATCATTTTGAAATAGGCGCGCGATAGGGGTTTATATTTAGCAACACTTTTTTTCTTATGTGGGACAATTGTTTGTATATATTCATATGGATTCGTGTATTTTTTATACGTATCCCATTGTTCTTCATCTTTGATTTTTTCTTTGATAATCGATAGATAATAAAAAAGCGATTGTGATATATAGGTATTTACCATTGTATCCCCCTCATCTTTAGTTATACATTTTATATGGGTTTGTATAGAGGAATGAACTTTCGGTAATAAAAAATATAACATTGGTAGATTAGTTAGTTCTTTAAATATTTACAACGCAAATATTTAAATCATTTCGAAAATTATTCAATATAGGCCTCCTCGCTCAATTCACTGGTGCAATCTAGATAGGTTTCATCTTCCACGGATTTCAATTCAAAAATGCTTTTTACTTTTGAGGAACCGGACAATTTCGGTTTTTGCGATTTGTGTTTAGGTTCCTCATCATCATCACCATCATCCCCCTCGTCCTCGTCGTCGTCACTATCTTCATCATCATCTACAACAAACCCATCTTTTGCATATCCAGTTTTGGTTCGTTTCATTCCATAATCCTCGTCATCGTCTTCGTCTGAATCATCACTATCACTTCCTAAATCTTCGAACCCGCCATACAAATTTTCATAGATTTCTTCCCATTCTTTTACAGACAAATCTTTGACCTCGCCTTGTTCAGATTTGTTGACCAGGACGCAGTTCCCGAAGAAGAGATGTTTGTCGACAGGTGGAGGGAATTCATATTTGTTCTCTTGATTCGCCCTTCCAGCCGTTTTTCCATAAAGTGATATATTGTATTTCGCGTCATCGATTTCAATGGACCATGTTGTATAACACTTGAACCCTTCTGGAGTTTTGAAACCAGCTTTTTTGTATAATTCGGATTCATTCCATGTTTTTAGAGAAGTCGATTTTATTTCGCCTAATTTTTCAACAATTAATATAGATGGCATTTCACACACACTAAACTAATTATGTGTCATTTTTTATATTGTTTTGTTTTATCAATTATTTAGCAAAATCAATACCCCACTCCACACCCAATACGTATGGTTCTCAACTAACAAATATGCAAAACATATAATGGGTTGGTGGTTATTCAAAATAATAGCATTTTCATTTTTCATTGTACTAATAATTCATTATGCATACGAACACATAAAAAATACCTATAGCACTAAAATCGAAAAAGACATTATCGGATTTCAAACACAAAAATACAAGGATATTATGGAAGAAATATTGCAAAAAGAGTCAAGTTCTCCACAACCCGATTTTTTAAATGAAAATGAAAAACAAAGCCTTGAAAATGATTTAGCAGAATTTGTAAGTTCCTATGATTGATGGGTACCCGCATTTGTGCAAAAGTATATTATGAAAACAATATAAACACACCATGACAATAATATTTATTATATGATGTCAATGTCAACAACAACAACACCAACACCATTTTTCGAAAAAACGGTTGCACAAAGATTCCCTAAATTCGAACTTTCCTATGAAACAATTTCACATAAGAAAGTTTCCTCCGAGAAATATCAAATAGCTTTAGCAATACCTCAAGGGAAAAAATACTATGCATGGTTTTCCTTTTATGAAAATCGCAACGTATGTTATTTGCTCGAATTAACCCGTGAAAAAAAAATCGGCAAAATTACGATGCAAACGATTCATTCCCCCATGGAACTATCTTTAGGAACCGTCGTTTATGGAACAATGGTCGAAACCGATTTCCCAGTTTTCGTAATAGAGGATATTTATTTCTACAAAGGCATTTGCGTAAAACAATTCGTGTTTTCTCAAAAATTAGGTATAATAGAAAATATGTTTATGAACACCCAAAAACACCGCGAACTCAGTTTTGCACTACCATGTATGTGGAAATATGACGAGGCCGACGGCGACCTGCCTAAAAAAATCATAGATACATGTGGGTATATGATTCATCATATTCAATACCGAAGTATGCATGATATATTACCCTATGTGAATTTGTCTGCGAAACAAAAACCCGATGTGAAACCCACGTTCTTCTTACAAAACGCGCTGCGAGTCACCCAGAAATTCGATTACACTAAACCGCAATATAAATATCCTAGTGTATTCGAGATAAAAGCGGACGTGCAATTTGATATATATCATTTATTTGCATATGGCCCAAATAGCAGTCGCGTCTATTGTGGGGTTGCCGGAATACCCACCTATAAATCGAGTGTATTTATGAACGCCATGTTCCGGAATATTCGCGAAAACAAAAATCTGGATTACATCGAAGAAAGTGACGATGAAGACGATTTTGAGAACGTGGATTTTTCAAAATATGTAAACACCGAGAAAACTGTCATCATAGAATGCGGATTCAACAGTAAATTCAAGAAATGGATTCCGATGAAAATTGCGCAGCCGAAAAGTCCGATTGTGCATATCAGCAAGCTATAGGCACTTTAGAAGAAAACAAAAAACAATATAAAACAAAAATCTATAACAACACTATAAATGGAAGAAAATCAAAACCCATTTCTCAAAGCAGATGATAACAAAATTATCAATGAAAAATGTATCAGATGGGTAAAAAAAATGAGTGAGTGTTTAGAAGTTTGCACCAAATCAATCGGTTGTGATATAGATACCGGAGGCACCCATAAAATATGCAAACTAAATAATCCAGATAGTTATAATAAACTCAACAAATATTTTGAATAAAAACGTTTCGGGTTGCATCTCCATAGTGCAAAGTTTTTTCACAATATACAATATAGACATTGTATATTATGACAATCAGCTATGAATTATATTCACCAGATGAAGGCCCTTATCTGGGTGTTATACCAAAAGAATACGTCGCCACGTTAGGTGGAGAAACATACAAATACGCATCACCCATCTCGGGTGGTGCAAAAAAATCCCGTCGCAGGAGGAGGAGAACAACATCCCTTCGAAAAAAAAACAGGAGAACCAGAACCAGAACCAGAACCAGAACCAGAACCAGAACCAGAACTACCATACCCCGAAAATCATTACGCTAAATCAATACAATTAATCAAACACGTTCCTATTTTAGCGGTATTGACACCCACTTCATCGGATTCCTCTTCGCCGGTTGCGCTACTAGGTGCAGCCACTGAGCATGGTTGAAAAACAACGCTCCATGAGGTATCCGTCATGTTCGTATATTTACGACTATCAGTTTGTTGAATACGATAATTGCATTTTTTGTAAAAGGTTTTCCGATGACGCCATTGATTTTGAAATATATCATGAGAATCCACGATATCCACGATAATCGGATTCTCATGTTTCATGCGCAGAATTCTCCCCACGGATTGTGTAATATCAGTTTTCGGTGTTATCATCACCAACGTCGACAACGTTTTTATATCCAGTGCCTCCGCTGCCATAGCGTAAGTAGCCAACACAATTTGCATTGATTCAGTGGCTTGCAAATCCGCTTGTTTCATGCCTCCCACATAAAATCCGACGGGAGCGATTTTCTTGTGAACAATCGAATCGTGCAAATATCGCAAAAGAGACCGGTTATGACACAAAACCATAATCTGATTCTCCGGATTTTCCAGAACCAGGTCACCTAATGCACGAACAATGAAATCACTACGAGGACCGAATGCGCATAATTTCGTAATCATCGTGCTATATTTAGGATTTCCACGAAAATCATATTCGACTTCGTTGAAATCCCGATCGTTAGTAACATACTGAATCGCACGAACCTGGACAACATCGTCGTCTTCGCGTTTTTCGCTGTATATTTTCGGCCCGATAAACATATATAGCACTTTTGTCAATTTGTCTTTGCGTTCTACGGTGGCGGATATTCCTAACATATAGGGCGTCGAAATTTTCAACAACGTTTTCGAGAACTCTTCACTTCCGATGCGATGAACTTCGTCGATGATGGTCAATCCGAAAGAGGAATACATATTTCCGGGAAATTCTTTGTTGTAAATGGATTGTATCATACCTATTACAATATCGTTGCCCTCTATTTCGGCAAGGGGTCCCTGGATTTTTCCGATTTTCGCACCAGGGAGGAATTCATGGATGCGTTCAATCCATTGATTCATGAGAAACTCTTTGTGAACCAGAATCAGCGTCTTTTTGTGTAATAGTGATATTATTTTGAGACTCATCACTGTATTGTGCGTTACGGTAAAATCGCCCAGGACGAATCGGCGATTACCGTCGATTTCGAATCCATAATAATCGTCTTCGTCCATCTTTTCGAGTTTTATTTTGTAATAGAGATTGCTGTGTTTTTTTGCGGTAGGTTTGAGAACATGCGCTATTTTTACGGGAATTTCGCAACTATTTGCGTAGATTTTTATGATAAACCGCGGTATGTCTTGAGTGCCCTTTTTTTGCAGGGTTGTCGGATATCCTATTGACCGCGCTAAATAAACAATTTCGTTCGCAAAGGATTCGCTGCGATGACTGATTTCATAGTAATCCAGGGGACGATTGGTGACGGTCGCAATCGAATCGATGATACCGGCTAATACCGATAATTGCACCTTGCGGACATTGCATTTATAATGGTGTGGAATAGGGCCGTCACCGAGGGATTGCCCGACCACATAAGGGTCCATTTCGACATGCGTTTCGCTAAATACAATCGGAACTCTGAATCCATGGAATGCCCCTCCCCGTTCACGATAATATTTAGGTAATTGCAAATAATCCAGGACAGACATATCTATTACACTTCCATTTTGCGAATTTTTGAGCGATAGTATATGGCTTTCATTGACTACATATCCAGGTCCGTTATTTTCTTTTATGCGATACATAGTTTCTCGACCCCGTGCAATAGACAATACATTTCGAGGAGTCGAATCGTCACCCATAATCACGTCACCTATAGCAATATCTTGCACTGGTTTGATGGTTCCATCAAACATCAGAATGGGCGTGTTTTTTCCTAAACATTTCCCTCTGCCACATGGAACTTCTAAAATGCCTCCGCCGCCTTGAATCGGCGAACCCTTGCAAATTCCGGCGTCCACATGTTTAGTATAAACGCCGATGATTTTGTCTTGATAGTCGCGAAGAGGTTTAGGAAAAACGAAATGGACGTCTTTCCCTCCTTCGATTTCGGTTTTTGACGGCAATCCATATCGCGCAATTCCATAGAACCGTGGCAAATACATTTTTTTATCATTCTCGCGAAAAACGGGATAGGCGTCCCCTGAAGTGTCAGCGCCATATGCAGATGTGGTAGCCGGTTTTACAAAGAGGTCTTTTCGTAAAAATGCTTCGTCTTCTGGATTCAGATGTTCTTTAAGAATAGTATATCCCTTTTTTCCTAAATAAGCATGAGAACATATCAAATTTTTGTAATCGGGTTCTAAGACAAACACGGCGGGAGGTTTTTCCTCTTTTTTCTTGGAAGCAGCCATGGCGGCATATTTCCTTCGCAAGAGGTTCTGTTTATTCATTATAGTATTATTTAGCTAAATATCTATAGGCTCATCTAGTAAATCAATTTTTTTATGCAAAAATATATAAATCTATGTTATATAATGAAACTGTCATCCATGAAAATACCATCTGCATTATCAAAAATGTCCATCTTTGAAATGGTTTTGCTCGTAGGCTTCATATTATACGTTATTTTACCGATAAAAACACCGGAATTTCTGGCACCATATATCGACTCCATTTTAGGAATGATAGTCTTATTTTTCATTACTGTTTCACTTTTCGTATACACCAATCCTATATTAGGTGTATTATATATTCTAGTTGCATATGAAGTGATGCGTAGAAGTTCATCCAACAAAGGAAATACAAAAGCAATCATTATGGAATACACTCCATCTCAAATGACAAAAGACGCAGATATGCATAATATGAATCCTTCTGTAGAAAAAACAGTAGAAGAAGAGGTCATCGAAGTTCGCGGTCCGATTGGAAAAGCTCAACCAACTGAATATATAACAACTTCTTTTAAACCAGTTGCAGACAAATTAGATGGTGCTTCTCTAGTCTAAACCTAATAAGATTACAAAAATAGTTTATTACTAGTATAATGCAATAAACTATTGATTATAAGAATGTATTATTTTATTCGAGTCGCATAGTCAATGAATTTATAAATATACAAATTACACATCCGTATGTAATACCAAACCCGAATAACATTTTTCTAACATTATCGATATCTTTTTTACGCATACTTTTTATCTTTCTTTTATCGTAACTACGTTTTATACCAACGAAATAAATCAGTATTAACGTAACGATATACATAACAAATCCGGCAACAATAAAAGACGAATTCGTTTTAAATTTGGATATAATATCAGAAAAACCTGTAGATAATGAAAATGTGCCTAATGCGCTAGTTATCTTTCCCAATAAATTTTTATCTAATGAAAACCCACATGCAGAAAATAGTAATAATAAAATGAACATTAATCCCACTAATGGTTGATTTTTTGGATTATATTTTCTACCATTCACAATTAATACTGATGACAAAATAAGCAAAATTACACAAAAAATTATCATATAAAGGATTTGTTCGCTAGGGGATAGATTCGTATTTAGTAAAAGTAGACCAAACACTTTTGGACTAATAAAGACACCTACGATTGACGTAATTAAACAAATCAAAATACCCGCAGTAAGAACGTGACTTGTCATAGATGATACATTTTCGGTATTGATTTGTATAATAGAGTTATCATTTTCTGGGGTTGTATTCGTATTAATTGGAACGCATGTCATAATTTTATCTAGCCCTTCTTGAAAACCTTCTTGAAAACCTTCTTGATTGTTTCCAGGAACAATAATTTTATAATCACCTGAATTGGCTGGTGCAAGTTTGAACAAATTTTCTGGTACAGTGCTATATTGTGAAAAATTATACTCTTTGATACCGATTGTATTTGGAAAAATAATAATAGTATTGTTTCCATCTTTATAAACTATTTTTTTCTGATTTTTGTCAATAAACGGTTGTATATTGCAAATGTCGCCCGCATATTTTTTTACGGTATCATCGGATTTTTTTATAATATTATCTATATTATTTTCAGGTTTTCTTCTATCTCGATAACATTTTAATAAGAAACACAAATATAATGTATCACCAGTATTCGTAATAGGAGTCAATTCAATTACTAGTTCGGCGTCATATGTTATATGTGTAATAATATGACTTTTGTTGAATATATACAAATTCGATGTTATATAATTCTTAATATTCGTTGAATCATCCGCATATTTTACAGGAGGGTTAATTATGTCTCCTGGAGACTTATATGGTATCTGTATATATCCTCCTTTATTCAATGTTTTTGTATATCCACCTATAATTCCGTAACCTCCTTCTGTAAAATTATTTTTGTAACTCGGTATCACTGTTGCGGACAAATTTACCGAAATCATTTTAGTGCTATCATTCTTCGTATCATCCATAAATGTAAATTGTGGTAAACCTGACATATATTCTACTATATAATTAGAATATATAATTGACTAATTGTCTAAATATATGGTATATAAGAAAAAGTGCCATTTTCATAAACGGTTGCGGTAAATACTGTATTATATCCTTCTACGTAAACTGTATCACCATTTTGAATATCATTGCAACCATATTCACTGGTGCAACTCTTACCGTTTACACTCACTGGTAATTTTGTATGTATGGTACTAGACCCATTTGCCATTGTGTAATATTGCCATTTGTCACGACCGTTCATGACTTTGCGTCCCATAAGCGGCAAAATTAAATCATTTGCGCCTCCTCCAGATGGCGTTAATATACCGACTTGTTGATAAGACATTCCAGTTCCACGTGTTTCAATATTTACAGGGATTCCACGAACATCACCGGAATTGGTTGGATACATGTATCCATCATTTTTAAGCGGAGGAGCATAAGGGTCGTTGAATGAATCGTTCGCTCGAGTTGCTACACCGACTAAAGACGGTTGATGTGTGGATGGAGGTGGAACGATGATAATTTTTTGCGGTGGCGATTGTTGTTGTTTTTGATTCGATTGACTGTAAATAAAATATATTACTAAACCTATCAAAATACATAAAATAAAAAGTGTCATGTTCTCAATACATATGATTCCAGGAATACATTTTTTTCCCATTGTATATATTTTTACTAGAAATATATATACAAACTATGTGATTATTTTGGAAAACGTGTTAAATTTTTACATTTATAACAATCTTTTATAACATAATCTGGATAGTGTATTACATGAAATCCAAAAATTCTGTGAATGTTTCTATCCACCATTTTTATTTGTCTCCAAACCATTCTCTCAAATTTTTGAAATTTACCGAAATCGACTATAACTTTGATTGGGAAATAGAATATTTTACCTACAACTTCTCCAAGGTACCATTGCATGCAATTAGGTAAACTTTTTATTTTACCGAATCCACACATCATATGACTACCAATAGCTTTGAAAAAATCTAGAAATTTGTTAAACCCATCAGTTACAGGCTTAAATGCCTTTTTAATTGGACCCATTATATCAAGATTTTCTCGATATACTCTGGACGTGGTTTTATCTACTTTGATACTTTGCTTTCGCCGTCTTACTTTGTGTTTATTACGTGTAATAATAACATTTGATTCTGATGGGTCCATGTTCTCTAAACCTTCTTTTTTTTCATTGAATTGTTTGTATATAGAAAATCCAACAATAACGAAAAATAAAAATATTGCTAAAAATGGTGTGTATATGTGTTTCATAATATTACTATATATTTAGTTTATCTGGTATAATTTTTATTATTTGGTATATTCTGAATATTTCATTTGAGAACGTAATTTTGCTTCATTATCAATGTTAATTATATATGGACTCAATGTAGATATATTGGATAATAATTTATTTTGTTGTTCTAGCATCGTTGAAATAGTAGATGATTGATTGTTATCGTGAATGAATGTGTATCCTAATGTTTGCATACCTTCTTTGTCATCGTCGCCGGTATCACCGCCTTCAACGCCTTCTTTGTCATCGTCATCGCCTTCAACGCCTTCTTTGCCATCGTCATCGCCTTCAACGCCTTCTTTGCCACCATCGTCATCGCCATCGCCGCCTTCAACACCTTCTTTGCCACCATCGTCGTCGTCGCCATCGCCATCGCCATCGGCGCCTTCGCTAAATCCTTCTTTACCGATGTTTATACCGAATTTAATAATATTTGAAATAACTAAAGAGAACAACAAAATAACAATCATGTTTTTACTGAAAAATGCTGTTAAAAATCCGACTAACATAAAAAGAATAACATTGACAATATCACCAGCTACAACCCATATCAATAAATTAGCAAGAGATACCGCAAATACGATATACAAGAATATTTTATTGTGTAATAGGTCTGTTTTGAGCAAAGATTTACTCAACATATTTTTCGATGCTTTGTTGTACAACCATTTTACAGATGAATTCTTGATTGATTTGTCTGTCAATGATTTTGTCATTATTTATATTATAACATAATATAAAAAATCGATATATCGACGTGCGATTATTCCTAAATATTACACTCGTCCAAATCATGATAATTGTAACGACCAATTTCGCGCAAAAACAATATAAAATTATTATTATTATTATGTATACTCTATAATATAGAAATGTATCGATATGCATTCAGCGCTGTGAAAAATATAATTCCAAAGATTTCAGAAACTGAAATCATTGCTCTTAAATCTGGTGGGGTTTCCATCGATAGAGAATTGTTCTCTGGAAAAGTCGACTATTCTAAATTATACAAACCATTGTTGAAATCAGATGACCCAAAAATGGAGGAAGAAACAAATGATTTATTGCGCGCAACGGGCGTCTCAAATATTTACCCTCATAAAAATATCCATACTTTGATGAAACGTTTAGGCGAGACCGGATTTTTAAGCATGATAATAGACAAGAAATACAGCGGTAATCGATTACCTATTGCATCACAATCACGAATTCTCTCTAAAATATCGTCGTATAATCCATCGCTTGCCGTTACTGCAATGGTTCCGAATTCCCTAGGTCCTGCTGAGTTGTTACAACACTATGGCACTGAATCACAGAAAGATTATTTTCTACCTAAATTAGCCGATGGAACAATGATACCTTGTTTTGGATTAACAGGTCCGAACAATGGAAGCGATGCGGTCGGTGAAATAGATAAGGGTATAGTGCAATATGTGGATGGCAAAGTAAAAATAAAAATAACGCTCAATAAACGATATATCACATTAGCCCCTATATCAAATCTTATTGGAATCGCTTTCAACGTAGAAGACCCCTATGAGTTGTTGGAAAATAACAAAAAGGGTATATCGGTTGCATTAGTAGAAAGTTCTCAACCAGGGTTGTTACAATTAACTCGCCATAATCCGAATAATGCTGGATTTCCCAACGGAACCATAAAAGGTACCATATTCATTGACCCGGAGCAAATCATTGGCGGAGAGGATAAAATCGGAGAAGGGTGGAAAATGTTGATGGAATGTCTCGCAGTAGGTCGCGGTGTAAGTTTACCGGCTACTGCAAATGGTTCATCCAAATTCATAACGCATTCTATCATGAATTATATCAACATACGAAAACAATTCAATATGAATATTGGAAATATGGAGGCTGTAAGAGAGAAATTCATCGAGATGTATTTGAATACATGGATTATACATACATCGGTCAATTTTACCAATCATATTTTAGATTCGGGGTCTACGCCATCAGTCATTACGGCTATTATGAAACAGCAAACCACTGAAAGAGCTCGACTTATACTGAATCATGGAATGGATATTTATTCTGGAAGTAGTATTTGCACAGGAGACAACAATTTTTTCACGAAATTTTACAATTCTTCTCCTGTAGGAATTACTGTAGAGGGGTCAAATACATTGACCCGTGGTCTTATTATTTTTGGCCAGGGTCTCAATAAAAGTCACCCATATATTTTCCCCATTTTCGAAAGCATCCAAAATAATGATTTAGGCAAATTCAAAGAGAACTTCAACAAAATGATTGCAGCTATCACAATCAACTATTGCAAAATGATTGCAGTCACGTCGTCGATTCCATTTTCAAACAATAGGACAGCTCAACGTCGTTTAGACATTGCAACCTTGAAATTCAGTTTATTAGCAAATTTCGCGGCACTCATGGGTGGGAAAATAAAATCAAAACAAATGATATCTGGTAATATGTCGGATATTTTATCGAATTTATATTTATCCTATAGTGTTTTATGGTATTATACACATCATCAACATGCAAATGAAACAAATGCATTTTTGCGCGATGAATGCATCCATCATTTGATGAATGAATTAGACTATAAAATGAATCTAATTATAGAAAATTATCCGCTACCGTGGTTGCGCGTGTTGATGTGTCCACTCAGAAATACTATATCCTATCCAGTATTGGAAAACAAAAACAAATTATACAAACAAATCATCGAAAATAAAAGCTTGCATGATGTTTTCAAGAATGATATTTATTATCGAGGAACGGTATTAGAAAAAATGGAAAAATTACGTAAAATGAACCCTGATACACCAGAATACAAAGAATTGTATCAAGATATTATCAAAGTTGGCGAATATGCACTATAATAAGTCAAAATGAGTAAAAATCGCGTAAAAAAACCACACCAAAAAAGCATAAATTATTATTATAAATTATGTTTTACACGTCAGAAGAAGTATCATCATCTTTGTCTCCGACATAATAGGATGGCATATCTCCACTGTAGATATCGAGAACCTCTTTCACGACTTCTTCTCTCTGTATATCAGTGCGGTCAAATTCGAAGCTGGATATGCTGGAGGAACGTTTCCCCTTGAATTTGCTCAAAAAATCTTCCATGCCGTTAATTTCGGAACCACGGTCATGTTGTTCTAAATCGCCCGTTATCACCATGCGACTATTTTCACCGAGACGCGTCAACAACATTTTCATCTGGGATACAGTCGAATTTTGCATTTCGTCTGCGACAATCCATGCGTTTTTGAAAGTTCTCCCACGCATGAATCCCAATGGGGCGATTTCAATGATTTTCTCTTCCATCAATTCTTGCACTTCTTTCGGAGATATAAATGCATACAAAACGTCATAGATTGGGCGAATCCACGGCGCCATTTTTTCTTCTAAAGTTCCTGGGAGAAACCCGATTTCTTCATCCACGCTTACCGATGGACGAGTAAAAATGAGTTTGTCACATACCCCCAGCAAAAAATTGCGGACGCCGTATTCGGTTGCAAAAAGCGTTTTTCCGGTGCCAGCTGGACCACTCGCGACAATGATTTTGCGATTTCGGTTGCGCAGATGGTTGACATAGTCTTCTTGATGGCGATTCTTCGGTTTCGTGAATTTGTTCTCGAACAATGTCTTTTCATGAGGGGACAAATAATGCATGTTCTCGTATAGTTTTTTCTGTTTTGAGAACATTTTGTCTTTTTCGAATTCGCCTAGATAATCATTGATCATTTCGCGGTCATGCTGCTGTTTTTTTGCTTTGCGTCCAGTTTTTTTCTTCGGTGGTAGAGTATCTACTCCCAGGTTGGATTCCATTTTATACTATGGTTCCATTTTATTTTCGGCATAATATTTGTATAATAGTAATGAAATCATGGAAATAGTAATTTATCCACGGTGGTTCTCACACAAAAAAGACGATGTAGGAATATCCCCGATAAAAACAAAACGGCTAAAACTATCCATAGCGGCCACCCCGAATACCACGATATCAAAAATCCCCCGATAATTGTCATAATCACGTCTACAATGGCTAATCCAAACAAGCGATATTTATGAACCCCCGTCCCAGGTTCTCCGAATATACCAGAATATTTACACAAATTTAGCATATACATAATATATATAAAAGCTAATCACATAAATATAAAGATGTATCTATATCACATATTGTCGATTTTGTTTATGTTTAATGTTTTCACGTATTATAGAAATCACAAAGTATATCTACCCATACCCCTACATCTAAAAATGCAAACGGAGAACATGATTCCAATGTATCGAAAATCGAGGTATGACACAATGATTACCACACGACGAGATAATAAAACCTATGGCACAAATACCATCGACCAGTTTTTGCTAAACAATCCGACCATTCAATACAAGAAAATAATCACGATTTCACCAGGAGGATACAAGGGATTTTACATGATGGGAATCACCCATTTCTTGAAAAAACAATATAATTTGTCGAATTATGTGTTCTCGGGTGCTTCTGCAGGTGCATGGAATTCATTGTTGATGTCTTTCAAATATGACACAACGGCATTCAAGTATCATATTATGGATGACTCTATCCAGAATGCGAAATCCATTTCGGAGATGGAACAACGTTTCAAATACAAATTGTTGCATTATTACAAAACCGACGATTTCGATTTAGACAAATTGTTCATCGGAGTAACTGCGTTCAAAGACAAACACCCCCACACAATGATATACACGCAATTTGAAACACTAGAAGATGCGATTGATTGCTGTATAGCAAGTTCTCATATTCCATGGTTGACGGGAAATTTCACTCATAAATACAATAATTTGCTGACATTTGACGGTGGATTTAGCAAACATCCATATTTGAATATATCGAAACCCGTTCTCCATATTACACCGAGTCTTTGGATCCCTCCGAAACCGACGTCGATGAAAAACATTCATGATTATACAACCCTGTTCTCGAAAGACCAATATCAATTTGATGAAATATATGACAAGGGATATGAGGATTCCTACAAAAACAAAGATTTTTTAGATAAAATTTTTGAATCCGCATCATAATGTCAGATAAATTATTATAATAGGGTTATCGATGCTATAATAATCATAAAAATAGAAACCACATAAAATCTATTGGATATATTATTTAGGAAGACCCGAAAATGACCACTCCAGAACCCCCTTTTGTCGAACCATTATTAAAACCTGACGATAACCGCTTTGTAATGTTTCCAATCAAATATCCCGACATATGGGCAATGTACAAAAAACAGATGGATTGTTTCTGGAGAGCAGAAGAAATCAACTTTGCACAGGATTTAGTGGACTGGGAAAAGTTATCTGCCGAAGAAAAACATTTCATCAGTATGGTCCTTGCATTTTTCGCTGCGTCGGATGGCATTGTTCTTGAAAATCTAGCATCTCGCTTCATGAGCGATGTACAGGTTTCGGAAGCGCGCGCATTTTATGGATTTCAAATTGCAATGGAGAATATTCACAGTGAAAGTTATTCCCTCATGATTGACACCTATGTCAGAGACGACGCAGAAAAAACCCGTTTATTTAGTGCTATAGATAATTTTCCATGCATTGCTAAAAAAGCAAACTGGGCGAAAAAATGGATTGCCGATAACCGCAGTTCCTTTGCATCCCGTCTGGTCGCATTCGCTGCCATTGAGGGTATTTTCTTTTCGTCTTCTTTTGCATCGATTTACTGGATAAAAAAAAGGGGGTTGATGCCTGGGCTCACCTTTTCGAATGAATTGATTTCCCGCGACGAAGCCCTGCATACAGAATTCGCCATTTTGTTATACAAAAAACTCACGAAAAAACTGAACAAAAAACGTATCTACGAGATTATCGAAGAGGCCGTTGAAATCGAAAAGGAATTTATCACCGAGGCTATTCCATGTCGTATGATAGGTATGAATATGAATTTGATGAAACAATACATCGAGTTCGTTGCAGACCGCTTGGTGGTACAATTAGGATATGATAAAATCTATAACACTGGAAACCCATTTGATTTCATGGAGCTCATTAGCATCGAATCGAAAGTGAATTTTTTCGAGAGAACCAACGCTGAATATGCTCTGGCGAACAAATCGGTTGACAAAGATATATTTGAATTCAATGCGGACTTTTAACAAGGTCTCTTATATGAAAAATACAATATGATTCTGTGAACGCATTCTGGGAAACTGCGATGGACATTTATTATCTGGGAGGATGGTTTTGAAGGTAATGTAGGCAGTTCGACTTTTTCGTATTGCATTTCACCGGACACATCATAGCATTCATAAAAAACGAATTCGGATTTTTCATTTGGCTTATAGGATACGTGTTTTATCACGATTTCTGCATCTTCCTCTTCTTCGGAGATAGGTCGTTTTTTCGGGTTGTATACTAATTTAGGAACGCCTAAATAAGGATGAATGTCACTCATAGTATAATACATATTGTCAAAATAAGTATTACACAGTATTTGTAAATTTACAGTAGTGAGTTTTTATAATCTTCAAAGGTATAAAACGCCCATTCATAGAGAAAAAAATAACTATGTATAAAATGTTATTTTTTTATAATAAACAAAACGTAATAAATTAAATACAATCATCTAATTCATCAATGCTTATACCCATATCTAAATAATTTTGAATTCTTGAAGGGTGCATTGTTTTTTGTATGAGTTGTTCCTTGTAAATGTTACAACGCGTTTTTATTTTTTCATAATCATAATCAAGCATACTTGGCACGCGTACTAACATGCCCAAATCAATTTTATATGGATTTTTTTCTAATAAATGGATAGCATTTGGATTTCTGGTTAATCGCCACCAACAATCAGCTGTTAATTTATCCAGATTTTGTTCCAACAAATCAATAGCATTTGGATTATCTACTAAAGCAGCCAAATCAATCTTGTCTGGATTTTGTTTTAATAAATCAATAGCATCTGGATTTGGATTATATGATAAATGACCCCAATTAATTCTGTCTGGATTTTCTTTTAATAATTGGATAGCATCTGGATTTGGATTTTCTGATAAAAACACCCAATCAATATTATCTGGATTTTGTTTCAATAAATCCATAGCGTTTGGATTTTGCGATAAACCAGGCCAATTAATTTCATCTGGATTTTCTTTTAATAATTGGATAGCATCTGGATTTGGATTTTGTGATAAACCACGCCAATTAATTTTATCTCGATTTTTTTTCAAAAAACCAATAGCGCTTGGGTTCAATGCGAACCAATACCAATAAATTCTATCAGGATTTTGTTCTAATAAATATATAGCAATTGGATTTGGATTTAATGATAAATTGTTCCAAATATTATCATCTATACTATTTTCAATATCAATCCAGCGGTTTATTTTGTACATTTCAAAAATAGTATTGTTATATTTTACTGATTACAAATTGTTTATAAAAACAAATCAATTTTTTTATAAAATGGACGTTTTACACTAGAAAAGATGCAAATATATAAAGCGTTAACTTCAAAAACAGACAAACGAAAATAAAATATATATATTTATATAATATATGAGTTTTTTTAAATCTAGCGAAATAGATAGTGCAGTTAAAAAATTTATTGGATTGATACAAGAAAATGAAGACTCTGCTATAGAATATTTAGAGAATTTAGATAAAAAATTATTAGTTCCATTGTTGGCACATAAAGTACCTGCAAGATATATTCCATCTGATAATATGTTACTTTATGCTATTAAGCAAGGTAAAGAAAAACTTGTATCAAAAATAGTAGAAACAAATATAATTGATCCAAAGTATCTCAATTATAACGGGCAAAACGCGTTATTTTTTGCTGTATACAACAGAGAATATAAAATCGCTATAAATTTGCTGAATACAGGATTGTATAACCCGGAAGAAATGGACAAAAATAAACATATTATTTTCGAATATGTTGAACATCAGTATGACGAATACGCAAAAGAACGCAAAGAAAATGATATCGATTTATTGATAGAGTTTTTTATAAAATTATTAGATTATTACATAAAAAACAATATTACAACTACAAGTAATGAAATTTTTCAGGATATGATAGATTTTATTTGTAGTTATCAAGAATTACAGCAAAAAATAAAAAGAAAATTATCAATAATAACGAAGATGAAAAAAAATGATCCTATGAAAATAGATGTAAAAAAATTCAAAGAAATTATACATTTAGACAATGCAAAATTTTGCGATGAGCCAATAATGGCTGAAATAATAAATCCAGACAATGATTTGGAAATCGTTATAGAACCTGAATCAAATAAATCCAAGGCAAAAACAAAAACAAAAACAAAATCCACGGCAAAAGCAAAAAAATCCAGGTCACCTGTAATCGCAAAACTTGTAACCACAGAACAACCGGTAATAGCATTACCAGATACTGAGGATAATATTGACTTAAATTATCATCGCAATGATATTAGATTTTTATTACCAAAAGGGTATTCACCACGGGATTATCGTGGTCGTGGTGGTGGAAAAATAAATCAAAAAAATAGTAAAAAATCCAGGCGTAGAACAAAAAGCGGCAAAAGAACACATAAATGCCTGCATGGATGCAAACATAGATAATTCCCCATATTCTTCAGATATATATACTATTTTGTGCAATAGGTAAATCGTCCCTTACAAAATGAGCTTCCCCGTCTTTTGTCCATTGTACCACCAGAGTGATTATTTCTACACCGGCAGCAACCGCTTCATAAAATGCGGCTCGGTATTCTGGGTCGATAACCGATGGCTGAAATATGGCCACATCTGTTCGTTGTATTACATAACACATAATACAACGCACTTTCGATATTTTTTTGATTTTTGTCAATTCTTGTATATGTTTCAATGCCCTCGGACTAATTGTGCTATTCGTGGTTTTACGATAACCGTCGGGAAAATACGCGATTTTCGAATTTACATCATAGTCATCATAGCATCTGTTTTTCCGTTGCTTTACATTGACATCTTCGTAATCCGCTAAGGGCACATTTTTCACTTCCATGATGAAATAATTCCCTTGTTCGTCCATGCCGGTGAAATCGAAACGCGAATCGACGAATCCTGGTATTTTTATTTGGGTTTCTCTTTTGTAGTTTTTTGTGTTTTTCAATTTTGCTAAATAATTTTTAGATAGGGCCGATTCTACTAATTCTTCGGCTAATTTAGGATAAATCCCTATGACTTGTTCTTGCCCTTTTTCTTGTAGAAATGAGAAATAGATTCTGTATTCACATTTTTTTTCGGTTTTTTCGGTTTTCTGTTTTGTCATCAAAACAGTTGCACCGGATTCGGCTAGACCACAACAACCCAGCGAAGCGCTATGTGCTAATATTTCATGGCTGTTATATGTGACATCGGCTACGTAGGGTGATTTTATTATTTTCGATGGTCTTTTTACAATCTGGCCTTCCAATAGATTATCGATTTTCATAAGCATTTTTTCATTTTGTTAGTTTTCTTTTGCAAGAATAAAATACATTCAATTTTACGTAAAATCATCGCTTGCGCTGATGCTTTTTTTTTGTATTCTTTCGTTTTGTCTTTTGTGATTTAAATATTCTTCCGTTTTTTGTATTGTTTCGTCTTGTTTTTTGTGATTTAGATGTTCCACCTATTTGTTCATCGTTTACAACATATATGTTATCTTCACTTGGGGGTAATACTAATTTATCATCTGTGTATTTGCTGTCAATTTTAGAATTATCATGTACATTCTCGTTTAAAATTTCGCCGAACCACTTATGCCTCAGTGATTGTTCAGAAGTAAATCTCGCATTCGCATCATATTTCATCATATTTTTTATCAGATCGATCATATTTTTAGTATCATTTTTTATTGATTCATCGTCATTGTTGTAAATTCTAGATGCTTCTTCTTTGTAAATATCATTTGTTTCAAAATCGTGTTCTTCTACTAATTCTATAAGGTTTTGATAGAGTGAACGAGTTCCATAAAGTCGCATTACAAAGTACATCGTTAGTTTTTTAATCTCTTCTTGAGTTCTATTACCGCTTTTAGTATATTTTTTTTCAAAATAATCAATATATTTTTGTGGTAATTTACTATCTTGTAATAATGTAGAGTTATTTTTTTCCCTATTTTCATTCTTAAAAACTGTATTTATAGTATCTTGTGATATATATAGGTTAATCAACATATTACCAAATGCATATATGTCCGCATTCAAATAAGTTTTTCTAAGTAATAGCCTTTCTGGATCCACAAAAAATCTCGATCCAAAGACAGTATCAGCTTTAGTAGGATTATTAGGAAGATAACGTGCAAATCCAAAATCAAATATTTTTGCTTTATCATCATTACCAATTCCAATGTTATCTTGTTTTATATCTAAATGCACAAAATTTTCTTCATTCATACATTTCAATCCTTCTAATGCTTGTTGTATTAGCTGTTTTAAATTATGGTTTGGATTATCTTTAATAGAAATTTTTGCAATATTGGAATATTTTAGTTTTTCAAGAATGGCATATACACGTTTTTCACCTTTTTCAGATTTTAAAAAACCAAATTCATATATTTTACATATATAATCTGGGCATTTTTTATGCATATAACATTGTAAAAATAATCCTTCTATCTCGTCATGTAAAAGTTGTTCATTTTTATTCAATCCAATTTTTTTTGTAATAAAATTAACAGCGCGATTAAAATTACTATTATTTGCTAAATTTCTTTTTGTTACACGTAAGATTTTGTTTTCATCTTTTATCTCGTATACGTTATTGAAACCACCGCTAGCAAAAGGTTGTTCAGTAGCGTAATAGGACTCATTTGAACATTCCAATGAATACTCATCGATTTTGGCTGTCTTTAATCGATTTTCGTTCATTAAATTGTTAATCAACTTTACATCATTACATAGAATTTTTTTTTTGTATTTAATGTCATCAACAATAATTTCACCAGTATAATTATCATATCCTGAAGTAAATAAGTTCATAATAAAATAGTATTATATAATATTTTATGCATTTGTCTGAAAATGGTAATTATGATACTAAATCATAATACCGAAAAAAAATGAAATAAACAGAATTTGCATCTATTTGTTATAACTCATAATGACATTAAAGGTCGCGATTTTATACACCGGCGAAAGTCGCACCATCGAAAAAACCCTTGGAATATTCAAAAAACATGTTTTGGAGGGAACTCCAGGCATTTCCAACATAAATATCCACGTTTTTGCGGTTTTGCAGGGCGACACAGGGTTAGAACCCCGCATTCGTGAAACCATGGGTAACCGCCTAAAATCCCTGGAATGGTTTGACCGCACAGACCCCACATGGAAATCCATACAAAGACGGCTCCTCAATATTATGCCCGTCGATGACCGCTGGAAATCGTATTTAGAAAACAGCGGCTCCATGATAGAATATTATCAATTGTATTTGGCCTATTCAAATATGTGCGGGGTTGAATTATCGACAAACACCGCCTATGATTTCGTTATGCGAATACGTCCGGATATTGTTATCAACAAACCCATCGATTTCTCGGTTTTCTCGCAAAAACAAACCTATTACACAAATATGATGGATAGTATTCGTATTCGCAATGGAAAACATATAGATTCCCCTGTTACAAAACATGAAATATATTTGCTGATGAATGCATTATTAGATCCTGACAGAAACAACCATATTACACATATGCACAGCAATGCACCGATGGAAACCTATTACAATGAAAACACCGACATGGACGATTTGTGCACAAACTTTTCGTATGATGCACTTGCGAAATATATTCGCTCAGGACAATATGTCATCAGTTTACGAAAAAACGTGGTATATCTTGCGAATCGTGCGCATTTTGAACGCATTGCCGGTCTGGGAATGATGTATGGCATGCATCGCATGCCCGGAAGTGAACGATGGTTTGATGCAGAGAGCCAATTCGAAACCGCGTGTATACGAGGCGGATTTGCGGTATTCAATTCGACCACGACGCTGGAAGACAAAAGTTTGTATGAATACAATTCCGAGAATTATTTTGAAGAAGGGGATACTGTCAAATCCGATTCCGCATTTTTGTTTTTTATTTGCCGAGAATAATGGGGATATCCGAAAATACCTTTTCGTATAAAATACATAAAAACCAAACACAAATATATACAATGAAATTAATATCATGGTTCTGCATAGGATTATTCTGGATACCTCTTCGATTTTCATACAGATTACCCCTTAAAAACGGGTTTTTCGGGACCATCGGGCCCGACCTGAAACTAACCGAAATCCGAAATTTAGTCGAATTGTTTACCGGCAATGGTGTTATACAAGGCGTTTTCATCAACAATGGGAAACCGCGATTTGCTCGACATGTTATCAATACGCGTAAATTACAGAACGAACCCTCGCGAGGAGAACCGTTGTTTTTGAAGGGGTTAAAATACCTATTGTATAAAATGGGGATGTTCCCCTATAACAACCTCGGTGTGGCAAACACGGCATTGTATCCTCTTGACGAAAATGTGGATGAAAATACGACCGCTGTGTATGCCATGTATGAGCGCGATTTACCGTATTTAGTGCATTTGTATCATAATACGTCTTCGATTGCGACCATTCGGCAAATGGACGGTCTGTATCCAGAAATACAAGAGGTATCGGGTCATTCGAAATCCATTCCAGGAAACCGCATGGAAACACTGGATTACCATATTTTGTCGAAACAAGTCGATTATTATCAAATCTACGACAACATGAAATCCGTTGTATTGAAAAAAACAATTCAAATGCAGTATATACCGATTATGCACGATTTCATTTCCACGGAAAACAGTATCATGATGATGGATTCGCCCCTGGGATTTGATTTTTCGAATATTCTTCGCGGAAAATTACCGATTGTTTTCAGAGAACATGCTTCTACGTTTGTGCATGTTATGGACAAAATTACCGGAATGGTTGAAAAATACGAAATCAATCGAGGTCATTATGTATTCCACTATGCATTTTGCAAAGAAACCAATGAAAAAATCGAGATTTATGCGCCATTATATGACAACCTGGATTTTTCGTCATTGAATATCTGTGGAAAATACCGCAAAATTGTTATAGACCGGCACACAAAAGATGTATCTGTGGAATGCAATCAACTATTGGAAACTATGAATCTGGATTTCCCGATAAAGGGTCCAAATGGAACGGTGGTTTTAAGGAATATCGTGAACCGCCGCATAAATGGATTTGTCATGGTAGATGGTCTAACCATCGTAAAAACCTGGTTATACGATGATTTGTTTTTTTGCGGAGAACATGTGGTGTTAGACAATAGTATTATGGCATTTTGTTTGAAGGGGGATTCGAATTATTTATGTGTTATAGATACGGTGACGGATCGGGTAGAATTGATTGAATGTTCGTATGATTTGACCATTGGATTTCATTCGGCGTTTATATTTAGATGAAGATTTAGAAAAATAATTTATATTATTAATATATAAAATGAATAAGCAAAAAATGAACCGGATAGAAGAACGCAATTATTATTCTTTAGACTTTGTCCCTGATGTTAATGCTCATAGAGTTGCAATTGGTTTTGTAGGAAATGTATCTGATGATTTTGAAAAAAGCGGTATTTATCTTTCTGACTACGACAAAGCTACAGAGTTATTTGGTAACGACCTTAAAAATGCAACAGTATACTTGGATGATAATTTTCTAAGTTTGTATCGCAATTCAAATATAAATAACGAAGTACCGAAGTATGACAGTTCAAGGCTAACGAGGCTTGACAATATAGTGTTTGATTTAATAATTGCAAAAGACGGTCGTGAGACGACAATACCTGTTAAAATCATTGCTACCTACTATCGTGAGATTACCACGGGTAGACGCATAACATTAATTGTTGAAAAGGCTGAAACAATCAACAGAGTAGAAGGAGAAATAAGCAATAATGGAGGTGAACCACTACGCAAATCTCGTCGCGCCAATAAATCCAGAAAAGCCAAGAAATCCTCTAAAAAATCAAAAAAATCCGGCAAAAAATCACGCCGCAACAGTCGTCGTTAATCTCCGATAGCATGACTAACAATAAATTTCATCTATGTCTATATGAAATTTATCTCTTATTCATACCGATTATTCATCATAAATAGCCAGTGTTCGTGCACTCGCATCTTTAGCATCCACATACAGAGGCATCCACATGTGAGGCACAACGCCCCCGCAATTTTCATATTCATCTTCGAACACTTTACGATAATAGTATTGCTCTTTTGTTGCCGGCGGATTATGTTTCCATGGAGAATTATTCATCTCCCCCGAAACCATTGTCTCAGCGTGTTCCTGTAAAATCTCATACAGTGACCGAGACGTCGCGCTCACGCCATCACTGAATGCCTCCTTTTTACGCCACAATACTTCCATAGGCAGCAATTCATCCATAGCGAACGCCTGGCGCAACCAATATTTCTCAATCATATTCGGTTGAAATCGCAAATCGCATGGAAGCGACAACACATACTGCGCAAAAGCTCGGTCTAAAAATGGCGTCCTGGGTTCCAGTCCATGGCTTGATATGGATTTATCCGAACGCAATACATCAAATGCGTGGATTTCCCGCAACAATCGTCGGCATTCTTTGTCGAACTCAATGGAATCGGGCGCCTTTTTCGTATACAAATACCCCCCGAACAATTCATCTGAACCATCTCCGTTGAAAATCACCTTTGCATGACTGGTTGCACTGATGTATTTCCCCAACAAATAATTCCCGATACTCGCCCGAACGGTAGTTGTGTCATAGGATTCTATTGCACGAATCACCTCCGGAATGGCGTCGCAAAAATCGCGCTCGATCAAAATGATTTCAGTGTGTTTTGTTCCTACATATTCGGCCACCATTTTCGCGTATTGCAAATCGACGGACCCTTCTAATCCAATACTATAGGTTTCTATGGTTGGCAACCCATTTTGTTTGTGATATTGAGATACTAGGGCGGTAATCAGACTACTATCGAGGCCGCCCGACAATAGGCATGCAATGGGGCGCTCGGTGGTGCAACAACGTTTTTCCACGGCTGAAATCAACCGTTCGCGGATGTTTTTGATGATTTCGATGTGCTGGACGTTTGAAAACAATTCGCAAAAACCGGTTTTGTGATATGCGACGTCATTGTTTTCGAGAGTCCATTTCGCATTGACCATCGTAGTTAATACATAAGAGGACCATGTTCCGGGACTGAATTGTCGAATTTGTCCGCTGGAGGACAACCCGCGGAGCATTTTCATTTCCGAAGCAAATGTCAGCTGGGTATCCATGTGTTCACCCATGTTGTCTTCCATGATATACAGCGGCCGAACGCCATATGGGTCTCGCGCAATGTAAACCCGGGATTCCGCATTTTGTATGCGCTGGTCTAAAAGCACAAACGCAAATACGCCGTCGAGCATTTGTAAGCATTGTTCGATGCCGTATTTTTCATAGAGCCATACAATGACTTCGCAATCCGATTGCGTGTTCGGTATTACATTCATCAATTCGTATAACTTTTTGTAATTGTAGATTTCACCATTGCAAATCAACCAAATGTTGTTATGTGATATAGGTTGCGTTGATTCCATATTTAGCCCATTGATGGCTAGGCGGTGGAATCCCATTTTTATTTTATGTCCTACGTCGAGGAGTTGCGAATGTTCTGGTCCGCGATATCTCCCTTTTGCGAAATTCGTTTCTACTGTGGTTTTATCATACTGGTTATTTAGAATGGTGAAAATACCGCACATTCCACCCTGTTTGTGTAAAGTAATATCCACCGTTGTCTTTATGTTTATTTGTGTTTTGTATCAAAGAATAAAAATACATTAGTAGTATATAACGATGAATTTAGACAACATAATAACAGACCCTATTCCATTTGATCATACCGATGATTATACTTTTAGTAACCTAGATTATGACGATTCGTTGCCACCTTTTTACATGGCGCATGCGTCATCGAGCTTAAATCCCTACAGATACAAGAAACTGACGAATATTTTGTCACCAATAGAGGGAGAACCCGAAGAATCGTCCGATGACGAAGGTGAAAAAGTGGAACCTGAAAAACCAGAATACGGTTCTCTCGATGTCATTGCTGTAAAACAATTTCATCAATCGAAAATGGATTTAACCAGTCAAATTTACGTGGGTTCTTTGACGATTCTAGGATTATTCATCGCGTTCAGTTTTTTGCGAAAATAGAATTTATTTTATTAGCATATATGCTAATAAAATTTTTTACATGCGACATAATTTCACATTCTAAGTGCGAATACGTTTGTAAATTTCTAAGGCGACTAAACCACCGAATATTTGTGCAATACAGTATGGTAATATTTCATCGGTTTGCATTTTACCAGCTGCAGCCATGGTAATGGTTACGGCTGGGTTGATATAACCGCCTGATACATTTTTGGTTAATACAATGGCGAGTGCTAAAGCAGCACCCATAGCAAGGGGATTCCCTGTTGCTAAAATTACATATACGAAAAAAATACTTCCTAGAAATTCGACTAAATATTTGTTCCACATGACTTATATATTGTTAGTATATATTTTATTGGATTTAGTGATATAGATATGGATTTTTAACCCCATAGACATTTTTGTTTATGGTGGGAGGGAAATGTGGCGTTGGATGGATAGATGAACTTGCTGCTTTTTTAGGAGGAGCCACTGCTCCACCTGCACGTACACGTCTCAGTGCATCATTCACGGTGTTTTTGGAAGAATTACTCACAAAAGAATTAGGGGCGGTGGTCATGCTTCCTAAACCAATGGCAGCAACACGGCGGTTTTCGGCGATTTGCGAAGCATCGCGATTTCCACCAATCCATTTTTTATGGGTATTTTTGACAGTAACAGTGGAAACGTAATTCAGACGACCCATGGCAAAAGTGGAAGTTCCATCGGAGGTAGATTCTTTCGCGGGCATGGCGGTTGCATTATTGAAAATACCATTATTCAAGTTCTGCATACGAAATCGATAAATATCCATATTATAGTATCTATGGATATTTTTCCAAACATAGTATAAGATTATCTTCTTACACGCATTACATCAACGTAGGAGGCATTGGATTGGTCTCCGCCGTTTTTCAAATCGTTGTACAAGTGATTCGCTGATTTCAATTTGCGGTATTTTGTATAGTCCGATGAATCCACAACGAATTTCACATTGCATGTGGAAGATGGGACACCGGTTCCATCGCATTGTGAAATAATGGATCCGATGCGGCTTTTCCATCCAGGGTAGGATGCGTTGACCTGATTCGGTCCTCCACAAACGTAATTTTCACGTGATAAAAAATCGCCTAAATTGTTGACGGCGCGGAATGGAGTAACAACGCGGGATTGACCATTGACAGTTCCGGTTGCATATCCAGTATTCCATCCGTGTCTTAAAACACGGCGATGCATGACTTGCTCGCTGCTTCTAACATTATTGATAGTTTGAACTGGCGAAAATCCATTGAAGGGTCCGCCACCTAAATTTGATCCATCTAAATTGTATTGTCCTGACATAATTTATATATTTAATCATGATATTATTTTTATACGTATAATATATATTTCTAAAATGTCATTCAATAAATCAAGAAGAATTTCAAACTCAAGTTCTGATATGGAATCAGATCGTTCGGAATCACGGTCCATGTCACGGTCCATGTCCGAATCAGATTCCGCGGCCGCAGCATATAGTGCCTCCACCGTAAGTCCATCGGAAATAAAACACATCAACAATATGGACAAATTAATTCAAGCAAACCCACAATATGTGTATGACTCGGAATGTCTCCGTAAAAAAGCAAACTGGAGCAAGAGTTCAAACGCCTACAAATTCGACCACCCAGATTTTGACCCCAAAAAACTCATGCGCGACATTCCCACCCATTCGTCTAAACTATCTGTGTTGCTCAAAAAAATAAAAGATTTAGACAAAAAAGACATGGAAAAAGATGGACGCCTCTACAAGCATTTCATTTTCTCCGACGTAAAATCAGCGTCGTATGGTGCTAAATTAATAGCCGGTGCACTCATGGCAAGTGGTATGCAAATGGGATACACTGCTCCCCTAAAACAACAACCTATTGCACAAGAATCACAACAATCCCAACAAGGTGGTAGAGAACCTACAAATAAAATCTATGGTAAAATCAAGCTTTTGTCTGACGTTGTTCTCCGTTCAACCAAAGGAAACAATTTTTTCTTATTGACTGCATTAGGTGTATATGACCAACCTATTACAGTTGCCATGAAAAAATCCATATTCAAGAAATTCAACGAACGTCCGGACAATGTTCACGGCGACTTAGCTCGTATTATTATTATGGACGGTGGCTACAAAGAAGGTGTCGATTTGTTCGATATAAAATACGTTCATATCTTTGAACCACCTGTCACTATGGCGGATCAACGACAAGTTATAGGACGTGGAACGAGAACCTGTGGTCAAAAAGGCCTGGAATTTCATCCTACACAGGGATGGCCTCTCCACGTTTTCATTTATGACGTGGAAATTCCCGAATCGATGCGTTTTCAAACCATGGGAACGGAGTCCTTGTTCGATTTGTATTTGAAATCCATGAATATTGATTTACGTATGTTCAATTTCCAACATGATTTAGAACGCGCTACTATCTATGGTTCCGTAGACTATCAGTTGAATCGTGCTATACATACCTTTTCGATTGAATCGCAGATGCCTGGTGGAGGACCGAAAGTGGCGCATCGACGTCCTCGCATTGTGATTCGCGAAGATTTACCCGTTTTGAATTTACCGGAACAAATCGGAGAATTAGCGTTTCCTCCGAGGGACGCGAATGCTCAACCGATGGGACATGATGCTATGCGGGCCTATATTCGTCGCCATTTTTCTAAATTCAAATGGACCGATGTCAAAATGGAGAACAATTGTGCGCCTAAATCTGGCGGGGGCACTGGCGGTGGCACTGGCGGAGCCCATGAAATAATGAACTATACCCCCACCCAGGATTTCATTCGCCACTTTTTCACTCCTGAAAACCCCCTCAAAGGTATGCTGCTATTTCACTCAACGGGATCTGGGAAGACCTGCAGCGCAATTGCAGCGGCTTCGTCTGCTTTCGAAGAAACCGGTTATACCATACTGTGGGTAACGCGCACCACCCTGAAAACCGATATCTGGAAAAATATGTTTGACCAGATATGCAGTGAAACCATCAAAACCCGTCTGGAAACAGGGGATATAGCACAAATCCCCGACGAAAATGCAAAACGAATGCGTCTCCTATCGAAATCGTGGTCCATCCGCCCAATGTCCTACAAACAATTTAGCAATATGGTTTCGAAAGCCAATAATTTTTACAAAGCCCTCGTGAAGAAAAACGGGGAAATCGACCCGCTGAGAAAAACCCTCCTCATTATTGACGAAGCCCACAAACTATATGGCGGTGGCGATTTGTCCTCGATAGAACGCCCCGATATGAATGCCTTGCAGAATGCCATACAACAATCCTACGAAATCAGTGGGCATAATTCTGTGCGGTTATTATTGATGACAGCAACACCTATTACACAAAACCCGATGGAACTCATTCAGCTCATTAATTTGACAAAACCATTGCAATATCAAATGCCACAAGGTTTCGAAGAGTTCTCGCGCATGTATCTGGATGAATATGGAAGGTTCACCCCCGAAGGAGAACAACTCTATTTAGACAACATTGCAGGTCATGTGAGTTATCTCAATCGTGAACGCGACGCACGGCAATTTGCACAACCTATTGTAAAATATGTGAAAACGCCCCTGATTGAAAACTTAGGCGACGCCATGAAATTCGACCGTGCTTATGTGCGGGCCATCATGGACAGTGAAATAGGGGATTTAAAAAAACAAATCGACGACGAGAACGCGAAAATCGACGATGAATTCCGCGAAATCAAGCCGGCAAAATTCGACTTTTTGAAAGACAAATGCGACAATTTCGAAGGCAAAGCTTTGCGTGAATGCAATAAAATCGTCCGGACAAATATTCGTGCTATAGTAGATGATGCTAAGGCTGCCGTGAAAGACGTGAAAGATGCAATCCAGGAATTGAAAGAACAGATTGGTGCGAAAAAAGAGTTGAAGCGCGAATTTGTCGAGAACATCAAAACCAATATGGAAACCGCACAGGATGATTATACCGATTTCAAAGATACCATTTATTACGCTATCAAAAAATGCGGCAAGAAAATCAATAATATGCATGATTTACGCGATGCATTGAAAGACCATCCTGCCGTTGTTGAATTCGACCGTCAACTCGCCGAATTCGATGACGCGATCGAACAGTCGAAACAGAATTTACAAACCACGTTAATTGCTTATAAATCCCGCATGGAGGGGTTGAAAAAAATGATGCGAGAAGATTTGAGCGACCTGGAGAAAAATGTTGTCCGCGCGGTTATGAAAGACGAACGTAAAACAGCGAAACGTAGAACGACCGAACTCGAAAAATCCCACGCGGAGGGGGTCGCGGCAATCAACAAAACTCGCCGTTCGATTGAAAAGAAAAAACAGAAAAAAATCATGAAAATTCGTCAAACTATGCGTGAATATCTGAGCGAAGAGAAGAAAATCGCGAAACAGGTTGCAAAAGAAGAGAAGGCGTTGCGAAAAACCCAGCGAAAACAGGGATTGATCGTCGAAACCTTCAAAAATGAGTTTATCAATGGGCTGGTGGACAAATATGCGAAAACCATTGACCGCGAACTCGACGGATTAGAAGAAGCCATTGAAAACCAGGACCGCGAGAAAGCGGAAGCAAAAGAAGCCGTGAAAAAAGAAAAGGCCGAAGCGAAAGAGGTAGAACGCAGACGCCGTGAACTTGAAAAACAAGCCGAAAAAGAACGCAAACAGGCCGAACGCGAACAACAGCGCGAAACCCGTCGCAATGAAAAGGCGGAAAAACAGCGGGAAAAACAACTAGCAAAAAAGAACGCAACGCGTAAAAAGACGTCGAAATAGAAGTATTTAGACAGGCGTCTATTTGAAATTGCGCGGATAATACCTGAAGATGCGAATAGGACAATTGTCCTATTTCAAATATTCAAAGGTATAAATTTTATTGTGTAATTATATTATATAATGTTAGCATTTTTTCGAAGCAAAAGTGATTTAGACAATAAAATTACAGAGATAGAAAATTTTATTGTACTTAAACGTACCGAATACAGAACAATAGCTGAATGTGGAGACATAAAGGAATTAAAAAGGTGGTTACCCGTAATAACCGAAAGAAATATAACAAACATGCTGGTGTAAAAATGATAAGTGAAAAAATTGACAGCATGTCAGTGGAAATGTCACAGGAAATTAAGAAGAAAGTAAGTGATATAAAGACAATATTACAGTATCCGAATGTTGAACTTGACCCTTTACTAGATAATGGAACTCAAAATTCAGCCGATGGAAATCCAGCCTATGAAAATCAAAATCAAGCCGATGAAACTCAAAAACCAGAACTAACTGTTCATGACAGATATAATGAAATGTTTAGAGAAGCATCATCATCAAAAAGTGAAAATGATAATTTTGCAAAAGATACATTGGAAAAACAAACAATTGCACAGAAAATTTTAACGCAAAAAAAATCAAAATCTGATTTGGAAAAAATTGTAAAATCATTAAAAAATCATTCAGAAAAAATTAAAATTTTTATGAATGATTTTACATGGGAAAATGCATCTTATGGTGAATGTAACAGTTTGCGTTTTCTAATACGTGAATACACTAATCAGTGTTGGAAGGTACTTGACGTGTATGAACGTGAACTGTCATATATGATAGACGTATATACAAACGCATCTAAATTAACGAGGTCCACTGGTGGTAAAAACGCGAGAAAGTCCAGAAAGTCCAGGAAATCCAGAAAGTCCAGAAAGTCCAGGAAGTCCGGAAAATCCAGAAATATGTAAGTGTCCATTTTTGTATAATGATAAATATACAAAAATCATGTGGGTTAGCGTGTATACTTCATTGATTTACGTGGTTTTTTGATAATCTACCTGGCAGGTGGACTATTTTATGGAATGGGTCCAACATTTGCATTTACTTTAAATGATGTCTCTTTGATAATGGGTGGTTTCTCATTTTTAAATTCACTTTTAATTGTTCCAAATAAATTGTTTACATCCGAAATAAAATGATTGTATTTTTTTTTAGCTGTCATCTTTACATAAGGTTTTTTTTTGATACCTTCCATTAATTTGACGATTATTTCGTCTTCAAATGGTGCGTCATTTATCAAATATTTTACAAAATTATCAATCCATATTTGAAATCCAGCAGATTTTTCATCAAAATACATTTCATTTGCATTGACATCGTCCTTGATAATAAAAAATACTATACTTTTTAATTTGTCGAGTTCATCTTGTGTTATCGTTTTGGGATCTTTTTTAGTGATTTCACGCGTATCGTCCAATTTTTTTTTGAACAAACTGTATTTGACTGCTTCTAAATTCGCTTTTCCATTTTTTTTATTTTCTTCTTGTCTTGCAATGTAATCATTTATGATACTTTTATACGCTTCCACATCTTTTTGCTCGTCTGGTTTTAATATATCTCCTCCTGTTTTTCTATATTTTTTCATTGTTTTACCATTGCGACTGGGCTTTTTTCTGTGTTTCGATTTGCGTTTTATTGTTCTTTTCGATTTCATTATATGTTCTTATACTATACATACAAAATTTACCTGCGATAATGCTAAATACTATAAATCCTTATTTAGGCGAACTATTCAAAATATTGATGTTTCTAGTTATGCTCCTCAGTTTCTACATATTTATTATGACGATCGCTGCAAAATCCAAAGATTTCAAAGGGATTTATTCGGCATGGCAATTCCCTATGATTCTTGCATTGTTTGTGGACGTAGCGTTTATCGAATAGTGATTACTGGTTGAAATATTTGTTGCGATAAAATTCGACGTATTTATCGGGTATATTGACTTTTGTAAACAGTTCGATTTTATCGTCTAAAGTCATATTTTTTTCGAATCCGGAATCACCGGTCAACATGGTAATATTGAAAAACAAGGAATACATACCGCATTCGGTATTTCCTTTTTGATGGCGATGCTGATTTATTATTTTCTTTATTTTCATATGTCGGGCTGCACATTGGCGAACAATGCGGTTCATCAGTGATTGAACTTCGGGCGGAGGTGGATTTCCTCCACTGTCAAAATAAAATACAAATGGTTTTTCGGTTGTTAAATCGACAAAGAGTGATACCCAATGAGAACCTGGCATGTTATGCGCGTCTAAATTGAATACCATGCCTATTTTTGTTATTTTTTTTTTCAATAATGATTTTATTTTGAGTTTGCACAATTCTTCCCATACACACACCGTTTTATTGGAGGGGACATTTGGTACCCATGAATTAATTTCGCGCCCTTTGACACGCGCATCAAAATCAATCGGAGAAGGTCCGATGAATTTGAATTCGGGGTAGGTTTGTTCATATTGTTTCATGACGTTTTTTATGTCTAAATCGGTCAACCATTCATTGATGTTGGTTTTCCATTCTTGTGGTTGTTTCGGAGCGAACACGATGTCTTGAATTTGTTTGCGGAGTTCGGTGTTTTTGATGATTTCTAACCAGCAGTCTTCTTTTGCACAGTTTACTAAGCGCGAATTCAGTGTTTTCCATATGGCATCCGGATTCGACCATGGGATGTATTCATGGGGTTTATGGGATTTGTTATAGGCTTCTCGAATAGTATTGAGGTGTTCAACTGTATAACATGTATTTGTGAATGCTTTTTTATCAGATACATAGGGACTACAATTGACATGGGAGGATGGTTTTCCACCCCGGTGCTGCCGGCGTGTAGTATTTTTCATACGGGTTTTCATTGTTTTCATATGTTTTTTCAATGTTCTCATCCTTTATAAATATATACTAGATAGATATATTTATAGGTTAGTCCATCCAGGTTAGCCCCGGCGTTTCACGAATCCATCCAGTGTATTGTGTATAGCATTTTTTTTAACGACGGATGCGCCCCAGTAAGACGTAGATGGGGCTATGTCGGGCGCGTGGTCATCGTCATCATCGCTAGGGGTATCATAATCATCTTTGTCTTGGTCGTGCATTTTCGCTAGTTTTTCCATATGGAAATGATTCAGACAAGATTTCACGAATTGGTCGAAAGATTCATTGATATCCGTTGTAATTTGCTTTTCTGGGGAGTCTAACAACACCGAGAACATGGCGTTTATTTTTTCACGATTTTTCGCGATTTTGTCGACGAATTCTTGTTGCGCGGAATATTTGATGGGGTCCGTTTTTGCTAAATATTTTTTATAATGGGTTTTGTTGGAAAACATCTGGAGGGTTAATTTGTCGAATTCGGATATGGAATCGGGTGAGAACTCGGGTATGTGAGATTCTTCGTGGGCGTGTTCAGACATTTAGATACTGGGGATATTTAGATTTGGGGTATTATACGTCACGGTGATTATATAATCTACTGACAACAGATATTATCTACCAAAAAATATAGAAACATCATTTATACAATAGATATGTCACTGTATATTCATCCCGAAAATCAGACGTTGTTGTGGAACACCCTCCAGAAAAATCCGAAATTCCAGAATCTCACCATCAACAAACAAGAATGGTTTTCATCTATTATCAAGGCGTTCTATGAAAAAATACAATATCTTCCCCCATTGACCACCCAAGACCTCCTACAAATCAACCGACAAACGATTTCGTATATGATGGAAGAAATCAATGCTCTTCTGGTAGATCGCCCGAAATTCGCAGAATCCAAAAAAGTCGTCAGCGATTTCAACACGCGTCAGCAAGAATACGAATCGGCACTGAAACCGAAACTACCGCCCATCGCAGATTTCTCCGAAAAAATAAGCGACGATGCCATTCAAAATATGGACGAATTGATCCAACAACAAATCCGTCAACGAGATTACGACGTTGAAAAAGCCAAAGAACGATTACCACCTCCCCCTGTAGCAACGACAATCGCCCCCACACCCCTACAAAGCAATAGTATGAATGATTCTGTATTCAAAGATACCGTCGACACGAGAATGACGAAAATTGAACAAACCCTGGAAAAACTCCATAAAACCATGGAGAAAATCCTTGCCAAGTTCTCGGATACAGAGACGAGAGAGACCCCCGCGCAATATGCTGACTCAGCACTTGAAAATAAATAATCACCTAAATAAACATAAAAACGAGTCGCCTAATTGTCTTATATGTATCGTATAATACAATTGTTGCTGATACTCACTAGTGGTGGATTAGGTCTATCAAATGCACTGCTACTTCCATCCACCGTGAAGCAAGCTATGAAATTTACAAACATGCTCCCAGAAGAATCCTATAGCACATTGATGCACAAAATAGATGAAAACCAGGTTTCCGAAATCATTTTTTCCACAAAACTCGATAACGTTGTATCTCATGAATCCACAACTACCGGCGATTTCCTCCACGATTTCGCTATTACAAAAATCAACCCTTTTGTAGTGAATACTATAGCGGACAATGCAGCCACCCATGGTATTCAAACTGATTTTTTGCAAAACACCGACCAAAATTCCATCATAGATAGTGCGGGGGCGATTTTGAATGGTTTAAGCAATTTCATTTTCCCGGTTTTGTTATTGACCTATGTGATTGCTTTTTTCCGTTCTCGTGGACCGGGTGGTGGTGGTGGCCCTATGGGACCTATGGGCGGTGGATTCTCGGGAACATTGCGCAAGGACATCATGGAAGCCAAGGAAAACATGCAAAAAGCCAATATTAGTTTGTCCAGTTTCGCAGGAAGTCAGGAAATCATGGAAGAATGCACTGAAATCGTGTCGTATTTGAAAAATTCCACCTTGTATGAAAACGCCGGCGCAGAAATACCCCGCGGTATTTTATTAGAAGGCCCACCAGGTTCCGGAAAAACCTTATTAGCAAAAGCGATTGCAAGCGAAGCCGATGCCAATTTCGTCAGTATCGCTGCGAGTGAATTTGTCGAAGTGTTTGTCGGTGTAGGTGCGTCGAAAATCCGCTCCCTTTTTGAAATGGCGCGCAAAAACCGTCCATGCATTTTGTTTATTGATGAAATCGACGCCGTAGGTAGACAACGGGGTGCCGGTATTAACATGGCAAACGATGAGCGCGAACAAACCCTGAATCAATTATTAGCTGAAATGGATGGGTTCGGTGATAATACCGGTATTTTAGTGATGGGTGCAACGAATCGCAAAGACGTGTTAGACCAAGCCCTTCTTCGCCCAGGACGTTTCGACCGTATTTTGACCGTTCCATATCCAGACCGCGATTCCCGCAAAGCCATTTTGAAAGTGCACGCACGCAACAAGAAACTCGCCGATGACGTGAATCTCGATTTCATCGCAGAATTGAGTGCCGGGTTTTCGGGAGCACAATTGAAAAATCTCTTGAACGAGGCCGCTATTTATGCAGCCCGCGAAGGGGCTTCCATCATAACAACCAACAATATTCTAAATGCCCTCGACAAACTCATCGTGGGCCTAGTCAAAAAACAGGATATCCGTTCGGAAGAATCCCTCCGCCGAGTTGCTATCCATGAGACCGGACACGCGTTGCTTGCTGCTAATTTCACCGAATATTTCGAATTGAAAAAAGTGACAATCCAGAGCACATACAATGGCGCGGGCGGATACACGATTTTCAATGAATATCCGAATATAACAGACAGTGGTCTCTATACCAAAGATTTATTGAAAAAACGCTTGATAGTAACCATGGGTGGAAAAGCCGCCGAATCCGTCGTCTATGGCGATGACCACGTTTCGTTAGGTGCTATACAAGATTTGAAACAGGCGAATTCGCTCGCACAACAAATGATCGGGAACTATGGAATGGGAGACAAACTCGAGGTATTTTACAACGAAAACGTGGGCGACTCCCGCAATCCATTTTTAGGCCGTTCCATGGCGATGGGGGGCGGATATTCCGAAAACACAAAAACCGTGATGGACAGTGAAAGTCTGAATCTGGTAGTCAATGCATACCAGGAAGCAAAACGCATTTTGACGGAAAACCGAGACGCCATGGATATAATGGTGCAAACTTTGTTGAAAAACACGACTATTCTGGGGTCGGATGTCAGAAAATTGATGTAAATCTTTTGTAAATTATTATTTACAAAAGATACGAAAAAACAAGACAACAATGACTCAACTACTCAATGCCCTCTTTCAGTTTGTAACGTTAATGACCGTAAAACACAAAATCGATGATTCGCATGGACTCAAACATAGTATGGATGTATTACATTTTGCGAAAAACATTTATGATTCCGAGGTCCTAAAAAACACCTGTTTACGAGAACCAGAACAAGAACGTGTTATATATATTTCTGCAGTTGTCCATGATATGTGTGATAAAAAATACATGGATGAATCATTGGGGATTGCTGAAATTCGCGATTTCTTGCAGGGCACACGTCTAGTGGAAAACCATGAAATCGATGCCGTCGAAAAGATTATTTCCACTATGTCATATTCTACCGTAAAAAAACGTGGATTCCCCGATTTAGGCAAATATCAACATGCCTATCATATTGTTCGCGAGGCGGATTTATTGTCGGCCTATGATTTTGACCGATGTATGGTGTATAGCATGCAAAAGCAACATACGAATTTGCACGATGCATATTTGCATGCTCGCGAATTGTTTCACACCCGGGTTTTGAAACATGATAAAGATTCGCTGTTCTTTACTGATTATTCGAAAGAATGTTCGAAAATGCTGTACAAAAAAGCCATACGCCGGATGACTGTGTGGAAAAAAATAATAGGGAAATAAACGACGTAAATAGTGTATATATATAGTAAGAAAATGGAGGACATACCCCCCGAGAAAATAATAGGGAATAATTTTGATGATAGTGCAATAGACGTCGACTACGACAACGTTGCTCTAGATGATGTCACGTCAATAGCATCTGATATTACAAAAACGGTTTATTTTATATGGAATAATTACCATTTTTTATGCTTGACAACGTTGTTTTTTTTGCTGCCCCTTGTAGCATTTTTGCTGAAAAAACTGGGCGTTTTCAATATAACAAATTTTTTACCTGTGTACGTGAGTGAATTCATCACGATTGAGTATTTGCTAGTGGGGTTGATTTTTATTAATATTATTATGTCCTTGTTGTTTTGGAGTAATCCGGTGGACGGATCTATTATACACATTTTCGATGGTTTTTTCGCGAAAGTTTCGTTGATAACCTTTGTTTTTTATACGCTTTTTTATAAGCAATTGTCGACTTATGCAATAATTGTATATTTAGGGATATTGTTTTTGTCGTTGCTGTTTGCCGGATTAAGTCATTATTATTCTTCGCAAGAATGGTGTTGTAATTTGCATGTGATTTTTCATGGGTGTATGCATTTTTTCTTTAGTTTAGGTGTAATCATGGCATTAGCATAAATATATAACTATAGTATATAATGGCAAAATCATCTCAAACAAAACGTCGATTCACTAGAAAAAATTCTGGAAAAATGTCGCGCAAATATCGTAAAAAAACTATGTGGTGGGGAGGGGCTGAAAAAACTACTACAAAACAAGAAGAAAAACAAAAAATGACAGATATTTTGAGTGCAAGTAAAGAAGAAATATTCAAATCAGACAAAATATCAACGCAACCGTGCAATGATCCTGAATACAAAGAAATAGGTGTTATTCATAAAAGTGAATCGATTGCTGTGAATATTTTACGTGATTTCGGAACCGATTTTTTCAATGCATTTGGTAGGCAAGGGTTTGATAATTCTATTTATGACCAATTGCGCAATACCTGTTTTCAAAAATTGCAAGATTCGATTACCGATAATCAAAGAATATGCAATGTTCGTGCAGATATTGAACGCGACAAATCATCAATATACATGCACGTATATGGTACGTTGATGGAAAACAAAAACATGGGTAGCGAAAAGGAACCTATTGTCGAAGAAAACCAGGAAGAATCTGCTGTCGAAGAAAACCAGGAGGAATCTGTTGTCGAAGGAAACAAAGAGGAATCTGCTGTCGAAGGAAACAAAGAGGAATCTGTTACCGAAGGAAACAAAGAGGAATCTGTTACCGAAGGAAACAAAGAGGAATCTGTTACCGAAGGAAACAAAGAGGAATCTGTTACCGAAGGAAACAAAGAGGAACCAAGAGACAAACGAGCAATTTAAACCCTTGAAGATTTGAAATGGGAACGCCATTAGGCGTCTATTTGAAATTTCGTGGGCAATACGTGAAGATGCGCATGGGACAATTGTCCCATTTCAAATCTTCAAAGGTATAAATCTGCAAAGGTGTAAAAATCAATTCTTAATTGAAAATTTCATCCCCTATCACATTGACGCCTTCATCTTTAATTGCCTCTTTACCAGTTTGCTGAATATCAAAGTTAACTAATACATTAATTGCATCATCACCATCTTTTAGTGGCGTATATGTTGATTTATTCATTGTGACTGTATTGCTTATATTTGTGTAGTTGTTTTTTTTTATATGTAATTTTTCACCATCATTGTACAATATTTTTGGTTTAATTTTGTAATAACCAGGCTTAATAGTAAAATTAGTTAAATTTTCCAAAGTGCGCGTTATTACATACCAATTATATTTCCCATTATTTTCTATTTTCACAATGCTATTAACAATGTAATTACCAATTTTCATTATGACATCAGATATGACATCAGAAGCCTGTTCATTTTCATCTAGATAAATAAAAAATTTAGGTGTCATGATTTGGTCGGTATTTTTAAATAATAAAAAATTATTTGGTGTAAAATAGTTTATTTTATATTTTTTATCTTTAACGTTAATAGTTGTTGTGTAATAATATTTTGTATCTTCATTGTTCTCATCTTTTGCAAAAAAATTACCAAAAAGATTGCCTAAAAAACCTCCACGCATTCGTTTTGTTACGCGACGTTTTTTTCCGCGCAAATTTTTTTTACTATGCTTATATTTTTTCATATATATATTATATTATCTTATAAATAATTTTGTCTTGAATTCATACAAAATTTATTAATTTTACTATATAATAGGCGTTTTACATGAGAAAAGATGTAAATAAATCTAATTATACAAAATTATATTTATTTTTACTATCTTTTTTTTGATGAAAACATGTATGGATATGCAAAGGAATATACAACATATAATATTACAATCAAAACGATAATCATAATCAACATGTTGAAAAATTTGACAAAATTGCAATAATAACTATTATCGGAATCTTTGCATGTAACAGTTGACCCAAAAAACCCGAAAACACCAGTGCCTAAAATACCGCCATTACCTGTGGAAATTCCCCGTCTTCCCATTTATATATTATTTGTATAAAAAAACACTCCCCTGTAGAAACTAGCGCCTAAATTATTCTTCTAATCCTAATAGTTTATCGATTTCATAAGTATCCAGCCCCTGTTTTTCCATTTCTTTTTTTCGTTTCAACAATGCCTTTTTATCACCGCGTGATAATTCCTTTTTCACAGGAGCGACTTCGATTTTATTCCCTAAAGAATCGAATTTATCTTCGACTTCATCAAAATGCAATTTTTTCGCATTCTCTTTTTCCGCTTTTTTACGCGCCTTTTCGACTTCTTCCATCCATTCTGAACCGAAAACACTCAAATTACCAGAATCCAGCAACCATTTTTCAGGACAAATTTCCTTGTAAAATTCTTCATTGTGTGAAATCAACAACAGCCCGCCTTTGAATGTTTTTATTGCACCCGTCAATGCACCCAATGAATCTCTATCCAAGAAATTAGTAGGTTCATCTAAAATCACTACGTGGGGTAAATTCCACATGCAAGCCCCCAGCACGATTTTCACTTTCTGACCACCCGATAACATACCTATTTTACTATGTTGTGCAAACTGTGCGTCCAAACCGAAATTGTCTAAATGTTTCTGGATTTCGCCCGTGGTCAATTTACGTTGACCCAACATATTCTCCATCGCCAGTTTTTCGTCAAATTCTTTCACCATCTTTTCATACCCCATTTCAATCAATTCCGTTTTCACAAACCATTGCGTGATTTCGCTTTCGGATTTGCATTCATATTCATTTTCACGTTTACCAGTTCGGCGACTCAATATTTCCGCAATGACTAAATATTTATTGTCCTTTGCTTTTTGTTTGATTGCAGCGACCTCTTCTTCTGATAAGGTCAAACTATCCTTGCTGATTTGCTCCTTATCATATCCACTGCGATAACGCCACATGATGTATTCCACCGGTGTTTTATCCAGATGATTTTCAATATGATGGAAAGCATGTTGTGCGACATAGGCAACACGCACATTCGGATGTCTTTCAATTGTGCCCTGATTCGGTTCTAGTTCACCTACTAAGATTTTAATCAAAGTCGATTTACCAGCACCATTCACGCCCACGATTGCTACACGGGATGCCATAGATACTTGAATACTGACATCAATCAGCTGTGGTTTCGGTGCACTCGGATACTGGAAATAACAATTTTTCATTTTCAGCACCGATTTTGTCAGGGATTTCACACCGTCTAAAGGTCCGGGTTCTGGAAACGAAAACGAGAGGTTTTCATTGGTCAATTCATAGTATTGCTTTGCCTCCGGTTTCTGTTTTACGAAATCCGACAAGTTTCCGCGATAGAATTTCAACTTCAATCCTTCATAATGTGTTATATTTGTGCATACTGCGTCTAAAAAGCGCGTATCGTGGGAAACAATCAGACACGTGGTTTTTGTCAATCCTTTTAAATAATCGACTAACCATTTGATGGCAAACTGGTCTAAATGGTTCGTAGGTTCATCTAACAGCAGCATGTCTGGATTCAACAACATTGCGCGAGACAACGCTAATTTCATGCGCCACCCACCCGATAATGCAGTCACTGGACCATGTATCATATTATCTTCGAACCCGACCTGTTGTAAGCCACTGACAATGTTTTCCTCGGAGATTCCACCATGCTCAATGACTTTTTCATCATTTTGTATGTATTGCAATACACTCAATTCGGAATTATTTCCCTGAATATCGTGTTCTACATAAACACTTTTCAAGCTCTCCGGGAATTCTTGCAGATTTTTATTTGCAATAGCTTTCATCAACGTGGATTTACCAGCGCCGTTCGGACCGACTAACCCGTATTTTCTGCCGATTTTTACTTTGAAGGGGGTTTGATGTAGCAACACACGAGTTCCATAGGCTAATGAAAAGACGCAATCGCATAGGTTTTCCTCGTCGTCCTCTGGGTTAAATTCTTCCACGGTGATGGTGCTGATAATCGTGCTGGCGATTTTAGCAGTCGCAGCTTCTACTGAGCAAGCATCATCTATAACACATTTCAAATAAGGGTGTATGCAGGAGTGCCATAGCGATTCATCTTTGATTTCGTGTTTGACTAAATTCCATATCAAATCAATGGAATAATCCACCAGCGCCATGTTCTCGCCGACGTCGCCAATATTGTCTAAGAAGGTTTTGCGGCAATCTTCTAACGTATACGATTCTAAGGATTTGTTTACGCCTAAATCGTAGACGGCGGTCAAAACATTTCGGGAATTTAGACAAACATTACGGATTTCCACCTCGGCGATTTCTTCGTAGCCTTTTGTCAATACGGGTTCAAGAATAGGATAAAACATTTTTGCATACACTGGGTTTTTCAATAATTTTGTCAGGGTTTCTATGACAACCGCTGCACGTCGTTGATAGACCATTTTGCGTTCTCTCATCGATTTAATCAAAAGAGGAATTAACAATCCCATGGTAGGTATGTCAATATCGTTTACAAAAGGTGTCGATACGAGTGCATCTAATGCTTTCTGGGTTTCTTGAACAGGATTCATATAACACGCAATGACAATCGGTATCAAATGTTTTATATCGACGTTTTCAATGGTGCTACAAACATTTTGAAAACATTCTATAACACATTGTTTGACTTTAGGGTCCTGGGATACAGTGATTAGTTGATTAATAATTTCTGGCATGTTTTGAGCAACAATGGACGGATGATGCTTTGCATAAGCACTCATCAATTGCAATGAGAATTGACGGATTTGCCATTTCATAGAAATGAATCCTGCGAACAAAAACGGGGCGATTTTTGTGAAGGCATATGGATTGCTTTTCTGGATGATTCGTTCTCCTGCAAGCAACGCAGATTCGTATTTTTTACTGTCTAGCGCGGATTGTATAATAGAATCCATTGTTTTGATGAGTTCGGGTTCCATATGGGGCTCCGATTCGGAATTTTGTATAATAGTATTGATTTTTTCATCGGTAGATAGGTCTGTGAATTTTGACATTCTGGTTGGGCCTAATAATTATAATGTATAATACTCTTTATGTCATGTGTGTTAAAATGATTTTATTTGTGCTGACGCGGCACGTGGTGTGGTGATGACGTGGCATCTTTTTGTTGCTGTAAAAAATGGGAGAGACCTATTGTTTTTGGTTTGGTGGAGAAATTTAGGCGAAAGTTTTTTACAAAAGTTTACAACAAAGGTTGGTGGGAATGTTTTCAGAAATATTTAGGCGAAAGTTGTTCGAAAAGAGAACGCGGGGTTCATGGTTAACGTAAATTAGGTAATTTTAGTTAATCGTAATTTACACCTTTTAACATTTCAAGCGCCGATTGTTTTACACCCTCGCACATTTAAAACGGCACAAAATATAAGTGTTATTTTCTATTTTTAGTATATGAAACATAAGGGAATTGATTATAAAACTTCTGCCGTCCAATATTATTTGAATAATAATGAAAGTATGGATAAGGTTTGTAAAATATTTGATTGTAAAAAAAGCACACTAAAAGCATGGGTTCATAAATATAATTCTACTAAATCTTTAACTCGTCGCAACCGAAAACCAATATCGTATAAAGTTAAAAAAGAACAAGTTAAAACTGCATTAAACATTATAGACAAAAACGAACAACTCACTATGGACGAATTATTATTTGAAATGAAAAATAAATATAAAGATTTTGATATTACAAGACAACATTTAGGTAGAGTAATTCGTGCGAATAATAGAACACGAAAAAGAACAAGACATCAACATTTTCCAAAAGAAAGACATAAGAAGCCTACTAATAAAGAAAATGAAATGAATGCATTTTACAAAGAAGTAAGTAAATATCCATTAGACAAAATAATATGTTTAGATGAAACATCAGTTGGTTCGCATTTGAAACCAACATATAGTAGATGTTTTATTGGTAAGCGTTGTGTAATAAAAACAGATAATAATTTTGTATTTCGTAGTTTTACTTTATTAGTAGCAATCAATAATAAAAAATGCGTTGGTAAAATATTTTACGAAAAAGGCGGAACAACACAAGAACGAATGGTTGAGTTTTTAGAAACCCAAATATTCCCCAAATACAAAGACCATCTTATAATTTTAGATAATGCTAAAAGTCATAATAATCAAATGGTAAAAGATGCTATTACAAAAAGTGGAAATAAATATTTATTTTCTATTCCATATACGCCTATGACAAACTCTCCAATAGAAAATTACTTTAATCAAATAAAGACATACATAAAAAAGAAAAGAAATGTAAATACTTTTGAAGAATTAGCAAAAAATGTAGATGCTTCAATAGAACGAGTTAAACCAGAAAACTATAAAAATTATTTTGATTATGCGTATGGAACAAATAAAAAAATAGAATATACAAGGAAACCATCTACACGAAAACTTAAACTCAAAACATATAAAGATGCATAAAATTGAATAAAAAATTGATTTGTTTTTAATGAATAATAAAGATAGTATAATACTGAATACATTATAACAAAAATGAACGGAATTGAATTATTTGACCGAATTAAACAAGCCAATACTTTTGCGGAACTCTTACAATCTGTAAATGGTAAAACAAAGGCAGAAACGCAATCTAAATGTGGCAATCTATTTGAAAAAATGTGGGATTATGTAATTAAGTTTGGGTTTATTGGTGTTTTGTCAAATGACGAATACGACCATTACGAAGGAAATATTAATACATGTAAATTAAAAAAAGTTGATAATTTGGAAACTTATTTACAAAAAATGCTAATATTTAGCAAAGGTAAGGGAGGTTCAAGTGATATCACATTACAGCATAAACTTACTGGAAAATGGGTATTTATGTCATCAAAGTTTTATTTAGATGATAGTAAAAAATCTATTGACAATTACGATGTTGAAAAAATATTAGCAATTACAAAACAACACGCACATAAATACAAAGAATACGATATTTATTTACTGGTAAATAATAAACAAAAAGTATTAAATGTAATTTCATCGTGCCAATCCACAAATAACTACATTAAAGAAAATATCCATCATATTTTGGATTTGAGTGATTTGGAAATTGGTTTTCAAAATCTAAAACACTCTATACAAGATATTAGTATTGATGCGATTAATTCTATATTTTGCAATACAAAAATACCATTAGAGTTGAGATTTCATCAAGACTTGATTACATCTAAACAAATGGAAAAAATTGACGAGGGCGAGAAAGAGTTATTATTGGGGGCAAAAGCAAGGTCTGGAAAGACATATTGCGTTGGGGGTTTATTTGTAAAATACCACAAAAAATATGTATCATTAAACTCTCTTATTATTACACCAGCCCCAACTGAAACCTTATCTCAATTTACAGATGACTTGTTCCGCAAGTTTAGGGACTTTATTGGAATAAATATTGTTGAAATAAAAAGGGGATGTGATTTTGATAGCATGGTTTTACAAGATAATAATATCATTATTGTAAGCAAACAATTATTAGACGATTATGTGTTGGAAAAAAAAGTGGAAGCAATAGTTCAACTCGGTTTAGATTTTATCGTATTTGACGAGAACCACTTTCACGGAACAACGCAAATGTCTAAAAATATTTTACAATCATACTCATCACAAAAAACGATAAAATTATATTTGACAGCGACTTATGCTAAACCTTTAAGTGAATGGAATATACCTTTGGATTGTCAGTTTTATTGGGATATTGAAGACGAACAACTATGTAAAAAAAGAAATATTCAAGGATTGGTAGAAAAACACGGCGAAGATGTATTATTATTCTTAACCGAAGCGAATAAAGAAGCCAAGTTGAGTGTATATGATAAAATGCCAGATTTGGAACTAATCACAAATATCATGGATAGAAAACGATACGAAGTCATTAAGGAACGAATTAAAGATACTTCTTATGGATTTTCAAATAGCACCCTTTTAAGTGGCAACTTTCCAAGTGAAGTTGATGCTATGTTGGCATACATTACTGGAAGCAACAAAGAGGAAGATTACCCTAAAAAAGATTTATCTATATTTGGTAGAATAAAACGAAAATGCATAAAATCTAACAGCAGAACCAAATTGAATAATGGCGATTTTACAAGTCAATTATGGTTCTTACCTTTTGGGATTAATATGACTATTAATAAAGTCAGCGAACATTTGAAGGATAGAATGTTAAAAAATAGCGTCTTAAAAAATTACGAAATAAAAATAGTCAATTCAAAAAAAGAATACAAACTAAAAGACATCAAAGAGGAAATCAAAAACTGGGAATTGAAGGCAAAAGAAGATGGGAAAGATGGGTTGATTTTGTTGGCTGGTAATCAATTAACTTTGGGAATTACATTGCCATTTGTTGATATTGTGTTTCTGTTTAACGATATTGTATCAAGTGATAAAATTATTCAAATGATGTATCGGTGTATGACAGAAAGCATGAATAACACAGAAAACGACAAAATAAACAGCGGACGAAAAAAAATGGGATTTGTTGTAGATTTGAATATTTCCAGAGTGCTTAATACATTATTAGATTATAATGTGCATAAAAAAGATTTGAATGTGGAGCAGAAAATCGCATATTTGGTAGAAAACAATTTGATTAATATTGATAGTGATTTATTTGAAAGCAAAGAAAACAAAACAAAATTGGTAGAAAAATTACTACATATTTGGAAAGCAGACCCAATCAACAATCTAAAAATATTATTGAGAAAGATTGAGGAGAACATTATTGATTTGGATACAAAAGACCAAAAAATGTTAAATCAATACTTTACAAGTTCGGTTGGCGATGAAAAGGTAAATGTAAAGGTTCAATTTGACGAAGAAAGTGATGAAGCATTACCAGACGGAAAAGAAATAGTAAAAGAAGGAGGAGGTGATGATAATGAACCAGAAGAAAAAACAGAAGACGAACCAGATACTCAAAACGCAAACATTTCTTTAACAAAAGATGTATTGCCGTTTATTCTTCCGTTGAGTTGCATTTTAACTATGAATACGGAAGATAAGGATATTTTAGAAATGTTGAATGTTATTAAAACCAGCCCGTCGTTATTAAGCGTATTTAACGACCAGTCGTTTATTTGGTGGAACAAAAAGGATATTATAAAATTGATTGAAAAGATTGTTGAAAAATATATTAAGAAGAACTCTTCTATATATAATATAGCAATCCAATTCAAAATGTCTTTACAAAGTTTGATTGATAAGCCCAAAGAATTATTAGAATTAATTGATAGTTGTTTGAAACCAAAGCAAAAGGAGAAGCAAGAAAACGGCGAAGTATTTACGCCGATGTCTTTGATATTTGAAATGTTAGATAATTTGGATAAACACTATATTAAGGAACATGGACGAAGCATATTCACGGAAAAAGATTTTAAGTGGTTTGACCCAGCATCTGGTATGGGTAATTTTCCAGTAGCGGTTTATTTGAAACTGATGGAAGGCTTAAAATCGCAAATACCAAATGACGAAGAACGCAAAAAACACATCATAGAAAATATGTTGTATATGAGTGAATTAAACAAAAAAAATGTGTTTATTTGTCATCAAATATTTAATGTGAATAACCAATTCAAATTGAACCTTTATGAAGGCGATACATTAGAGTTGAATGTTGTTAGTGAATGGGGAGTTGCACTCAATAGTTTTGATGTGATTTTAGGAAATCCGCCATACAACAAAGGAGGCATTCGTTCTCATACTGGAAAGCAGTTGGGAGATAAAAACGAAACCATCTGGACGAAGTTTATTGAAAAATCGTTTGAATGGTTGAAACCAGATGGATTTTTAGCATTCATTAATCCGTTGAGTTGGTTGAAGAAAAGCCATTCACTACATAATGAGATGTTGGAGAAACATATTGTTTGGTTGAAATTGTGGGATAATTCGCAATCAAAAGGAATGATTAATGCAGATATTCCTATTTCGTTATTTGTATTACAAAATACGATTAACACCAACAATAAAAAAACAGAGATTACATCAATACTAAAACGACGAAGCCTAACAACAACATCAACCGAATATCTCAATCCAGCATATTCTATTCCATTAGCGTTCCATAGCATATTCAATAAACTCGTTGGTTTTATTGAAACGAGAAATCTACAATTGGAATACAACACAAAAACCATAAAATCATCTGGAACAAAGGCAAAAATACCAACCGAATATACATTAGAGGATATGTGGGCGGTTGATACATATACCATCAAAGAAGGATTAATGGTAAAAAAGGCAACCGAACAACACCCAGACGCAAATAAACGCAAACTTATTATTTCCAACAAAGCAAGTTTTACTGGTGCATTTATTGATGAAGGAAAACTGGGATTAACTGGAAATGATAAATCTTATATTTTAGGAGATAATTTGGAATTGTTATTGAAACTATTGTCGTTTAAGATTAGTGATATAATAAGTCATTTTACAAAATACAGACAAGACTTTTTGGAAAAAGAGGTTTATACATATCTCCCAGACATTCGTAAGTTAGGAATTGCGGATATTACAGAAGACGAGTTTTACAAGTTGATAGGATTAACACGCCAAGAAATCAACCAAATAAAAAATCCTTCGTCAAATGAAGTAGTGGAAGAAGACGAATTAGAAAACGAGGTAATTGAAGTAAAGCCGACAGCAAAAATTAGCGTGAAACCAGCAACAAAGACAATAAAAGTAGTGAAACCCAAAAAGAAGTTGGTTATTGTGGAAGACGACGCATAAATGTAGTTGGATTATAATTTTGTGTATATATTGTAAAATAAATATTGTATTTTTATAAAAATATTTTTTATATATTTGTCGTGCAATTGCGATAAATATATAACATGAATTAAGTAAGATAAAAAATAATACTCATTTTTATTGGCTATTTTGTTCCGTTTTAAATGTGCAAGGGTGTATAAAAAATTGAAACTAATTTTATAAAAAAAAGATAATAACAATACAAAATACTAAATATGACAACAATTACTTTTTCAAAATGGTCTGGTACTGATGGGATAGAGACATTTATTATAAATCAAACTGGGTGTAAACCTTATAGTGGTGCAGGGATAAATCCAAGAATAGAAAAAAAAACTACAATATTAAAATCCGTTGACAATACTTATTATTACGATGATGATATGAGTGATATAAATAATATACAATATACTTTATTTGGACATAATGGAGATCAAGATGAAACCGAAAAAAAATTTAATGAACCATTATTAAACATAAATAAAACACAAAATATATATCTTTATAGGGTTAGAAAAAACGGAAAAAAAACAGAATACATATGGTATGGTAAATATGAAATTATTGATAAAAATATTAAACAACACATTGGTAAAGATTACAATACAAGAAATATTATAATTTTATCTTTAAGAAAAATCGGCGTTTGAAATGTGCAAAGGTGCAAAAAATTGATTTAAACACAGTGAATGTATATACTTATATAACTAAAAATGGGTAAATATAGTTGCGAAAAATGCGGAAAGGAATTTGCCCAAAAATCTCACTATACAGCGCACATTAATAAAAAAAATCCATGTGTACTTGACAGTAAAATAAAAGAAATGATAGACGACGTTGTTACACAAAAATTAATTGAAATCAAAAAAACGATTTCTTCAAACGAGGTAATTAACAATCCTGAAATTGTCTATGACAATACTCTCGTTAAAAATATTTCTACCATCAAAATACACATTCCAAAACCCATTTTAAAATGGGTTGGTGGAAAAACACAAATAATAGAAAAACTTATCGCGGATTTTCCAATTGAAATGAATAATTATCGCGAACCATTTTTAGGCGGAGGTAGTGTTTTACTAACATTATTATCTTATGTAAAAAATGGAATTATAAAAATACATGGTAATATCTACGCATATGATTTGAATGAACCATTAATTTATGTTTACAAAAACATACAAACTCACCACAATGAACTTTACGATACGCTGCAAAATATCATTGCAGAATTTAATACTTGTGGTGATGGAACCATTAATAGAATGCCTGCAAATATAGACGAAGCAAAAATCGCAAAAGAAAATTATTATTATTGGATACGGAGTGAATACAATAAATTAAACAATAAAACGAGTATACAAGGTTCTGCTATGTTTATATTCTTAAATAAAACTTGTTTTAGGGGTGTATTTAGAGTCGGTCCCAAAGGATTTAATGTTCCATATGGACACTATAACAATCCAGAAATCATGAATAAAGACCATCTAGAAGAAATACATAATTTAATACAAAATGTAATATTTGAACATTGTGATTTTAATAAATCACTGACAAACGTAGAACCAAATGATTTTGTATACCTTGACCCTCCATATGCGCCAGAAACAGAGACTTCGTTTGTAGGATATACTGAAAATGGGTTCAATATAGAACATCATAATAATTTATTTACATTAATACACAATTTAACTGAATCAAATAAAAAAATCATGTTAAGTAATGCGGATGTCAGTTTAGTGCGCGAAAATTTTACGACTGAAAAATACAATACATCATCGATTTTATGTAAAAGGTCAATTAATTCTAAAAATCCTGAAGCAAAAGCAAAGGAAGTTATTATAAAGAATTATTGACTATAGTTTTGACAATATTGGCAATATAAACTCACTGAATTTTACATATTCAATATTCCATGACCGTGCTAAATCCAATATCTGTTGGGTTTTTTTTGTAACATTTTCACCAAAATATTTAGTCTTACCATGTGTAAATTCGTATTCTTGGTTGGCTACGCAAATAATTTTTAATGGTTTTCCGTATAATACTGGTATTTCTTGATATTTGATAAAGGTTCCAAGAACTTTTTCACCAGCCGTTCCAGCAACCCACCAATTTGAAGTTTTTACTTCATACATATAGTTGTCGCCTTCCCAATCAGGTTCAAATCCACCTTTAGGTTGCGGTTTTCTCGGGTTTTCTCCAAGCAAAACAAGAACATCATACACGAGACGCTCCCCTAATAAAGTTGTCCATTGACCATTATTTACTTGTCCTATCATATCATTACCCCATTTTTTTTCATCATTTTTTGATTTATCGATTTGGTTTTTTACCGTTTCACCATTTTTTTTTATAATACTATTTTTTGTAATAATATTTGGTTTTGTTACCGCCCATTCTATGCGTTCTTTCAAATTTCTGGTCGCACCACCAGCAACCGTTCCCATATTGATGATTATGGATTGCATGTTTTCTTCTGTTGCGTTTGTTTCAATCATTTTATAAAATGAAAAACACTATTTATGTTGCAATATATTTCAATTTTGTATGCAGCAATACAGTATTTACAAGAATTTTCGCCAGAAATCTTTTTTAAATAATCGCATGATTTTTATATTATAGTTTGAACTATCTATTTGTATGGCTTTTTTGATTTCTAAAAACTTAGGACTACGGAATGCCTTGTCTATCAAGACCAGGTTTTCAGGAGTATCGACTATTCCACTACCCCATTGTGAAATGCCATATTCGCCTTTGATATCATTGCAGAACCCAGCGCCATTTGTAAAGATGAATTTAGGAATACCGTAATGACCCTTCGACGTTATATTACTCCATGACAGTGCTATTTCGCCCTCCTTTTTAATCGACAAGACAACTGGATGAACGTGTGTCTCCGTTTTCACTTTCGACATCCACTTACGTCTCACTTCATAATCACTTTCACTGTGGATAATCTCGACGGTTGGTTCGTCACCGATTGCACATAAGGATTCTATAGCACTAAATCGCATATTCGGTATGAACGACCACTTTCGCAAATCCACGGTCTGGACAACGCCTTCTTCGTCTTTTATGATTGTGCTTTGTGCGTACGGAGTCTTTCTCAAGAGATACCAGTCATATCGTGTGGAACATTTGAAGGTTTTTTGTCCATCATCGAAATTGTGGATTTCTAGATAAACCAGCTGGTTCTCCATGATTTTTTTCAAAAGGGGGTGGTCGAGTTGACGCCATACTGATGGATTCACATACAACAAATATCCACCAGGCTTCACCCATTTATCAATACCGACTTCGACGAAATTCTTCCAGATATTGTGTCCAGTGCCCTTGTTTCCAGTGTCGTCATTGTATGGAGGGTTTGCAATCACTACGTCGAATTTGATGTCAGCCCATTGTGTCATAGTAATACTGTTTCCGACGTGAGAATGGAATTTCCATTCTTCGGCGTCGGCGAATTCTTCGGCATCGATGCCACAATAACTTTGAACGTGGCATTTTAGTAATTCAGTAGTGATAAATACATTCATGGCAGTCAAATCGGCGTAATACAAATGGTCGATAATAAGCTTGCATCGGTCGACTTCATCTGGACAGAAGGTTGCGAGTTCTGTATACATTTTGTCGAAAACGCCGAGGACGAAATTCCCTTTTCCAAAACATGGTTCGAGAGTTAATTTAGGCGATTCATAAAAGTTCTCTGGGAGTTTTTCTAACATATCTTGAACTAAAAACTCGGGAGTGGATACTTCGGCGTTTTTGCGTTTTTCCTCTTTGGACGGAATGAAATGTTTAGCAATCAATTCGCGAAGTTTATATGGAGGAGCATGTGAATATATTTCACGAATGTTGTAAGCTATTTCTGCGTTGTTGTCGATAATGTTTGACATTATATGCGTAAAATATTGGTAACACTTTAAGTTGGTTTCATTGAATTCAATTTTTGAGAACTTTTACTACGTTCTCGTTGAGAATTTGCGGTTTTTATTTTTAGTATATTTTGACCGAGGGTTGATATAGAATATATCGGTGATATAGGTAAATATCTAACAATATACTTCATTGTATATATTGTATATATTATATATTGTATATTGTATATATTATATATATATATATATATATATTATAACTAATGTTAAGGAGAATACAATCAAATATATTAAGGGGAAGAATAACACCAAAAATACGAGGACCAATAAAAGGAACAATGTCACAAAATTCAGAACTACTTACGCCAGAACAAGAACAATTAAAAAATAATATTGTAAATATTATTAATTTATTTACATATTGTTTTTATATTGAAGTTAGTAAATTTGATAAGTTAATCATTCTGTTTGACAATACCGTTTTTGCATATAAAAAGATTTCTTCAGAAAATACCGAAGAAAATACCAAATCTAAAACCAGTTTAAAAGCCGTTCTTGAAACATTATATAGAGACATTCAAGAAACACATATACGTGTGTTTGCAGGAATGCTTACATTGAATTTAATTCAAAGTTGTAAACATTGCGAATTCATCTATAAATTAGTAGCTCCAAGTGGTGGTAAAATGACTGGTGGAAACGTTGGACATTTTTTCATAATTTTAATGTGGATATTATACGGCACTTATTTTTTATCAACCGGAATACTTAACCAAACTTCCATTTCATCACAAGATGGAAATAATAAAGTGGTTAAAGTTCCTCAAGATGTAGTAGGTAAACAATTGTATGACGAATATCGTGAATTTGTTACAGAATTTACAACAGCATACAACAAACAAATTGTATCACAATTGCGTGGTACAGTGAGTGGTATATTACCCATTACACTTAAAGAAACAAATGAAACTTTAACCATAAATTTACCTCCAAGTAGCAATCTAATAGACAAAATTCTAGCAGACATAAAATCTTATAATGCAACGCAAAATATTATAGATTATTATATACCTAATGGAGAAAGTGTGGTATCAGTAATTGAAGAAGCTATCTTATTAGCATTTGTAAATTCAGCAGCAGAAAAAATGTCAACATTAGATATTAAAAATATTGCTCAAATAGCAAATACCGCAGCAACAACAACAATGGTAGTAAAAACCGCTGTTGCGAGTAATATTGGAACAACTACGGTGGTAGTACCACTAGTTACACCCCCAATACTTAAAAATTTAGCGACTGCGTATAATACATTTATTGATGGAGTTGCATCAGTAGAAAATCGTATTAAAACAGACTATGATAACCTTATACAAACTATTACACTCAGACCTAAAGAAAATATAGCAGAGCTGAAAAAACTAATAACAAACATAGAAAAGTACAACAAATTTATTGAAGATACAAAAACCTCTCATTTAAGAGGAACATTCCATGGTACAGTGGAAGATTTACTAAAAAAAAAACCAGTAATCATTGATGTAAATACACTATCAAAAAATAGGATAACCGATGAACAAATTGACAAATTTATAAGAGGTATTGAAGACCATGTATTAAAGTTTGCAGTCAATGTATCATACGAAATAACATACGCCAGTGGTGCAATTATAATGAATTTTTTAAAAAATATAATAGCTGATATAATAAAACAACAATTTAATAGTTCAATTGGTTTGGCTGCATTATTGATACCGTTAACTATTTATTGTTATGGAATTTTGAAAAAACAACCTACAGAAATTAAAAATCCTAAATCTGATAATGATACTAAATCTAATACTAAATCTAATACTAATACTAGCACTAATAATACTACTACTACTAGTCCAACAGGTGGTAGAAAAACGAAAAAACCAAAACATCTTAAAAAGAATAAAAAAACACAAAAGAAAAATAAATATAGTAGAAAACTACGTAAAAATAGTGTTATATTATAAATAACACAAATCAACCTATGACACTTTTAGACAATGTATTTTTTATTAATTTAGAAAAACGACCAGACCGACTTGCGCATGTAACCGGCGAACTCTCTAAAATAGGCGTCCACGGAGAACGTGTCAATGCAGTTGAAACCCGGGACGGCGCAGTCGGATGCACAATGAGTCATATAAAATCACTGGAGCTCGCGAAGCAACGCAATTTACCTCACGTTTTCGTTTGCGAGGATGATATTACATTTTTGAATCCTCAACTTTTGTTGGAAAACATTGCTAAATTCGAATCTTCTGGATTGGATTGGGAAGTTCTCATCATCGGGGGGAACAATGTCCCTCCCTATGTGCAAATATCGGACTTTTGTATTCGCGTCAGTAATAATCAAACCACTACCGGATACATTGTCAAACAAGAATTCTATAACACTCTTATCGCGAATTTCAAAGAGAGTGCAATACGATTGCTTCGAGAACCTGCGAACCGAAAACAATATGCCATTGATATGTATTGGAAATCACTGCAAACCAGTGGTAAATGGTATATGATTACTCCTCCCACTGTAGTGCAATACGAAGATTATAGTGATATCGAAAAACGCAATGTAGACTATCGTGGATTGTTGTTGGATTTAGACAAACCATGGCTGTTTCAACGCCCTGCTCCCATGACATTTTCATCCATTGGTCAAGTGCATAAATGAAGACAATACATTCTTGTTTTTTTCGGCATAGGCCATCGTCTGCAAATTGGATTGATGTTGTCTTTGCATCATTTTTGCTTGCATCTCGCGTTCTCTGGATGCAAGCATCGCTTCGGCCTGTTGTTTTTCAATGGGTTCTCCTAAATTACTTCGTTCTCTTGAAAAATGGTCGACGGAGGAATATTTAGGCATTTTTGAATAATCAGATTCACTCACCGCGAACACGGTTTGGTCCTTATGAACTTTTCGTAAATCATCGAATTTTAATTTACTAAAAGGGTCGCACGATACATAGTTGTCATTTGCGTCGTCATCTTCATAGAAATTGCCTCCATGAACCCCAGAAGAATTCATTTCTGAAACGCCTAAATATTTCACCATCCCCTGGTTTTTTTGTTTGATGTTCTCGAAAACTTCGCCGATTTGTTTCGCATTGGTTGCCGATAAATTATCATAGATAGGTTCATTCGAAGAGAACCAGGCGTTTTTGTCGGCATCGGGTTTTTTCACCATGTTTTCTTCGAAGAGTTGGTTGAATTTTTGTTGGAATCCAGTGGAACCCATTTTTTCAATGACTTGATTGATTTGTCCGGTCGTTGATTTAGGCACATTTGGTAAAATATATTGAGAGTTCTCTGGAGTAACTTGGATATCTTGCCGGTGTTGATGATTGTAGTATTGCACAACGACATCCAGTGCTTTTTTGTAAAACAGGAAATAACTGGCATCTAAACGTGATTTATCTGGATGCAACATGAGAACCTTTTTTTTAGCGTATTTGAGTTGTTCTAGTGTAATAGTGTTGTGTGCATTCATATCGAATAAGCCTAACAGTTCATCTAACGAATATTGTTGTATATCTAAATTATGTGGTTTTGATTGATGGTTCATACTAGGAGTTGCGAAAAAATATGGATTTCTAAAAACGCGTTTGCGAATTCATCTATGTTACAAAAGTATATAAACATAATGTGGGTTATTTGTTTATAATAGAATGCCTAGAGAGATTTTGACGGAAATCAAGAGTCTCAACGATTTTTCAGAAATATTAGAATCGAATCCTGGTATCGTGATTATCAAATTCGGCGCAGAATGGTGCGGTCCATGTAAAAAGATAGAAGCGCAAGTTCTCGCATCCATGAATTTGATGCCTAGCAACGTTCAGTGTTATATCATTGACGTGGATGACTGTTTTGAATTATACGCATATTTGAAATCGAAGAAAATGGTGAATGGAATTCCTGCCATTTTAGCCTATTACAAGAATAATTTGAGTTATATTCCATCCGATAGTGTAATAGGTGCAAATGTCGAACAAGTTAATTTGTTTTTCAAACGATGTTTTACGATTGCAGGGAATTGATTTTATGGATTTTATGGAATAAATTTACACTGATTTTTTTGTAAATTTATTTGCGAGAACGAGTGGCTTTTTTTTTGGATTGTTTGGATTGTTTTCGTTTTGTGGTTTTTTTGGTTCTTGTGGATATTCCTCCGAAAGGTGCATTTCGAGGTTCAGTACGTTCTCGTTCTCCTTGTTCAGCTCTTTCACTATCTGCTGATTCAACTATGTCACGTTCTTCTTGTTCACTCCTTTCTCGTTCTTCTTGTTCAGCTCTTTCACTATCTGCTGATTCAACTATGCCACGTTCTTCTTGTTCAGCTCTCTCGCGTTCTTCTTGTTCAGCTCTCTCGCGTTCTTCTTGTTCAGCTCTCTCGCGTTCTTCTTGTTCAGCTCTCTCGCGTTCTTCTTTATCTTCTTGACTGTTACTCTCATTGTTTGAAAAACTGGATTGTAAGGAATCAAAAATACTCTTGCTATCTGTTCCCGGTTCAGTTGTTTCTCCATATGCTTCGCTATCAAATATCGTAACAACTGCTAAAATAACACAAGTCGCACCTATTGCACCGTAAGTTAGTAAAGACAAATTATTTATTTCCATGAACTATTTAATATATACAAACATTTTGTTTTTTTCACCACTCGCTAAATAATAATCCTTTGAATAATTCGGACATATATTTCGAATTTGGAGTATTCGTTATTTTTTCACATTCTTCTATGTGTTGCAATTTGTCATAATTCGAAACACTATTGTCCATTAGTTTTCGCAATAATTCGTATTTATAAAAATTCAGCGCAATTTGTTGGATTGTCTGTGCGTTTTCATTTTCAATTGGAAACCGCTCATCGAATCCTTCAATTGTTTTGCGACGCAACAAATAGCGGTCATTCAATAGTTGTTCTAATTCCGCAGTTGTATCTGTATATCCATCATGTGCAATATTTAAATCTTCTATATCAGAGAACATAACCACGCTATATAATTCCGTTTTTTTTACATGGCGTTTGCATCCTAACAAAAACAAATGGAATAATAATTTAAATGGTCTCATTAACAATATATAAGAAATACCTATATATTGTTTTTTATGTAGATTGTCTAGATATACGTTCATTGTTGAATTTTTCATACCATTTTTCCTTGACAGATTGGTCAATGCTTATATGCATATGATTTTCAAACTGTTCGGGTGTATCGAAAAAACATATATTGTTTTCTTTGCAATCCCCGGTGGAACAGGCTATTTTGAAAAAAAGGTCTTCGTCTCTGCTACCGACCTTGAATCCAGGATAATAAGAACCACCTATAGCACCCCTTATTTTAGAACCCGGGAATATACTTGTGCTATAGAATTCGATTGATTTCTTTTTGTTATTTAGCATTACGTTTATTTTGTTATATCCTTTGTCCATTCTTTTGATTTCTTCCAGCATTTTTTTTTGTTTCCTCGATACTTCATTGGAAGCGGTTGTTTCTGAATCGGAAAAAGTTTCAACCATTGTGATATTTTCGGCTAAATCATTCAGTTCTTCGTGAAATTCCATTTCGTCATACATGATAGCGCAAGTTGTTTGTTTACAAAAATCTTGTGATTGAGATTGCTTGTTACTATATGTATAGTCTTTTTTTTAAGTTATTTACAAATATATATTTGAATAGTCGCTTAGACAAAACGCATTTATTTACGCAATAAAAAATATGATGGGTTTTATATAAAAAATCCATGTATAAACAATTTCAACGCATTCTTGATAATTTAACAACTATAACACCTTTAGAAAAACAAAATGTGCAAAGCGCGTCTTCGGATGCCGATGCCGATGCTGATACCATCAATGAATCGGATGAAATTCATGCCGAACTTCCGCTAAATTATGCGAACCCAAAAGATGTCAATCAATATCATGTTATGGATACCACATATGAATACAAAAGTGCGAATTCTAAATCCAGAGAATTTTATTATTTGCAAGATGAACTGAACAAACAGTTTGATTGCCAAGGAACAAGAACGGTTCATTTGTGTATTTTTGCATTCAACGATTCTTGTTCCTTTGATGGAGAACCTTATCCTTTTTTGCAATTTTTAGCAAAAAAAGCCACTACCTATGAGTTTCCTTCATTTGTATTTGAATGTCCGCCAAATTTAGACGAAGAACAATTGCAAATCCATTTCAAAAACAATTGCCTAAAAGAAGTTCTCGATTTCTTTGTTATAGAAGGTAGTAATTATGTTACCGATAACATGAACCGAAGCTATCGTGGATTTATTGAGAATGATAATGACATTTATGCAGTGTATGATATGACGAATTTCATGAAATTACCTATGCGAAGTGTCGCTAAATCGGTCGAATGGTGCTTGTTGAGTGAACTCCGAAATGCGAATTTATCGGATGTGAGTATTGTCGATTTTTTCGATAAATACAAATACATGTCAACGATACAATCAAATAATACTATAGCACAACCGGTTGCAATGTATTTGTATGATATTGCTAAAAGAGAACTTATTGTAAATAGTAAAAATCAGTCGATTTTAGAACCTCGAAGTTCTCATCCATTGTTTGGTAATTTTTATTATTTCGTGGATTCTTGTTTGTCGTCCAATCGTGAATGTCGCAAATTTGCTGTTTTTATAGAAAATGTGGTTGAAATGAATATGGAGTTCTCTGGCGGCAGTGGTGGTGATGATGATGGACAAAAACATGATGTAGAATATATATCTGAACCAGAGGAGGAAACACTAGAAAAACCGGAAGAAGAAGATACTATGTTTGAATATTCTGATGATGAATCCCTGGATGAAATCGTCAATGACCCGTTTTCCGAAGAACCCTCCGAAGAACCCTCCGAAGAACCCTCCGAAGAACCCTCCGAAGAACCCTCCGAAGAACCCTCCGAAGAACCCTCCGAAGAACCCTCCGAAGAACCTATAACAGAACCTATATCAGAACCTATATCAGAACCCACATCAGAACCCACATCAGAACCCTCGCAATCTTCTCCAGACTATGTAAATGAATACTCCATGCCGTTTACTTCCATTATTAAATTCAAGGAGAACAATCAGACCATATGGTGTGTGAAAACCGAATCATTGTTTACAGAATTATAACAAAATTGAAACTAACATAAAACAAAAATACTATAGTATACAAGAATCGAATCGCCTAAATATCCACCCATGGAAACAATAAAATCCCCAGATACATTTCGTGAAAATATCCGCAAAAAACTCAACAATATCTTGAAATGCGCTGACCCCAATATAACCATCAATCTCGAAAAAGGAATTTTCAACTACGCCATCAAAGAAGCAAGCAACCGCAAAATCGTCAAAAAATGGGAAAATCGTGCATTCACACAAATATACATCGACAAATTGCGCACCATCTATATGAATCTGAAAAACCCCGATTTATTGCAACAAATAAAAAACACGGAAATAACATCACAATCAGTCGCATTTATGACACATCAAGAATTGAATCCAGTCAGATGGAAAACCTTGATTGACCAGAAAATCAAACGCGATGCTTCGAAATTCACCACGAACATTCAAGCATCTACCGACATGTTTACATGTAAAAAATGCAAATCAAAAAAATGCACTTATTATGAATTACAAACCCGTTCCGCGGATGAACCGGCTACTATTTTTGTCACTTGTTTAGATTGTGGAAAACACTGGAAATCCTAAATATCACCAGAACACTATAAAAAATTCATACAAAACGTATGAATTTTTTTTTCGAAAATATCAATCGCCACCGCCTAAAGTATTTCTAAATCACGTAAACGCCAGTATTCGCACCCCCCGTTTGGTAAGGGCCGTTTTACAATAAAAGGAATCATTTTTTGCTCTAATTCGGAAAGTGCAATCAAATACCCGTCAATGACATTGTTTTCCACTTTCACAAAAGGCTTCGCACCGGCATTGATTTGTTTCGCGCGTTCTCCTAAAATACGGGCTTTTTCGTATTTTGTCAAAAACGGCAATGTTTTGTGCAATGGGTCGATAATAGTCCCGCCCGAATCACGAACTATAACACATAATGATTCTATTTCATCGTAATTATGCTGTTGCATCTCCGGGTGAAAATCCGATATGACATTTTGTTTCAGATTTTCATCGAATTTTTGCAAATAATTTTCGTCGTCATCGTCGTCGTCCGAATCATTGTCTGAATCATTGTCTGAATCATTGTCCGAATTTGCACCTTCGGCGTATTCATTTTTTTCGGATGACTTTTTGAATATTTTTTTTTCAGGTTCGACGTCGTCATCATCGATTGATGCAATCGATTCGTCATCGTCATTATTCGCATATTCGGATTCACTCGCTTCAGAAGATGTTGCCGTACTCTCCGTTGCATCATCTTCTGATACGACTTCTTCTTCCATTGTTTTTTCAAAATCATCATCTGCGTATTTTTCGTCCATTATGAGTTATAGTATCTATATATATATATATGATTGTGTCTAAATATATTTGAAAAAAATAATCAATTTTGTACACCCCCCGTTATTTGTTGTCGTCGGTTTTCCATACTGTATTACATGTAACGCAAATATATAAATATTTCAACGCGTCGTCATCGTATCGCATGTAAATAACCTCGGCTGGATTTTTAGCAGAATCCGAATTGGTAGAACACCCACCGTTAGGACATTTGACATTGTAAATACGTGGAAGAGTCGGGTCTTTTTTTGTATATTGATTAATAATATGATTGAATTTTTGTTCCCCCTTTTTGAAATGTGTTTCTAATACACACACGCTTTCCGCCGTAATGGTTTCATCCTTTTCGCCACAATTTCTGCAATAATAAATCAACTGATTTCCATCAGTATCCCCCACGCTTATGTAAAGCATATTATTACAATTTGAGCAGAATTTCATGATTATTATATAATAATACCGTTTATTTTTTATATACTATTTATTCAATAATACCATTCCTCCATTTTTCAATTTTATACTCCCTACTAAGAAAATTAACCGTCGAAAAATCGCTATTTTTGAAAAACCAACGACAGAAAATTGATTTTTTCGAGGATAAAAATATATCTATATACAATATTATTCTGTGAAAAATGGACGTAACCAATAATGAAATTACGTTGAAAAACAGCTTAGTAGGAGGCACTGCAAAAACAGCCATCAAAAAACCCGCTAAATCATATTCGGATTTCATCAATTCCCACTATGTCACAAAAGACGACGGAAAACCTATCACAAACACGAGAATGCCGAATGACCAAAACAAAGGCGGTTCTTACCATATCGATGAGAACGAATACCCAGATTTCTTGAAATTGTATGCAAAAGAAATTCTGGTGAAAAACATTCATGAACATTTGACCGAGTTACAATTGGAGTCAAATGGCCCCATATTAGTGGATATCGATTTCCATTATGATTATTCCGTCACGCAAAAACAATATGAACTATGTCACAAAGAAGAAATCATCGAACATTATTTAGAAGTATTGAAATCGATGTATCAATTTGACGAAACCACGAAATTTCGCATATATGTCCAGGAAAAGGATGCAGTCAATCGAGTAGAAAAGAAGAATATAACAAAAGATGGCATTCATATTGTTATAGGAATCAGTGCAGACAAGCAGACTCAAGTCGATTTACGCAAACGAATCATCGAGCTGGCGAGTGAATCTTGCTCAGAACTACCGATTATCAATACCTGGGACGATGTCTTTGATAACAGTGTTACAAGCAGAAGCACCGGATGGCAATTGTATGGCTCGAGAAAACCACATCATGACGTATACAAATTGACCCATATCTACGAAGTCACTTACGACGAGGAAGAGGACGAACTCAAAAAAACATCGATACCAGTCAGCAATTTCGACATCATCAATAATTTGTATGAATTATCCGCCAGATGCACCACTCATCCTCAGTTTTTGTTCAAATCCAGCTATTTAAATAGTCGTCCTCCACCACCCCTAGCAACCCCGCAATCCGCAAGACGGTCTCAATCTCGTCGCACCCACAATGGCGATAATACCCTAAACGCATATGTTTTAGGGATAACCAATCAAGAAGAGTTAGACAATGCCCATGCCGAATTCATCGACACCCTTTTACCACAAGAATATGATATACGCGAAGCGAATGAATATACTATGATACTACCGGAAACTTATTATGGAGTAGGTTCATTTGCTAAATGGATTCGCGTCGGATGGGCGCTGCGAAATATCAGCGACAAACTTTTGATTGTATGGATTAAATTCAGTGCGCAGGCAGCAACCTGGTCATTCGCAACCGACATTCAAGATTTGTATGCGAGATGGCAGGATTTCGATTTGAAGAATCCGAACGGTTTAACAAAACATTCTATTATGCACTGGGCGAAACAAGATGCAGCCGATTTATACAAGAAGGTTCGTGCAAATAGCATTGATTATTACATTGACCAAACCGTGAAAGCAATCACCGTCGATAACATCAGCAATGACAAAAGTTCTCGTGGATGCACGGATGCCGATATAGCAAATGTTTTATACCAAATGTTTAAATCGGACTTTGTTTGCGTGAGCATTAAAAACAATGTATGGTATAGTTTAAAAAACCATTTATGGATTGAGAATGATTCCGGAACTACTCTGCGAAAAGCGATTTCAACACAATTACGTGATTTATACTGGACTCGTGCACAGGCATTTATGGAGCAAGCCGCGAATTTGAATCCACCTGACGAAGAACGTTCAAAACGGTTACAAGACGTTGCCGATAAAATCTTGAAAATATGCGAACGTTTAGGTCGTGCCAATGAAAAGAAAAACATCATGACAGAATCGAAAGATTTGTTCTATGACAGTAATTTCATGGAAAAACTAGATACCAATCCTTATTTATTATCTTTCAAAAATGGCGTCGTGGATTTCAAGCAAAAATGTTTTCGCAAAGGGTATCCAGAAGATTATTTGTCGAAATGCACAAAAATTGATTATATCCCCATCGATGAAGAACGCGATGCAGAAACAATTGCCGAAATTCGCGATTTTATGCGCAAATTGTTTCCCGTCAAGGAAATCCACGATTACATGTGGGACCATTTAGCATCTGTTTTAATAGGAACTTCTTCAGTAAACCAGACATTCAACATGTATATCGGGGAAGGCAAAAATGGTAAATCGGTCTTGATGGAATTGATGACGCTGTGTTTAGGAGAATATAAGGGCGATGTTCCGTTGACTTTAGTCACTAAAGATAGGGCCAAAGTAGGTGGTTTAACACCAGAATTACTGGCATTGAAAGGCGTTCGTTACGCAGTCATGAATGAACCGTCGAAGAATGACCAGTTGAATGAAGGCATCATGAAACAACTTACCAGTGGGTTAGACCCAGTTCAAGCCCGTTCTCCATATATGTTACAATCCGTTACTTTCATTCCACAATTCAAATTAGTCGTCTGTTCGAATGAATTCATGGTTATCAAGAGTCAAGACCATGGCACATGGCGTCGTATTCGTGTGGTGGATTTCATGTCGTATTTCTATGATAAAAACGAGGCGCGTGATGGAGAAAAAATATATCAATATGAGGCAGACTCCTTTTTAAAAGAAAAATTCAACCGCTGGAAGTATGTGTTTAATTCCATGCTGGTAGCGATTGCTTTTAAAACAAATGGTGTGGTGAAGGATTGTGCTCCAGTCATGGCGTCCAGTAATTCCTACAAAAACAGCTTCGACTATATCGGCGATTTCATCCGTGACAAAGTCGTTGTGGATACTACCGCAAATGGCAAGGTATTGAAAAGTGAAATCACCACCGAGTTTACGCTATGGTATGAAGAAACCTATGGCCGTGATACCCGCGGCCGTCCTAGTGCAAAGGAAGTTCATGCTTATATGGACAAACGCTTCGGAAAATACGAAAAGAAGAAGGCATGGCTAGGTATTCGAATTAATTACGACAAGCGTTCGGTGGAAAATTCGGATGTTGATGATAATGATGATGCAGCCGATGAGAACGATGATATCTCTACAAATGATTTAATAACATAGACCGACCGAGTCACCGACCGAGTCACCGACCGAGTCACCGACCGACCAAACCAAAACAAAAAAACTACTTCAAAAAATAGTATAGATATTATATAACTATCATGTGTAAACTTTTTTTTACATTGCATGATGAAAAAATATCGGAACATATCAAAGAGTTTTTAGCACAATCCAAACAATCCCCAAACACAAAATGCAATCAAAGCAAAGATGGATTCGGTCTAGCCTGGGTGAATCCAGATACAAACCGTTTCGAAATATACAAACAACCATTTTCTTATGACAAGGATGAGAACATAGACAATGTTATCAAAACCCTCCCTAAAAAAATGGTAATAGGTCATATTCGCGAAAAAATATACGGCGATGAATCCTATGAAAATACCCATCCATTTTTGCACGACAATAAAGTATTCATGCACAACGGTCGCATCATCGATTTCGAAAAACACGCGAAATTCATAAAATCCTATATTGCACGCAAATTCCACCATTCTATAAAAGGCGAAACCGATAGCGAACTCCTTTTTTATTTGTTGTTGTCATTCATGGAGTATTGCAAAAACACCCCCGCCAACCACAAAAAAAACACCACACGAAAACGAAGACCCATCGCCAGAATCCTTTCAAAAAAACAGATTCAGGAATATGAAAAAATCAACGCATCGCCCCCCACACAGAATGACGCAATATCCATGATGTTCCGTTTTTTTCAAATGAATTCTATAGCACTTAATGCAAATATTATTTATTCGAGTCCATCCGAAACGATTATCACCAAATATGCTTCACCCGACGTAGAGCATAACCCATTGTATCTAAATCGATGCAATGCAAAAGGTATTTTGATTACAACAAAACTGTTACGTAATTACAATTCTGCGGTTATCCCAGATAATACAATGTTACGCATTGATTATAACACTGGAACGATACGTGTAAACAAAATACTGTAAGTGACAACAATGAAAACATAAGGTGTCATTGTTGTTTATATGAAAACCGATAGCACAATCAAAATGATAATACCAATATCCAACCAACTTAAATGGGGAAATTTCCAAAAATCCGCTGAATTATAGGGTTCACCAAATAACAACGCATTCATATATCGATATACGTAAAACAAGACATACTCCAATATTTCTACAAAAATAAGATACAGCCATACCACTTTTATCACGACTAATTTATGCACAAGTGATTCATTGCTACCCCATATAACAAGAGCACATATAATAATTACTGCAAACAATATCCATCCTAAAATTTCATTTGCTTTTTTTAGGAATTCAATTTGGTTATTCAAATTTCTGTATTTTTGGTCATCCACTGAATGCTGCTGCGTGTTTGTATTGATTTGATTTTGTATCACAGTATTTTCATTGTCAATTCTATCAAAAATAGAAAACCCTTCAACTGGTCTAATTGTTTGCCCTATCCTTTGATTTACAATTTCGTCAGTGTTAAGTTTAGATCTTACCAATGCTGCTCTATATCCATAATTTTGGTCATTCACGTATTGCGTACTATCCAATAATGCGTTATTTTTTGTAATGAGGCGATCATTCGTTTTAATACAACTGTCTTTGAAAATGTTTAAATCACTGATTGTCGCATCTCGTAGTTTAATTATATTATCTCTATCTCGCACCTGTTTTACTTTTTCATCATATCTTTTTATAAATCTACCACATGCTCCTTTATATCGTTGTCCTTTTTTCCAGTTATTGTGTTTAGCATTTTGTCTTTTTTTCCACCTATTGTATTTATCATTATCTCTTTTTCTCCTCCTATCATCTTTAGCATTTGCTTCTTTTTTCCAGTTATTGTATTTAGCATTTTGTCTTTTCTTCTGCGCCTTCGTTAATGGTTCTATTATGTTATTATCAAAAAATGATTTCATATTATCAAAAAAAGCATATTTTAGCATATAATATTATTTCTTATAATAATACTATAAATTAAATTTTCGCATAAGAATCAAATTCAAATGGTACATACGGAATGTATTGTACCTCTTGACCATTGCATTTATCACAATTATTATTTCCATATAAGCCATTCATTAAAGTAAATCCAGCAGTTGTTCCACTAGTTGTTCCACTAGTAGTTGTTGTTGGCTTACAAACTCCAGTAGCAGAATCCCATGTTGTTCCAGCTCCGCAACAAATATTTCCAATACATGTTGCATAACCAGTTAAACTTACATTGCCATAAATATTTCCATAAACATTACCAGAATTGTCTGGTGGAACAAACAATAATTTTTGGAAATTCATATTGTCTCGTTTGTTAATTCTTGCAATTATAATGGCGATAATAATAACTGTTCCTGAAATCAATAAAGCCGTTAACAAATTAATAACAAACGGCGATATAAAAGATAAATTTCGACTTGCCATTAATAATGCTAAATATATCGATATGGCAATAATGAGAATTATCAAAATAGTAATATATTTCATATTCTTTTCACGATAACTTTCGTTCAATTGTATTAAACGTTGCTGTGTTGCATATGCATTGTCAATTCCTTTTTTTTTTTCCTCTAACCGTTGTTTTTCTTGTTGAATAATATTGTACATTTGACTTTGATTATCTAGCGCAGCGCTACTCGCAGGAAGAGCAGTATTATAAGTATTAAATAAGGTATTGAGTTGATTCTTTAACGCTAAAGTACTATCTACATTGTTATAACTACTATCTAAGCTAATTGCGCTTAAATCTACTAAATATTGTCTTTGAATGTTAAACAATGATGTAAAATCTGCAAATTGTGACATGATATATATATATTGTTTGCTATTTTATTATCTTGCTAAATATATTGCACTTACTAATAGCGTAGTTGTCAATATACTACCTGCTATATAAAAATTATTTTCTTGCAGCAATAATTGCTTTGTATCTTGCTGCATAACATTTTGTATTGATATATCTTCCATAGTAAATGATTGATTTCCACTAAAATCATATTTATTGTTATTGTTCATAATTCCATGATAATAATTGTATTGGCTTATCGTTGAGTCTATATTTCCTTCATTTGCATTCATTTGTGCGGTTTGATTTTGATAATCTTGTGCTATTTGTGATAATGGATTAATCTGTTTTTGTAATATAGCATTACGACAACCCAAACTATTTGGATATGTGCAATATTTTGCAGTAGGGTCTTCATACCCATGATTATCGAAGCCTTCTCTTCCATTCATAGTTGTAAATCGAGAAACCGAGACAGGTGTAGATGTAGAATCTTGGCCAGTTCCATCCATAGTTCCTTTTATTATTTCACTATTTGCTATATAATTCGGTACTGATGGAGGTCCTGGTATAAATTCAGATGATGATATCGTGGACGATTTTATGTTGTATGACGAATATCTCAAGACATCGTTTTTATCTACTTTTTCAACATTTGGTTTTACATTAAATGGATTCTTATTTTCGTTAAAGTTCATCTTTTTTTTTCTTATATATAAATTAGATTTTGTATTTGGAACAAATTCTGGTTTGTTTCTTTTTCCTATATAGCATTGATTTCCATTATAAAAAAACACATAATTACATGAAGGGTCATTATTACATCTTTGCGTGCAGTCATTTTCTGTATTTACAGTTTGAACATTACCATCATCTGGAATTTGACTACCTTCATTTACTAAAGATTTTCCAGGGTAAGCATCGTATTCGTTTCTGTTTGTAAGGATTGGGTTTGACCAATCAACTTGTTCTAATGTTTGATATCCTTGTGCATTTATAGCATAATAGGGAGTTTGTATAGCAGGTAATCGTGTGTCGTTTGCATAAACATAATATGGTTGTCCTTTTACTGCCGGGTTGACTTTATCTGTATATAAAAAATTGGTATTACTCAATGATACATTACCGTTTACAGTATCTGTATATTTACAACCATATACAGTTGCTTTCAATTGCATTTTACCGTCACTTGTTACTTCTAGTTTGAATTTGTTGTTTTGCGAAACTAATAATTGACTTGATGGTTTTTGTGCGTTTAATTTAAATGGTGCATTCAATGAACCCCAATTCTTATTTTCGATTGACGTGTAATGCATTAAATCTAACATGTTATTTCGAACATCTTGTATTGAAAATGATTGCCATACTACAATATAAGTTCCGTTTGATTCATAACCGCGAATTTCTACATTTCCTGTTTCTGTTAATACTAACTCGAATATTCTACCGTTGTATATTCCAGCAGTTATATTTGATATGTTCCTCGTTGTGTTATCTGTATATGTAATTATAAAATCACCCGTAGTGGATAATGAAAAATTTGATACACCTGGGTTTGAATTGCTCGGTCCATGGTTCCATATCGTTACATAATCATAATTCGAAGTATTTTGTGCAGGCAGGCTGTCTGCAACATAGCAATTATAATTAGAGGTGGTTGAATTCGTAGGTTTAACTAATGCATAATATGGTTTATTTGCTAGGTTTGCTGATACTTTACATGTATCAAATGTATGTAAGTTATTATCTAAAAGTTCCATGTTTAATACAGGTGTAGTTGAAAATTCATTGGTTCCTACGCATTTCAATGGATATGACACCGCGTTATCAATTGTAAAATTGATAAATTTATATTTATCCGTAGCCGTTCCTTCTATTTCTGTATTGTTTGCCTGTGCGGACGATGCTGTTATATTTCCTATTACACCCGATGGTATTGGTGTTGTTGTAAATGGAGTGCTTAGAATAGTTTGATTTGCGGTTTCTCTCATTGTCATATTAGTTAAAAAACCTGTAAACGTATTAGTAATATCTACTAATCTTTTATTGATGTATTCATTTATGAATGTCGTTGTATCTGTACGCATTCTCGCTCTTAATGCAATTTCATCTGCTACATCTTTCTCTTGTTGTGCGGTTTTTGCTAGGTCGTCTGCTTGATTTTTAAGCGCAGTTGATAATGTTTTTGCAGTGTTACCGGTTTCCGAGGCAACCTTTGCTGCTATATACTTACTTGATATTGGATTATTTGTATTATAAACGGTATTATAATTATTATTAACATTAGTTCTATCATCTAATACATCAGTTGCATTTGTTCTATTCGTAGTAATAGATGTTTGTGTATTTAAAGATGTTGCTTTTGGTAATGCTGTATTATCGGTATTTATTGCGGTAGTTGCATTTCCGCCAGCGGTTTCTGCATTCGCGCGACCGGTTGTTGCAATATTTTGTAATTGAGGATATATTTTATTGTATAAGTCATCATGTATCTTTTTTGCGAGGTAGTAATTATTGAATACTCCAATTCTTTGACCAGTTTCTTGCAGTTCGTACTTTCCTTTGGTGTTTTTAGCAGTATTCGCGCTTGCGATATTTTCATCGTATTTTTTTTTTTCATTCATTCTATTCGCAACTGTTATTAGTTCTTGCCATCCTGCAGATAAATCATTGACTTGAGAGACTGATATTTTTGTTATTCCTGACATATATATGATTCTTATATGATATATATATATTTATTTTTTGATTAATTTTCTAAAAGTATAATACACTAAACATGTTACAAAAATAGTCAACATTATTTTCGAAAAAATGGTTGCTGAATATTTATTGTTGTAATAATTATTCATACCATTATCTGTGCCATATAATTCAGCCAGTTTTGTATCGAGGTCTTTACGCACGTTCAAAATCTCGCCATATTTCTGAATAATCTCTTGAAATTTATCTTCGTATTGGGATTGGGTTATATTGCTGCTATCAATTGTATACGCCGCCAATTTTGTATTCAAATCAGCAATGTCTTGAATGACTATTGTTTTTGCAGCATTAACCCCTCCTAGACTAACATCTGGACATGAAGATGACTGATTACTAATTACATATTGTGCATTTGGGCTTGGGTTTGAGCTACTATGTAAATAACATGAATATATTCTGTTGAAATTGTTTATATCAGCCATTAATTTTTTTTCTAATGTCGAAATCTCGCTTATTTTCGGATAATCAGATGCCATTTTATAATATATGCAAACATTAGATTATTTTTTTTGCAAAGTAATAATAAGTAACACCGCCTAAAATAATGATTCCAGTGACAATATTGATTGTATGTAACACTGCATAATCATATTCTTTTTTGATATTTGCATATCGTTCGTCTGCGCCGTTATAATTGTTTTGCATATTATTTGCTAAAGTAGCCAATTTTTTATTTTTGCATATTTGATAATTGAAACAATATTTTTTTGAAGACGTGTCTTCCCAGAACCCAATGTCACAGTTATTTATGTATATATTTCCATTGGTTCCTCTATATGAATTTGCATCTATGTTTCCGGTAATATTTACTCCGTAACAAGATGAACATTGTGAATAGGATGCATCATTATTTAAAATCGAATTGCATACATCATCCGAGGGAACACTATATGAATTCGTTCTGTAAAAAAAATCATTCGGATTATATGCTATTGTAACAGTTGACATATGATATATGTATTTATATAATACATATATAGTTTTATAAGTAAATTTCTATACACAAATTCGATAATAAGTATAAGATAATGCTGTTGCACTTTTTCTAAATATCATACACACTTGTCCAGGTCTCATGCAAATCGCTAGTGCCTGTGGGTCGAATCTAGAAATTTCAGGTAATTGTTGGAGGGACTTAATGTTATACGTTTTTTTCATCTCCTCGATTTCGGCGTCTTTCAAAATCACTGCGGTTGGCACTAATGAATGTTCTAATAGGTTGAATTGCAACCGATGAATATTGTGTAATATTACGAAAACGCCTTCGCTATCAAACAAATATTTGATTTTATTGATGATTGTATCATTCGGTTCATCTTCGGTTATGATAATCAAGGTATCGTTTTTCGTTAAAACATTGTCAATGACGAAGAGGTCTTCGATGATATTGTCTAAATTTGGCGGACGGATTTGTTTTGCGTCTAAATAGTATTTAACATAGACCTTTTTGTCATTCGATTTGTGATTTACTAATAGGTCTAATTGTTTGTTGACATACATTGCATCGATTTCATTTATGCTAAATCCGACATATTCATTTGTTTCATAATCGAGATTGTCTAAATGTTCTAATATTGTATTTCTGGATTTGTATAGCGATAAAATACGGTTTGAATTGGACATTGTATATATATACGTTGTTGTTTTTATGTATTTGTAGTAAACAATTTATTTTTTCAATTTTGTATTGCTGTTTTGCCTAAATGTAGGATTATCCCATTTTTTTGATGATGAAATTTTTCGCGAAATCAATGAATCCTCCTCCGCCACCCGAACTTTTTTCAGATGGTTTGATGGCGGCGGGTTCTTCTATTTTTTCAGTTTGTTGAGGAACTACTGTGTCATTTCCACCACGGAGGGTGCGTATAACGGGAACTGAAAAGGGGTCTTTTTCTGCAGTATGTGTGTGATTTTCGGGTTCATCATGGATGGAATTGTCGGGTCCATTGACAATTTTGATGACTGGTGCAACTACGATGCCAGGAGGATAACCTGTGTCGGGTCGTGCAAATGCCGAAGGGGCAGGTGCTTGTAATAATGGTTTTGAAAATGGGTTGGATTGCATGGCCCGGTTGAATTCATCTTGTTTCAATAGCTCAAAGGGTAGAACTACTTGAATGGCATCATCTTCGTAATTCGATGGGTCCATGGATTCAATGGTTAAAAATTTGTCGCCTCGTTTGATAACACTATAAGGAGTGTCTGCTTTTTTACCGCCTCGTAAATAAACGATTTCACCGACGTCAAATTCGCGTTCTCCTCCTGACATAGGTGGGGATTCTTCAGGTGTCGTAGAAGCAGGAGAACCAATTGAATCAGGCGGAGATTCATCCGGTGTTGTAGGATTGAATGGTGGTGATTCTGGTGTCATAGGATTGAATGGCGGAGAACTAGGTGTATATTGTTGTTGGGATTCGGGTGTCATAGGATTGTAAGCCGGAGATGTCTGTGGATATTGTGGGGATTCGGGTGTCATAGCATTGTATGCAGGTGAAGCAGATGAATAATCAGAGAATTCAGGAGATGGTAGCGAATCAGGTGTCTCTAAAACACCCTTGTCGCGACCCAACGTTTTGTTCACGCTCGCGCGAACATCGTCAAACGTGGCTCCCGGTTTCATCATCAATTTCTCGATATTTTTAGAATACGACATGTTCTCTATTTGTGAAATATTGTCCTCTGTAATAATGCGCATTTGCATATTCGCCGTTTGTAATTCTTGGATTAACAATTTCAATGAATAAGGAATTTCTATAACACTAAATGAGCGACCGAATCGTGTCATATTTGTAATATTCATGGTTTTGCCATCAAGAGAACCTGTAAACTGAAGAGGTCCATCGGCCATAGGACTTATGAACAAGTTTTTCGATGGGTTGTAGACAGCAATCATACCGGTTTGATTGCACACCGCCATGAAATATTTATCGCCGCGTTCCATCATGGATTCTTTCAAGAAATTCGCCGCGCCATGTGATATAACACCGTCGCGTTCCATTTCACCGATACGAAGACCACCATCATTTGCACGACCACTGACTGGTTGACGGGTTAATGCTGTTTGAGGACCACGTGCACGATAATTGATTTTGTCTTTGACCATGTGTTTCAATCTCATGTAATAGGTTGGTCCTATGAAAATCTCGGTTTCGATTTGTTCTCCTGTCATGCCATTATAGAGGATTTCGTTTCCACTGGAATGGAATCCGACATTCGACAACATTTCTCCATAGACGCCGATTTTCGACCCCTTGTTATTGAATGCCGTGCAATCGCCGAATGCACCTTGTATCGCGGACGCTTTTCCCATGATACATTCTATCAATTGACTGATTGTCATACGGGACGGAATGGCGTGCGGATTAATGATTAAATCGGGGCGAATACCGTCGCGAGTGAATGGCATATCACACTCTGGAATCACCATACCTATCGTACCTTTTTGACCACTACGGGATGCCATTTTATCGCCTAAATTAGGAATGCGTTCTTCTCGGATGCGGACTTTCGCAATGCGTTCTCCTTCGTCGCCCTCTGTTATAAAGGTCTTGTCAACAATTCCCAGCTGCCCCTTTTTAGGCGTTTTTGAATCATCGACACGTTTGTCTTGACCACTGCCAGTGGTCAAACCGATTAACACCGTTTTCTCATTGATTTCGGTGTTTTCGCGAATAATGCCATGGGCGTCTAATTTATTATAATCGTAGCCAGGTTTGGTTCCTACTACATTTACAGTGGATTCAATATTCGTGAATTTTTTATCGATTATGACGTCGCCCATTTTATTGTTCTCTTCATGGGATTCATATGTAGAGTAATAGGTTGTTCTGAATAATCCGCGATTTAGGGCTCCCTCATTTATGAGAATCGCATCTTCGACGTTGTATCCAGTATAACACATGATGGCGACGATGGCGTTTTCACCATAGGCATTTTCCTCGTGGTTGATATGTTCCATGAATCGGGATTTCACTAGCGGGATTTGACCGCTATTGAGAACGACTGCGGTTTTATCCATGCGAACGTGGTGATTTGTATGATACATGGATACTGCTTGTTTACTTTGACCACATGAAAAGGAATTACGCGTGGGGGGATTGTTCTCGGGGAAAATAATCAGGTTGCACATCATGCCGAAAATGAGGGATTCGTGGATTTCTACGTGGGTGTGTTTTTCGTGGGATACCTCGTCACTATTGAGTGCGATAAGTGCATCTTCGCTTTCACTGGGGTCGATGTAATCTATCATGGCTTTTTCCGTCAAAAATCGTTCTAATTTAGCGGGGTTCGTTTCCACAGCGACGCCTTCATACAATTCAGGCAATTCACGTATTTCAGGGACATTTGTCACGAAATTTGCGTCCTTGCGTTTTTCGTTGAATCCGGTGACTAATTGTGCCCAGGTGAAATCACCGTCCAATATTTTGTTGATGACCGCTTTGTTTTCATAAGACATGCGTCCGGTGTTCTCGTCTTTGTAGAAAATGGGTCTGCACAAACGTCCGGCATCCGTATAGATGAAAATCGTGTTTTTCTTAATATCGAAAGTCGCCGAAATATGAATCGGTAGGAGTGCATTTCTTCTATAAAGCCGGATTTTTTTGATGGTTTCAATAGGTTCTCCTACAGCTCCTGCCCAATATCCATTCACTATAACTTTTGTCATTTGTCCCAGGACATCGGGTCCACAATCTTCTACCATTCTCATCGACGCTTTTTCGCGCAACCATTGTATAATAGGTTCTCTTGACATTCCTCTGGATACATACGTAGTAATTGCGAGTTGTTTGTGGAGACCGATGTTGCCACCATCCGGGGTATCTATGGGGTCAATGAATCCCCAATGAGATGTGTGGAGAACACGAGGTCCTACGAGTTTTACACTGGCGTCCATGGGGAGATTCGTTTTGCGTAGATGACTCAACGCTGAATTGAAAGACAGGCGATTCAAGTCTTGAACGACACCGATGCGTTTTGTGTGCGTTTGTGACCCCCAGTTTCCCTTGAATGCTTTTCGGAAACCGTCTTCGACAATACGTTTTTTGAAAATTTCGGCGTGATTGTCGCGAATAAGCGCTTGTAAATTGTTCTCATAGATACCCTTGTTATAATACAATTTTTTCTCGAATTCCAAGTGAATATGTCGCTTTTGCAGCGTATAATACTCTCGGAACAAATCATTCATGAGAGAACCTACTAACTCGACACGTTTGTATTTGTAGTTATCGCGGTCGGTAGGTGATTCTAATCCGGTATATACCGACAATAATCTGAATACAATATATCCCAAATAATAGGCCTTTTGTATATAGGCGACTTCGCCGACGTGGGGGATGAAATAATCGGCTAAAATTTCGAGAACATAGGTGACGGTCCCGATTTTCGTGAAAGTGGCGATGAATTCGAGCGCGGTTTGTTGTGATAGTATACTACTTGCATCGTGGACGGATGGAATAAACAAATCTATCATACCCTCGTATTTTTCTACATCGAGTAAACACATGGTTATAATATCTTTGTCGGATACGATGCCGAGGGCGCGGAACACCACAAACAGTGGAATAGGTTTACGAACGTTCGGAATATTTACAACTAGATTTTTATTGGCATATCGAGAACCTGGTGCAACCATTTTCACGGAAAATGTGCGGATTGGCTTCGATATGTTCTCGGAAACAGAACGGATTTCGGCCGAATACAAATAGTCATCATCGTTGACATCGCGTATGTATAACATGTTGTCTGCGAATTTTTCTTGTGGGACGACGGTTTTCTCTTTTCCGTCAATGATGAAATAGCCGCCTAAATCATTTCTACATTCCCCCATGGAATAAATGGCATCGCGAGATAATCCATTGAGAACACAAAAATCGGATTGCACCATGATAGGAAATTTTCCGAGATACATCTTTTCCATGGTTGTGCTATAGATTTGTTTAGCGGGACCTACCATGGATTTAGCATTGGCTTCTCTTAAAAGAGCGGCGATGGCGGGGGTTACTTTAGCAGGAATTTCTTGTTTTTTCGGTTTGCGTGGTTTTGTGGTAGTGGCTCCTCCTGACATGGGTTCGCCGCTTGACTCAGGCGCCGACTCATCCAGTTTACTCAAAAACTCTTGCAACTCTTGTTCGTCCATTTTCATGGCGCTGATTTTGCCGGCCTGTTGTTTTTCCAAATAAGCCTGATGCTCGTGGGAATAATCTGGTTCGTGCGCATCCACGCCACCACCTGATGTAATCTCTTCTTTTTGTAAGAATTCGGGACCCAACAAAACAGGTTCTTCCCCTTCTTCTAAAATACGAACAAAATCAATATCGATATCGTAGTGAATCGTCATACCATAATTCATATTTCGCATACGAGCCTCATTCGGAAACATATAGTGCGCATTTTTATCGTCATAAATAATCGGTTTTCCATAATATATTTTCGAACCATCTTTTCCACCAAAATACATAATACATTGATATCTGTAATCGTCTATGACAATATCATATTTCGAGGAAAGTCGCAATGGATTGTTCTCGCGAAAGATTTGATGAATCCCTTTTTTGTAAAAATCGTTAAATGATTCTACATGATGGGCGACTAAACATTGTGGATTCTCTTCAAAATGTGAATTCAAGATTTTCCACAAAATTCCATTATCTAAAATAGTTTTTTGATTATCCATGTATAGTATAATTTTATATAATATATTTAGCTTTATGTCATTGTATATCTGGACCATTTTTCCATGAATTTCTACCATTATTCGACAAATCCGTTTGTTTTGTAAATTACAATTGTAATTTACAAAGAATTATTACACTCCAGTGTAAATATTTTTAGCAAACGTTTTTGTAAACATATTTAGGAAAAAAATCTACGAATACAATATAATCCACAACCAATGGAGAACTCTACTATGCAAAATCTTTTCGGCCCTTTAAGCAAAGAATATTGCTTATATTTCTACATTATATCTATCTTTTGTTTCGTATTTGCCTGTGTCATAATAGTAATGATGTTATTTATTGGTATTACTAAGCGCAAGGGTATGGATTTCTATTTCATTATGATTTCAGGAGCTTTAGGATATGGTATTTACTATTTACAAAATAGAATTTTACACAGCATGTGCATCGGTTCCATCTAAATATGCACCAAAATGATATAAACCTATTTTATAAAGGTATATATCATGACAACTTTACAACTTCAAAACATCGCTCCACCGTATACATTTGTTTCTTTAGGTACATACAATCACCGCCTCGAAAAATACGAAGAAAGCACATTGTTCCCTATAAATACTACTATAACACTGAATTCGGGCAAATTTCCACTAACTGATTACAAAGATTTACATGAGCATTCTAATCAAACCCATTGCATAGGTCACAAAACAGTAAAAATAATAGGATTCACTAATTCATGCATGGAAGGACAATTGAATAAATATGGAAATGGTAACATCATTGTAGAAGAAGTTGTTCCTGTCAACCCCTAAATAATATAGGGAAAACCCCCGTTTTTTTTATAGTTTGCAACACTATAGAAAAAATAATGGATATCTTGTACTACAGTAATTATTGCACTCATTCGAAGAAACTTTTGCAATATTTAGTAAAAGAGAATTTGACCAATCAATTGAATTGTATATGTATCGACAAACGTTCTCGCAATCCGAAAACGGGGCAAATACAAATCGCAATGGAAAATGGACAAACGCTGATGATGCCTCCGAATGTTCATAGTGTTCCGGCGCTATTGTTGGTAAAACAGAATTTTCGAGTTGTTCTAGGTGACGAAATAATGCAACTATTACACCCTTTAGTGAAAAAACAACGAGATGCAGCAACGAAACATCATGGAGAACCTAGCGGATTTGCTTTAGGAAATTTTGCGGGGGTTAGTTCCGAAAAATATACGGCCTATGATTTATCCCCCGAGGAACTCAGTGCAAAAGGCAGCGGAGGAAATCGCCCCATTTATAATTATGTTTCAGCGGATTATGACTCCATTTTGATACAAACGCCGCCAGATAATTATCGCCCCGATAAAATTGGCGGGGATGTATCTTTAGACGATTTACAACAACGCCGCAACGAAGATGTAGGCAAATTTTTTCCGAACCAGTCGCCTTATTTACCACAACAAAATAATACGTTATAATGATATAAAAATAAACATAGTTTATTTATAAAAATGGCCGACAAAAGCACTTTATTGAGATCATTTAATACCCACCTTTTCGAATTTTTAGACGATATTATTCGCATTTTCCCGGACAATGTAAACCTTCAAACCGCAAAAACATCATTTCAAACAATCAAACGCGCAAATCCGACTGCTATTGCAAAAGTATGGTTTTCCTATATCTACATGCCATATCGCGAGGTAATTGACAGTGGTGATATACAATTCTTTTTTCAAAAGGATTATTCCGAAGATTTATCCATTTTGCAAAATTCCGGTGAAATTATCAAAATCATTGATACGTTGAGAGAACCGGTTTCAAATATGTCGGAAACGGAAAAAGCATTTACGATGAAATACCTGCAAAATTTGAGTAAATTATCCATGTTATATAGTTCTATGTAATAGTTTTAGTCAAGATGATATCCATAGTTCATATAGGTGCCTCGGTGGTCTTCTTCTAAATAATTATGTGTATAATGGATTACTTTATCATCGTGGTCGTTTGATGCGTCATCTGGGCCCATATCCATAAATAGTTCTATGAATTCGATTACCGATTCATGCAATAACACAAAATAATCAAATAAGTTTTGTATGTTCATTTATAGAAAAATATAAATACTCGATTTTATATTTTTTATGCAGATAATATTTATTCATTCGATTTCTGGATAATTATCAAATAATCTGCCAATATACAAATTGTCGTCGATATAATTTAGAACAAATATATATATATTTATATAAATGATTGGTAATGATGAAACAGTGAAATCAATGGACAAACCTGAAACAGGTATATCGTTAGAACTGGGAGATATCATACAAATTAATTCACCATCCAATGAAGAATATCACGAACAGACGTTTTTGATTCAATACATCGACAATCACAATATCCATATTTTGAATATATCCACTTATCAAGAAAAGGTTCTAAATATCATTGACAATAAACATTTATCAGATGAATCTATTACACAAATCAAATTATTATCCCGTAGTAATGAAAAAGGATATGCTAGACAAAACAATTTGTTACCCGATACCTGGATCGATATTCATTTCGGTGGAGAATTTCCTAGCGTCATTACCGGAAAAATAACCAATTTAGAAGAAGATATGATTGAAATTACTAGCTACCCGGCTATCAATGTGTTATACATTGATTTCGAATATCAGGGTGTTCCAAAAGACATTCCGATTGATTCCATCGTTATTCGCGAACGCCCAAGCAGTGTAGAGGATATCACAAAACCAGACGAAGAATATGGATTTCCAAAAGAGGCGACGAATGAATCCACCGAAGCAACCATGGAATTTACAGATACTGGGGAATCGATTATATCCATCCCAGAATCCGCTAAACCAAATGAGAACATTCACGAAGTATTACAGCATATTTATTTAGATGCATCCGATATTTTCGACGATGAACTTGAAGACATCACCATCGAGGTAGAAGTCCCGGAAAGTCAGCGCCGGTATGGTATCGACATGCAAATCAATGATTTAATGGACGAATTATTATCCACGGTCCCGAACGTCAAACGCACAAAACGCGTCATGGATAATTTGTCGTTGCTGATTCAGCGTTTCAAAGAACTCCGGGAGAAATTCTCGAAATTCGACGAAAACGGAAACATCGTCGATTTTGTCAAAAAAGGCAGCAATTATAAACCACTCGTCGAACGATTACAAACCCTAAACACAAAAATACAATGGATTGTTCCCGTGGTATCCAATCGAAAAAAGCTATATCCAATCAATAATATCGAATTCGAAGATGACATCACAAACGTTGATTTGAAAGACATCCTCCGAGAACAATTCGATGAACAAAAAAATTACATGAAGAATGTCAGTCTAGGTGAAGGATTGAAATACGTCAAATCGTATCAATCTCTCGCAGATATGATGACCCCATTCGAAGACCCATTGCGACCAGGAACCTTGTTAGAAAATCACGAGATTCAATCGAATATTGATTGTATCGTGACTAATCTCCAGGATTTCTATAGCACAACTATAAAAGCGTCTGGTAAAAATACAAACAATAATCAAGTCCGATTTTTGATTCAGAGATACAATCTCGGACTATCCAGACCAGATTCTATTGCACTAAAACACGGCAAACATGTATATGTTCGCAAAACGATGATGCCTTCCGACCATATTCATATGAACTCCTTGATATTCTTACCAGAACCGGTCGTGCATGCATCTCGCGCAGAATTACCTGGAACGAACATTTTGATGAAATCGCAATTAGGACAGGCCCATTTACAACTGTTTCGACTTTTGAACAAGCGCACGCAAATCAATAGTCATGTCATTGAAAACATAGATCAAGGAATTGTATACGAAGATGATGCGGAACCTAAGAACGAACAATTCGAATCGAAAATGCGGTTCTTGTCCGGAATTGTCAACCATGTTGTTGACGAAGACGCATTAGAAAATGTCTCCAACAATTTGTATGAAAAATACCTAAATAACATATTGCCAGAAACCCGAATACTAATTCAAATGATGCAAAAATACATGAAAACCGACCAATTGTCAGTGGTGGATGCCGTCAAAATTCTCGAACCCTTTTTCGTTTATCCAGAAGACATTTCGTATGAACAATACAATAGTATTCGATATTTCATGAAAAATCAATTGAAAACCTACAAAACCGAACTGGCAAAAAAAGAACAAGAATCTCTAAAATACCGCAATGCAACGCCGTTTAGATTTACAACACGAAACAATACCACCGATTTCAAAAACATTGTCGTCTCCGCGTTCTCTGCAAAACCAGATTATCTCGACGTATTTGCCGATGCATACAAAATCAACAAGGACAAACTCCCAGAATATTCCAACAGTGAAATCATCTCAAAAATCATGGAGATGGATGAAGGAATTATGTATAATACATTGTTGTCTCGCATGGTTTTGAATTTAGTAACGCCAAACAAACTATTAGATGACATGGAACAACCGCATGTAGAAGATATGAACAACATCGACAAAATCAAACCCACCGATTGCGCACGCAGATTTATGACGAAAAAGTATTCCTCCATTTCGGAAATGCAAAAAGACAACAACAAAGAAGATGTCTATTACGACAAGGAATTCGACGACACTCCCTATTCTATTTTGAAAAAATACGAAGACAAGCGCAAGAAGCTCCTGGCCGAAGATTTCGTCGACTTTTTAGCGGAAAATCTGATTCAAAAACACGAATGCAATCCAGAATTGGCAAAAGAAATGGCGGCCACGCTAATCGCTGGTAAAAAACGCGTCCGTGAAGGAGAATATGCTATCCTGGAAATAACGCCTAAATTACATTCCGAGATGGACAAAACAAAACTCACCAAAAAAGAACTCGAAGCCATTGAAATCGAGGGAAATGCACGTCTAAAACATCATTATTACAAACGCATGAAAGAACACTGGGTTCGCGATGAAACTGTAAACGAAGAATCCTTCATGGATACACAATCTCTTTTTTGCAATATCGACGCAAAATGCTACAAAAATCCAGCCAGTCAACAATGTGATACTATGACACAAGCCTCCGACCATTTAGAACGCATTTCCCGTGAAAAAATAGAAAAAGAATTCGAAAAACGCATCATTATGACAACGGAAGAACTCGAAAAATCCCTGGAAAAAACCCTGGAAACAAACCGCAAACAAATTTCGAGAAACGCGAATTTGCGCCACATACAAGCCTACAAACAAAATCTGGTTTCCTATGAATTAGGGAAACTCACCAATGAGAACGAAAGTATAATATCTCCGCACGCGACCCTTTTAGACAGTATTCTATATCAAGACGATTTCATCAAAAAACAAACCGATATTGCATGGTTTGCAGGCGAATATTGTAGAGAACCCATGGTCGCCGAACTCCACGATAATGCGCACTGGTTGTATTGCAAAGAGACAAACACAAAATTATTACCTATTACACTGAAAACCCTAGCCCATGCATTTTTATACGGAGATTACAAAGCAACCCTCGATGAATTGTGTCATAGTTATGGTCGCTTGAGTGACGATGGCGATTCCATCGTTGATAAAAACAGTGGTTATGTGTTGCGAAAAATCGATTTCGCAAATGAAGACGAATATGACGACGCTGGTTTCAAAATAACTTCGCATTCTATTATCGAAAAAGACCTGGGACAACAAATTTCGGAAATCCTTTCGAAAAAAGTCCGCGTGTTTGATGACCCTGTTGACCAGATGGCGTATAACGTTTTCATGGCAATCGCGACAAACGCGGGTATACCACACGAATCGATTGAAGATTTCGTCTTGAGAGGGTCGTTAGAACTCATACGTAATCGCGCTGTGGTGATGCCTGAAGATGCCTATAACAAAAAATCCGACGAAATCGCGAAAAAAACGAACAAAGTTTCCGTCCCATGGCCGATCTACCGTAATCAATCGATTATTTCCATCGTGAGTGCGTTTGTGTTGATTTCAGCGCAATGTATGATACCATCCATCAAAACCCGTAAAACCTTCCCAGGCTGTGTAAAATCATTTTCAGGATATCCGATGACTGGCGTGGAAGACGTTTCCGGAATGAAATATATCGCTTGCATTCTGAATGCTTCGAAAAATGATGAAGAACCATGGGTCGATATTCAAAAATTAAACGTGGCCGCCATAGCGACTCGTATGAAAGATGTTATCGACAAATTCGTGCTAAAACGCAATGACGTTCAAGAAATGTATACAAAAAAACGCGAATATTTGTTGTTATTACCCGACGAAACCGTTCCGAAAGAACACGATGTCGCAAAATGGACAGCATTCCTTCCACCCATTGTCGAAATCCATGTTGTATCGGGTCTTCGCAATATTTCCGCGGATTTCAAAAGCGAGTTGAAAGAAACCCTGCGAAAAGGACATCGCGACCAGCATGCCGACATCAATATGTTGAAAACGAAAATCGCCGCACATGTGTATGGTATAATAGAACAAATCAACAACAGTGTTCACAGCAAAAAACTCATTTTAGAAACGGCTGCGAAAAAACCATTTTTGCAAAACGCGTGCTGCAACGAAGACAACAAATCCACGAATCCGATTTCCTATTTTATGGCAGAAAATCCGGCAATTGAGCAATACATCCATGTTATCAATGATTTAGGAAAAACCCTGGAGAACATCCGGGAAATGTCGAAAGCCCCCCTATATTATCATCCTGCATCCACCTGGACGATTTATCCACCAATGCCCACTGGACAACTGGAAACAAACATATATGCAGCATTCATCCGATATTGCAATTACGACAGACTAGGAAAACATGTCCCAGAAGATTTCAAAGCCATATGTGGCGAAAAACCCGCTGGATATCAAATGCACTGGAATATTGAAGAGAAAACCGAATTCCTGAAAAAACACGGAAAACGTTTCGATGAACCCGCTCTGCAACAATTGATGAATCGCGTCCATCATAACAACATAGTAACTATTACACAAAACGACTATGTAAATCCTGTTCTGAGACTCGCGGATTTTTTGAAGACCATGGATATACAAGAATCCGATATAATACAACAACCACTGCGCAAATTGCTAGGTGAAGTTTTAGGCGCATACAAAGAACGTGATATGAAGAAAGAGGGGTCTTCCAGTCAAATCATCAATCTACGTAAATATTTAGGAAAAGTCAATAGCGCCATGTTGAAAGAAATCGTCGATTTCATGCAAGACTATGGAAACGCGGACTTGAGAGAAATCAATAATATACAGGCATTTTTAGCAAATATTCATGTCTGGGCTATTGACAAAGACGCAGAAACCGAACAAAATGCGATTTATACTATATGTCAATTTATCAGGAACTCTATTGACTCCATGATAAAAACATACCCATCCGTCATACTGATGAATCCAGAACACGATGATGCCGAAAAACATAAACACTGGGGACTTTCAAATTATCATCGTTCGGATATCAATAAAATCATCCATAATTATTTAGCAGGTTTGAACAAATACAAACAAGACTCTTCTATTGCACGATTATTGACAGAAATCCGTCGCAATAGTGTTGATATTCACATGTTTTTGAAAAGTATACCTATCGAAACGCCTATTCATAAAAATGACGCTTATTATTTCGAATTGTTTGATAAGAAAACCTTGTTCCTATTGCATGTATACGCCTATTATTCCGTATTTTACGAATACATGAAATTATCGAGGGATGATGATATGTTACAATTCGATATGCAAGAAATTCGCAGAGAACGGAGAGAACGTGACACTGACACCCCAATCACTACCATGGATGTGCCATACGACGAAGAACAAGAATTACAACAACTGGACGTGCTGGGTGGAGACAAAGAAGCCTTTCAAAAACGAGTGTGCGCAATGATGCTCGATTTCATAGCCATTGAACAGAGGAACAAGGCGGCGCTAGACAAACCCTATGAAGAAATTTCCCGCAAAATCCGTAAATCGAAAGAGGATGAGAAAAAACTCATCACGGATTATTTAGAGAACATCGAAAAAGACGAGCGAAAAGTAGAAGACACATTGAAACAATTGAAACTGGGCCGCTGGAATGTCGGTATACAAAAAGGCGTCTTCATGTATGACAAGAATACGTATGACAATGAACGAAATGCTGCGCTAGACCGTTTAGAAAAAGATTTAGCCTATGATTTTATTGACGGGGAATTGATAGAAACAACTGTCGAAGACTTGGACCGAGAAGCAAACGAAGACGCGGAGCAATACGATGCCGAAGGGGGTGACATAGGTATGTTCGGGGATGATTATTTAGACGGAAATTATTACGGCGAAGATGGCGACGACGATTTTAGCGAAGATTAGGGCACCTGCGGATAATCATTTTGCATGTATATTATAAGAAGACCTCGGTCCCCATATGTTGAAAAATTTTGTTAGAATTCACAAGGTCAATATTGCGATTTTGATGTTTTTGATTGTGTTCTCATGCATTCATTTTTTGAAACCATCCCTATTGTACAATGACGAAGGCGGATTCCGTCCTTTCGGAGTGGGATACCGCCATAAAACGGTGGTCCCTATATGGTTAGTCGCCATTTTCCTCGCCATTTTTTGTTATTTAGGCGTTTTGTATTATTTGCGAAACGGATAATATGTTTTTTTATCCGCTTTTCCATCGACATAATTATTATAGGTAGGTTTGAATATAATAATTATATGGATTCTTCTCCTAGATTGATTGAACCAGGCGCGAAATATTTTTTGCATAATACGTTGACTCAGTGTCATAGTACTCGTGTGAATTTGTATTATTGGGGACTGAACATAGGTGTATTTGTCGTTTTTGCATGTATATTCGGAGCAGCCCTCTATTATTGTTATAGGCGAAAACTGAGCCCAGAAGAACAATATCAGAAAATGATGAAGGAACAGGCATATATCTTGTCGAAAATCAGGTTTTATCAAAACGAACGAATTGAACATCCGCTGTCGAGTATAACGAGTTTGCCGGTGGTAAAACAGAACGACGAGTTCTCACGCATGCGGGTATGACAATATGGACATCGTGATAAAAACATAGTATAATTATACTCTATACAGGGGGTATGAATATTATTGAAAATCAAAGAGAAACCATACGCAAAGAAAACAATACTGCGCAAAATGAATTCATGGGAATTATGGAAAACATGTCGAAATCCATTCGCGAATTGTCCATTGAGGAAATCTTGCATGGTGACTTGGATTTCGCCTATTTAGGAGAACGTGGATTCAATCATGTAGAAACCATCGAATTAGGGGAAGGTGAAATAACCTCTATCAAAAACCTACCAGAATCCGTTAGGTCCCTATCATGTTCTCGAAATCTTTTGACAACTTTAGAGGGTCTTCCGCGAGATTTAGAAACATTGATTTGTGAAAACAATTACTTGGGTCGATTTGATGGGGCAGGCACACAAAAACTCAAGGTTCTCCAGTTGTCAGATAATAAACTTGTGGAAATGGAGAACTTGCCGAAAGATTTAGAAGAATTGTATGTAAACAACAATCAACTCCGGGTGTTGAATCTGGAAGATTGTCCATCGCTACGAACCCTTCATGCATCAAACAATCCTATGTTAATCATAGAGCATGTTCCTGAATCCTTAGTCGATTTGCAATCGGAAAACAGTCCATTTGTCGATGCGACCCACGTGGAAGGAAGAGAACCTACCCATGAGGAAAATGTGGCAAAGCTTAATTATTTAGACTCTTTGAGAGATTATTTCAAATTGAAAGCAAAATACGAGAACGCTCTGCACGAAACCCGTAAAAATGCATACAAAGAAGCCGCCTCAAAAGCCATCGGACGCAAATTACTGAAACAAATCAAACCGAAATGCGTGAATTGTCGTCGCCCAGTGGGAACGATTTTCGAATTAAAAGACGAACGATATGTGGCCATGTGTGGCGACCAGAATCGCGCAACGAAATGCAATTTACACATTGAATTGTATCGTGGCGGGTTCACGAACGAAGAATATCTGGTGTATTTGTTCAAAGAACAAGTCGAAACCTTGAAAGAATCCATTGTCAAACAAAAACTCGACGTCCTTTTCAGTTATAAAAACGAGGCAACAATAGCACAAAAATTCAAAAAAGAAATCGAGGATTACAATACCGACAGTTCCATGTTCAAGACATTGTTAGGGAATCACAATGAATTATACTATAACATGGAGCGTCGCGAAAAATACGTTGAAAAACTGGAAAAGATCGAATCAATGAAAACGTCGATTCAACACATGATGGAGGAATATGAAAAAACACACAATGTGCAACTATTAACGGATGCAATCACTATGCAAATACGACAATTGCAACCCGAAATAGAAAATTTGCGCAGATTGAAATACGAAATTATGGAAATGGACAATGCGATTTCGATGGGTGGAAATCCATTGGAGCCGAAAGAAGTGGTTGAATGTAGTCTTGTACAAAAAGATGTTGCTTTGTCTAAAATAGAATATACGTTTGGAGAACCTGCGAGAGTAGTCAAATTTTCCGCGAAAAAATAATAAAAATTCAAAAACCCTTAATTTTGAATTTTTACACAAGGTTTTACTCAAGGGATTTAGCAAGAATTGTAGTTACTGATTCCATCCCATACTACTTTGTATTGGTTTGCCCATGCCTGTTTGTTGCATGTGGCTGAATTATTTGCACTCCATCCTGCATTTGTGAAATCGATGGATTTATTCGATGAATCGTATCCAGGAACGCTTGTGGTAAATAAAACACTTCCATATCTACTGATGATAGTCCCTGTATTTACAGGATTAGTTACTGGTATAACACAACTTTTATTGTCAGCAGCCACTGTCCAATAATCTGGACATTGATTTGCAATCGGAGGATAGACTACTTTGTTTTTCAGGTTTCGAAAACCAAGACCTATTACAGTTAAAATAATAATCAATACAACCACCGCAATGGCCAGAACAATCATTTGAAATTTATCCATTGTATAGTATGTATTTACATATTTTTTCGGGGGACATTTAGCAACAATATTTATCTATAGACATTATAGATAATGTCATTATATCCAACATCATTAGAAGATACCTACAATACTATTTTGAACACCGCTAAATATAATGGTCGTGTAGATATTATTACAGAACCGCCTCCAGAAGTTCGTTTTCAGATGCAGGAAAAAATAGCTATACAAAACAAGGCAACTACGTATCGCGATGCTTTGAACGGCACCTGGGAGAACAATAAACTATCACAATTGTTTTTCTCCCAGGACAATGTTCAAATACTGCAAAACGGTATTCGCGCAGGAGTCTACAAAATGTCGGGAGCGCAGCAAATCGTCGTCCCGCCACAAAATATAGACGCGCTCAAAATCGTCATGCGCAGCACCTATTTGCAATACGCCGAACATTATCCAAACAACATAACCGAACAAATCCAGCGCTTGAATGATATTGTTCTCGATTATTGTGTTAAATTTGTTTATGGAGAAGCCGTCGCTTATTTGAAATACATGCAAGACCAGAGTAGTTTAGTCATGCCATTCGACATTCCACAACCAGTCGACCGCGCATACAAACAGTTAGAATTGAAACCATACATGTAAGTAATATTATTTACTTTCGCATTGGCCGATTCTTTCTCTTTTTTGTATGGCGACTTTTACCTCCATGACGCGAATTGCTTGCTGTTTTCTTCGCAGTGTTAGCCGAACGATTACTTTTCATACTAGACGCGGAAGATTTTAATTGAGGTAATTCAAGTATTTTTTGATAAAATGACTCATAAAGAGAATTTTCAACGACTTGTGTAATCTTATCCTTAATTCCTTCTGGGTTTTCAATTATTGATAATTCATGTAATTTTTGCGCGGCTTCATAGTAATTTTCAAAATAGAATAAATTTTCATGCGTTTCGGGTGAACTTTTATATGTTTGACCATCTTCGCTTATTTTATGGATTAGAACATAACATTTTTGTGTTGGGCTATTTTTATTTATGTAATCAAGCATTGACATACCAGCAAATACATCACCCTGTCCATTGTCGCCTATAAAAACGAAATTATACTCAGGAAATATTCGAAAATATTGTGTGAATCTTTCGAATTTTAATTTTCCATATTGTTCGTATGTTTCCTGTGACAAAGGATTTCTAGTAAGAACGACTCTCTTAGAATCAGTTCCTTGTATAAAACCGTATTTTTCTCCTAATATTTCATGCAGCGTAGCGTTGTTCAATCTATTAAATTTCAGACAACCAGGTGTAGCTGACAAAACTGTAGAATATTTAGCATGGTTATTGGGTATAGTTTCGTAAAATAAATTGTAAAAGGAGTGAATACCCGGATAGGGCGTTTTTTTTGTCCATGACAGGTCTTTTCCAGCTATTCCATTCATTAAAATATGTCCCGGGTGCGGAAATAAAGTATCATCTATATCAGTGAGAATGTGCCATATATTATTTTCTAATTTTTTACGTTTAAATATTTGTAGCAATGCTTTACCAAGGAGTGTTGCATTTCCATCTATATCAAAAATTATTTCTCTTAAATCACAACCAATGTTTTTAGGCGTGTATCCTAAATTGCAATATGAGCAATTTACATCTTTTGCTAAATTTGTTTCTAACCTGGTTTTTAATTCAAATACATCTGTATTTGGGGCATTTTTACAATATTTTAGCAATAATTTTATTATGGTTTCTTTTTTTTCTGTTAAATCTTTGTTGCTTATAAAAATGGATTTAATCTGTTCGTAAATATTATCAACCGTCATTTTAACGGATGCACTCATTATATTATATAACTATATAATATAAAGAATGGCCAAATTGAAAGAAGATAATATGAAGAGATTATTTGCAGACCTCACGGAAGCTATGCCAGATGAGGATAATTTCAATAATGTAATGATTAACAATAAGGAAAAATTTAGTTTACCTCTGGAAATAATACGATTTGGAGTTACAATTCCAGGTAAGAATACGATAAATCATCAAATTGCGAGGGCTACAAAGAACAAAGACGACGAGTGTAAAACAAAATGTGATTTATGCACAGATAATGGGGAAAAATCTTTCACCGGCGAAGATATTGGTAGCGCCGCATACAAATTATACGAATATATAAATACACATGATAAAGTAAAAAAAAAATACAGAGAATTATTTAGCGAATTATATAAAACTACTACAAACAGTAACGGCTACACACCGTTATTTTTTGCACAGACTTGCAAACCAGAGTTTGCACAATACATGACTGCAGAATTTGCAATACATACAACTCCAGTAAAATCAGAACGTTCATCGTCATTTAAAGAAGTTGTTAATAGCGCTGCATCCAGATCCAAAAAAGCAGTATCAAATTTAGTAAAACGAGCAGCTTCGTCGAAAAGCAAGAAGGAAACGAACCAAAAAAACCCACCTTCAGCAAAGTATGAAGACCTAACAATAGAAGAATTAGAAGCAAAAATACTAAAACTTTTACCATCGGAAGAATTTACTAGTGCTCATTTCGGAGACGAAACTTGGGATAATTTTATAAAAGAAAACGGAGAAAGTTGGGATAAAATAGCCGAGTTACAAAAAATACTTGATAAAAAAATACTTGAAAAAAAAACAAAAGAAACAAAAAAACCATCTTTTTTCAGTAGGGTAAGTAGGGTTTTCAGAAAAGAAAAAAAAGGCGGCAAAACCCGCAAACATAAAAAAACCAACAAAAGACGCACTTATCGTCGTAAATAAACCTATTTCTTGCGAGCACCGCCCGCTTTTTTGATTGTTTTTGTGGATTGAGCGCCACCTGCCTGTATTTGCGCACGACGGGTTTTATAACCAGTATACTCACGTTCTAAAGAATCGAGTTCCGTCAACCATATTGTTTCTAACGATGTTCCGCGCAATGTTGCCAGTTCTTTTTCGCATATATCACGCTCCTGCATGATATGTTCCGCATTTTCAAGAGTCACCGAATCCATCGGCATTTTTATCAAGTATTTGTAGTCACCGTCGATTTTGTCGAATTTACGCGTCTCCATCAGCGCAACAACATCTATTGCACTTTTACGACGCAAATCGACGACGCCATCCAGATTCTCCTTGATATACCTAGCGCGATTCGATAATTTGGCCAGTTTGTTTTCCATGTCTTTGATTTGGTGCGCTTTTCGTTTACCATAAACGCTCATGCGGACTTGAAAGAAATCTTCGATGATTTCTTCTACGGATCCATATTTGTGTAATTTCGATTCATGGTTGAACATATGCATATTTGTCGTGCTGACGGTCGTGGTTAGCTTCAACATTTTTTCAACGCCGTTGATTCCATTTGCACGTTCAGCCTCTAACTCGACCAGTTTGCCTTTCGGTAAAGTTACGGTGATATCGACTGCCACTTCGGTGCTCATGTTGACCATGTCTTTGATGGTAGGCGCGACCTTTTTACCGGCCTTGTCAACACCCCCGTCCATGAGACCTTCGAGCATCGAGATATAGGGCATTGTCCAGGTTCCTACTGGTAATTCGGTGATGCGAATCTTGTCTTCCCCTATTTTTTCGTAGCAACCCTTGATTAGATATTTTTGAGAATCGATAGGTGCAACCGAGCCTTTGAACCCCTCATAATAAGGAACAAAGGATACCCCGTCATTCGATAATCCGCGCAATTTGTTTTTCAAATACCCCACGATAGTCTGAGGATTATATGCGGGAATAGAACATGAGAATCCGGTACCGATACCTGAAATACCATTCACAAGGGCAAATGGAATAATAGGAACATAATAATCAGGTTCGACCATAGTTCCATCATCGTCTAAATAATTCAACACGGCGTCATCCATTTCTGGGAAAATCGCGCGAGTCAATGTATTCAATTGTGTGAAAATGTATCTCTCGGATGCACTGTCGTCACCACCTTGAAGTCTGGTGCCGAATTGGCCATTCGGTTCTAATAGATTGATATTGTTCGAACCGACAAAGGTCTGTGCCATATTGACTATAGCACCATTTAGACTGGCTTCGCCGTGGTGATACGAACTGTGTTCCGATACATATCCTGAAAACTGAGCGACCTTGATTTCCGATGTGAGTTTGCGTTTGAATGCGGAATACAGAATTTTGCGCAGAGAGATTTTCATACCATCGACCATGCAAGGAATCGACCTTGCGCAATCGTATGTGCTGAAATGGATGAGCTCGCGATTGATGAAATCTTCGTATTTCACGTCTTTGTGAGAAGTATCTAAATAAGCAGCCTTGTCATAATTTTCCAGCCAGGTTTTACGGTCGTCCGCGCGTTTTTTGTTGAATATCTTGTCGATGGAATCGTCACTGGATGGACCGTTGTATATAAAATCCACGAATTTTTTGTCTTCGAAGTACGACTTGAATTCGGCTGCAGTCGATGTGCCTAACCCTTTAAAATATTTGATGGTCCATCCATTGATGTTACCGCCATTTGATTGCTTCCATGTCTGATATTCGCCGTCATTGTAAAACAATTTCGTTTGCGTTCCTTTTCTGGCACGTAGAATAGGTGTATTCATGAACGATAGAAATCCAGGTATTTTGATGAGGGATGACCATTCACTATGAAACAAATTGATACACAACCCTTTGATATGTGACCCATCAGTATTGTGTACAATCATTTGTCCAACTCCTGCCTGAAAGTGATGATTTTCAGTTTCTAAATCATATACATATTGCTCTGTTATTCCTAAATCTACAATTTTTTTCACTCGATTTGGATTGTCTTGTTGATAACCTTTTGTTAATGTCAACGTGTATACTTTCGGTTTTTTAGGATTAATATTGATAGAGACACTGAATCCAATGCTTCTACATAGCAAGAACATTCCATGTGCTCCTATTTTTCCATCAATATCAAAATATCTAGATCCATTTTTACAAAGTGATGACTTACATCCATCTCCGTCATAATATCCTTCGAAAAACTCTTCTCGAATGTCTTTATCTGAATTCAATATTTCTACTGGAATTTTTTTTTTACTATGTTCGTCGTAAAACAGTGAGCGATATTTATCTATTATAGGTTGTGTAGATTTTCCTCCGTTGATGATTAGTTTATAAACATCGTTTTTCGAGAATTGTATGTTTGATGTATCACATTTTATAATTTTAAATTCATAGTCGTATATTTTTTCAATATATGATTTTGCTTTGTTCAAATAGTCTAAATTAGTATTACATATTGCCCAAGAATAGGAAGTGCGATTGAACGTATACTCATTAGGTCGATTTGACGGTTTATGACTGTATTGCCAATTATATATTTTGCAGGTACCATCTGCCCAGAACAGCCCCATAACATATGCTTCTTCTGGTGAAATACCATAATCTTTTGTTTGTATTTCTATGTTCGGTTTGTTCATACAGATTGCAATTTCGTCCAATAATTGTTCGCGCGATTTTGTGCAATAGTATGATATTTTCAAGTTTTGTGCTATTTTTTTTATTTCCGTGCTTGTCATTTTTGAAACATCGGAAATCGTATAATTATTTTCTAAAAATGATGGAAAACTGTGTAATAGTTTATCATCGAGTTGTATTGATTTAGGAGATATTTCTTCATTGTTCTCTGTGATGAGAGAATGATCTTCAGTTACATCGACGACTCCAGTATGGGTTAATACTCTGAAAATGCGTTTGTTGACTAAATGTCTGATGACACGCGCAATCTTTGTCCATCCGCGTTCTGTCCATACTTCATATTCGGTGCTTGATTCTTGTTTCTCATTTGGCATGATTTTCCAGTCATTTGAAATAGTATCGATTGTTTTGATCTCGATTTCACCGTTTGTATTTTTGAGAAACAATGGGGTATCACTTGTTACGGAATCCTGGTCACACATAAACATAATCTTACCATATCTCAAGTATTGATGAACATCGTCAATCGTTTTGTATTCGCGCCCTGATTCTAATCCCAGGATTTTTTTGATATCCGTGATTTCTTTGTTTTCCGCTATTTTTTTTAACTGTTCTCCGCGAACATTCAGGAGTTTTCCTTTCAGAGGATAAATACCTATTGTATTTCGGTCGTCCGAAGACAATCCCGAAACAATACCAGACATGGCACTTAATCCCTCGCACAAAATCAAAACGCAATCTTTGGACGAGGTCGTTCCGCTATGATTTGCATCGATGAAATTCGCAATGCCGCGGATGGTTTTTGTTTTCGAACCATCGGTGGATTTTTTTGCTAAACGGTTTTCTTTTGCTTCTGTCAACGAGCACGCGACATCCATGACCCCCATTTTAGCCACTTTTTCTATGAAAGAATCGGACACAGAACAAGACGAACCGAATTTAGCAGATGGCGTATTCATGAAATCTTTGGTTTGACTGTCGAACGACGGATTTTCTATATCACATCGTAAAAACAGAATTAGTTGTTCTTTGATGGCATTTCCATTGACCTTGATTTTCTTCTTTTTCTCAATGTAGTCACATAGTTTGCGAACAATTTGCCCCATGATATATTCAACGTGTTTACCGCCTTTGAATGTACAAATACCGTTGACGAACGAAACTTGTATAAATTCATGGGTAGGAGAAAGCGCAACTGCATATTCCCAGCGTTCTTCGGGGGATTCATATACACGTTTAGCACCGCTACCATCCGCACCAGAACTTACACTGGCATCGTCGGCGACCACGCCCTTCGCAGCAACTTTCGGCCCGATATACAAATCAACATATTGCTGGAAATTCTTCACAGGAATGACATCGCCATTATAAGTGATTTTTACTTTTTTGATAGAATGGTCGGTAACGGCACCGATATCATAAACACGTTTTTGCAATAGACTGAACATATCGGACGTCAAACCCTCGACGCCTAAACGACGGTAATCAGGTTTGAACGACACTTTCGTATAAGGTTTTCCAGAGCATTTTGTAATGACGGGCTCGCCGATCACGTCTAAATTGTTGCGGAATTCCTGGACGTATTTGAGACCACGGATATGGTCAACGGTTTCGATGCGACCATAGGTAGACCATATCAAAACAAGTTTGAATCCGAAACCATTTTTACCGCCGACGATTTTTTTCTCCGTTTTGTCATAGTTGGTGGAGGTTCTCAAATGACCGAAAATCATTTCCGGAATCCACAAATTGTGTTCAGGATGTTTAGCAATATCAATACCGTTTCCGTCGTTCGTCAAGGTAATCATACCATCCTCGCTGATTTCACTACTAATAAATGTGACGAATTTTTTTTCGACATTTCCGGAATGAATCATACGGAGAACATGGTCGCGACAATTGACAATGCCTTCATCGAAAAGTTTGTATAACCCTGGAATGTATTCAATGTGTTTTAGCGCGATTTTTTTAGTGACATCATCATAGACCCACATTTCGGCGTCCACATTTTCGACAGAACCGATATACGTATCCGGATTGTCTAAAATATGTTGCTTGTCGGTTTTACGTTGATATTGTTTAGCAAGAGCGTCATTTTCAGTAGAAGCGGTTTTTGATAGAGACATGATTATTCAACAATTCGAGTAACAGATATTATTCGATTGATTTAGGCAAAACATATTCAATTTTGTATCAAAAAATCCCCACAAAAATATCAATATCTAGCACTTTGAATGGGACGAGTCACGACGCCATTTTGACCAGGACAATAATACCCGGAAGGAGTATATGGACCCTGCTTGATGGGTACCCCAGAAGAACATCTATAACACTGTTTGTCGAGACCTAGGTCATATCCATTTCCACAAGATGATTTTATTGTTGCAGATTCATCCGTGGGGAGAACATAGGTTGTCGGATAACTAGTTGAAATCTGCGATGGATTCACGAAAGGTTCTCTGTTCATCACAACAGATACTATTATACTAATGGTCAAAACCAACAACAATCCGATAATTATTATTTTTTTCATATAAATAACAATTAGATATTTTTCAAGATTTATTTTTGACAGGACTAATATATACATATGACGACTGTAATAACTCCGTCATCTGGTGGGACGCTAACATATGATACCGTAAGTTTGAATGGTAATTTATTAACATCATTTACATATGGGAGTAGTAATAGTATTACATTTGATAATGACATAACCATATATAGTTATTTAGTTGTCAGTGGTGGTAATGGTGGTACGACTGCAATTAACAATACAAAAAGTGTTAATAATCCATACGTTGGAGGTAATGGTGGTGCTGGAGGAACGGTAATTGTAAATACTCCATCAATACCTATCGCTCTTCCGGCAAATTCGGCATTTTCAGTGTCTGTGGGTGCAGGAGGAACTAATAACAGTGGACTTGGTGGAACTTCAAGTATAAACTTTTACAATATTGTATCGACTACTGCGAATGCGAGCACATCAGCAGGAACGCTTGCCGATAATGCGACTAGAAATGTGACTAGTGGTGAACTAACTTATCCGGTTATGATTAATGCCAAATCAACGACAGGTGCGACTGGAGCAGTGTATTCCGTTACCGGTGTATATTATGGCGGCGCAGGTGGTGCAGGTGGCGTTTACGTTGGAGGGTATTCTGGGGCAGGTAATGAGGGTGGTATCGGCGGTATTGGTGGTGGTGGTGGCGGCGGCGGTTCCCAAGATGCAGTGGCTAGAGCAGGTAGCGCAGGTTCAGGACAATTGACATCTGGTAGCGGTGGTGCAGGAGGCACTGCACAGGGTTCGAACACCCCTAGTTCTACAGCTTCAAATGGAGGAAACGGTTCATCTTATACCGGTGGAGGTAAGGGTGGTTCTGGCGGTGGTGGTGGTGGTGGTGTGCGAAATTTACTAGGCAATACTCTAGTACCAGGTGGAAGAGGTGGTAACGGTGGAACATCGTTAGGAGCAACCTCTGGGGGAACTTCTGTGTATGGTGCTCAGGTTAGCTATGTTGGGGGGGCAGGTGGAGGAGGTGCAGGTGGTGTAAACACTGGTGGCGGTGGAGGAGGTGCAGGTGGTTCTCCTAGTAATGCAAGCGGTGTTTACGCGAGCGGTGGTGCAGGTGGTAGTGGCATCGTAATTATATATTACAGAGTATCAAATATATTAAATGCATCCAATAAAGATGCAAATGGATTTACTTACAGTTTGAATTCATCGAATAATACTAATACTGCCACTCTTACAGCTTCCCCTGCGAATTTTACAAATGTGAACGTTTTATCAACCGTAGTATCAAATAATATTACCTATACTGTAACTGCTATAGGAGTCAATGCTTTTAATAATAAAAATACAATTACCTCAGTAACAATACCGTCGTCAATTGTTAGTATAGGTGCATCTGCTTTTCAAGGTTGCTCGGCTTTGAATGCTATTACAATACAATCATCATCCATTACTTCAGTAGGCACAAATGCATTTTCAGGGTTACCTGCATCCATAACTGTTTCAGGGAACATACCAGCATCCGCATTCACTGGAGTAACAAGTTTAACAAATATAACGATAGGGGCAAATACAACCAGTATAGGTGCATCTGCTTTTCAAGGTTGCACAGGGTTAACAACAATAATTATACCAGTAACTATCACCAGTATAGGTGCATCTGCCTTTCAAGGATGCACAAATTTATTGTACATGTCATTACCCGCAACAGTTACAAATGCCGTTTCTAGTTTTCTTTCTACAGAGACAACCGGTTCAATTGTATTAACCAATAATTCGGCAAATAACATAACATATACAATCGCAAACAACCAAGCAATTGTCTCTAATTATAGTGCTGGTGCTAATGTATTGATTCCAATTAATGTTACAACAGGCAATACAAAATATCCAGTAACCAGAATTGCAGATGGTGTTTTCAGTGGAAAATCATTAAATAGCGTGCTATTTTCTCCATTTATAACATTCATCGGAAATTCAGCATTCAAGAATAATGCATTAACATCTGTCAATCTACCACCAGGATTAACATCGATCGGAACAAATTGTTTTGAAAACAACCTGATAACAACCGCATCTTTACCATCAGGATTAACGAGTATATCAGCCAGTGCATTCCAAAATAATAGATTAGTGTCTATCAATATATCACCATCTATAGTGAGTATCGGAAATTATGCATTTGCATATAATTTTATTAATTCCATCAATAATGCAACTAGTATTGTTTTTCCATCCACTATGACAACATTAGGTCAATATGCATTTTATTCAAATCAAATATCAAATCTAACCATACCGACTACTATCAATACATTGTCAGATTATGTATTTGCATATAATTTGTTGCAAACGATTAGCGTTCCAAGTAACATAACAACCATCGGAACAGGAGTATTCCAGAATAACAGTTTAACATCGTTTACGTTACCCAATAATATTACAGCTATACCAAGTTCTACTTTTATGGCAAACAAATTCACTACTATTACAATTCCTGCACAAATAACATCCATTGGTTACGCCGCATTTTTTGATTGTAATCCTAGAACATTAACATTTGCATCTACTAGCAATGTAAAAACCATCGAAGAAGCTGCATTTCGGAATCATCAATTGCAAACAGTGAGTTTACCTACAAGTATTACTTTTATAGGTCAATATGCATTTTCAGTAGGAACATTAACAACTATAACAATACCATCGAGCGTTACAATTCTGGACAATGGTGCCTTTTACGGTAATCAGATAACGTCCGTGACATTCACTAGTCCATGTAATATTACCTATTTATCAAGTAGTCTATTTGAGAACAATCGATTACCGTCTCTGAATATTCCATCCAGTGTGACTAGTATATCACAATTTGCATGTAATAATAACTTATTGACATCAGTTTCGATTCCATCCAGTGTGACTAGTATTGGTCAATATGCATTTGCAAACAATAATTTAACACCAGCTTCAGTCCCTTCACAAACAACAATCGCGTCTATCGGATATGCTGCATTTTATAATAATGCAGCAGTCACTGTTACTGGAACAACCACTATTGTAGATAGTAGTGGAATTAACTATTCTTTATTGGGTCCAGAAAATAATGGTCAATATGGTAGTGAAAATCAATATATCGCGCGAATATCAGCATATACAGGTTCTTGGACATCGTTAATTATACCCTTTACAATTATATATGCAACTACTAATCAAAAATACAATGTTACATCCATTGCAAATAGTGCGTTTTCACAAAAAAATTTGACATCGGTAATTCTTAATATGAATATCAATTCTATCGGGCAATCTGCATTTACGAATAACAATTTGACAAGCATATCCATTCCAAATAGTGTTACTAGTCTAGGCGATTCAGCATTTTTTAATAATAGATTAAACTCGGTAAATATATCCACAAATGTTTCATCTTTGAATACTAGTTTGTTTCAACAGAATCGATTGACTACTATTACCATTCCACAATCCATAAATTCGCTAGGAAGCAACGTTTTTGCAGATAACAGTTTAAATAGTATTATTATACCAGCAGCAATAACAGCTATACCGCAACATGCATTTAGAAACAACCGATTAACGTCAATTGATTTATCGAATACACCAACGAACCAAATTGCAAATAATGCGTTTCAAAACAATGCTATAGCACAATTGTCCATACCTTCGCGAATTACGTCTATTGGTAACTCCGCGTTTCAAAATAACCGACTATCTTCAGTTACTTTCGCAGGAACATCTTCTATAACCACATTCAACGATTATGTATTTGCAGATAATTCGTTGAACAGTATCAGCATACCATCTAGTGTAACAACAATAGGAAACAATGCTTTGCAAAACAATTTATTGACTAGTATACAGTTACCTGCAAATTTAGTATATATAGGTCAATCTGCATTTCAAACCAATCAATTACAATCCACAATCAACATACCAGCTACTGTAAATTATATAGGTACTAATGCATTTACCACAAATCTATTATCAAATACAGTATCATCTACTGCACTTATAACATTTTTAGGTAATAATCAAACTGGTATAACAACATTAGGTGCAAACATATTCAATAATAATGTTCCATCAAGTTCATCGTCTAATAGGAAAGTATATATTACATACATATATGGAAAAAAATGGGCATCGTCAATATCTACATTAACAAATACCCTAATTCCACCTTCATTTGCTAGTGTTGCAAATAATATACAAATTATCATTCAACAACTCACAATATCACCTTCCATATCCATTCAAAATAAAGTATACGACGGAACTATAAATGCAACCGGTAGCTATATTTTGATAGGAGCCATTCAAAATGATAACGTTACTGTAAGTGCAAATGCCACATTTATAGATAAAAATGCTGGACAAAATAAAGTGGTGAACGTCATTTTATCATTATCCGGAGATTCATCCTCCAATTATATATTATCTACCACAACTGCTTCAACTTTTGCATCGATTACACCAAAAACGATTGCACCATCTATAACTGCAATTAATAAAACATATGATGCATCAACAAATGCAAATTTTTCATATAATTTACCTGGTGTCATATCACCAGATAATCCTACATTAAATGGCACTGCTGTTTTTTTAAATAGTTCAGCTGGCACAAACAAACAAGTTACTATTACGGGATTATCATTATCCGGAGATTCATCCTCCAATTATGTATTATCTAGTACAACTGCATCATCCAGTGCAACCATTTTTAGAAAATACGTCTATTTTACTATTCCTAATAAAATATATGATGCAAGCAGTACAATTACTAGTTATGATTTGAGTGGGCTCTATGCATCGGATGCGTCTAATGTTATAGTATCTGGATTACTTTCTTTTTCAGGCGTAACAGTAGGACAGGACATATCTGTAAACGCAAGTAATATTGCATTAAATGGGTCAAAATCTTCGAATTATGATGCTTCGTATCTAGGAGGATTGAATAACCCACCACAGAATTCAAATTCAACACGATTGACTGGTAATATTGTGCAAAAAACATTAGGCCTTTCATCTACGTTTACAAAAACATATGATGGAACAGTTGCATACACGAATCCAATTGTTTTAAGTGGTGTTATGCAATCAGACATAGGTTTAGTTGATTTATCATATACAGTACTCGCAAATTATGACGTAAGTGCAGTAACTGCGAACAACATAACAATTTCAAATATATATTTGAAGGGAACAAAATCACTAAATTATTCAATCAATCCATCCATAGACGTATCCGGTAGAATATTTCCAAAACCAATTGATATTTCAGCAACCATCGTAAAAACATATGATAAAACAGCAAATACATACAATAATCAAATTGATTTAAGTGGAATTATTTCAGTTGATAATGGTAGTGTAGGTATATCTTATTCAAGTGCAACTTATAACTCTATATATGTAGGACGCAATTCAGTAACCATTGCGGGTATTAGTTTAACAGGAACAAAATCGCCAAATTATACAATAAATTCCATTATTACAGTAAATGGAATTATAAAGAAAAAAATTCTCGATATATCCGCTTCTCCAATTACAAAAATATATGATACAAGTACCACTTTTAATTTTATTGTTGATTTAAGCGGTGTTTTATCTGGAGATAATGTTTCTGCGACAGGTACAGGTGATGCAAGTGGTGTAAATGTAGCAACATATAATTCTTCTAATATTTCCACTAATTATACTCGATTTGTATTATCCGGCCCCCAATCGGATAATTATGATATATCGAGTAATTCTATAATACAAATTAAAAACAATGCAACTATTACACGTAAATTTTTGACCGCATCTGCCAATGTTATAGATAAAACATACAATGGTGACGTTTCTGCAAATGTCACTTTCGTTTTGAATGGTATACTATCAAATGACATTGTTGATGTCTCAACTAATTATATAGCAAAATATATAAATGCAAATGCCGGACAAAATAAACAAGTAGATGTATCAAATATTACTTTATACGGTAATTCTTCTGGTAATTATTATATTGATTCCAGTTTATTGTTATATGGAAGTATTTTACAAAAAACAATTGATTTATCATATATTCCAATAACAAAAACATACGATCGTTCTAGCGATGCATCCAATGCCATTAATTTTTCTTTGATTGGTACAATGGATGCTTCGACAAATGTTAGATTTACGTCTGCAAATTTCGATACTATTCAAGTTGGAACAAATAAACAAGTAACTATAAATGGCATATCAATATATGGAGACACTTCATACAATTATACTTTACCATATACCATATTAACCGCAAATGGAAATATAACGCCAAAAAATTTGGCACTATCTGTCACCAGTGGAACCACCAAAATATATGATTCAAATAATAATGCATATCTTAATATATCATTGACTGGAGTAGTCAACCCAGATATTGTAAATGTAACTTATGAGAGTGCTTTATTTAATAATTCACATGTAGGACAAAATAAAACAATAACAATATCAGGTATCGCACTCACTGGAAGTTCTGCTTTAAATTATAACATATATAGCTCAACAACTACTACCGGTTCGATAACTGCATACCCATTAACTCAGTCAAATGTCACTGGAATTGTTACTACTAAACTTTTTGATCCGAATAAGCCAACTGATATGTCTGCAGTTGTTCAATTTTATTTGAATAATATTTTATCATCGGATCAGAACAATTTATACATCATTTATAGCGATGCTTATTTTATAAAAAATCAAAGTGTTACTACTGTTTATGATAATTTAAACAATTTGAATGTTCATGTTTATGGATTAGATTTATCAGGCACTGCAAAAAATGACTATAATTTGAATATAACAACGTTCGATTTGTCCGGAAGATATATTAGTATAACCCCCTCTACATTATCTATCGTTTTAAATAGTGCGTCTATTACCAAAATATACGATGGAACCCCGCAGATTGATGTAAGTTTATCTTTGTATAATGATGCGTCCAATATAATACCATCCGACGTTAGTATTAATTATGTATCATCTATTTTTGATAATAAAAACGTAGGAACGAATAAAAATATAAACATAACAGGTATTTTTTTGACTGGAACACAATCATATAAATATATAACCGATTCATCGTTATCAACTGCATCCCGTTCAGCATTAACCGGGAGTATTTCAAAAAAACTAATCGATATAAGCAGAAACGTAATTACAAAACAATACGATGGTAATCAAAATTTGACCAATATTTTATTAGATTTATCTGGTGTAATTAGCGGCGATTCTATTACATGTAATGGAGATGCTAGTTTTAATAACTCCTCTATAGGTCAAAAAACAGTAACTGTAAGAAATATTCGACTAATTGGTGATTCAAGTATGAATTACGAACTATCGTCCACAACAATTGATTTATCTGGTCAAATTAATCCTAAACTATTAACAGTATTTGCATCAAAAATATATGATGCATCAAATACTGTATTTCAACATGATTTATCCTTATCTGGTATTGTTCAAAATCAAATAGTTACAATAAATGCAAGTGGTGAATATTATCGTACAACCCCTGGAAATACAACTGCAAATTTAATAAACATATCATTAACTGGCGATAATTCTTCAAATTATACACTACCATCAACCTTAGATAATATAAATGCTAGTATTTACAAAAAAGAATTAATACTTGTTATATCAAAAGTGTACAATGGTTCAAATAATATTATTAGTACAAATGTATCCTTAAATGGTATATTAAATAATGAAATCACTAGTTTTTCAGGAACTGGTTTATTTGTAGATGCAAGTGCTGGAAATAATATCCAAACAACCGATTTAAGTGGTTCTCTAATCGGAAATAATAAAGATAATTACACAATTGATGTTTCAGGCGTAAGGGGAAATATATTACCTAAACAAGTAAATGTAATTGTCGATGCAATTACATACAAACAAAATAATATAGCGGACTTAGGTAGTTTTTCTATATTGACTAGTTTGATATCGAATGATAGATTTAATAATAAAGTTTATCTCACAAAACCAGCCGAAGTTATTTTATATTACGATAGTTCTCAAGCAGGAAATCGTATTATACAAAATGCTTCTGGTAATTTATTTCTTACAGGCGACCTTTCTAAAAATTATTATTTAAACAATTCCTTAACGATTAATGCTGTTATAAATAAAAAAGGTATAGATTTGTCTACAAATAGCAAAGTATACGACGGTTCTACAAATCTATCTAATTCAAATATTGTTTTAAAAAACATAATATCAGGCGATGATGTAAGTTTGTCAGCAACGCAAATATATTCGGATATTAGTAACGTTGGTAGTGGATATGCGTATATTAGAGACGCTTCATTAAATGGTACATCTTCAAATAATTATATAATAACTGGAATTTTATTTAATAATATGTATAGAACACCTATAACAGTTATAAAAAGACCAATAACTGTAGGAGTATATCCTAGAACGTACGATGGAACAACTACCGTATACAATCAGAATTTATATTTAAATAATGTAATAGCAAGTGATAATATAAGTGTTACAGCAACTGGTTCTTACAATAGTATTCACGTAGGAACTAATAAATCAGTGGATTTATTGAACATACAATTATCCGGTACATCTAGATTAAATTATTCAACATCACTGAATGCTACTGCATCCGGAGAAATTTATCGCCGAATCGTAGGAATAACTATACTTCCTAGAACATATGATGGTTCATCTACTGTTTATTTGAGTGATTTTTCATTGAATAATATTGTTAATATAGACAAAGGAAAAATATTTATAAACGGTAGTGGAACATATAACTCAAAAAATGTGGGAACGCGAACTGTTGATTTAGATGATTTATCTTTGTATGGAGATGTCAGTTCGAATTATGATATATCTTCAAATATACTAACAACTGGTACTATTAATCAATTGAATGCAAGTTTATCAATACTTCCTAAAAAATATGATACAACTACAAATATAAATATAGAGTATGTTTATGTTAAAAATAAAATAACAAATGATATAGTAGATGTATCCGGAAATGGTTCATATGATTCTTCATTTGTTGGAAACCGAACTATTAATTTAAGTAATTTAACTCTTACTGGATTTGATAATGCTAATTATTATATACCACAATCAACGTCAATTGATGGAAGTATAATACCCCATCCTTTGCGTATAATTATCAATGATAGAGAATATAATGGAGATAATATAATACTGGACATGTCATTAACTAATATATTTACAAATACTATTGGTATTTATCCAGTAGATGTCGGTAGGGTATTTATAAATGGATTTTTGTTATACGTTAACAACATAGCTGAAATGGATAAACTCATTGATATTTCAAATAATTTAAAAAATGTATATTTAACTGGTGATTGTAGTAACAATTACTATATTTATAATAATATATTTGAAACCGGAAATATTTTACCAAAACAAATTACGATAACTCCAAATGCCACAGCAAAAGTATATGACACATTTACGGATGCAAATGTTCAATTGGAAATAAGTGGATTAGTAGCTATTGACAATGGTAAATATTTTGCACATTATGAATATTCGAACTATTATGATGCACTAAAAGGAAATGAAAAGCCAATTATGATTCAATTTATTTATATAACAGGACCCTATGTACAAAATTATATTTATGATACGTCTGCAACATCCTATGGCGATATATTACCGGCACCTTTAACTATAACTGCTATACCCAGTTCAAAAATATATGATAATACTATTTCTACAACTGCTATTTATAGTTTAAATGGTGTTTTTGAAAAGGACATTGTAAACATAAAAGGCGATGCATCATTTAATGATAAAAATAGAGGTAATAACAAACAGGTGATTATGAAGAATTTTGTTTTAAGTGGAGATTCATCGTCCAATTATTATATAGTAAATACAGACATTATCAAATATGGAACTGCGAATATATATCCTGCAAAATTAATACCATCCATAGGAAGTATTTCAAATAAAACATATGATGGCTCAATAAATACAACTGGAACTATTAATTTATCTGGAAAAATATCCGACAATCAAGTAACTGCGGATGGCACATTTACTTTCACCGAACCCAGAGTTTCAAATAACATACCAGTAAATGTAAACAATATTTATTTAATAGGTGATGATGCATTCAATTATGAATTATCGTTTAATTATTTATCAGGCACATCAAATATAATTCCTTTACAATTAAATATACTCCCATATACAAAAACTTACGATGGTACTACAAATGTTTCATTAAGTGAAATACGTGTGGATGGTATGCTTAATGGTGAAAATATAGGTCTAGCCGGTAGTGCAGTATTTGATAGTCCATTAATAGGGACTAGAACGATTTCAATAAATGGCGCTTATTTAACCGGTTTATTAGCTAGTAATTATACAATACAATCGCAACAAATTATTTCAGCTACAATTACAAAACGTAATTTAACCATAACAGTGAATAACAAAACATATGATGGTTCAAATGGCGTTTCTATTTTAAATGTATCTTTGAATGGAATACAAAGTAATGATAATGTTTCAATATCGAGTATTACTGCAAACTATGCAAATAATGGAAGCGTCCAAAATAATATTCACATTAATGTATCGAACGTTGTATTAACCGGTGATTTATCATCACAATATGATATTTATGGCACATCTAACGTATCGGGTAATATCATACCTAAGACATTGACTGCATCGGCAAGTGCAAATAATAAATATTATGATGGATTGACTCGTGCTGATGCAAATATTGTAATAACCGATGGACTAAACCCAGGGGATAATGTATATATAATTTCATCTGATGCTAATTTTGATACGCCTGATATAGGAGATGATAAACCTGTATCTGTTTCAAATATTCAACTGGGAGGTCCATCTAGTAATAATTATAATGTTTTACCTATTACAACCAATGCAAATATAGTATATAATCCATATATCACAACATTTAGTAATCAAACGTATACTAAACCAGAAGAATCCTATCAAACAACTACAAACACTTCCGCTAGAATAAGATATTCAATGTTTGTTACTAGAAATTCATAATGTTTGCGTTATAATTATTTAGGCGATTATTGTATTTTTTTATATAGATATACTATATAATGAAAAGACCAGTTCGTGGCGAAAATGGCATGTACATGATTTCAGGTAAATCATACAAAGAATTGTTCGGTTCTCGTGCTCAAGTTTATAACGGAACTGCATACAAAACAACTGGCGGTCTTACTAAGAAAGATTTAGTCATGAATAAATGGGGACGCGTTGTTTCCGAAAAAAAACACAAAACCGCAAAAAAAGAAAAACGTCTACAAAAATATGGATTTTTCGCCAAAAAAGGAAAATTCGGTTATGTCAAACGCAGTACCAGAAAATCACGTTCCATGAAAGGTGGTGATGATTCAGCCACAACAGCTTCTCCTGAACATGACCGTACTGCGTTATCACCAGCCCCAGCCCCATAAAAAATGTAATAATTATATAATAAATTATATAATTATGCACAAGATTTCTGCCGTATTTTATTGAAAACTATTCAATAAATAATACTATAACACCCCCGGAGAATAGTTTTCGACAAAATATTTTTCAAAATAGGATTTACTAACAATCAATTGCGTCTTTTTTTCATTGCAATCTGCCCAATACAACAAATATGCTTCATAGGAAGAAACATGTGAAATCGATATGGATTCTATAAACGCCTGAACCGATTCTTGTTTGTTCCACATCGTGGACCGCATTTTGAAAACATATTTTTCGGATTCGATTTCCACTTCGGGATAAAAATACGTTATTAAATCAAGCAATTGTTTGTGATTGAAATTAGCAACGGATTCGCCGCGGTCTTCGCACCACAATCGAAATAACAACAGTATTTCACTAATTTCGAAATCGTTTTCATATTCATTCTCATCGATGACCACGGTCTCCTCCCAGAAACAAATGAATTTTTGTATGGCAGGTAAAAATTTACTGCATATTCCTACAAAGGTGTCTGTGTCTTCCTTGTAATAGTTCTCTAATTTTTGCATCAACATGGTTTTCAATGTTTGCTGGAAAATTACGGTAGGTAAATTGCGTGATTCTAAAAAATGCTTCCATAAATATTGCATATTTTTCCAAGTGATTTGTGTTTCACTGCTAATCGCACGATTCGATTCCATTCCCAGGTATTCTGTTATGAATGAATTCATCATGGATTCGGGTGTATTGTTTTTCAAATAACATACGTCGTGCATTAATCCAGAATTCATAGTGTTGTATAAAAACTCGTCGGAATTGTTGAAGCGAATAGAATAATGGCAGGCCACACACAAAATATCCAATGCATAATTATTTAGCATCGATTTCCAAAGGGATTCATTTTTGATTCCATCCGATACAGTTATAATACGACACTGCTGATAATTATGCTCGTGGTATTTATGTTTGATGGTCTGACAAGCGTTTGTTCCGAAAAACCCTTGACACATGGTGTTCAATTCGCGTATGAAATGTTTTGAATTCACATTCATAAAATGTGTTATATCATTGTTTTTCTTGAAGATATTGTCGCCCAAAACAGTTAAAAAATACTTCGCTTCGTCTTTTGTGGAAAACACGTGGGGATATAACTGATTTAAAACGGTTTGAATCGTATAGGATTCAGGGACGGATTTCAACAGCGAATTTTCTTTGATACGTTTCATGATATAGACCTTTGTTCTCTGTTTCCATGACATGAGATGTTTATCCATCGTAATAGTGGACAATATTTGATACAAAATATCGTCTTCATTGTATAGTTTATAGTGTTTACCGTCATAATAGAAAAAATGTTCCGTCGAATTCACATAGAAATATTGATTATTACTCAAAAATGAGTGAATAAACGAATTTTGTTCGAACGTTAATTCGTCGATGCGCTGTTGCCGTTGCGTGCGATTTTTGTATGCATTTTCGAGAACCATTGGTAATTGCTGGATATGATTTTGCATTTTAGTTATCATATATGAGTTGCCTGAATACTTGGAATACATATCATTTATAATATCGATGACTGATTCTTTAGAGAGGTCATGCGAAACATCTCGCGACATCATTATTATTAGATGGATTCGTAAAAAATTTCTATATTGTTTATGAATCTATTATATATGAGACACATAGAAAACGGGTATTGGGTTGCTCTTTATGCAAGTTATAATTTGTGCTTAATGTTTCATAGAAACTCGAAATTGTCGAAACGAACCGAGCGAGCGAATATACCGAAAACTATTTATGACACTACTCTTCACAAATAATTTTTTGCCGTGGTGCTGCGTTTGTATGGGGTTTTCATACGTCTTGTGCTGTTTTTGTTATTGAATTTTTTTCGAATCATGGGTTCCTTTTTCAAAATGTCGTCAATGATTTCTCTGTAAAATGGCCTAAATTCGTTGCGACGCTCGCGCATCATTTTCGGCGTGAACCATTCAATTTCGATTTTTTCGAATAATTTTGAATCGTTGAGAACTTTTGTGTTCATCTGTTTCCATAGGAATCGATGGTTGTTGTTGTAATAGGTTGGCAAGTTCTCGTCATAGTCCATCAAAAAGATATGGACGTGGTATTGGTCCTTGTGGTTGATTTTGAATAGTTTATCGCGTTTGTGCATGAGACTTTGCAATTGTTTACCATCTCCTAGAAACCCGGTTAATTCTTCAGCGCCCTCGCGAACCGCTGTTTCGTATAATGATTCGCCTGGTTCATTTCCGCCTCCGAAATCGGAAAACCCTTTAGCACTGTCTTCGAGGGGATTTTCTTTGCCAAATAAAAAATACAACTTCCGGTTGCGAATGGCGACGGGTAAAATACTCGAACCGACCATTGTGTATATATACATATTTATAAATTATTTCGGGAAACATTGGTCATATTACGCACATCATCCGACCCACATGGACCACAATGGTCTACGTTTGCATAATCCACTTTTATAGCGGTTTTTTTGAAATCATTGTGCGGTTTCCATCTGCCTAAAATTTTATCGTTTTCCTTTTCAGGGTTTACAACAGCTGTTGCTTCTGGATGATGCGGACATGGTGAAGGGAAATTGATGAGACAGACTTCCGGATATTTCACTGGACAGTTTTCGTGAGAACAACGAATAATAGTTTTTGAGATGAGTTTTTTCATGATATAGTTCATATTATTTTTATGTATATATTTGTATATATATAAAGTTTTATACTGTTTATACGTATATATGAGTATTTTGTATTATAGATTATTGCTGATGATTGTCTTCGTATCGTATTATCATTCCCAGATTATGCATCGGGTTCTGTATTCGTCGGCGCTGCATTTTATGCCATGTATCAAACAACATCATATTTTTGTTTTGACGGATAAACCCCAGTATTATGTATACACGCTGGATTTCTCCCCATTCAATCAAAAGAATGTATCGACCCTTCTAAGAATGTTGTCTGCACGCAATGTTCCCGGTGAAATTCGTTTGCGAAAGGTCATGACAAACATAGAAAACGATGATGTTATTATCAAACAATGGAGTCAAATGAACCAGGTGGACCCAATTGCATCATGGCAATTATCAAACAACCTATATCACAAAATCAACAACCCGCAAATAAAAGCCATAGTGTATAAATCATTGCAGTGGCAACCCTATATGAATTTGTATAATCATAATTGTCAACACTTTAGTCGTTTTGTGAAAAATATAACACATTTAGAGAAATAAGAATATCCAAAAAATCACTAAATACTAATCACACTGCGAGTTTCTTTCGGTTTTGTGAATTCACTGGTGCTGTCAACCATGGACGCTTTTAAATATTTTGCAATAATGGCATTTACGTTGAAAATTTCTTCTGACGGAACCATTGCAAACCATTGATATTTTGTGCGTTTCAATATTTCGCAGGCAGGAATGTAAATACCACAGGTATTTACGTCTAAATCTAAATAATCTTCTTCCATCAAATTATCCAATAAAATAGGTTTACCTCCAGTAGTTTTGATTCCAATGATTCTACCATCCACCAAATTCATCTTTCCGATTTTGACAGCAGTATTGAGCCATTGAGAAGTATCTCCATTGAAATCGACTTCTTCTGTGAAATGTGGATTCATATTGCGCATCTTCAAATATTCTACGAGTTCCTTAATCGTTTCATCGTTCTTTTTTGCACCCATGAAACAAATCGAGGGCAAGAAAATCGATGGCATCTTGAGTTGATTTACAGTATTGTTTAGACGTTCACATGAAAATGGCATCGATTTACCATAACAAGACTGCGTATTTTCGTCATACATGGATTTCAAGTTTTTCATGCACAAAAATGAATTCGGGACAAGCAATCCACCATAATAATACAATAGCTGTAACATACCTATTTCACGGTAATGGGATTTCATCGGTTCGGCAACAGATGCTAAATCAATATCCCAGGAAGGAATTAATCGACTAAATGAATTATCGTCAATCAAACAGATATTGAAATCATTGCTGCAATGGTTAATAATGGTTCGTATTGTCATATGCAAATAGGGTTGATTCAAATCAGCGGACGTTCTCGATTGAAATGATTGCCATTGACGGGAATTCACCTCATATTTTGAATGAATCCATAACTTCGGTTTATTGAATCCATAAAGAGGAGACTCATTCAGCAAGTATTTTTTTATCAGTGTATATTCATCGTTCGAAGAACTAAACGGCTGTTTTGAATGCATTCCCATAAATCCAGCTATAACAATTATTCCAAATGCAAATAAATAATATTGCGTATATTTTGAGCTAAACATGATTATATACTACACTTTTATTTTATTGTCTATTATTTTCGGGATTGCCGTTATATAAATGTAATAATCAATATTGTATTGGGATTTTTCGAATTTTATTTTCGATGAATACATAACAGCATTGCTTTTACATATTTGACGAACAATGTTTGTAAACGACTTATATGTGAATTCGCGTGTTATATAATGCGTTTTTGAACTGTGATAATAATTCATCAATTGCTGGCAAAATTCGTCTTCGAAATGATTGTATTTCAAAATTTTGAAAGCATTCATGTCAATCAAGTAATATTTGTCGGTTTTCAAACATATTTTTTCTAGTAATTGCATCAAAAGTTCAATCGGAACTTGTTTTCGGAAAATTTGATATAACATATGCGGGTTATATAGGTTATATTTACTTTATAAAATAAATCCTCATGTTTCTATATCGCTTTTGAGAACATTGCATAAATCATTAATAAACAAGGATAATTCAATCGCATCTTCGTGCACATTATGAAAAATAGTAATATATTTACAAATCACCGGGATGGTTTTGTATTTTTCATCTTCAGTCATTGTTCTGGTTTGTTTGACAAATGTGAAAAAATAATCAAGAATATCGATAACAGAATAGCCATAATCATGAATCGAAAACAACACACCGATGGCTTCGGATAGGTTTTGTTCTCGCACGTGAACAATTGTTTCTTCGAATTTGTCAAAGGATATATGAGAACATAGTTTTTTGCATAGCCCTATATCAACAGGTTCCCCGTAAATATAGATTCTTTCTAAATGATTAATAATAGACCGGACTGAATGTTTCGATATTTTCAGTAAAAACTCGCGAGATTCGGTATCGATAACAATGTTCTCTACATCAATGATTTTATTCATGACGGATTGACAATGTTCGCGTGACAATTGTTCTATTTTGATAATATGCAATCTGGATTGAATGCTTTCAATTACTTTCTGGATACTCGTGCATACAGATATGAAATTGATATTGTTTTGATATTTATCAATATAATTACGAAACACTTGCTGACTCTGTTCATTAATCATGTCTAAATCATCCACAATAATCAGCTTTTTTTTGCCGAATATATTGCTACTGGACCTGCAAAATGTTTTCATTTCATTGCGGTAGTAATTGATGCCCTGTTCCTTGAGATTATTGATATACATGATATTGTTCTCTGGAAACGGCGCATTTTTTGCTAAACCATAATATTCTCGGATGAGGGCATATAATATGGTCGTTTTTCCAGAACTCGTGCTTCCTACAAAGAGAACGTTTAGATTGTCGATTTCTAATAGGGTTCTCAATACTTTATAAAAACGGTCTTCTGCGAAAAAATCGGAAATATAATAGGGTTTGTATTTTTCGATAAATGTGATATTATTCATATTTATAAATACGCCATCATTATTTATATTTTTCCTAAATTAAAATATAAATATTATTGGCGTATTGTTATTATCATGCAATCTTTCTACGAAATTTTAGGCGTTAAAAATGACGCCACCGAAACCGAAATCAAAAAAGCATACCGTTCACTTTCGCTAAAGTATCACCCCGATAGAAATCCATCCGAAGAAGCCCGGACATTGTTTCCCAAAATAAACGAGGCCTATGAAATATTGAGCGATTCCTCCAAGAGAAAACAACACGACATGGAGTTGAATGGAGGGGGTGGCGGAATGTTCATGCAAGGCGATTTCAACAATATGGATGACATTAATAATATTTTCAACATGATGTTCGGACATGGAATGCAAGGAATGCCTGGACAAGGTATTCACGGATTTCCTGGAATACACATTTTTCATGGCGGTAATCCTCAACATTTTCACAACGTGTTTCAATCCATGCAAAAACCACATCCTATTATAAAAACCCTGAAAATAGACATAGAATCCGCATACAACGGATGTTCTCTACCCATCGAAATAGAAAGATGGGTAATACAAGGAGACTTGAAAGTCAATGAAATCGAAACTGTATATTTACCGATTCATCAAGGCATCGATGACAATGAAATGATTGTTCTACAAGACAAAGGAAATGTTGTGAACGACAATTTGAAAGGGGATGTGAAAATCGTGATACAAATTGAAAACAATTCAAAATTCAGACGACATGGACTCGATTTGATTTATACTCATAAACTCTCATTAAAAGAATCGCTCTGTGGATTTTCGTTTGAAATAAAACATTTGAACGGCCAGACGATGACTCTGACAAATTCGGCAAACCGCGCCGTCATAGCACCGAATTCGAAGAAAATGATACCGAACTTAGGTATGATACGTGAAAATTCAAAGGGGGGTATGGTCATTGAATTCGATGTGGTATTTCCAACCAATATAACACAAGAACAATGCGATGCATTATCGGCGATTTTATAATAAATCCACGTAAAAAATACACACCATATATGACGTGTATTTTTACACCTTTTCTCATTCAAAACGCCCACATTGTGGGAGTAAATAAAAAAAGAGGTTTCCCTCCATTTTTATTTGCTTTTTATTCATCATCATCAATAATATAATCATCACATATAAGAGAAGTATCTATTTCTTCTAAATTTTCAGAATTTCCTACTGCAATTTCAACAACAGCATATTTAGTTGTATAATGATATATTTTTTTTAATTTGTTTTTACACTTTTTTACTTTGATAATTCTATAAGATATTATTTCTTTATTTATTGGTTGGAAATATTCGGTTTCAATATCTGTTTCTATTTTATAAAGTTCATCGTCATTTTTACATTCAGGCATGTTTTGTATGTTTTCTTTGATTTTATTAAATGCTATTTTTTTAGCATATTCTACATCAGTAGTAGTTGCAATGATTTCAAAATCTTGTTCTTTACGATAATCGTTATATCTAACAACGGCATACATTTTACAGATAAATAGTGTTTTGTATAATAAAATAATATAATATAATAAAAGTGTTTCAATTTTCTTTACACTATTTCTCATTGAAAATATGAAATGGTGTAAATGTGTATGGACAGTTTCAATGAGAAAAGGTGTAAAAAACATGAAAATCATCCGTCTAAGAAATTCTCTTCGTAGGAATGCAAACGTCGACTAAATAAATCGAATTTTCGGTAATAATAATATATTCTGTTCCAACTTTGTAAATTTTGGCAATAGGACTGGTATATTCCTCTGCGCTCTTTACTAATAGTTTCTCTTGATTTTCTTTAACACCAATCAATACGGATTTTTCTAAAGAACTAGTCCAGTAATCGAACATGATTGGTTTATCTTCAACAATGGACAATTTTGCTGCATGTTGAAGTGTGGTATTTTCAGGAAGACGATATCCAGTTGTGGATTCAGTAGTAGCGGTGTCAGTTGCTTTTGTGGAGGCTTGTGAACTCATTATTATGAAAATATAAAATATTTAATGCATTTTACTTTAAATACTTATTTCACAACATTTTTTATACAAATCATCGCCCATAAAAATCGCCTAAAGTATTTCATTCTCAACGAATAAAATTCTACCAATAATATAAATCCATCCATCCCCCAATGTTATCCAAAAAAGACATTATTGAAATTCATGGAAAGATTATGACTGATTTATTAGTAATGATTCACAAATCAGAAAAAATAACCCATCTGCCAAATATCAAAATCATCGTATACAATGGAATGAATATGCTAAATCATATTTTTAATATGAATGTAATTTATGATACACCTCGCGATATTCTATTTCACAATTGTCAAAAAGGAAGCTTCTGTTATTTAGAATACATTGAACAGGCAGTCGATAAACAAATAGTGCAAAACCTGGATTTCACGACCATTTATTCCTTTGTTTATCGACAAACAATCAATTTCCTAAATACTTCGAATACCATCAAAAATCCAACCATTTGCAATTTGCTAAATCTTTTGCAAAAAAACCTGGAAGTTCTCATTTGGATGAATATGGAGGTATCCATGGAAACATTGATAAGTCTATGTGATTGTTATTTGATTAATTTTGCTAAATTGTTTTATAAACTAAATAACAACATAGATATCTATTACACTTTGTTGAGCAGCGGTTTAACAAATATCGCAAAAACTTCCAATAACGAACAATATTATTTTGTTTTCCTGGACGCATTTTATACAAATATATACAAATTAAAAACGAAAAACTTGCTTCCGACCCCATCCCAATTAAAAGACGCAGTAATGCTTGCATCAACTCAAGATGTATCCATCGCGGAAGAGAAAGACGTGAAAAAAATGGTGAAAGAGTTTTTTACAATAACAATAAAACAATAGGATTTATCGAGTAACTTTGATGATTCGTTTACGCAATTTTGTTTTTTTTTGTTTTACAACGGTTTCATCATTCGTCACGTGAATCAAATAATACTCACTTTGCAGCATTTGTTTGATGAAATCAAATATAAACAACAATATCTTTTCCGAGCAATTGCCCACGATCAAACAACTACCCGTTCGAAAAATCATAAAAGATACTTCCGTGTATTTTTTGTTGTCGTTCAATTCACTCATTTTCATACCACGTTCACATTCAATAATTTTACCATTTTGCAAAATAGGGTCAAATCCTAGGTCATGATTGAAATAGAATTTACATTTGACACCGGGATACGAGCACGGGTCATAGGCGGTTTCTATGCCATATTTATCGCTACGTAAAATCGAATACAATTTTTCGCGATTAATGAAAAACCCGCAATTGAAATTCGAATTAATGAGAACATTGTCTTCTTGATTGTTGTCTAAGAATCCGAGCTCACTGTATTGAACGTGCGGTTGCAAATATTCGAGAATCATTCTTTTTACAATATCAAACAGCTCTGTATTCAAAACGCCTGGGATTTCTAATTTCCCAGTATTGAATACTTTGACATGAATTTCGCGAAACGCTCCGTCATATTTGAATCGTAAAATCATCGCAAAGCAATTGTAAAAAGCGTTTTTGATTTTGCATCGACAATTCATGATATCTTTTTTAGAGATGCCTATTGTAATTTTGCGCTCATCTTTGAATTTGATGCGCCGGGCTTGTGGGTTGTTAATTTGTTTGATGACGCGTTCAGTGTAATAGTATGCATTGTCTAGTTTTGTTTTGTATTCGTTGTATTCTTCCTCAGTTTTATTGACGATTTTAATCTGTTTTTTGATGATTCCTTCTAAAGGTTTCCAATATTCAATGACCGGAAGTTCCCAGAAAATTGTTTGAATAGTAATGGGTTGATTCAGAAAGAGAACTTTCGTTTTTGTAGAGATATATAGGTCCTGACATTTAGGAATATCTTTTTCGGGTTCAGGGGCGTCATTATCCGGGATTGGGTTCTCCGTCATTTTAAAATCATCGAAATAATTTTCATTATTTTGATTTTTCAAAAAATTCATCCATTCATCATCAATCGAATTCATTTTTTCAATAAGTGTAAATGGCTATCGGTCTTTATATTATTTTCAATTTTGTAATTTATTTTGTAGATATAATAGTATAGAATGTCGTTGATTTGCCACTATTACAATGATTGTAATCAATTTCCACAATTGAAAAATAAAAAAATAGAATTACCTAGAAAAAACGAATTAACCAAACCGATTTCGTCATGCCCGGTGGCAATCCAACCAAACGACATATCATTCGAAGTACATAATCGTCCAGCGTGTTTTGACCCAAACACAATGCATTCTCCTTCGAATGTTTTCATCCATAATTTGACAAGTCGCATGACCGAATATTATTCAGAGCTATCGATTGCACAAGAATATGCTAGACGAGAACGCGCAAACTCGATGGAAATGTTCATACGCAAACATAAATAATCTATTGCATGTCCCCATCAGGAATAGATTATTTTCTACAATAAATGAAATAATAACGCAATATGTGTTCCATGTTTGCATCATTGTGGATACATTCTTCGACAACAGACAAATATTCCGAGGTGATGATTTCGGGATAATTTCGCAACAAATAATTGAAATAACATCGCAACAATATTTTCGTATCCATGTTGTATTGTATGCTGTTATTGTGGACAAATTCAATGAGTTCATCGAACCCAATGTTTCGGTCATGAATCATTGTTTTCATTTCTTCCCACACACCCGAATGAATAATATGTCCACTCCATTGTTGCAGGTTCTGATTCAATTGTATGAAATTTATCATACTGCGGATATCGGATTGATACATGGTTTGTATAGCATCAATTTCACTCGATGTTATAGGAATGTTCTCCGCCGTTGCAATTTTTTGAATGAAATTGTCGATTTCGGGTTTAGGCAATTGGTTGAATCGAATATTGATGAATTCTTGTTGCAATGATTCGTCGATTTTGCTTATGTAATTGCAAATAAGACAAAACCGGACGTTGTTATTGCACGTTTGCAATAATGTTTTCAAGGCTTGTTGTGCGGATTTTGTCATATAATCCACTTCGTCTAAAATCACGAATTTGAACCCGACTTCGAACAAATTTTTCGACCGCACAAATTGATATATTTGATTTCGTATAATATCAATACCGCGCTCATCGGATGCATTCAGATGAATGACGGTCCCTTTGCTTTTCCCGAAATACCGGGTCTGGTATTCATCGATTAAATTCATAATGGTCGTCGTTTTTCCGGTTCCGGGCGGCCCATAAAAAAGCAAATTCGGGAAATAGGCATTGTCGATAATTTTCCTAAATATTCTGCGATTGTAGGGGTCGAGAACAATGTTCTCGAAATCATTTGGCCTGTATTTTTCAACCCATGGTTTTGATTCGGATTCAAAGGATGACATGGTGATTTGGTATACAAAAACAATGTTTAAATCTTTATATTCATAAATTACGAATATTCTTATCGAGATATCGCTAAATAATCGGGAGGCCTCCCATAAAATTGATAAGTTTATCACACAACAACAAAATATAAACCTATTATACAAAATGTCGGACGCGGGTTATTTAGAAATTATATTGGGCCCTATGTTTTCTGGAAAAACGACGCAATTGATTCAACATTATAAAAAAAATAATTATATAGGGAAAACAGTTTGCGTTATCAATTATTCAGAAGATACCCGATATCATGATTCCATGTTGTCAACCCATGATAAAATAATGATACCTTGTATATTTTCTAGTAAATTAGGTGAAGTGGACAAAGACCTACTGCAAAAAGCGGATGTTATAATTATAAACGAAGGGCAATTTTTCGACGATTTGTTTGAGTTCGTTCTCGAGAAGGTAGAAACAAACCACAAATCGGTTTATGTATGTGGATTAGACGGCGATTTCAAACGTAATCGTTTCGGAAAAATACTGGATTTAATTCCCTATTGCAACAAAGTAACCAAACTGAATTCCCTATGCTCCATTTGCAAAGACGGCACTCCAGGTATATTTTCACATCGAATCACGAAAGAAACATCTCAGGTGGTTATCGGTTCAGATAATTATCAACCACTTTGCCGGCAGTGCTACAGCACTCAAAACAAGGGAGAATGAAAATACAGGGCAGTAACCATTCAGAGGGTAACAAAACTATCCAGAGGGTAAATTATTTTTTAAACGAATATAAAGCTATAACACTATTTTTGCATAAGGTAGAGATATGAATACAGAACACTTATCCAACGATGATACAATCAAAAAAAAATTGAAAAAAACAGACGTTGAAAATATTCAAATAACCATGGAAGAACGCGAAACGACTGTTAAAAAACGGGGGAGAAAACCAAAGGGGGGTAAATTAATCGTAAAAGAACCCGACGATAATGCGAAACCGGCATCCATTGTAAATGTTATATTACATTTGAAGTGTTCGCTAAATGATTTGCACGAATACAACGATAAACTCAACAAAATATTCATTGATCCATTGTCATATAATCCAGATATACCACCTACGATTATGAGTTATGACGACGTGTCTGATTTAAAATACGATACTATTACACAAAACGTGGATAACAATGCATATAAAGCTACTATCGAACCCATTGTAGCTCAAACACTATGTTCAAAATGTGCATGTGAAAATATTCATGAAAATAATGACAAACGTGACGACAACGCAGTAATGATGAAAGATATAAATTCAAAATTAAAGAGATTAAAAATAGACTTATACAAAAATAATTTACATGATAAAAAATCAGCATGTTTCTGGTGCACATATGACTATGACAATCCGTCTTGTTATATTCCTAAATATGAAATGGATGGAACAATTTATGGTTATGGTTCATTTTGTCGCCCAGAATGTGCCGTTGCCTATTTAATGAAAGAAAATATTGACGATTCTATTAAATTTGAGAGATATCACCTGCTAAACAACATTTATAGCAAAGTCTATCAATACAAGAAAAACATAAAACCCGCACCAAATCCATATTATTTATTAGATAAGTTTTATGGTAATCTTAGTATTCAAGAATATAGAAAAATGTTGAAAACTGAACATATGTTATTAGTAATTGACAAACCCCTTACCCGAATTTTACCGGAATTACATGAAGACAATGAAGACACCGTATTAAATATTTACGGAGATTCAAACACAAATACCGCAAACACAAACAACGGGGTATACAAAGTGAAAAGACAAAGCGAAAAACAACAGGGGCCGAGTAAATCCGTTATCATGCGGGATAAATTCGGATTTTCTGCGCAGTAAATTGACTGGCGCCAGACCAACAAAAACAATAAAAATACAAAAAACATAAAAACGTTTTTATATTTTAGGGTATACACGAATGATAACAATTCATTTGAAAGGAGGTTTAGGAAACCAATTATTCCAAATATTTGCCACGATTGCATATGCCTTAGAGCACAACCATGAATTTATTTTTCCCTATTCCGATAAATTGCATACGGGTATGATACGTCCAACCTATTGGTCAAATTTATTACAATCATTGATAGTCTACACCGCTGCAAATCCATCGTGTATGTTTTTGAATTCTCAGATACATCAATTGCCGGTATATAGAGAACCTCATTTTGATTATGCTAAAATACCCAAGATAGACCCCTCTAAAAGCGTTGCGCTGGATGGATATTATCAATCATTCAAATATTTCGAAAAATACGAGTCACAAATTTATCACATGATCAATTTAGAAAATCAGCAAACCCAAACCAAACGCGATTTTGAACATTATTTAGGAAATGTTTTCACCATCAATATGCATTTTCGCCTAGGAGATTACAAATACAAACAAGAACATCATCCAGTGATGCCAAAGGAATATTATGAAAAATCATTGACCGCGATTTTATCAAATGCGAAAACAACTGCACCCACAATAAGAGTTCTCTATTTTTGCGAAGCAGAAGATAATGCCTATGTAAACGAAGTAATCGAATATTTGAAAAAAACCATCAACAATGACGCTCTTGAATTTGTCAAAGTGGATGACACTATAGCAGACTGGAAGCAATTGCTACTAATGAGTTGCTGCAATAGTCATATTATTGCAAATAGTTCCTATAGCTGGTGGGGTGCATATTTATGTCCAGAAAAAAACAAACAAGTATGTTATCCAAGCAAATGGTTTGGTCCTGCAATGGGAAATGTAATAGTGCACGATTTGTTCCCATCGAATTGGACAAAAATAATTATTTAACAGGAAAAACAATAAAAAGATTTATGTATACAAATACTATCAAAGATGTTTACAAACGCGGTTTGTTCTGGAAAACATTTGATATGCGACATCAAAAATATAAAAAACAAAACGCTCATGAACAATTTAGAACAATTGCAAACAGTCATGAATACTATTTGCATTCAAAACAATTATTCCGTTTTGAAAACAGCTTACCATCAATTTGAACCAGAAGGATTTAGTATTTTGTATTTACTTTCTGAGTCGCATATGTCGATTCATACTTTCCCAGAACAAAACTACATAGCATTTGATTTGTATACATGTCGTACATATCCAGACAATAATACCTATAACACAATATACAATGACCTTGTTAGAGTATTTGATGCAGACAAAGAATCGCCATTGATCGTTGACCGTTCTTTTTGATATGGTTTTCAAAAAAACTATATCAAAATCTGACCCCATGATTCATAAAATTGATTTGAGCCATACCTATTGTTGTATGTTTATAAATTGTCAACTCTCATTATTACAATGAATTCTATTCAATCTTTGAATCGCGACCTTAAAAAAAAAATCAACAAATCGATGGAAAAACTGAAAAGACAGATGGTTGATTATGAAAAATACCGTGATAACTATGAATACATGAAATTTTCCCCAGTAGTTCAATCGGTATTACAAGAAAACAATGAATTAAAAATGGTGAATGCGAAATTAAAAGAAAAACTAAAAAAATACAAAAAAATGTGCAAACCATTAAGAACAGGATTGTATGATAATATAACTGTAAAAACCGAACCAGGAACTATTATAGATTTAACACATGAAAATGAACCATCTCCAAATATTGTGTATGAATTAATAGAAGAAGAAGCCGAAGAAGAAGAAGCCGAAGAACTAGAAGAAGAGGAAGCCGAAGAAGAGGAAGCCGAAGAACTAGAGGAAGCCGAAGCCGAAGAAGAGGAAGCCGAAGAAGAGGAAGCCGAAGAAGAGGAAGAGGAAGAGGAAGCCGAAGAAGAGGAAGGCGAAGAAGAGGAAGAGGAAGCCGAAGAAGAGGAAGGCGAAGAAGAGGAAGGCGAAGAAGAGGAAGGCGAAGAAGAGGAAGGCGAAGAACTAGAAGAGGAAGTCGAAGAAGCCGAAGAAGAGGAAGCCGAAGAACTAGAAGAAGAGGAAGAACTCGAAGAAGCCGAAGAACTCGAAGAAGAGGAAGTCGAAGAAGAGGAAGTCGAAGAAGAGGAAGTATATGAAGTAAAAATAAAAAACAAAAAATACTATACGACCAATGAAACAAATGGAGTCATATATTCTATTACACAAGATGGTGATATAGGAGATGAAGTAGGTAATTACGTCAATGGAACACCAGTATTCAACTAGTGACTAATTCAACTATCTAATACGATAACGTTTTGTTTTTCGCATTTTTTTATTCCGCTTGTTTTTTCGAGTTTCGCGACGTTTACCGCCAGTTTTCGGTTCAGATGGTTGTGGATTTTCAGGAGATGGTTCAGTGGCAGGCGGTGAAGAGTTGTCTTTAGTAGGTTGTTCTTGAGATACTTCGGGTTTAAGAATCTCAGAAATATTGAAAACTTTCTTGGATTTCGGAACATTATAATTATTACCTTGACTCGATGTTAATGTTTTCAACATTTCAGTCAATCTTTCGTCTAAAAATGAACACGTAACCGAACTAGTATTATTGGCATTTAATACACCGTCTATTACTTCCATGTAAACGAATATTTCAGCAGTTTTTATAGTTGGATTTTTTTCATCATGATATTGCGTTACTGAAACGTCCCAAACATTATCATCACTGTTACTAAAGCTATCATATTTTTTTTCAACAATTTTGTCAAGTATTTCTGTTTTAAAATTCGAATTATTATAATTAAAATACTCATCCATTAATGTTTGCAATTTTGCATTCATACTTTTTCGATTATTATTGAAATAAAAATCATTTATCGTTTTGACAATATCATTGAATGGTTCATATTTTGTTTTTTGTATTTCTTCTGTAAAAATATTTCTTTCTTTTTCATTTGTAATTATCTTGTCATATTTAACTGCAATACCTTGCATCACTAGTTTATTTTTATCTTTTTCGTCAGGTTGTTTCGGTAGTATATACTTATACGCTAGTATAAGTGCTTTTAATTCTTTCGATAATTTTATCATTTCTTTCAGCTTATTCACTATTGTTTTGATTTCATTTGAATTATAAAATTTCATTTTTTCAAATAATATTTCTATATTATCAATTGCGTCAACGATATCTTCTGGGTTTTTTTTGATTGTTTCTTTGGATTTAGTATTGAGGATTTTTATACTATTAATCAATTTCTGAATATTATCATCATATTCTTTAATTGAATCAAATGAACTAGAACGCTTCAATTTATAATTTGAATTAATGTATTTTTTTGAAGGTATAAATAAAAAATTTTTGAATGCTTTTATTTTTTCTTCTTTTTCTTTTGATGCTGATGCTGATGCTGATGCTGGTGCTGGTGCTGGTGCTGATGCTGATGCTGATGCTGGTGCTGGTGCTGGTGCTGGTGCTGGTGCTGGTGCATTATTGATATTGTCAATGATTGATTCGATATTTTTTTCATTTAGTTTTTCTGTGTTTTTCCATGTGATTGTATTAAAACTCATATCAAATTTTTTATTAAAGTCGGATTTAGTAATATCATATGATTCTCTTCCATTAACTAATGTATTTAATTTATCTACGCATTCTCCCAACATACCAGGATTAGATTCAATAAAATAGTTAAAAATATTAGTTATTTCTTCTTCAAAATCCTCTCTTGAAAATATTTGCTTCTGTTTTTTTAGAATATAAATTTCTTCTTCTGTAATACGGATTGTCTTATTGTTAGAACTGTCTGTAAACTCATCTATAAATTTTCCATTTAGTTCTGTTTTTTCCTTTTCAAAATCATTTATCACATCAATCAACCATTCATTGTATTTAATTAATTTATCTATGCATTTTTTATATTCAGGTTCATTCAATAGGTCATTTAGCCACAATATTTCCGTAATCGTATACGTTTTACTACCTATGTTTAAATAGGAATATTCCGCGATTGCATTATTTGTAAAACCGGGTATTACTTGCATCACTTCACCTAAATCAAATTTCAATTCATATGCGGATTTCAATAAATATTTATTATACGATGTATTAATATTATTCGAAGACGGATAACTCGTGGGAAAAAGCAAATTTAACATGAGCATAATGTTTTCCTCACTAATTTTTTCGGGTGGTTTGAGTTGTTTAACATTTAACTTCGGTTTTACTAGTGTCTTGTAAAATAAATTGGGATTGAAGAAAATTTGCAAGATTTCAGGATAAGGCTTATTCTTCAAAAGTTCTGCATCATATTCTATAGATTCAATGAAATATGGATATTCGAATTTATCACTACCATCTATACCAGATTCGCCAATAATTGGATTGAAAATTTGCGAAAAAACGAGTGGAATAGGGTTGTCCGATGCATTTGTCTCCACCATAATTTTTATTTGTTTCACATCTCTTTTAGACATAATATATTTATCTTATATTATGTCCATATTATTTTTTACGTAGTTGAAATAGAAGCAAATTCTTGATACTGTTTTTCGGTTTTTTGTTGTTTTGCTTTTTCTAAAACTTCTTCCGCTTGTTTTATTTGTTCAGGGGTTACTGCATCGTCGCTATTAATCAATGACACATGATAATCCGTGAAATTTGCAGGCAAGCAGCAAAAAGAACTTTCCTCATTAAAAAAATAATCCATGCACAACATGAAAACTCCAGTGACAATGAGTGCTATGTATATATCACGTGTACCCATCCACGCAATTGCAAAAACTAATATATCACGGCTAAATGTATATTTAAGATACGCTTCCATGGTTTTACTTAATTTGATATTTACAAATTTAGAGGCAACGTTCAATACGATAATCATCAATCCAGCGAATAATTTACTATTGTTGATTGTCATTACATGATTATGTAAATAATTTAGTAGTATATTCCACTTTTTGGTTGAAGCCGATTTAGCCATATATATCTATAGCACATTTTGTTGTAGAATATTTCACACCGCACATTACAAAGATACAAGGGTGGAAAAGGGCTCGCTCTTTACTCGAAATGCCGGCACTGGATTCGCTGACACGCCCCATAATTTCGACCATCTTTCATGAAACCAATCGTTCGAATTTTTAGGTGCAACTAAATCTTCTTCGTGGGACAGTTTTTCTTCAATAATGGAAATATCACATGTCACCGAGCATGGATTGCAAGGCTTTGATTTGAATTCTAACTCTGGAAATACATGCTTTGCCATTTCGATTTTTACGGGAAGATTTTTATGCATCAATTCCCCATTTTTGCAATTTTGTTCTCTAAATGATTGTTTAGCATCGGAGAATCCTTCCATTGAAATAGACATATAATACAATATGACTAAAACACATGCTATAATACCATAGAACACCCGAATGGATGAAAAAAATACAATCATGCCAACGATGAAAAGTTTTCCTAAAATAGTCTGAGCAAACGCTGCCACGTTCTCTGGATACATTATAATAATAGTTATCAGAATCACGGGTATAATATTAAGGATGATTTCCATGAATTATCTTATATAATCCTTAGACAATAATGTGATAGTTTGTATATTTTTATCTACTGATTTTTTAAGTAAAACAAATATATTTATGTCATTATTATATTCGGCATCACCATGGACGAATGATGAAACTGTTAAAAAACGTATTCCTTCTATGAAAAAACCTAGCATAAATGAAGTGGTTGCTGCAAGCGAACCTTCGTCAAAACAAACACCGTTAACAATGGAAGACGCAGCTGCTATACAAGAAGACCGAAGTTCTCGAGTAAATGATATTATTAATAAAATAACAGCTATAAGCGCGGAAAACGATGGAGCACATTTAGGCGATTTTAAACCGATGGATCCCCCACAACTAAATCAACGAAAATCGCTACCGGATAATTTAGGAAAACATATGGAGCCACACCAACTATTACCAGAAAACCCTTTGCAACAAAAACCGCCAGCAATAAATCGTCCAGGAGGAAATACCAGCTACGGTGCAAACGATATGAATTCAGGCAATTTGAGTAATTATCAGGAAAGCTATTCAACACAGAGTATGTTCGCAAAACCACCGCAAAATCAACCCTATTATGCTAAATATGGCAGCGTGGGGTCTGACGATAAATTGATGGAACGAATCAACTATATGATTCATTTATTAGAACAACAACAACAAGAGAAAACGGCGAATGTAACCGAAGAATTCCTATTATACACCTTTTTAGGAGTTTTTGTAATATATGTTGTTGATTCCTTTTCGAGAACAGGGAAATATACACGATAACATGGGTGTTGGGGTGGGGTGGGGCGTAAAATAAAAATACAAAACGCGATTTTGTATTTTTACAACGTTTAGGCGATTATATTATTTTTTCTAAAACGTAAATAAATTGATGCGAGTCTCCATTGTATTCGGTCATGTTCATTTGCGCGTGAATGATAAATCCACACATTTTAGCAATAGTTAATATTTTTTCACGTTTTTCCATAAACAAGGTTTGTTCATTTTGTCTTATTTTACCACTGACAATGTCTGTGAATGTTTCTTTCATGACGACTTTTTCATTCGAGAAATCATATTCACTTTTGTAGTTGACGTTTCCAATATCAATGTTTGAATTTGTTATGCGAACATGTGCATTCATATATTTTTGTGGATTTTCGATGCTACTTGGTTTAGCAGATACAACAGTCGAATCATATTTATCTGGGTCGACTAAATGCAATATCAAATAGCCGTTTGACATCAACCAATGATAACAATTCTTGAAAAACAAGGATTTGTTCTCGAAATTATAAATCGTGAATCCCATACAGAGAACATGAGTGAATGTATTATGTTCAAATTCCATCGGATTTGATACATCGCCACATTTCGTTTCACATTTAGGAAACTGGGATGATTGAATGTCTATCATGGATGGCGATTTATCAATACCATAGATTCGGTATCCTTTTTTTCTAAATATTTCGACTAAATGTCCGGTTCCACTTCCGACGTCTAATATAACACTGTTTTCTTTGGATGGTTGTGTTATATCTGTTACACTATTCATTTCAAATTCCGCTCTATTTTCGCAATCCATAATATCAGAATACATTTTGGCATAAAAATCATCATATATTTCGCTATTGTTTTTTAAAACGAAATACCCAGATTGTTCAAATCCTTCGGAGGATGGGGCCATTTTTTTAGATAGCATTGATACAATAACAACAATTCCTATGGCAATCAATAGTCGCAACCATTTTTTATTCGGTGTTTTTGCGAAAATAATGGACTTCACATATTCAAATATTCCACTCATGTTTTTGTATTATATTATATTATATACATATAGTTTTATCACCATTTATTCTCGTAATTGTGTTCGAGTATGATTGAAAAAAACGTTTTTGCCGATATTGGTGCCTTCGACTGGATTTTCAGTGACTGCGAATTGCGATTTTGAAAAAAGACTAGGAAAAGGTTGCGGTTCACCCGGAGTAGATACAATCGTTGTTTTGTATAAATCACTATTGGATGATGGGACATATATGGCCTGGTCAGCTCCATGTTGCAATGCGAATACCTGATTTCTTAAAATAGTTTCTTTGTCAATATTGTTCAAAAACCCTTGCGGAGGTGCGCGACTACTTCCTGGGTTGAAATTAAGTTCAACTACATGGTCAACATTTCTTTGAATGCGCACAGTAGGTTTTGAATAGGATGGGTTAAATGTGTATTTTGTAGACAAAGGACGAGGGTCAAAATTAGGTTGCAGAGCTATATCGGGAAATTGACGACTACCTAGGCGAGTATTTAGTTCATTAACGCGGTCGAATTGCCCATAATAAATTCCTTCTGGTATTCCCATTATTTTTTCTGATTCTTGCAGGTTCATAATAATAATGCTAAATATATAGTGTTATGATAAAATAAATAGATATACAACCGAAGAATTCCTAAAAAAATGTTTGTTTCAAAAACCGGTCATTGTAGTTTGTGATGCGATTTTCAATACTTGACCATCCTGGTAACTGTCCTGCGAAAATATCCTGATAATAATAAAACCGATGTTTGGTTTGAAGACGCTTCCAATATTGGTCAATTGAATATTTATTTTTATCTCCACCTTTTGTCAAATTTACGACGGCATCCTTCAAATTTTCTTGTAAATCATCTATAAATGATTTTTTTATAATATATGCCGTTGTAGTTTGACTATTTATAATACGCTTGAATCCATGGGTTTTCATGTATTCAGATCCCTCATTATGCTGAGTATCACCTCGCGGCGTTAATAGAATACAATCCCAATCATCAGATTCTGCAATATTTGTAAATGCATTGATAAAATTTGCGCACGATTCATCATTTAAAATGCAAAAATCATCTTCGAATATTCCCACATAAGACACGTCGGTATTTTTAGCAAGAACCAGGGATTTGATATGCGATAATCCACATCCGATTGCTCCGTCTGCATTTTTGATAGCAGGCATTCTTTGTAAATTCGAGAAAAATGCTCGCATTCTGATATTGTTTTCAAAATGGATTTTTCGGTCAACACGTTCATCTAAATTTATATAATACCCTTGTATCATTATGTATAAACAAATATAAAACCATGTTTTTATATAATAATATCATAATGATTAAATCCGACGTTGTTCTTTTAATAATGAATTGTGCAAAATATGCTCATAAAGCAAAGTATCAGAAAGATACATGGCTAAAAAAATTACCAGAAACAATTCCCTATTTTCATGTTTTAGGTGACCCATCTTTACAAACCAATTATAACATAGACCATTCAAATCATATACTATGGGTAAACACAAAGGATGACTATGTTTCTCTTCCACATAAAGTAATTTCTGCATACGAAGCAATTCAACAAACATACGACTTCAAATATATTTTTAAAACAGATGATGATCAAAATCTCGTTTTTGATAATTTTTTTATATCTTTGACCAAGATTTTACAAGAAAAAACCCCCAAACCACATTATGGTGGAAATATTATATCCATTCGGGAACATATATCGGCATATTGGACAATCCATCCAGAATTACCGCGTGATTTATTAATGAAAGCAACCACCTATTCAAGTGGACGATTTTACTTTTTGTCACGCGATGCAATCGAATCATTGCTTCAAAAAATATCAGATATCGCAAAGGAATATTTTGAAGATTATGCTATAGGTTTGTATTTAGAAGCATCTTTCAAAGAAAATGCTTTGTATATTAAAACCGATAATATATTTAAAGATATAATTATGTGAATATTTTCATTGAAATAATTCGTTGCGATTAGAATGGAGTGGGTTTTCATATCATCTGCATTGGAAAATTGATTTTTTGACTTTCCTAAATTATGTATAATACTAAGTATCATACATAATCGAACATCATGGTAAAAATCTGTAATTACAATTATCCACCAGAAAATGACGCCATATACGGAGAACATTTCGCGCGGTTTTCCTATGAACTGAGTGATTTTCAAAAACATGCCATTGAAGCCATTGTAGATGGTCATCACTCATTGATTACTGCAAATACCGGAAGTGGAAAAACACTCCCGGCTGAATTTGCGATTCAATATTTCACGCAAATAGGTAAAAAAGTGATATATTGCTCTCCCATCAAAGCGCTGTCAAATCAAAAATACTATGATTTTACACAAAAATACCCGCATATTTCGTTTGGAATTTTGACGGGTGATATAAAAACGAATCCAGACGCGAGTGTTTTGATTATGACAACCGAAATATTGATGAATTATTTGTTCAAAAATGATGGAACAGAATCTAACAAACAGACACTCGATTTCAACATCGATATCAATACCGAATTAGCATGTGTGGTATTCGACGAGGTTCACTATATCAATGACCCCGACCGAGGTAAAACATGGGAATCTTGTCTGATTATGCTCCCTTCGCATGTGCAACTTGTAATGCTTTCTGCAACCATTGATAATCCGACTGGATTTGCGAAATGGGTTGAAAGTGGAAGACATGCGAATTCGCCAGCCGATGCAAAAACAGTGTATTTGTCTTCTACGACCCATCGCATTGTTCCTCTTACCCATTATGCGTTTTTGACAACGGTCGAAGGCATTTTCAAAGGAATGAAAGACAAAGAACTTGAAAAGGAAATCCGGGATAACACTAATACCACGTTGTTGTTACAAGACGCCCATAATAATTTCAACGAACCTACTTTCAAAAAAATAATGAAACTACGTAAAATCATGGACGACAAAAAAATTCACATGAAAAGACAACATGTTCTCAATAGTGTAGCACTCCATCTGCGAGACCGTGATATGTTACCTGCAATTGCATTTGTATTTTCTAGAAAAAAGGTGGAACAATGTGCCTCGGAGATTACCGTCCCCCTATTAGAAGACGACAGCAAAGTCTCCTATATTGTTCGAAGAGAATGTGAACAAATCGTCCGAAAACTACCTAACCATCACGAATATTTACAATTGCCCGAATACAATTTCGTGGTTTCTCTTTTAGAAAAAGGCATTGGTATTCATCATTCCGGTATGTTACCTATATTACGTGAAATAGTAGAATTCATGATTTCGAAAAAATACATCAAACTCCTTTTTGCGACAGAATCATTTGCAATTGGCCTGGATTGTCCTATTCGAACCGCTGTCTTCACAAGTCTGGTCAAATTTGACGGAGAAAACGAACGATACCTCCATTCACATGAATATAGTCAAATGGCGGGCAGAGCTGGACGCCGTTCGATTGATACGCTCGGATATGTGATTCATTTGAATAATCTATTTGATACACCGATTTTGTCGGATTACAAAAAAGTGTTATGTGGTAAACCGCAAAAACTAACGTCGAAATTCCATATTTCATACCAGATGATTTTGAACTTGATTAAAAATGGACAAACTAGCGACTTCCATAAATTTGCAGAAAAATCGATGATTTACGATGAAATCAACAGCACAATCGATTCTCAAAAAACCAGTCTAAGCGAATTATCCGAAAAGATTCAACAAAAACAAGCCATAGTTCATAGTTTGAGAACACCCTATGAAACATGCGTCCATTACGCACAACTACAAGATACCGTTAAACTACTCGCCAATAAAAAACGCCGCGAAATGGAACGCGAAATTAGCGAACTCGAAGATGAGTATTCCACCATCAAATCCGATGTTCAAAAAGTGCGCGAATATTTGCAAATGGAACATCAAAAACACACAGAACAGGCCGAAATCGATTTTTCAGAAATGTTCATACTAGAACAAACCCATAAAATCATCACCGCATTGCTGGACGATGGATTTGTCTGCATACAAAATGAGAACACCATCATCGAATATCATTTCACCGAGATGGGAATAGCAGCATCCTGTATAGCAGAAATACATCCCCTTATTATGGCAAAATTTATCATACAAAATAATTATTTAGCAGAATTTTCTGCGAAAGAATTGGTCGGGTTGTTTTCGTGCTTTACTGACGTAAATGTAGCAACAGATAGAGCCGTTAGCGTTCCCTGCACGCAGAATTCGTTTTTGCGGAACAAAATCAATGAATTGAGATCATCGTATACATTCTATGAAGAAAAAGAAATCGACGCCGATGTTCGCACTGGAATAAAATACGAAGATGCCCTTATGTATGACATTATTGATTATGCAATGGAATGGTGTCATTGCAATACCGAATCAGACTGCAAAGAACTAATCGAAAAACTACAATGCAATCTGGACGTTTCTATCGGGGATTTCACGAAAGCCATGTTGAAAATCGCGACCATTTCCCGAGAACTAATGTGCGTATCCGAAACCATGAATCAAATAAACCTATTACACAAATTGAGCGAAATTGAAGGAATGATTTTGAAATACATTACTACTTGTCAAAGTTTGTATGTATAGACATGTGAATATAGTCTATTCATCTTCGTCACTGTCTATGTCCATATCACTGTCTTCGTCGGAGTCTTCTTGAATAATAATTTCATCGGATTCGGATTCGGATTCGGATTCTTCCGTTTCAATGATTCGATTCGTATATTGTTGTGAAATAGGTTGTTGATTTTCGTCAGCTAACATCATATGTGTTAATATTTGTTGATATTCAGTTTCATCATCATCTATTACGAATTCTTCATGGGGCCTACGTATATTTTCAAATTCGGAACTTGTGTCCGATTCTGAATCATACACAGTTCCACCGTCGTGATTGTTGATGACATTGTTAGAAGATAATGTATTTATATCACTGTTTACTATGGTTTGAAATAATAACCTTTGAAACGATTCTTCAATTCGGTCATTTGTATCATTTGAAATTATGTTTGAATTTTCGTTTGCGGAAGCATCGTATTCATCATCAGATGAATCATCCGAATTATGTTCATTGCATTCTTCATGAGTTTTCATAAATTCTTCCGTGGAAACTTGTTTGCAATAATCTATATGTTTTTTGTTATACACGACATTATTGATGAGTTTAAAATTACTATTACATACACGTCGCAGTGTTTTTCTCCCGAATTTAGGATTATATCTATAAAACTTGTGCAATTTTTTATGCAATTCGGAAAAGGCAGTTATTTTTTTATACTCATCTAATGAATACATTGACACATAATACAATCGTAAATAGGGTCTCATTATATTCACTAAATCTTCTTTCGGAAAATCTGGGTGAATAGTCAGCCTGGGTTTATGTTCTTTTAACATAGCAAACACTTTATCATATAATAGACTGTAATCTGTGTTTTTAATATAATTGTCGATTGATATCTCGCGAATAATGCCTTCATGCTGTTCTCGAAATCGAGCAATATTGAAATTTGTTAAAAAATAATAATGAAACAACGCTGGCATGATAAATGTCGATTTTTTTATGGCAAAATACAAATTGTATAAATCCGATTTATTAAAAATACCGTTATTATATGGATTTTTTAAAATCAAAGGCGATGCAAAAAAATGACATGTGTTTGACAGTGCACTATTCGTCATATTAATCAAGTTTGCAATTGAAAATATGTATTTTTTTCGATTTTGCACAATGACGAAAATGTTTTTCCCAGTTGCATCTAATGGATTCAAATACAAATCATCTGAAACCATCACCTCTGCATGTTTGTGTTTCCATGCATTCAATAACCGCGCAAATGCAAAATAATGTTTTTGTATCTTGCAAAAATAATCGAGAAACTTGTCTTTGTCCTCTTGCTGGAAAAAGACGTTTTCTATGTTTCGTTTCAAAAAATTATATTTATTAATTCGGTCATTTGCATTCGTTTTAATAATCATACTGCAAAAAGGTGAATTCATTGTTTGATTTGAAATATAATGATGGACAATCATGAATTTATATACCGAACGAATAAAATCGTATTCCCCTTTATTGAATATATTTACATACATATCAAACTCGCTATTATCCGCCGAAATATCCATTTCCGGAAATATTATTTTTTTTGACAACAATACAAATAAATTCATAATATCGATTCTATTTTTATTTGTACTATACCCTTGATTATTTAGGCGATATATTTTTATTTCATTTTATAAAGTAATAATTTTAGAATAGTATGCCCACAATCCTAATCCGATTAAGCATTTTGCAGTGCAGTCTAAAATATTCATCGCAATGTTTTTGTATTCTTCGTTGAACATATATACGACTCCATAGAGGGACCATATAACTACATACATAGTAAACAAGATATTGTTTGAAAAGGATTTACCTGGACTTACGTATTGATAATAAATAATATAAAACATGATTCCAAAAGGAATAAATCCCAGAATAGTTCCTATGTATCGGTCCAATGTTTTGTTTTCACCTAAATAACCGATGTATAACATTGCATAATTGAGTAATACAATAATTACTATAACACCTAATGAAACCGTTTTTCCAGCGTTGTGGGACAATACCAAACATAGGGCTAACAACATCATAGGTGTAGTAATCGACCAATCAATGTAACGCGTTTTTGTTATATCTGCCCAATCGATTTCCACTCCTTCGTCGCTAAATTTTTCAATTTGACTTACGAAAACGGAATAAAAATACCCGGCGACAATGGAAATTGCGGTTTCTAAATTGAGAATATGCCGGACATACGGCGACTTTGTTCTCAATGCTTCTATTATTGTAATCGTCGCGGTGGTCAACAATAGTATATATGTCAGGGCAAAAGAGAACTTGACGTAATATTTTACTGGATTTATCTTTTTCTGGGCTGAATCTTCTAATACAATGGATTTCCCCTTTGTGCTACCATCTGGTAAGATGGTAGGAGGAGGGGTGTTCGGTAATTTTGATACATTGCTTGAATATTCGGACATGGTATATAGTATGATGATAAAAAAACGTCCTTATATTGAGGTTTATTTTGTTCTGGTAATTATTATGGACATTTCATTTAAAATTTTGACTACATATATGCAGTGGTATTTCACGCTATATAATTGAATACTCACCTCATTATTTAAGAATATTTTTTTCGAAAATATTTATGAAAATGTATAATGAATCCGTCTCTGTCATCCTGACTTAATCTTGCAATGTATAATAAAAACAACAAAAATGCGGATTCAAAGTCATTTTCACCTAGGTTTTTTTCAATGGTTTTTATTATTGTTTTGATTTCGTTTGAATCTTTGTTTTCAATACAGTTCATGGATACTATACAGATAGTATTCTATTTTATATTTTTCCATTTGACGATTTTTCTGGTATGTATTTTACCTCATCCGTTGAACGAGAACTCATAGCACACCCTATACATGCAGCCGTAGCTGATACAACCAAACAAGTACATAATCCCACACAAGCGCATAATCCGACCATTTTATAGTAGTATACCTATTATACTATAAGATGATATAAAAAACCGAAAAAAAAACGAAAAAAATGGAAACAATTATAGAAAATATGGATATCTATATCCGTATGGATTCAAATAAGGAGTTGCATATGGATATAAATATGGATTCAAATAAGGCGATGTGTATGGTGGATAGACGTATGGATAGGCGTAAGGGGTGCTATATAAACTATAGAGGGATGGTCGAGGACGGTCATAATCGTTATCATGTCGTTTGCGATAATTGTCCGCAACACTATTTGCATAGATGTAATTGTTTTTGTTTGCTACGTCATTTAATTCGGCGTATTCGTTCAATGTTCCGTATAGACGGTTATCAAGTAGCGGATAGCTTCGGTAAAATCCTCGATAACTCATTCTATATTTTATTGCTATATAATTATTTTTTCCTAAATATTTTGACACCATATATGGTACCATTTTGTTTTACAATTCCGATGTTTCTGATTACAAGTGTGGATTCGAAATGGTCTCATTTGAATTTCCATTATTTTTTCATTTTTGTAAAGTTTTACGTTTTTGATAGTCTCTATAGCTTTTACGTATGTGATACTCAAAATCATGACGACACCATTCTCCACAAAAGTTGTATTTATGCCATAATATATAGTTTGAATAGTGTTCGTCTGCATCACATCCGCAATTATTGCAATCTTTATCTTTTTCATTTCGCCAAATCCAATAGCGGTTCAATTCATCCATTACTACTCGCATTGATGGTCGATGTTCTACATTGAACTCGCCTATCAAATCTTGTAATTGTTTCGGCAATAAAAGTAAATTCATTTTTTTGTATTGACGATAAAAATTACATGAAACAACTATTCAATTTTATCTCTTTTTTTCCTATTTTCTTGTTTTGAATGTCAACCTGGACGTTTTGAAATGTAAAATATGAAAATAGGAAAGAGATAAAATTGAATCCAGCAGCCCCCTACCCATAGTGTGCATAAACAAATACAACTATGTCACCTTTTGCACAAGAACCCGTTGCAATATCTCCATACAACAGAGTGGAGCAAATATTTGAAACGATTGATACAATCGACGGCCCTTTTCAAGACGTGGAAAAAACCGACCGCGCATACTACATCGGAAATGCATTGTATATGTCTGCCGAAAACCATTATTTGTTAATGGCTACGATTTCTCCAAAAATATTCTTCCGATATGATTCCCCCATTATTCGTGGATATTTGTATCAAATGTCTCTTGTGAGAACTCACCAGATTCCTGCAATCGACATTATTCAGTTGTCCATCAAACAAGACTATTACACGTGTATAATAAAAACCTTCTGGATTCGTATTATACAAAGACGCTGGAAAAAAGTGTATGCACAACGTGGAGAGGTTCTTCGCATGATGGGGTCTATACCGTCTCAACGTCATTTTGAAATATGCGGAAAATATCCGGAGAACGTTCCACCGATGCCGCGATTGCAAGGAATGCTGTCAGATTATTTGTCAAACGACAACAAATACAAGAATTGATTGATGTTAGCCAACATTTCATCGCGAATATTTAGCAAATCACTGTCCGTTTTTTTGTTTAATACTTTGTTCATATCTATCAAGGTAGTGCGATAGTGATGTATTTTTTCAATGAAATCTCGCTCACCGGTGGAATCCATCATTTTCATGTGTTTTTCAACCATCGTGATTCGGCTTTTATGTGAGGATTTTGATGCCGACTGTTCCTTTCCGAGGAGAACTTCGACAAATTGGTCGACCAGTTCGCTCAGTTTTTCGTGAAGTTCATCGGTTGCTTGATGTTGTGAATAGGATTCGGTTTTCCAGTGATATAGTTTGATTGCATTCAGTATTTCTAAAAAAGAACGCACGATGTTTGCTTTTATGGGTTTTGTTCGGACATTTTTCACCGTTTTTCGACTTTTTGTATTGTATTTCCTGGATTTAGGCATATTATATTCTATTATAATTTAGTTAGAGATTAATTATTATTATTAAAATATATAGATTCTACCATGAATTTCAGATACATTTTGTTATGTTTGATTCCTTTTGCCCATGGTTTTTTATTTAACAAAATTGCCCGGTCATTGAATCGATTCGCAAATGAATACAATGCGGATAATATGTTGATTGATCCGATTATTGAAATGGAGCATCATGCCTATAATAATATTGTTGCATCCGATGCACCGAGTTCGTCGAATCCATCGCTATCGCCAGTAAACCCATTATCAGAACAAGAACAATACGATTTACAATGGTATGTTATAGGAACTCCTTCGGATATTTCCTATAGAAAAGCGTTCAAAGCTACTGTATGGGGTAATAATTATGCTATATGGAGAAATAGCACAACTGGCGAATATTACGGAATTGATGATGTATGTCCACATAAAGGTGCATCTTTATCCAATGGTAAATTAATCCGGGGATGTTTAGCATGTCCTTATCATGGATATGAATACAATGGTGATGGCAAATTAGTAAACGTCCCAGGGATTCCGTTTCAACAATATCATAATTCCACTCCAAATACTTTACCAGCATATGATTCGTCTAAATATACTGTAGTCGAAAAAAACGGATGGGTGTATCTGAATACGTTTCCTACTTATTTGCACACTCAACCTTTGCAGGTAAATATATTCGATGAACCGGAAGCCAATAATGGGTTCTCATGTGTATTTTTAGAAATGGATTTCGATTGTTATGCGCGCATTTTGAGTGAAAATTCGCTCGATGTTATGCACATCGGATTTGTTCACACATTTGGAAATAGACAGAATCCAGCGCCTACACAAGAATTACCTCCGAAACAAATATCACCCTATCATTTCAAAACTTCTTATTTGTATGAATCTGGGAAAGACTCCATGGTCAAAAAAATATTCAATATTCGCAATTTGAAAATCGAAAATGAATTTGTATTACCCCATACTACCGTGGCTCGTGTTATTTTTGAAAATTATGTAAGCACAGTTATTACATTTGCACTTCCAGTAAGCGAAACAAAAAGCAAACTTTTCGTGAAAACATATCGTAATTTCTGGCAAAATTCGGCGGGGGATGCTCTCACCGAAAAAATGATGAAGACCACCATGTTGCAAGACAAACTTGTGGTTGAAAATATCGATATGCGTTTCATGGATGGGAAATTCAACATGAAATACGATAAATTACAAAACACCTACAAGACATTTTACAAAAGATTCGTGAAACAAAATCCGCAACTATAAAAATAAATATGCAACTATTATATAGAATGAATTTTACATCCGCGAATATTATTCATTATGCATCTCTTATATTGCCTTTTGCACATGAAATTGCTGTGATTCCTAAAGAATCAAAATTTCCATTGTTTGCTGGGTTTTATCGCGATTGCATTGACGCGGATATCATTCAACAAAAGAATATTTTTAAAAATAAAATATGCACAATAAAAGACAAAACAACGGAAATGATTATTGATTTGTTAGCATATATTGGTATATTACTTTTGGTTTCGAAAAATACGTTATATTATGGTTATGTAACAGGTATATCAACTGGTTTAGTTATGCTTTTTTGTTCCGTTACCTTAGCGCGCATGTATTTAGGAAAAATTGTATCATTCATCAATGATTTTATTGGATTCAAAAATCCATATATATTGTTGATTATCAGTATTTTCGTCGTTTGTATGTATATTGCTTTAGCCAGTATTTTGGAAACACTCGCTCAAAAACTCACAAAAAATATTACCATTGACCCTGAAGCAGAAAAAAATACCGAGTAATCATCATAAATTCAGGAAAAAATTGATTTATTTTTGTCCCGATTGATGATGACAAAAATAAACTATGACACAAAATATCGAAATTGAACTTATCGAAAAGACATACGCATATACTGAATTACATATTGGATTCACCCGGTATTTGTATTTGATTGAGGATGTGAAATCGTCTCTAATGCTTTCTATAATGGAGCATCAACGCGAAGAATCCTTGTACTGGGTATATGAATTGTATTTTTCGGGACTAGAGGTCGAAACATTTTGTTTATTGCAAAATATGGCCTGTACAAAATACAATGAAAAATGTGCCCGGTTTGTGGAGACGCAAAAACAAAAATGGGATAACAATCACGACCATTATTGGACAGTAGGAACCATTGTATGGTATTTATGTGAACGTCCATATACAATAGGACCTTTCATACAAGCATATTGCAAAGAACCAGACCTAATTGCGAAAATTTCGTCAGCGACGACACTCAACGCTGACGAAATTTTAACCAACATAACTGTCATTTTAGAGGAAAAAGATGTGATGAAATATGTCAATCTAGAAACGACAACTCCTCGATATTTGCTCACACATCCGAGTCTTACAAAATATCACATTCGCAATCAGTGCGCAACCATTTTTGAAAATGACCACGCCGAAATTGACCGAGACACCCTGTTGCGATTATACAGAGAACAATGGATGTATTTTGCATGCGCATCTCCTTTGTGGTGGAAACGCATTCGAAAACATGGGGGGAAAATGGACCATGACAATGAGACCGTGGTATTTGATGAGGACGATACCAGAACGGACGCCTTCTATGAAAAATACTACTATGACACAGATGAACAACCTGCTTATGTGTTAGATTTACGTTTCCCGGAAACTAAACAATGGACGTGGAATGACTTTTATGAAAATTATTCAAAAATATAATTGTAAATGAAGCGGTAGATACATATCCTATGAGGAAATCATCACAAACCTATAACACCATAATTTATACACTTAGCACATACTAACTATCAACGCATGAGTTTATAAACTGCAATAGTAGTCATCGCAAAAACCGCGCCTCCCCATAAAGTATCCATCACCGCAATTTTCCAGTCCCATTTTTTGAACATGGCATAATTTGTGGAGTCAAAAACGCCATAAACCAACAATCCCAATAAAAATGCGTCAAAAGGACTACGACGTGTTCTCAAAATGAAATAATACAATCCTAGAATCAACAACGTATAACATACTATTGCACCGAGAACGCGTATTTGCATTGATACACGCTGTATACTTGCTATTTGAACCCCCCACAATGATTTAGTTAGTGTTATATAAGCTGCATCTAATAATAACAACACAACTCCGGATAACGCAATTTCTTTGTATCCTTGCATAGTATATATATAATCATCGAAAAGAAAATATCATGCTAAAGGATTGATCTTATCTATAATGGTTCTTAGGCAATTTTTTTATGCTTGAGAATCGTTTTGTTATTTTTGTAACTGTAAAAACATATTTCAAAAATGTCGGATTGCGACCAGTTACAATCATAATACAATCCCATCCAGGGTTCATTTTCAAAGGTGACTTCATAAAAACATGTCCCACCATCCACTTGTGCGTTTTCAAGGAAGTCTGCTTTTTTTATTAGAATCGCGTCTATCATATTGCGTCGACCGTCAGTCTTCGGTATTGCATTGATGTATTTACCGGTTCGATGTCGGATTTGTCCGTCATATTCTAATATTATATGGATTATGTCTCTGGGTATATCAATATCTGTAATCATATGGATTATCAATCACTATATATTCTCGAAGACATAAAAAATTGATTACGATACCGTAACTTCGATTTCATCATTCTCAGGGACGGATTCTTCGCTGTCGCGTATTTCCGCACTAATATCCAGCGTTTTTGCTAGTTTTTTACGAATGTTTCGCTGCTGTATAAAATAACGACCCCACTCGGGACTATGTGTAATTATATTCATAATCGTAGTATAGGTGGTTGTCGCTACGCAAGTATTTTCAGTCAATTGAATACTATAATACCAATAAGGAGGAACATACAAAACGTGGTTGGTGAGAACATCGAATTCTAAAAACCGCAGTTTTTCAAAATCTTGCTCGTATTTTTTTTGATGTTTCCATACGTTGATGGGAGAACGAAATTCGTATTTCTCAAAATCGTGGATAGTATGCACATATTTACGAGCTTTCCATGGAGTCATTTTGACTCGAATACGCCCACTCGTGGGAATCAAAAAAACTCGGTCATTTGTATGATATCGTAGCGGCAGCGCAGTCTCGGTTGAACCACATATCAAATCGTATTTCGTTTGCATGCAAAACTTCGGTTTCAAAAAATCGTCGACTTCTTGTATGTTTTTTATCAATCCCGATTCTTCTATAAAGGTTTGATTGTTCTCTGTGTAATAGTGTGCTTTTGCATCTCGCATGAATAGTTTGTGAGCGGTTTGAAACGGGAACACAACATAATCAATCGATGTGTTGGAAGCGGTCGAATCGCCATAATAATCATTTGTATCTTTTATTTTACAATCATGAGAACCTGCCATTTTCGCGATTTTTTCAGGCGTCAAGTTCTCTAATTCATCAAATTTAAATTGAAATAACAATGGTTGCTTTACATTGCATATCTCTTGAATATGCGCATTCGTGGTATAATCCGCTTCATATATTTCTAAATCTTCACTTTTTTTTAATTGATAATTGATGTGAATATAAAAAAATACTATTATACAAAAAATAATGATACTTATTAGGGATTGCATTTTTATGTAAAATAGATAGATGAATAAAGAAATCAATAAACGCAATGTGTGGGCATGTGTGGGCGCGCGCGATTATTCGTCGTCTTTTATTTTCGGTGCTAAAAAGAATTTGATTTTTCCGTTATGTCCATGTTCTCCTCCTAAATCATATACAATTTGAATCGGATAAGAATCACTCAATTTGATTTCAATTTCTTTTGCCAGTTTGTTATACAAACAAATATTGTGTAAATATTGTAAACTAAATGACACGTTGATGTTTTTATTTTCATCGATAGCGAAGGCGTTCAAATCATCGATTTTAATTTCGACGTGCATTTTACCGCTGTCTAAACTGTTTGCACATAACATGATTTTGTCTTCATTGCATTCAATGTCCATTGTATCTCCGAACATTTGTAATTGATTTATAACACTCGAGAAATGAGGAGATGACAGAGCGAATTCCGCTTGATATTCGATTTCTGGTATACCCATGATATCAGTGTCTAAATCAATCAAAGGTATATCGAAAAATTTGTCGAATTCCGATTTGTTGTCACTCGTGAAATGAATATTTAATCGGTCAGTGCACCCATTTTCGCCATAAAGAATACGAATGGATTGCGTTTTTTCACGGGAATTCAAAACACGAAACAATATGGTTGCATTGATTCCTAATGTAATCGTACTAGGTGAATTATGTTCATAACTATCAAACCACTCTGACGGCAATTCCATTTCAATAATGGACACTCGAGCACCGTCCATGGTTTGCACATACATGCGGTCTTTTTCAAACAGAATGTTCACCTGTTCGGTAAATACCTTGATGTGCTGGAAAATACCGGCGAATATGTCGGCTTTGTGGATTTGTTGAATTGTGATGTTCATTGTATAAATATATTCCCGTGATTTGTTTAATTGATTTGTTTGACAAACAATAATAATACATTTATAAAATGGGTATTATTATTTTTCAATTTTATTACACAAATCGTATAATTGTCCGATAACAATTTCCGATTCTTCTTTTGTGTATTTTTTGATTTTTGACTTTATCACTGGATTGATGAATCTATCTAATAATTTTGATATGTTATCAAATACATTCGGAACGTGATACATATGCATGTATGTTATTTTTTTGTAATACTCTTTTTTATTTTTGAGACACTCTTCGCAAAACATACGTATAGCATTATAATATCTTTCTGCGGCAGAAATAGAAAACGTATTTAAATTTATGTGCATTTCAAATGTTCCATAGGTTTCTATGCACTGATTAAGTACACTCAATGCATGACTTATTATCGTGGTATACATTTCAATGTTTGCATAAGTTTTGAAAAGCGGATAATTGAAATAAATATGATTCGTATTTGGAAAAACAAAAATAGTAGAATTCATTAATTGTTGTAGGTCAAAATTTTGTGATATTACATTTGCACATTCCATTTTCTGTTTTTTCTTGAAAAATATGTTTTTCTCGTTTTCATTGTAATATTGTTTTTTTAATTTGTCGATTTTATTTAAAATATCATCGGATTCTTCCATTATTTATATATTTTTTGAAATATTTTTATATATTTTATCGTATTTATTTTTGTATTATATGGATTTGCTGTTATGTTCACTATAATTTTCGAATTCTTTCGACATGGAAAATTCTCCATTTTGTTCTAAATAATCTAGTTTAGATCCAAATTCCTTGACGTTTTCTAAATTTTCAAAATCGATATTTCTTTTCATATCTAAATTGGAATTAATATTGTCCACATCTGAAAAGATTCGAACACGCTCTTCTAATAGATTTTTATTTACATCCATCGTGAATGCTTGCAATTTCATCAAAATATTCTTTATAGAGTCTATTTCTTCTGCTAGAATAGTAAATCTTGTGTTAAATTCATCGACTATTGCATTGATATTTGATGGAATATTATTTCCACTTGCAGAAGTTGTTTGTTGCTTCATAAATTGTTCTAAAGTAATTAAACGCTTATCAACTAAAGTGATTACTTGAGGTAATGTCAATCCTACATTTTGAGAAGGCATATTATTTTGAAATCCGGATTGTGTGTTTTGCGCAAAATTAGGTCCTTGTTGTCCAGCATTTTGACCATACATAGGTGGTTGTTGTGAATTATTTTGACCATACATAGGTGGTTGCGGTACCATATTTGGTTCACTTTGCGATACATTTATTCTACGTTTTCTTGCGGCGGCTAAAGCAGTACTCATTGATTTGTATATTATAATAGAATCAATTGTCTAAATAGTTATAACGCAAAAAATAAATGTTTTTCCTAAATATTGTTGTATTGAAAAAAATATAAATGTATTCGGTATAAATAATATAATAATGCATCCTATTGCAAAAGTAGTGAGTTATTCAAAATCCCCCGATGATACCGAGCAATCTCTCCAGGATATGATTGCATATTGTGCTAGAGTATCCAATCCAGCAAATCAATCCCATACGGAAACAAATGAAAAATTGATAAAATATCTGATTCATCACCAGCACTGGTCACCGCTTGAAATGGCAAATGTGTGCTTAGAAATCAATACCACTCGAGACATCGCTCGACAAATATTACGTCATCGCTCTTTTTCTTTTCAAGAATTTTCACAACGGTATGCAGTTGCCGATTTAGGATTCGAATGCAAAGAAGCGCGCATTCAGGACACGAAAAATCGTCAAAATAGTATCATAACCAATAACACAGAATTACATAATCAATGGGAAGCCCAACAAAAACAGGTCATACAAGCTGCAGAACACGCATATCAATGGGCTATATCAAATGGTATTGCAAAAGAACAAGCCCGCGCGGTTTTACCAGAAGGAATGACATTATCTCGATTATACATGAACGGAACATTGCGGTCATGGGTTCATTACATTCAATTACGTAGTGGTAATGGAACACAAAAAGAACACCGGGATGTAGCCATCGCTTGCGCCGACGCGATTTCTGGGGTTTTTCCTATGATAATGGAATTTGTTGCAAAATAATATTTTTCTATGGATACTATAACATGGAAATTTTACACGAAACCAAAGAATCTCATCCCAGAACATTTTTCAATCACGTTTTTTCCACGACAGAAGACGGAAAAGCCGAAATCCTGAACGTCGTGCAATATTCTACTTTAGGCGTTGTTCCAGTAGTTGTCCTTAATAAATTAATCAATCGATTCATACCAGACGCTGACCCTGATAAATCATCTATAGCACTTTTAGCCGAAATTTTTATTCAGTTGGTTGTCATGTTTTGTGGAATAGTAATTATTCATCGTATTATCACCTATATTCCTACCTATAGTGGTTTCAAATATGATAATTTAGCATTAACTAATATTATTCTAGCATTTTTAGTCATTGTCTTGAGTATTCAAACCAAGCTAGGATTAAAAGTCAATATATTGATTGACCGCTTAGATGAATTATGGAATGGTTCTGAGAACTCAAAGAATAATATAAAAGATAACGTTCGCGTAAAGCAACCTATGGCACAAAGACATGCACCAAGTCAAGCAGATTATTTAGACAATGCTCCACAAACCGGGTTTCCTCCAGCACCTGTATCAACAAATCATGCACATGGTGATAACTATGATTTCATGATGAGAAACGGAAATGGTGTTCAAGATTTTGCTCCACCTGCGCCAGTTGCTGCAAATGGTGTTTTAGGAGGTTCATTCGGTTCCTTTTTTTAGATTATTACCAGGTAACGGAAACAACATAATTGTTGTAATAGAGTAACATTGATTGTTCAAAAACGCTCTTATAGCTCAGCTGGTTAGAGCATTGGTCTTATGAGCCGAACGTCTGCGGTTCGAACCCGCATAGCAGCATGATATTTTGAACAATAATTGTTCAAAATAACAATATAAAAATAATTGTGTATTTATAAACACAGTATAATGGCCAATAATATCGATAAAATCATCTATATCAATTTAGACAAACATGTTGAAAAAAAAACAGTCATAGAAAATCAATTACGCTATTTTGATTTACCATTTGAACGATTTTCTGGAATAAACAATCCATATGATGGAATAGGATGCGCTCAATCTCATTTAGCCGTTTTAAAAATGGCTCGAGATAACAGATACAAAAATGTATTGATATTAGAAGACGATTTTGTATTTACAGTAACTAAAGATGAATTTGAAAACGCAATGCAAAAATTGTTTACACATGTTCCTGATTTCGATGTTTGTATGTTATCCTATAATTTACAGAAAGGTGATATTCATGAAGAATATCCATTTTTACTTAAAAATATAGAAGCACAAACAGCATCCGCTTATTTAGTAAATCATACCATATATGATGATTTGATAAATTTATATGAAGAATCAACCATTGCACTACAATACACTAGACATCATTGGATATATATGAATGACATGATATGGAAACCGATGCAACTAGTTAAAAAATGGTATTGTTTAGACCCACGATTAGGAAAACAAAGTATCATTTTAGATTGGTAGATAAAAATACAAAATCTTAGTTGTATTTTTATATATTTTTAAAAATTCGTCTGTCTATATCTTTACACAACGTTTTGTAATATTATTTCGAATTTTACCTTTCGGACATTTTTTATGACATTTTTTTGTTTTGTTGTCAAACTCATTTCCAGGTAAGCATATTGTTTCTTTTTGAATAACCTCATCACTACTTCGTTCTTGTTTAGATAAAATAATTGTTTTTAAATTCATGATTTTTTTATTGTCAATCTTTCTTTTTATTAATTTGTTATTTTCAAAATTAACATTATGTTTTTGCGTGATATTATGCGTTTTTAATATTTCTTCAAATCGTTGTATAGATTGTTCTACTGTATATCTGTTTAATAAATTTGAATTCATCATTTGAAATGCTAGCTCATCTAACTCCTTTGAAAAATTCTCATCGATTAAATGTCTTGTCATATTATTGACATATGCGATTGCAATTCCAGTGCCATAGACGTCGACAGTTTTTAAAGATGTTTTTAAAAATGTTTTGTATTCATGTATTTGCGTTGTAATACAATTTAAGAATCCATCCATATATTTTCGAATCATTTTGGATTGTATTTCAGAATCATCATATTGATTAATTACAAATGAAAAGAAATTACGAAATGAGGAGACATTTTCGTCTTTTTTATTTAATTTGTTTATTATTTTCAAGTGATATTTTGTTTTTTCTGCGTTTGATAATTTTGCGAATTCATCGAATTCATTTTTGTTGTGAAAATTAAATTCAAAAGGGTATGACCAATGATATATTCCTAAAAAATTGTCAGAATTGATTGATTTGTTTATTACATCGTCTATTTTACGCATCAACCCAAAATCAATTATATTAATGCGATTTTTTGCTTCATTGTATACAATATTTTGCGGTTTCATGTCAAAATGCAATATTCCATTTTTTAAAAACAATTGAATTCCCATGAGAACTCTATGAAATTCTATCCAGAATAATTCCATTGTTTTTGTGGTTTCGGGTGAATTTGTGCGTTCATGCATTTTGTCTGCAAATTCTTCTAAATTAATACCACCATCATTCATTATTATCAAATCATTATCATTTATATCAATACCATCTTCTTTGAACGTTTGACATTTTTCAATTGATTTCAAATTATATTCATTTTCGGCAGGTTCGCATAATACTGGATTTCCTAAATAATAATTATGCTTTTTGTCAATTTTTGATAACATATCATATTCATTCATTTCTTTTTTTGCATTTGTTTTAAGCAATAGTTTTGAAATTTTTTTGTTATACTTGAGTTTGTTATTTTTACATTTCAAACTTGGTTTATGGATACATCCATAGGTTCCTTCTCCAATGACATCTGCTGTTTTTGAGGGTTCATTGTTGATATTAAATAAATCCATCATTGTAGTGTTTTATATTATGCACATATATTATTTAGAGAAAAATTCTCTATGCAGATTCGTTTCGAGGTATTACGCTCATCGACTGCAATAACTCTAATTTTTTCACCGATTTTTCGAAATTGTTGTTTTGTTGGACGTTTGAGAACAAATACTCCATATTCGGACTCTCCTCGTTTTTCTTAATTTGTTTGTATATTTCGTCTATTTTTTCGACCACGTTTTGAACAATTTGTTTATTTGTAATTAGCTCGATATTTGTGGGAACAGGTTCTGTCAATAGCGCCACTGCAAAATAGAGCAAATACCTGCGGCGTTTGCATGCGGCGGTCGTATATTTTATGCAAAACAGATTCAAGAGGGCTCTCGATATTTTTTCAATGAAAGAATTGCCGATTTCGTCCACCCTTTTCAAAATGGCATCCCATAATATCCATATGATATCACATTGAAATTTGTTTTCCACTGGGATTTTTGCGCGACGCTCGGCAAATACAGGTGCTTTTCTTTTTTTACAAATATTGTCGAATTCTATCATCCATTCAATCCAATAGCATGCAATGGTCATGTTGCAACGGTCTTTCGAAATGTTATAGCCGAATTCATTGATGGCAATCAATAGTTCTCGCGGGTCATCTTTTTGCATGATTGCTTCGGAATATTTCGTAGAGGGGGCTTTCAGGCGTTCGGTCATTTGTGTCATATCGAATTCTTCTACACGGTTGATTTTGATGGGTTCGAAGCTGTGTTTTTTGTTTGAAAGCGTAATCGTTGAAATGACTTCGGCAAAAAGACGGCGCATATGTGAATTGTTACGGAGCTGCAACTCATTGAGATACAAGCCTTGTATCATAATATTGCGGAAAGTTTCGTATCGCATTTCTAAATATATCATGATTTTCGGATTTCCTAAATGTATATGTTTCCCGACGTAATTCAGGAGAATTTCCCATAAATCCGTATAATGTCCCGCGCAAATGAGTTCGGCTGCCCAATGGCACGCTGGCTCTATTTTTCCCTTGAGAATTGAATCTTGCAATGCCGTTTTCACTTCTGTTTTTTTGTATTTTGAGAACGTGATTCCTTTGAAATCAGCGGGTGAACGTATATCGTTTATTTCGGAGCGTTCGTCTACTTTTGCTTTATTTTCCATTTAATCATATTTAGAAAGAAATATAATTAATTTAGCACATATAGTAGTAAATATACAAAAATAATATGTAGCGTTACTATATACAACATGTTTAATATGTTTTCACGACCATCAGCGCCAGTATCAACCTCAAAAAACATATTGCTTATAATTGACCCGCAAAATGATTTTACAGATCACCCAGGTGAAAAAAGGGGGTCTTTAGCAGTTGATGGTGCATTAGAAGATTATACAAAAATAGTAAATATGCTTGAATCATATCCCACTTTTTTTGATGAGATACATGTGTCTCTTGATACACATACATCACAACATATAGGTCATCCTGGGTTTTGGAAAGTAATATCTATGGACTCTCAAGATACTTCTCCAACCGAAATAACTGAAGTTCCAGATTCTATATATAGATTATCAATTGACAAAACAAATAATATTATAACCGGTGAAAATATAGTTCCAGAGATTTATTCACCGGGAACAGCTAGAAATATTAAAGTTGTTCCACGTGAAGCTCATTTAACCGAATATGTATACGAATATTTAAAGTGGTTTGATACAGCTGAAAACACACACGGTCAACGATGTTATATTTGGAAACAACATTGTATTGAAGGTACATTCGGCCACCAAGTATCTGAACCTTTGAAATCCAAATTAGATGGTATGAGTAATAAAGTAACTTACCACATTAAAGGTCAAAATAATTTAGCAGAAATGTATAGTATTTTCAAGGCTGAAAAACCACTTACAAATGCACAAATGATAGATGAAAATCTTAAAAAATATATATACACTGGTTCATTAACTAATGCCGGTGAAAGTTCAAAAACATATACAAAAACATATACAGAAGTAATAACACTAAAAAATTTAGATACCCAACTAAATGAAACATTATTAAAAGCTTTACTTGGTAATAGAGGTGCAAACCAAAATAGAGTATATATTTGCGGAGAAGCGAGAACCCATTGTGTAAAAAGTTCCGTTATTGACTTATTAGAATATGCTACAAACAATGGTTATGATACTACAAAAATATTTTTGCTAAAAGATGCAACTTCACCTATACCAGGGACTCCAAATGATATTTTACGGATAATGACTGGTGCAACCGTAGATGATAAAACAGAATTTGAACAAGATGAGGCTAAAACTGGCTTTGTCTATAGTAATCATAATTACGGAAAACTATATAATGCTCAAGCAATTAATACAATCGATATAGCAGTTAAAGCAAATCGAATTGAAGGTGGTTCCATAAAAAAAGGAAAAACCACAAAATCACGCACACGCAAGAACAAAAAATCATCCAGAAATAAACGCTCAAATAACAAAAAACCACTTTCAAAAAAAATACGTTAATTACAACCACTTTTCGCACATAATATACATACTATATACGAAAAACGTCCTCGACAAACAATCTATTCCGTAATCAACCGAGGAACTACATTGATTGTTTGTAGCTCTTGTGCCATCAATTTATAAGCATAGGGAATATCCACCTTTGCGAAATCCGTCATGTTATTACAAGTATTACACAAATGAATACTGAAATCCGCGCCAGTTTCTCTTCCTGCTGTATTTTTGATATTATTTGCAAGACCGTCATTGAAGGATGCTATCATTCCACATTTGCGACATACATGTGCGCTGTATTTGTCTGAAACGTCATACAACCTTTCGCGACAAAATTTCGACATACCGTGAGCAATCATGACATCACGTTCCATTTCACCGATACGGAATCCACCATCCCGCGACCTACCTTCTGCAGGTTGTCGGGTTAAATTAACCATAGGACCTATTGCACGACTATGTTGTTTGTCTGCAACCATATGTTTCAATCGCTGATAGAACACCGGTCCTATGAAAATACTGGTTTCCATTTGTTCGCCGGTTAAACCATTATACATGACTTCGTTACCGTGACTTTCGTATCCTAATTTTTGTAATTCATTGATAATGGTTTTTATGTCTAAATTACCGAAACTCGTTCCATCGCCGAACATTCCTAGTTCCAATAAGACCTTTCCGAGCAAGGTTTCTTTCAATTGAGCAATCGTCATACGGGATGGAATGGCATGGGGATTGATGATAATATCGGGTCGCAATCCATTTTTCGTAAATGGCATATCGCACTCTGGAATTATATTACCGCAAGTTCCTTTTTGCCCGTGGCGACTGGAGAATTTATCACCATACCCTGGTTTTCTGTGGACGCGGACACGGACTTTCGCGAAATTGTATCCATCGCCATTTCGGCCGGTATAGTTCTTGTCGATATAGGTTTCTTCGGTTGTTCTGAATGTTTTGCTCTGGTCTTCGTATTTGATGGTTTTTGTAGGGTCGTTGCGGTTTTCTTTGATGGGGATGATCTTCGCAATAATGACATCGCGGTTTTCCACTAAACTGTTTTCTTGAATGAACCCCTGGTTGTTGACCTTTTCGTAATTACCGAACTTGATTCCTTTTGTCTTGGTTTTGTCAGGTTTGCATCGGATAATCTCGTCTCTAATAATATTTTTGTCCTCGTCTTTTTCAGTGTGATAGATTGTTGCTGTAAATAATCCGCGGTCAATCGACCCTTTGTTGACGAGGACACTATCTTCTTGATTGTAGCCGGTGTGTGTCATGATGGCGACATGAATTTGACAACCCGATGGAATTTTGTTGAGGTGGATGAAGTTCATCAGCCGGGTGTCGACGAGAGGTCTGGATGGATATGTCAAGACATAGGCGGTTTTGTCCATACGCTGGTCGTAATTTAGGGCATATACGCCGATGGCTTGCTTTGCCATGGCGCATTGATAGGTATTTCTGGGCGCTTGATTATGTTCCGGAAATGGAATGCAGGAAGCTAACACCCCGAATATTGTGCTGGGGTGGATTTCGCAATGACTGTAGTTGTAAGTTCCTTCGCCTAAATATCCGTGCTTTGTTTTCATCGCAACCATCGAAAAGTTTTGCTCTTCCGGGTCGATGTATTCAATCACGGATTCATCGATATGACAACTCGTGAGTAAATCGTTCCATGATAATTCGTGAGACTCTACTCGTGATATTATTTCACTGGTTATGATGGCTTTGTTATCGCGAACTTTTAACAATGGTCGTGTTAATCTTCCACCGTCATTGCAAATACGTATTTCCATGAGTTTGTAATCGAACACGATTGCAGTATATATGTTGATAATGCCCTTGTATTTCTTCGATTTCATTTCTTCGTAGAGTTCGAATGCTTGGTCAGTTACACCGAGCCATGTTCCATTGACGAATACTTTCACTTTGTTGTATAGGAGTTCGGATGGGGTGTTGTCTACTTTTTGAATAAATGGTTCGACATATTCATACAGGGATGAGCTGTTGGTAGGTATGGTAATATGTGACATATAACTTATGTTCTTGACTACACCGATGGACTGGCCCTCTGGAGTTTCCGCTGGACAATTATGGCACACAAAAGAAGATGCAACAAATGAATGATTATCACTGCGTGTTGTAAAGTCATATACTAATTCTGGTTCGATTTCATTTATTGATAAAATAGGAACACTGATACATCCATTGTCGATGATGTTTTCTTTTATGAAATTTTCGTATATATCATTGTTAGTTTCGGGTATGTTTCTGGTTTTGTTGAATTCTTTTATTTTCAAGTGTTCTATGATAGCAGCTGATGTTCTTCGTTTTTCTTCACAATAAGTATAATTAATTATATCAACATATTTAGCTAGATTTTCTGATGTATTTTCAAAATTAATATACACACGACTTTTGTCGTCATCTGCATCTTGTATTTTTATGCTAGATTGAATATCGAATTCGCTAAACATATTCACGATTTGTGTCATATATTTTACCGTATCATTCAAACAGTCATTTGATGTTGTTTGACATGTTATACTAATTCTAGGAGTAAATCTATTATCTTTAGATTCATACGAAAGCCGAGACCCATCACCGCCTTGAAACGCTGATAAGAATTCGCGTTTTATTGATAATTCTGCATTTGTCAACCATTCGGGAACAACTCGTTGCAGATTTGTTTTTTTACCTATAAACCCACCTAACAACATAATCAAATATGCAAACGCACCATTCTTGGATACTTCCCATGTTCTATACGTAGTAGTTCTACCTGATAATTTGTCTTCAAAATTCGTTGTTTTTTGACGAATCGATGCATTACCAAATCCTAGTTTATTAATATCGGTTGCAATCTGGAATACATCATAATCTTCTCCCACGTAAAACGAAGCGTTGTAATATTTTTTGTCTTCGTCGATTGTTTCGCATAAATGTCCGTCAGTGTTAATAGCACCAATCAATCGAGCGATTATTTTCAATTTGTAGACGGGAATATTTTTATTGAGAAGATTTAGTTCTAATAACTCCATTTTGTAATGTTCCAATACATCGGTATCATTTATTTTGACACAAGTAGTATTATCATCTACTATATTTTTTACTGCGTGTCGAATAATGATCTTATCGTCAGGTTTCAAATCTTCTACATTTTTCCATTCATATTTACCGTCATTATTTACAAGGAATGGATGATTTGCCGTGGCTTTTATTTTTCTACCACTGATTGTGGTTATTTCAAACAATTTATCAGACATTTTACAAAAGAATGAATGAATATCGGACGGTTCATCCATCAATGTTTCAGGATTCACAGTAGTAACTCTGTCTCCGTCTTTCATATCTTTTATTTTTTTGATCGTCAAACGGTCTGACATCAAAACTTCAGTGTCTCCAGTTAAACATAAGAAGCCGAATGTCGTGTTATGCAGCTTACGTGGTGCAATCAATTCACCGCTTTTTTCGAGAGGCGTATTCACACGACGCAAATGACTCAAACTAGCAACATAGGTCAACCTGTTCAAAACCTGTGCAACACCTACTTTGCTGCTATTTGCCTGTTTGATGCTGAAATCACCCGTTGCAAGGGCACGTGAAATACCATTTTCAATCGTAGTGGATTTCATGATTTTGTAAATATTTGTCATATTGATGATATTCTCATAATCTTCCGTCGAACGCCATGAACCGCCATTGATTTCGCGAACAACCTGTTTCTGCATTTCTTTGACGAGTTTGTTGAAATAATTTCGGAACAAGTTGTTCAACAACGTTCCTGTCAAATCAATACGTTTATTCAAATACGAATCACGGTCATCACATGGCAACCAGCCTAGACTCGTTTGTATGAGTTTTTTTGCCATATAACCCAGTATATATAACTTTTGAGGCAAGGTTTGACAATGTGGAAACAAATCATTATTCAAAACTTCCAATGCAAATTCGCGCTTTTTGATTTGACCCGTCTCACGGTCCATATTAATGGGAGTATATGCAACATATGCGGTTATATGGCGCAATGCATCTTCTTGTGTCAAATATTTGTTTGCTTCGACGATTGAGCCTTGCAAAGATTCTAATAACTCGCTGTTGTTTTGTTCTTCCACGCTCAATAGTATATATTTACATATGTCACGGTCACCTATAACACCTAATGCGCGAAACAGCACAAACAATTCAATAGGTTGTTTGATACGGGGAACATTTACATAAATACCATTGCCGAATCCATTGTTTTTCGATGAAATCATCATTTCAATTTGTTTAGGCGAAATGCATTTGAAATCGGGGATGGATTTGATTTCAGCAATCCAGTTCCATTTCGTTGTATTAGAACCATCGAAACAATAGATACGATTCTCTGCAGCACGTTCTTGACCTAAAACGGTTTTTTCAGAACCTTTAATGATAAAATATCCGCCACAATCCATAGGACATTCTCCAGTAAATTGCGAGTGAATATGTTTGTTCTGTGTTAATACGCAAATGGACGATTTCAACATAATAGGCATTTTACCAATGTTGATTTTAGGTAGGTTTTTGATAACAATTTTAGGCGCATCCATTGCCTCAGTGTTGCGAATAATATACTTGATTTGTAAATCAACGGTCATGGTAGAGGCATAGGTAAAATTTCGCACTTTCGCCTCTTGCGGTAACATGATTTTCGTTGCGCCATTGTTTTCATGGATTTGAGGCGGATATAATTTGAAATTATCGAAATTCACATGAGCTTCTAAGAAATATTGTCCCTTGTCTTCAATGAAATCATTTTCGGAGCGAATAATTACCGGATTGAACATTTGAATGGTTCGTTGAATCTGGTAATTGATGAAATGATTGTATGACTCGATTTGATGCCTTACTAAACGTTCTAAATGTTTACCGCGAAAATAGGAATCAATCAATGTATATGGTTCTTCGATATATTCGCCTAAATGTTCCAGAATCGCTTTTTCTAAGTCCATCCCTACCTTTTGTGTAATAGATTCCTCCATTTGTTGAATCATTTTTTCGTGAGAACTGTCTAAATCGGGAATCATATTTTCTATCACAGGCGTTTTTTCTACAGCCTTTTCTAGAGCCTTTTCTGTTTTTTTCGATTTTTTTAGCGTTGCCGTCTTGCTTCCACTTGCATACATAGCAGACACCGAACTGGGAGCACTATCACACATCATGGATTGTTTTTTCATTGTAGGAATGTATGGTTGTTATTATAAACATCGACCGTTTGATTCAATTTTTTACGTGTTTTACAAAAAAAACGTAAAATAACGCTAAAATCCAGATAAAGAATTTATATCCCCATTATAATTAGAAAAATATAATGGAAGGCGGAAAAGTAATCAAAATTAATCCAGAATTATTTAGCTTATCCAATATTACCCGGAAAAAACGTCCAACCAAACCGAAAGAATTGAAGGTAAAAGAACCGAAAAAACAATCGACGAAAACAATGAGAAATAAACTATTGCACTACATTCGAAGGACTCAAGAAGATAACTATCGAAAATTTCATGGAAGAGAACCTGAAATAAAAGCACCGCAAACTTACAAAACCGACGACATTCATTTTACAAACGATTTTGAAGAGTCGCTGAAATATTTGAACGAAGTTGCTGATAATGTTAAAAACGCCATTCCTAAAAATTACACGTTGAAATCCACTGTACCAGTAAATACTATTGCACGAATGCCTGCTACCTTTGTCAATGATATAGCGCCCTTACCACTTCATAATGTTTTACCGCCGCCGCCACCGCTGATGAACGAAACGTTTCGTATAAAACAACCTGCATGGGGATGTTTGAAAGGCGGTGCATTACCGACCTATCGTTCATGGATGCAATCTACCCAGAAAAATCAACCACAAATAACAATCGCAAATCCATCAACAAATATACCCAAACAAAATGAACGCGAACCTATCATTACAGATATGCAGCGAGAAATAATAAAAAAAACACAAGAAAAAATACAACAACACGAGATACCCAAGCAAAAAATGCGCTATGCAAAACGAAAAAAAACGATTCGGAGAACCTATCGAGTAGGGAAATCAAAAACCATACCAAAAATAGGCGTGCTCGTTAGTAATAAAACGATTCGAAATACCATTTCAACAAAAAAACAACATTTGAAACAAATACCAATGGAACAAATTCGCAAAACATTGATTACCAAGGGATTTATCAAAGTGGGGTCGATTGCTCCAAATGATGTTTTACGACAAATGTATGAAAGTATGTCCTTAATTTGTGGAGAAGTGCAAAATCATAATCCAGATAATTTAGTATATAATTTTTTCAACGCATCGTCATAATAATCACTACAGCAGATACGAAAATCGAAAATACACACATTTGTGTCAGCATGATAAATATTTTATCGCGCGCCCCTTTTTTGTTATTATCATCATCATCATCATCATTTTTATGATGATTATTATTGCTATACGGTTTTGACATTTGAATCATTTCATTTTTCAAATTTTCCAATTTTACAGGTATGGTAACACAAAGAGAATCATCATAATAGTAATCAACATGGTATAATGATGGTTTATCGTAATTGTGCATTATAATATACCTATTATTTTGTATATACACCCGTTGAACATAGTTGTTCACATGCGTATTTTCTTCTAAAACACAAAAATGCCCATAATCGTCCTCGCAGTGATGCTCAGTGTTTGTTTTATCAAAATTCATTTCAAAAATTTCAAATCAATATAATAAAACAAATTTATAATAAACAATAGAAACAAATATATTTTTGATTATAATTTTTCCTAAATAATCTGCCATGACAGAATCAATTTTTTACAAATTCACAAAATTTGTAAAAAACATATACAAATGGACATAAATGTAAACATATACTATATACAACAATAACAATAATGACTGTATCTATAACCGACGAATATTTTCAATTAACCAACACTTATAAGCAAAAATACGGAACCAGAACCATTGTTCTCTTGCAAGTAGGTGCATTTTTCGAAGTATATGGTTTGAAAAACCCGAAAACACAAACTATAACACATAGTCAAATCGAGGAATTCGCGCAAATTTGTCAACTGGCCATTTCCGAAAAAAATGCTTGCGTAGAGACTAATCATGTAGTCATGGCAGGGTTTCGCGATTATACTCTTGAAAAATACATTCAAAAACTGACCGAAAATGATTACACTGCGGTTGTCTACATTCAAGAAAAAGACGGAAAAACGGTTTCCCGAAAATTTCATGCCGTCTATTCCGCAGGAACATATATCACGTATGATACCGATTCTTCTCAACAAATCACGAACAACATCATGTGTATATGGATAGAAAAATATCAGAACTTGACAACTACTAAAAACGCATCCCTCGTTTTCGGGGTAGCCGTTGCGAATATATTCACCGGTAAATCCGAAATATTCGAATATCAGGCACCCTATTACATGAATCCAACGACATTTGATGAATTAGAGCGATGTATATCGACCTATTCACCTAGTGAAATCATGGTGAATTCAACCACCTTAACCGAGAACATTATCAATACCATTATTCAATATATAGGTGTTAAACAAATTACTATACATAGAAGCTGTTCAGACACCATTCCATTATCCGATATATTACACCGATGCAGTCAACAACAATACATTCATCATATTTTGAAAACATTTTTCGGAGAAGAAAGTGTCAACATATGCACCGAATTCACGAACAATATTATAGCTACACAGGCGTATTGCTATTTGCTCCATTTTGTTCAAGAACATAATCCCGATTTAGTGAGAAAAATAGAACTCCCCCATTTTTACGCTAGCACAGACACCATGCTTCTAGGAAATCATACACTGAAACAACTGAATATTATTAATGATTCATCGCTCGATGTAAAAACGCAATATTCATCCGTGCTACATTTTTTGAACAAATGCCGTTCTCCAATGGGTAAACGATTGTTTGAAAAACAACTCATGTATCCGACGTTTGATACGAAATGGCTAAATAAACAATACGATATCATAGAATTTATGACACTCCCCGAAAATTCGGAATTGCTAAATATCCTTCGAACCAGATTAACCAGCATTCGCGATATAGAAAAAATAGGACGTCAAATTGTTTTGAAAAAAATCTACCCATCCTCCATTTATCATTTGTATACTTCGGTTTCGCAAATTCGTGATATAGATTCCCAGTTTTGTACAATACCAGAATTAGCCCATTATTTAGGAGAAGAATATCAAGATATTGTGAAAATCACGACTGAAATGATTGCCACTATCAATTCCCATTTGATGATCGAGAAATGCAAAAGTGTCCACACTGTAAATACATTCGAAGAATCTATTATACAACTCGGAACATCTCTTGCATTAGATGTTCTCCTAAATAACTACGAAGAGAACCAAAAAAGTTTTGATGAAATCCACAAATATTTTAATGGAATCATGAGAACAAAACAAAATGACGACACTGAATATGTCAAAATACATACTACGGATAAATCGGGGATTTCCCTACAAATCACGAAAAAACGCGCCACCCTTTTGAAAACTTCGCTAAATAATTTGCCTAACAAAAAGATACAACTGTCCACCGGGATATTCTTTTCAGCGGACGATATAAAGTTCACCAATGCCTCTTCCACAATGTGTGAAATTGAACTCCCAGTATTGAACAATATATGCAAAACATTATTGTATTCGGGAGAACAAATTGACCGTGAAATTGCAAAAGCTTTCTCCGAATTTTTGACCACATTCGAGAATATGCATCTGAAAAACATCGAAAAATGCGTTAAATACATTGCCATCATGGATGTACTCCATTGCAAATCACATATAGCAATCACATACAATTATTGCAAACCGAAAATTGTCGAGCATCCAGAATCATACGTGGATGCGAAACAACTCCGTCATGTTCTCATTGAACATATTCAAACAAATGAAATTTATGTTGCGAACGACATTTCTCTAAATAACAACCATCAAACCGGAATATTGTTGTATGGCACAAACGCCGTAGGAAAGACGTCGCTCATACGCGCGCTAGGAATCGCCGTTATTATGGCACAAGCTGGGTTATACGTCCCTTGTTCTCAATTCGAATATTCTCCCTACAAATCGATTTTCTCGCGCATTTTAGGAAATGATAATTTGTTCAAGGGCTTGTCTACATTTGCAGTAGAAATGTCGGAATTGCGTATGATACTCAGAACCGCGGATAATCATTCTCTCGTCCTGGGCGATGAATTGTGTTCAGGAACGGAAACGGAGTCCGCCCTCAGTATTTTTATGGCAGGGTTGCTCGACCTCCATGCAAAAAAGTCGAGTTTTATATTCGCCACACATTTCCACGAAATCATTCGATTCGAAGAAATGAATACTATGACACGAATGACGCTAAAACATATGGCGGTGCATTATGACAGAGAACTGGATTGTTTAGTATATGACCGTGTTTTAAGGGATGGACCAGGGAATCGAATGTATGGTTTAGAAGTATGTAAATCACTCTATTTACCGGAAGATTTTTTGACCACTGCAATGGAAATAAGAACGAAATATTTCCCAGAAACACGCGGAGAACTTGCGAATGAAAAATCCACCTATAATTCTAGAAAAATACGAGGACAATGTGAATTGTGCAAAACGAACATAGGCGAAGAAATTCATCATTTGCAACCACAAAAAGCCGCAAATGATAAAGGATTTATAGGGACCACGCATAAAAATCATCCGGCGAATCTCATGTCGCTATGCGAAGCCTGTCATAAAAATATACATATAACACAACCCGCTCCGATAAAAACAAAACGTACAAAAACTACAAAAGGATATCTCATTACAACCGCTTAAGAAGATTTTCCAATACCTATAACAGGTAAATTAGGAGTAGGACAATTACCATAACATTTTCCTTGGTAATAATAAAAATCTTTGTTTTTGATTAGAAAATCACTATAATTTGCTTTCATAGTGGGTCCAGACTGTTTACCTGCAACGCATTTTTGCCCCCCTAATAATACACAACAGCTGGTTGCTGCACAACTCGCGGAATCGATTGTATTGCATTTTTGTTCTAATAAAACTGGTTGAGTGCCATAATAACTACAGAATCCACCTTTGGATGAAGTGTCAATATAAGTAGGCGCATTGACAATGGTTTTGTTTGTTCTACTTAAAAACACACTGTCTTCATAATAAGGTACATAAGAGGATGCACCATAGGTGAATGACCCTGGTTGATAATACACTGCGCTACCAGGTACTGTTGAGTTTTTATCGGGAGGTAGTGTTGAATCTTGACTTTCAAATTCTGCATGAAAAACAGTGTCGTAGTTATTCGGGTCATATCGAATATTTGGTGTTGAATCATATGTAATATTTCCGGGTTGATTAGTTACAGTATTTCCGTATATAGTTCCTGAAATGTCTCCGGATAATCTACCACCTACCCATATATATCTTTTTCCTTTATATTCATAGACTTCAATACCTTCTTGATAATCATTCAACCAAATTCCATAGCCTAAACATGCAATAATAATCAATACTAACACTGATATATAATAATGCGAAATCATACTGATATATATTTAGAAACTATTTGACCATGAATTTGCTAAATTATATGCTCGCATTTGTAAAAAATTGATTTGATTTTAAATAAAATAAAAATGAATTATTATAATATACATCAAAAATGATAATCCCCGTTAAATGCTTTACTTGTGGCAACGTATTAGCCGATAAATATCGATTTTATTTGCAAGAATCGCGCAAACGAAAAATACAAAATGGTTTGCAAATTGACAAAGTGATATATCTTACGCAAAAAAATATTGAAAAAACGCACGAAGGAACCGTTCTCGACGAACTCGGTATTAAAAACGTATGCTGTCGCAGACATATGCTTACTCATGTAGATATTGAATAATCACGTCATCAACCACCATGCTTCTATTTTTTTATACCATGCTTCTATTTTTTTATACCATGCTTCTATTTTTTTATACCATGCTTCTATTTTTTTATACCATTATTATATAGATGAAATCGTATAAAAAAAGAAATAATAGAAAACATCATGCTAAAAAAGGGGGGTCATCCCTGAATTACACCGAAATAAATGCAACCAATAATGTTGCAAATACGCCTAGTTTTCAAGGCATCCCATTGCGCTATTTTTATGATATGAATGACTATAACACGGATCCAAATAATCCATCAGCAATTACTAACGCTAGATTTTCTGGCGGCAAATCACGCAGAACCAAAAAATCCAAAAAAACAGCAAAATCGAGGAAAAATGGTCGACGACAACGCGGAGGATTCAATATATTTAGCTATACTCCATTTTTAGGGACGGCTTCTTATAACATACCAGCATCTTTCGGTAGTACTCCGTTTGCTTTCATTGCAAAAGATTTTGTAGCAGGGCATATAACGCAATCAAATCCACAAAATCCATCCACGATACAACAACCATCCGAATTTAAATACAATGTACATCACCCCCCTTTAGCATAAAAATATATATAGCTTTTATATACAAATGAACATACCTGGTTTAAAAAATTTGTGCACACCTGCTTATGTGTATTTAGTAATTTCGACCATTGCGTTAATAATTATGGCTTATCAAAATTTAGGCAATGTCAATATGTATTGCATTGGTTCTTATAATTGTAATGTATCGAGCGTTTTTATGATATTCATATTGAAAGCCCTATACGTATTGTTCTGGACCTGGGTTCTCAATGTTATCTGCCGGGGCGGAGCTCCTGGTTTAGCATGGTTCTTTGTCCTAATGCCTTATATTCTTATGTTTATATTAATAGGTATGCTTTTCATATACAAATGAGCATAGCCCTCCAAAAAGTAACCACCGCCATGATACAAATATATAATAAATAACTACTTATTATATAATACCATGTCCTTGAAAAATACTGTAAAATCAAATAATCAAAAAACGCAAAAAAACCGGTCGCGAAAATCGCACAAAAATGGCTGGATTCATATAACCATTCAAGGTTCTCCTTATGAACGCGGATATTCGCATGGAAAACAATTGAAACATCTTTTTCCACGAATCAAAACTATTCTGCCGTTTCTGATAGAAACCCAATTAGAAATGGACGTAGCAACATACTATCGTATTGTTCTCACGAAAATCAAACCGCAAATAAAACGTCACTATCCCGAATTTTTCCGTGAAATGCATGGTATAGCAGATGGTTCTAACACAAAACTCGATTTCATCATTGTATGGAATGCTCTGATGTCGATGTATTCTTATCATAAAGCAACAAACGACCAGACCACAGACGCATCAAGATGCAGTGCATTCATTGCTTGTGGAAAACACACCAAAACAGGAAAAATTGTCATGGCGCACAATACGCATTCGGAATACGTGTCGTCCGATTTGTGCAATATCGTATTGACTATTATACCCGAAAAAGGAAACACAATAAAAATGCAAACTTATCCGGGGTTTATCGCCAGTGGAACCGACTGGTTTTTGTGCAATAATGGTATTATAGGATGCGAAACCACTATATCGCAAACGAATTACACACCCGAATTCGGAGCCCCCTATTTTTGTAGAGTTCGACAAGCCATGCAATATGCGAATACATTAGATGAATTCTCAACAATACTATTACACAATAATGCGGGAGATTATGCATGTTCATGGCTTTTAGGTGATACAAACAACAATACTATTATGTTGTGTGAAATCGGTCTTCATCATAAAAACATAGAAACAAAAACAGACGGGGTATTTTACGGCGCAAATTCTGCGATGGATTTTGAATTACGTTCCATGGAGACCACTGACAATACTTTTGAAGATTTGTCGAAATCTTCGGGTGCACGAAATGCACGCCTGGATTTTTTGCTAAACCGAGAATACTATGGCAAACTTGACGTCCATAGTGCGAAAAAAATCTTAGCGGACCATTACGATGTTTATACCAGTTCTGATAGTCCAGGAATACGAACAATATGTAAACATAGCGAATTGTCGGAGGAATCGAAAAAAATGCCGTTTTTTCCACATGGTTGTGTTGACGGAAAAGTAATAGATACATCTATGGCACAAAAAATGCAGTTTACAGGAAGAATGGGCAGTTCATGTGGGCGGGTTTTCAATGTGAAAGAATATTTGCGAGAACATCCAGAACCAGAATACAAAAAATGGGGGAAATATTTGACGAATATACCGAAAAAATCATGGGTGAAATTGTGACACACCTAATGTATATTATCCTTTGAAGATTTGAAATGGGATAATTGTCCCATTCAGTTCTTCAGGTATTGCCCACGAAATTGCAAATAGACGCCTAATGGCGTCCCATTTGAAATCTTCGCTGGTCTAAATTATCAATAACCGTTTCAATCATCGTCTTTTCAAATACATCAATTACACCGACCGAAAAGAAAAATGAGACAAAATCGCATTAAAAAATAAAATTAAATCTCTTAATTCATTTCTTTCGGTATTTATAACTTTCGTGCACGCCAGTCGTCAAACGGCAGGAATACTACAAGTAGTTCTGCTTAATATAGCAGGTCTTTTTCGGTTGTTTATCCACTCTTTCATTAGATACAAAATGTTTCTACTCCCATTATAATCTCGGTTTGTTAAATGTGAATGCGATGACTTACTACACTTTTCGCAAGTTAGTAATCCATGAACATTCACAATACCAGATTTGTATGGTCGTGGGTTTTCCCGTTGTTTATAATAACAAGTTTCTCCTTCTAAACAAAAACTACATATTTTAGAAGTTCTAAACTCATCAACAATATATAATTTGAAATGTTTTGATAATAAACGCTTCATTCCTTTTGTAGGAGTAGGCATACAATTTTTCATTTGCTGTGTTTGATTAAATGAACCATATCCTAATACAATTTTTTTACCAAATGTTCTTTTCATTTTATTTATCAAAATGCTTTCGCTTTTTTGTGTATAAGTATGACTTCTCCATTTGAGTTTCCTAAATAATTCTTGTCTATAATATTCTTGTAATTGATGATTTATTCTATTTCTTACTATCAAATAATCTATAAATTTATTATAATTACAACTCATAGAACAAGTATCATTCAATGGTTCTTCAATTTGTTTTATATTATTTTCTTCCATAGATTTCATAATAATTTGTCGTTTCTTTTTTGCGTATGTATCTATTCTTCGTTGTAATTTAGTATATTTCATCGTTTTCCCTTTTTCATCAATCATAAACATTAACGTATTCTTTCCAGGGTCTATTGCTACTTTATTATAATCTTTCAAATTGTTTAGTTCATTATTAGACAATTCTGTAATGTAATCAAATTCACAATTTTCATTTTTATTTTTCGTATCAGGTATATTTTCAACATTTTTCAAATCACTTCTAATAAATGTAATAGAACAACCAATACCATCAGTTGAAACCATATTGTGAAATACATATCTTTCAGGGTTCATCAATTTATTTATTTTATTCAAATCAAATAACGAACTCCATATAAGTTGTTTATTTTCATTTAGATTTGATAATAAATTACCTTGTGTAGTTTTTAATTCTTTTGTATTTACAAGCATGGTAATAAGAGTTTTTGTATCAATCGTCATATAATGAGGAATTAATGATTTTCGTAAAGGACAGAATTGAAATAATTTCTTTTCTTTTTCTTCAAGTTTCAAACACATAAAAATCATAGGATACAAGTAATTTTGTGGTGAGCATTCTAAATCATAATGAATATTTTTCTTAACTTTATTAGGAACTAAAAACGATTTATTTTCATTTTTCCATATTTTGTATTCGCCAACGCTTGTATCTGTATTATAAATTAAATCATCAAATACTAATTTTGTATTATCATAAATATTTTTCTTTTCTTCTTTTGATAAAGTTTTCCAATTTTCTTTTTCAAAATTTATATTGATAAATCTTCTCAAATGATTTGTAAAATGTAGTTTGATATTATTTTCTAAACAAGTTAGAACCATAGTAGCACTATAACCAATTGTATTACCATAATTAGAATAGGAAGGTTTATTGTCTTGCAGTGTTTGTTTATACTTTGTTTCATAAAAAATAGTTAATTCATCTTTTTCTATTTTCTTACCACAACTTTTAGCAGTTGATATGGTCTTGATTACATGTTCTATAAATTTGTTTGTAATTTTAGGTAATATTTGTTTATTATGATATTTTTCTAAAATATATAATCGTAAGAATTGATAAGTGCGAATAACTATATTATTCAAATTATAACAATAATTGTTGATAGTAATCATGGTTTCAGGTTTCAAACAAATAGATTTAAGTGAAGTTTTAATCACTTTTATAGGTTCGTCTGGTTTCTTTCGTTTTTTCATTCCTATATAATTACTAAATATTTTATTTTTAAATATTTTCACGCATATATCTTTATTTTTCCTAAATAATAAAAAATTGAAATTATAATAAAAAAATATTATTATTATAATTAAATCAATTAAATATGGAAGATACAAATATCGGTAAAAAATGGTCGCAGGAAGAAGATGAACAACTATTACGATTATATAACGATGAGCGATTAGATATTATAGAAATTGCTAAACAACATCGTAGATTGCCACGAGCAATTGCTGTAAGATTAGTTAGTCAAGGAATAATTACAAATGAATTTGAAGCAAATGGATATTCAAATTATAAAAATAGCGAATATTATAAGGAAATTGTAGAGCAGAAAAAATTAGTAAAAAAAGAAAAATCAATTTCTCCTATTATCAAAGAAAAACAAGAAAATATTATGATTACTATAAACAAAAATGATTATTTACAATTGAAAGAAGAAATTACTGAAATAAAAAAAGATATAAAAATGCTTTCAACAAATATGGTTGAATTGATTAGTATGATAAAATCAGTTTATGAATTTGAAGATGTTTGAATATTATTTTCAATATTTTTCAATTTGTTTTTCCTATTCAAATAAGCAGTTCTTCTATATTCTTTTAATTTTTCGGGATTTTCTTCTTTTATTTTTTGTATATAATTTGTTCCTAATTCTTTTACCTTTTCTTTATTTTTTTGATAATATCGTTTATGATTTTCACCATTTGTATACTTTTTTAATCTTTCTTCTAAATCAATAACTTTATGTTTTAATTCTTGATTTTCTTTTTTCATAATATCAATTTCTTCCATTTGATATTATAGTATATAAATAATTTTTAAATATTTTTTGTGTATATTTATTATGAAGCATCATACAGAAGATTATAAAATAACTGCTGTGAAATACTATTTAGAAAATAATGAAGATATGCGTGATACATGTGAAATATTCAAATGTAAGTTTCAGTCATTATCACGATGGATTGAACGATATAAAAAGCATGGAAATATAATTAGAAAAACTCGTAAAAATCATAATCTCAAAATAACACCTGAAATTGAAAAATTTGTAAAAGAATATATAAGAAAATATCCAACAACTACATTATGGGAATTTTCTAAACTTATAAATGAAAAATATAATATTCATCTTACAGATAGAAGTGTTTATAATATTTTGAATAAACATAAAATTACACGAAAGCGATTACGAAATAAGTATTATCCTGAAAAAAGAGAAGGACACGAAAAAGAAGATTTAGAAAAGTTTTATAAAACATTAAACGCATATGATTATAAACGAACCATTTGTTTAGATGAAACATCAATTTATTTGAATATGACGCTTACTTATGGGCGAAGTAAAAGTGGAACACGAGTAATTAAGAAAACCAATAAATATCCATATAAAAGATACAATTTATTATGTGCTATTTGTGCGGATAAAGTAGTAGGGTGGATATTATATGAAAATATGAAAGGTGGTATAAAAACGAATAATATAATAGAATTTTATGATGAGTTTATAAAAGATAAATATAAAAATCATCTTATTATTATGGATAATGCTGTAATACATCGGTCTAAAATAATAAAAGAACATATTGAAGATACTAAAAATGAATTATTATATAGCGTCCCTTATCACCCCGAAACCAATGCAATTGAAGAGTTTTTTAATCAATTAAAACATTATATAAAAAAAGAAAGTCCAAATACATACAAAGATATTGATACTACAATAAAAGAAATAATAAAAAATAAAATTAAAAAGGAACATTTAACAAATTACTTGAAACATAGTTATAAAATATACAAATCATAACTATATTTTGTCTCATTTTTCTTTTCGGTCGGTGTAATGCCTTCGGTTTCATATAACTTTCTTTTGCAAAATGTTCTCCTTTCCGACCCATTGGAATAATAATATTCATGATATCAATATTATTAGCAAGTATTTCTATTTTAAATTTCAACGCAAATATTCTTGTAAATAAAACCATTGGTCAGGACAACCTGGTTTCCAATTCACTAATTCGCACATATCTTTATTCAATAAATAAACGGAATTCATTATACTCTGGTCTTTACCAATAAATCGATTGATTGATATAAAATATTCTAACATTTCATAATATTTTGTATGCCATTTTGATAATATTTCATTTCTGCCTCCAAATATTGTACCTCCAATACGATTTGAAAATTGGAATGAAGGAAGTGTTTCTTTACTATTACATTGTTGTTCTTCTGGTGTAAATGACTCAACTAATAAAAGTAGTATTTTGTCCTTATCCATTTTTTTTATTTTTGCAGGATTTGGCCAATGAATATAATTTGCATTTGGTACGCGGAAACATCCAATGTCACACCATAAGAAATATTCTGTATTAAATGGGTTCATTTCAATAGCCCTTTTCATAAAATTAGATTTTTCATTCCATATCATATACAAAAATAGATTGTGTCCTACGTGATGTTCTTTATCCATTTTGAAATGTTCTGAAAAATGATTTGCGTATTTATATGTATAAAATTCTTCGAAATTGGTAACAATAATTCGTGTTTTATCATGTTTTCCATAGCGCAAATCATATATAATTTTTTCCGATTTTTCATCACAAAAAATAACCATTGGATTATCAATTATTAGCATATTTTTCATCCATTCAATATATTTTGAATGCGATGCTTTTGATTGATTTAATTGAAAATAGGATGTAACAATTGTTGTCATAATAAATAGTTATTGCACCCTTGCACAATTAAAATGCGACAACTTTAAGTTCTTTCAAAAAAAAAATATTCAAACTTGGGTATTTCATATACATATAAAAATCTGATTATAAAAATGTATATGAATTACTTCATTTATCATAACATTATTGAATATTTACACCCATGTTCATTATCAGGCGAAACGGTTCATATAATATACAAAAATTGTAAAGACTGTAATAAATATCATGAAAACCCATGTTATTTACGTAGATAAATAGTAAAAGTATAATAAAAATGTAAATTATATATTTATAAATAATTCATTGTATTTATACAATGAGGAATAATAATTTTGTCAAATAGGTCTGGTCTTTGATATGCCATTATAGTAAAATATGTTTCTTCGGTACCTAAATACTTTTCATCTAATGTTTTATCAATAATATTATGATATAAATTCATTATTTCAACAAAATTATTTACTCTACCCCCAAAGAAAAATCCTTTCATTATTCTTTCTACAAATGGGACATTACAATGTCTATGCACGCCTTCTCTTAAAAATCCATGTATTTCAGTATTATCTCTGTATAAATGTGACATAAATAAGAATTTATCATGTTTTAATAGATTTGGAATCATTTGTTGTATTAATTTTGGCGCATGTGTTTTGGTAATTCCTGCATCTATCCAGTAATACCGGTTTGAATTGAATGGATTTTCTTTAATAGCCTCTTCTATGAAAATAATTTTATTCAATGTTATTGGAACATACAAAGGTAAAGTTGCTTGAGGACTATTTTTTAACCATTGTGCAGTAGGCTGGTCGTACCATTCTGGTGATGTTCTAATTTTATCAATTCTATCAAAATAAGGCGATTTATAAAAATTTTCTTGCGAAAAATGAACAAAATGACAATTTGAATATTTATCGACAGTTATTTTCAATTCAGCGTCACCAAAAACAATAATAGGTATTCCAGTTGATAACAATTCTTCTAAACGATTCAAATACGTTTCGAAACTCCTTTTCCAGTCATGATTCGCTGAAGTATTGTCTAAATTGCCTCTTCCTATATCCCAACAACCTGTAACAAAAGAAACCTCAGACATGATATATAAATAATATATATTATATGATTATATTGTTTTATGGATAAATATTCTAATCCCATTCTCGATTGATGTGTTGCCCCCAACCAATGTGATTTACATGTCCTTTTGGATCATCTAAAATGACTGCAAAAAATCCAGAATCTGCATGTTTTTTGTTTAATGTATATTCACCTACATACTCTTTTCCATTTTTAATGGATTTTTCACATTTTATGGAATATGGATGAAATAATAAACAATTTGCGGTTTTTCTTAACCCCGGATTAAATGTAAATCCACACCATGTGTATATATGACCTTTATCCATATATGAAAAATCGGGTTTCATTTTATAATATCCTTTTTTTTGGTCATCAAATAATATTGGATGACCACTTGTGCAGTGATGAGGACGTAACCATACTGTATATACTTGTTTGTTTTCTGGTTCATTCAAAATACACAATGATTTTTCAATAAATCCAGGCTGTAAAAACTCCCAATCTTCTTCACAATGAAAAATATATTTTGTTGTTACATAAGAATATACTTTATCAATTGATTGTATTTGCCCCATGTTTTTTTTGTTATAAATCATTTTTATATTCAATATACCTTTAAATTTATCGAACACTTTTTCGTTGCATCCTTGAATACCAGAATCATCTATTATAAAAGTTTCTTTAATAGGATACGTATTGTATTTGACAAAAGAGTCTAATGTTTTTTCTAACAATTCTGCGCGATTACATGATGTAATAACCATAGTTACTTCATCAGTATTCATTAGTTTATTATTTTTTACAGTATTAACTATATGTTGATTTTGATTATAAAGTCTGTCATCGTGTATATCATTGATATCATACCCTTTGAAAAGATCTAAATTACGTTGCAAATTTTGATGGTCAAACCAGTTATCACAATCTCCACGGGTTCCCTTTATGTTAATATAGAATTCTTGCGATTGAATGCAATAATGATTTATAATTAAATCAGGTATATTATTTTCTTCATATTTTAAATATATTTCTGCACCATTTACAGTATTTGCATGGACAGCAAAGTTTATCAAAGAATTTCCTTGAAAAATAGTCTTATATGAATAATATGTTTTTGTACTATCGATTTTTGCTCTCTTCATGAATCCTTCTACTACTGATTGTGGCTGGTATAAATGTTCACTGCTACCAAAATGTAACCAGTTGACACGAAGCAGTGTATAATTGTTATATTTTTCAATAATAGTAGGTAAGTGTGTATCGCCTGGGCTATATAAAAATTCATCCAGGTCTAATATAGCGAACCATTTCGATTCATTTAGAATAGGGCGAAAGTATTTATCGTATATCATTGTTTGCCTACCAACATTTTTAGTTTGAATATCATTATGAAATAACGTAATGTATTTTGAATATTTATTAAGTATAGATTCAAAATGGTCATTACTATTATCATTTACTAAGTAAAAATGTTCTACACCATGATAAATATAATGCAATAACCATTCTTCTAATATATGACTTTCGTTTTTGAAGACTGCACATATACAAAATGTATACATTATTCAAAATAATGCCGTAAAATCTTTAAGTTTTTTATGTTAATAATATACAATAATGTCTTCCCCAGTTTGCGCCATAGCTGTATTTGATTCAAAAATAAAAGGAACAGTTCGATTTACGGAAACCGCTGACAACCGCGTCGAAATCGAACTCCATTTAACTGGACTAAAGAAAAATCACCCCCATGGATTTCATGTGCATGAATGCGGGGATATGAGCGAACAATGTGAATCCATGTGTGCTCATTTCAATCCTTATAACAGAACCCACGGAGGACCGGATTCGAAAATCCGACACGTGGGTGATTTAGGCAATATACAATCCGACCAACATGGCAACGTAAACCATATATTCACAGACCACATGATAAAATTACGTGGAACAAAATGCAATATTATCGGGAGGGGACTTATTATTCATGCCGACGAGGATGATTTAGGATTAGGCAGTTTTCCAGATAGTTTGACTACGGGTCATGCAGGCAAGCGCATCGGATGTGCAGTCATAGGATATGCAAAACCCATTGTAAAATCAAAAATCGCAAAAAATTGATTTTTACAATAACCTCTTAAACAAATGATATTACTATATATATACTATACAATCTTATCGCATTATCACAATGAATCCGATAATTTCGAATGTTTCTGAAGATGGGGATATTTATCAATTTACTATTGCAAATATCAACGTGAGTTTAGCAAATGGATTGCGTCGCATAATTTTGTCTGAAATTCCTACTTATGCCTTTATAACAGAAACCTATCAAGACAACCAATGCACCATTCACGCAAATACTTCTCGTCTTCATAACGAAATCATCAAACAGCGATTAAGTTGCATTCCGATCCACGAAACTGATTTAGATATTCTAACCGACAAATATGTCCTAGAAGTCGACAAAGCCAACGATACCGATAACGTCATTTATGTCACTACCGAAGATTTTAAAATCCGCAACAAGACCAACGGCAACTATCTCACAAAAGAAGAAACAAAACGCATTTTCCCAGCAAATCCGCGTACTGGATATTATATTGATTTTGTTCGATTGAAACCGAAAATCAGTGATACCATTCCCGGTGAAAAAATCAAATTAGAGGCGGAGTTTTCCGTTAGCACCGCGCGCCAAAATAGTATGTATAACGTGGTATCAAAATGCACCTATGCAAACACACCGGATTTGACTCAAATCGAAACACGATGGGACGAACTTCAATCAAAACTCGTCAGCGAAGAATCCACACGGGATGAAATCGAATTTCAAAAACGCAATTTCTATATGCTAGATGCTCAACGATTCTTCAAACCCGATTCATTTGATTTCACTATACAAACTGTGGGCGTTTATGATAACAAAACCATCGTAAAAAAGGGATGCCTAGTATTGCAAAACAAATTTGTCGATATGATTGAGGCAATTGATTCTGATGTTGTCCCAATTTTCAGAAGCGAAACTACCATGGATAATTGCTATGATATTATTCTGGAAAATGAAGATTATACGATGGGAAAAATTCTGGAATATTTGTTGTATACTAGTTATTACGAGGGAGACAAATCCCTGACATTTTGCGGATTCAAAAAATTCCACCCGCACAATCCAGATAGCACGATTCGATTAGCATTTTCCGAAGCTGCTGACAAAAATACGGTCCGACAATATTTACGCGATGCAGCAAACCAAGCGCAAGAATTTTATTCACGCCTCCATAAAATGTTTTAGGTTATACCCCTGGAAATACATTTTTGTATGCAAAAATGTATGAAAATTATTCTGAACAAGATAATGTTATTTTTTTTCGGTAGTTGTTTGCCCATACTGACATCGTTATATCACTAAACTGCGATGTAGGTTGTCCTGATATTTTTCCAGAACGAGGATTCAACACAATACCGTCTGGCATTTTTTTTGTAGCATGATAATGAATCGAGTCTTCTGGGGTTTTGTTGTATTCTCTGGGTTTGAATAAATTCGATTTTTTTGTAGAAAATTCCATAAGACGAGGATAACTAAATGATAAATTGGATATTTGTGATTCCTGATACATTGCTACCTGATACTTTGCTAAAAAGGCGTCAGGACTACCGGCGTTTGTTTGTCCATTGACTCCGGTGATTGTTGATGAATAAGTATATCCCCCCCCATAAATGGAACCGTCTGAACCAGTTGTCATTGCATTGATAGTATCAGCATTATTTCCTCCAATGAGTTTTGTCCATTGTAGAGTTCCGTCTGGAGAATATTTTGCTAAAAAGGCGTCAGCACTACCGGCATTTGTTTGTCCATTGACTCCATTGATTGTTGATGAATTAGTACGTCCCCCCACATAAATGGAACCGTCTGAACCAGTTGTCATTGCATAGATAGTATCAACACCAGTTCCTCCAATGAGTTTTGTCCATTGTAGAGTTCCGTCTGGAGAATATTTTGCTAAAAAGGCGTCAGCACTACCGGCATTTGTTTGTCCATTGACTCCGGTGATTGTTGATGAATTAGTACGTCCCCCCACATAAATGGAACCGTCTGAACCAGTTGTCATTGCAAGGATATAATCAACACCAGTTCCTCCAATGAGTTTTGTCCATTGTAGAGTTCCGTCTGGAGAATATTTTGCTATAAACCCGTCATAGTCACCGGCATTTGTTTGTCCATTGACTCCGGTGATTGTTGATGAATTTGTTCCTCCCCCCACATAAATGGAACCGTCTGAACCAGTTGTCATTGCATTGATAGTATCAGCATTATTTCCTCCAATGAGTTTTGTCCATTGTAGAGTTCCGTCTGGAGAATATTTTGCTAAAAAGGCGTCAGCACTACCGGCATTTGTTTGTCCATTGACTCCGGTGATTGTTGATGAATTAGTACGTCCCCCCACATAAATGGAACCGTCTAAACCAGTTGTCATTGCCCTGATATAATCAACATCAGTTCCTCCAATGAGTTTTGTCCATTGTAGAGTTCCGTCTGGAGAATATTTTGCTATAAACCCGTCATAGACACCGGCATTTGTTTGTCCATTGACTCCGGGGATTGTTGATGAATTTGTTACTCCCCCCATATAAATGGAACCGTCTAAACCAGTTGTCATTGCAGTGATATACTCAGAATTATTTCCTCCAATGAGTTTTGTCCATTGTAGAGTTCCGTCTGGAGAATATTTTGCTATAAACCCGTCATAGCCACCGGCATTTGTTTGTCCATTGACTCCGGGGATTGTTGATGAATTTGTTTCTCCCCCCACATAAATGGAACCGTCTAAACCAGTTGTCATTGCATTGATATAATCAGCATTATTTCCTCCAATGAGTTTTGTCCATTCTAAAGTTCCGTCCGCTGGCATTTATATATTACCCTCAGATATTTTTAGAATCCTCAAAAATAAACGCAGTTATTTTTATTATAACCCTTTTTGAAATATAAAATTGAACAATCGCGACAATCCATTGTGATATAAGATTCTATAACACAAATGCTCCGTTATTTTTGCAATTGTATTCCGAAACGTTCCAAAACAACAACCACAGCCGAAAAATATCTGGAAATAATAACTTACCAAGACACCATTCCCTTTGTTCCACCAATCACATCAGGAAAAGTCATCAAAGTATACGACGGGGATACAATTACTATAGCATCGAAATTGCCTTACAAGGATTCGCCCATTTATCGATTTTCTATAAGACTATTAGGCATCGATTCTCCCGAAATGAAATCGAAAACAAATACAGAAAAACAGTTAGCCATAGTAGCAAGGGATGCTCTCTCTAATCTAATAATGGACAAAACAATTCACCTCAAAAACATTTCCACGGAAAAATACGGAAGAGTTTTAGCAAATGTTTATTTAGATGATTTGCATGTGAACCAGTGGATGTTAGATAATAACCACGCAGTTCTCTATGATGGCGGAACAAAAAATCGTCCACCCGAATGGGATAACGTTATTTAGAAAATCACACATTACAATTACATCGTTAGTTTTGTTTTGTATAAAAATCAATATAAAAATACCTTGATGTATTTATATAAATTAATTTTTTATGACTGTTATCAATGGAATCGAAATCGACTGTATTCATTATGAAACCAATCCTATACGCGATGCTATCAAAAACAACGAGCCTTTAGAAGATAAACTACATGTAATTGCAGTTATATCGAATCCATGTTTATATACTAGGCGATACATATTGATGAATGAATTTATTACACGAATGGAATTAGAGGAGCCAAATGTTATCCTATATGTTGTTGAAATGGCCTATAAAGACCAGAAATTCGTAATCACCAATGCCAAAAACAAACGACATTTGCAAATCAGAACAGAAACACCCCTATGGCACAAAGAAAATATGATTAATTTAGCTGTCAAAAATCTACTTCCTAAAAAATGGAAAGCAATGGCATGGATTGATGGAGATTTAGAATTTGAAAGCGATTCCTGGGCAATGGATACATTGAAAATACTGAACGGAACAAAAGACATCGTGCAATTATTTAGTCACTGTGATGATATGGATAAGAATGGTTTAGCGATGAGAACATTCAATAGTTTCGGATACCAATACACCAAAAAAAACAAATATTCTAGTTCGGGTCCTAATTTCTGGCATCCTGGGTATGCATGGGCATGCACAAGAAAAGCCTATGAAAAAATGGGAGGGATATATGATTTAGCAGTATTAGGTTCAGGTGATAATGTAATGGCAATGTCATATATACAAAATGTGATGAAATCCGCAACTCAACAGTATACTGATTCATATTTTGATTCTATATTAGAAGTTCAAGACCGCGTAAAAGGATTGCGCATCGGATATGTTCCAGGTGTAATACGTCATCATTTTCATGGGTCAAAAATTAACCGCAAATACAGAGAACGATGGGAAATATTGATAAAACATAAATATGACCCGTTCCTGCATGTAAAAAAAAACAAAGAAGGAGTTATAGTTCCAACTGAAGAATGTCCCACTGAATTTTTAGAAGATATTATGAATTATTTTAGAGACCGTAAAGAAGATGACTAAACCTAACGGATGGATGCCCACGCCCGCCACCTAATCACCCCGAATGATTTGTTTTTGTTGTTATCAGTTTTTGCATAATCCATGTTCCAAATACAACCCACATCGCAATGATAGTATTCCCTCCATTATAAATCGCCCATCTCAATGCTTGACAATGAGGAGACGGTGCGATAAATGGCGACATAATAAATCCTCGCAACGTGAGCGGAACACAAAAATGTACATACAAATGTGGAGTCGTATAATGCAACAATATCCATATAACATAAATACCTACCGAGCTTTTTATCATCCAACTTATGTTTTCTACTATTCCGCGCATTTTCAAATACTATTGTTTTCATAAACAATATTATTGCTATTAATATATTCAATTTTGTATACTTGACAAATACAAAATTGAATTGAAATGAAACATAATTCTATATACAGCATTTACAGACATCATCGCTACTATGGAAAAAAATATCAACAAACGTATCGATTCTTATATCGCACAGTTCAAAAATGATATGTGGCAAAAAATATCTTCTACCGGGTTTTCTGAAAAAGACAAAGTGAATGACCTCCTCGAATACATGTATGAATATGAAAAAATGGCGCTCACAAAGGAAGATTTTAGCAAACGTAAACGTGTAAAAAATTGCATACCAGAATTGAATAGATGCAATGCATTACGTGGAAATGGAGAACAATGCACACGACAAAGAAAAGAAAATTGCGACTATTGTGGAACTCATTCGAAGGGAGTAATTACTGGAGTCGTTCCAGAAAATAATAAAAATGAATTACAAAAAAAAGTGGAAGTATTTGCAGAAGATATAGGCGGAATTGTTTATTACATCGATAATGCAAATAATGTGTATAAAACGGAAGATGTTCTAGAAGAAAAAACGAATCCAGATATTATCGCCACTTATGTAAAAACAGAATCCGGATATTCTATTCCAGAATTTGGAATTTAGACCCACTCCCGTGACATCCCATCCCATCCGCTATTAGTCTATTTTTTTCCATGAACAAACATTGTTTTTGTTTGGTTTTGATATATACATATTTCCATCGTTTCCTTTCATCTTTTTGTTGCAATTTTCATTTGCAGGATATGGAGGTGATTTTCTGTTTTTGTATTTTTTCAAGGTTTTACTATGTTCATTCACTGCATTTTTTCCAGAAACACTTTTTATTTTTTCCGTCAAATTTTTACGCTGTTTTTCGTCCAACTTTAGTGGATTTGTTTTTGTTTTCAATGCATATTTTAAATTTCGAATCCACGTGGATTTACATGACCCTTTACATGTTCCAGTGCCGATTTCGGATAATATTTTCATAGCTCCATTATAGCTACTAATAAATGGCATACTATATATTCGCATTAGAAAAAATGGCATCCATCATCTTATTCTTCTACACTACATGATTTTTTTATTTTTCGCACGATTTCTTCTTTGACCACTTGTTCGCGACTGTCTAATATAAAATTATTTATTTCATTTGCCTTCTCTATGTCCCCTTTGCAATAGTTTGCTAAAATTCCTAATAAATTCTTTTGTGTAATAGGTTTCTTGACGTTTTTCTTTGAATACATAATTTGCCCATCTTTTATATCGAAACAGTCGATTTCGTTTTTCACCATGACCTCCATCAAATCTTTTGATATCTTTTTCTTTTCGGCTTGTTTTTTTCGCACTTCTTTTTGAAAAGCACGAATTTCATTATCTATTTTTACCCATTCTTTGATAGTCTTTATTAATTGTTCTTTCGTTTCCATTATAATTTAGTAATATATATTTTCTAATTTGTTTTTCTACGTTTTTTGTTTGTATTAGACAATTATTATATTCATATTATATAATTACATAATGAATATGATTTTCTCGAAACCGCGGGCAAATACTAGGAACAATCAACAAATACAAAATATGAATTTTATCACCAACCGAACAAAAATATACAATACACCAAGTTCGATTATCACTAATTATCCTACATCAACCATCGCAATAAATAACTCTGAAAAACCGAAAAAAATGAAATGGGGAGAACCAACATGGTTTTTCATGCATACTATGGCACAAAAAGTAAAACCAGAACATTTTCAACAAATTCGCCAAGGGTTTTTATCGCAGATTAACAACATATGCAGAAATTTACCTTGCCCTGATTGCGCTGCCCATGCTTCGCAATATTTAGACAAATCAAATTTTAATCGAATACAAACAAAAGACGAATTGATATTGTTTTTGTATGATTTTCATAATTCAGTGAATGTTCGCAAAGGAATACCTAATTTTCCTAAAGAAGAGTTATATGATAAATATTCAAAAGCAAACACGACGAACATAATCAATTATTTTTTATTCCATTTTGCAGATAAATCAAAAAGCATTCGTATGATATCCAATGATATGTATAGAATGCGTATTATAAATTTATTAAAAGAATGGCTTAATAGCAATCTGCAATATTTTGATTCATAAATTATTACAACCCATCGATTGTAATAATCAAATATTATTTATATTTCTTGCGTTGTACATTTGAATTTCTGAGTGGACGAACGAGTGCATACATTTGAATTAGTTATACCGTTGAAATATTGCAATTTAACTGCACCATTTTTAGCTATAATCATTGACCACATTACTCCAATGAGTCCTCCAATAATACCTGCGCATATAACACCAACCATAGATGCGCACCCATAAAATGAGTTCCATGCGAATTCACCTATGATAATAAGTGGGAAAATAATGAGCGTCGGTATGTTTTGCACTGCTAATTTTTTATCGGCAATAATATACACTAAAAAGAAAAATGTATAGGTAAATGTAACCATACTTAACGGTATATTTGAGAAACGACCAGTATCGGTAAGTGTTAATACATTGCATATCATTTCATTATCTTTATTCATATTTTCGGTTTTTAATCGGAAAGTCTCTAAGCTACCAACGATTGATGCAACAAAGCATGCAAATAATAATCCTGCCAAATATACTATACCTTTAACATCTTGATTTAATATAGAAGATAATGAAAAATAACTCACCAATATAAAAGGGGCTAATCGAAATGCCGTATATAATAAGAATGAAATGTTAATCATTATATACTCTACATATAGAAAAGTTATTCAAATATATTTTCAAAAACGTCGCTGATATCGGATATTTCAACAAAACGAATACCTTCTAAAATCGGGTTTTCGCTGTATTTTTCCATGAATTTTTCATAGTCAATCGTGTTCGCACTCGGATACAAAAATGTGGTGACTCCTGCACGAATTCCCCCTAGTATTTTCACGTCCAATCCTCCGATTGCTGTGATTTGACCTTGCAAATTTATTTCGCCAGTAATAGCGATGTTGTTTTTTATTTTCAAGTTATTCAATAAGCTATATATAGCACAAGTAATGGCAGTTCCTGCCGAAGGCCCATCTTTCGATACAGCGCCTTGTGGACAATGAATATGTAACCCTTGACATTTCGTTTCTTCGAAAACTTTTATCAACATTCGCTTTCGTTCATCCGGCGTTAATGACCATGCCAAACTTTTTGCCACATTCATACTTTCTTTCATTACATCACCCTGTAATCCAGTAAGACGCAATTCTAAAAAGGAAGAACATGGATAAAACATGGTCTCAATGGGTATAATACCTCCTTTTCCTAAACTATTTGCCCATAATCCATTGATAATTCCTATTGCACTATTTGCGTTGATTTTTGTATCCTGGATTTTGTGGTATTTTTTCAAATATTTTGTTTCTAAATCATGTATGCCAACGACTATTGGGATTTCGATGATATCCGAACAACAAGATAATAACTCAAGGTTTATTTCACCAAACAAATCAAAAATAATCTCTTTTAATTTTCGAATACCTGGTTCTATGGTATATGTTTCAATAATGTATTCTATTGTATTATCATCGAGAACAACAGTATCACTGAATCCCATTTTTTCGTTTATTTCCGGCAGTAAATATTCCTTTACGATAATTATTTTTTCATCCATCGATAAATTGTCAAACTGGATTCTATGAATGCGGTCCAATAAAATACGGTCAATGTTATCCGGGTCATTGTATGAAAAAATGAAAAGAGCTTTTGATAAATCGAGGTTGATTCCGCTGTAGTATTTGTCTTGAAAACAATCATTTTGCGTGGTGTCAATAAGGTGCGTCAAAATTCCTATGATTTCTTTGCCATGCTCAGTTTTACTTACTTTGTCCAGTTCATCAATATATATAATAGGATTCATGCATTTTGTTTCCATTAAAATATCCACGATTCTTCCCCATAGTGAATTGACATATGTATAACTATGACCTTCGAGTGTAGAACCATTTGAAGAGCCACCCAATGCGATAAAGGCAAATGGTCTTGATTTTCCATCAACATCAACCAAACAATTCGACAATCCTTTTTTTGCTAACGATGTTTTTCCGATACCTGGAGAACCTTCAAATCCGAAACAATAACCAGATTGTGTTCCATTCATCCATTGTCCTATTATTTTCAAAATTTGATTTTTTGCGTATGTATGACCATGGATCGATTTGTCTAATGTTTTTCGGATTGACGCCATTTCACTATCGACGTTTTGTATTTTTGATTTTATTGCAAGCATATCACTTCGAAATTTTTGAGCCTTTGTAGTGCTTATCCCTGAGGTTCTTATCCCTGTGGCGTAAATATCATACACGAAATCATGGGTTTTGATTGATTCTATAAATCGCGTCATTTCTTGTATATTTGATTTTTTGCATTGTTGTTTTGTAATGGTATAAATGGTGTTTTTTGCGACGGTTTGAATGGCACTGATCATTTGCATTAATTCTTTGTTTTTCTTTTTTTTTATTTCTATCAATAGGTCCTTTGCGATGTTTGATTTTACATGGTCATTGATATGATTCAAATGGTTTATGATTTCATTGTTTGTGTATTTTTCTTTTTTTACCATCGTATACTCTGTTATATTATTGGAGACCTTCAAAAAATCGGAATTGATTTCTTTGATTATCTTCAAAATGGGTTCTTTTTTATATATTCCGAACGGTATTTTCAACAATCCCTCTAAATATTGCTTTGCCTTTGAACTCGATTCGTCCGTTCGACCTTTGATTTCTTTTAATTTTATGATGGCTTTTTCTTTTATGTTTTCCGGAACATTGAGAACATAGATTTGTTGCTCCAATGACACACGATTTATGTCATATTTTTGTATCATATCTTGTGTATATTTGATTGTAAATTTCATTATATCTTTGAAAAATTGTTTCACGTTCCATGGAAAACTGTCGTAAATGAGGGCTTGCTCTTTTGAATCCGTATATCCTGGTTTTTGCTCATGATTGTTTGACGTAATCAAATCATATAACAAATATGTTATATATTTCACCGAATCATCATTATAACACAATAAATTAATAAGCATATTACGCTGCATAATTGCATCCATTTCCGTGAATTTTTTGATGATGGTTTCTAGGTTGTTTGTTTTTATAAACGCAACGTCCGTGAAAATATTCATATATTTTTTGAAAATATCTTCGTCGCCAAACACAAGCAAGTCTTTCAATGTTAATGTATTAATAAATTTTTTCATTATTTCGGTGTCAATATTGCGCGCATTTTCAAAAATGGTTCTTTTTCGATGCTCTATATATGGATTTGTAATATAATTTAAATCAATCGCATTTATTATACCATGAACAACCAATGTCCTTCGTGTGCTTGCATTTTGTACTATTACACGAATACCATTTATTTTGCTTGAGAATGTTTTATACAACGCACTATCATTGTCATAGCATTCATAATTTTCGGATTTTTCGATTTGTATGATTTCAGATGAAAGTTTATTGGAACAAAGTTGAGAATTACTGAGCTCAAAATCATTTTTCCAATATGTGTTTTTGTAATTAATCGGATGCACGAACTTTCGAATCAATTCTATTTTACTCTGTAAATATTCGTTTTCATTCTTTTGATGGATATATTGAGAACCAAAACAAATGAACAATAAATCGTCCATTTTTTTCGTTCCATATTTTCCTATGATTACCGATAATTTATCGATTATATTTTGCAATAATTCGATGATATTCTCCATGTTGATTTCGGTATGCAATAGTCCCGGTATTTCAACCGTTTTTTTATATAACTCGGATAAATTTGTCATACATATATTTGTATCACTATTACTAAATAATTCCATGGATTTATATTCTTGAATAGATATTGTTGTGTTTTGTATTATTTCTTGAAAATATTTTATTTTTTCTAAAATGAACTGTTTTACATCGGGCTGATTATTTTCCGTTTTTATTTTGACAGCCATTTTATCATATATTTTTTTCATATTATATAAAAATAATTATATATGTAATACGTTCATATAATTTATATGACTAAAATAACGTTATTTTACAAAAGTATTTTAATAAACCACTTAAACATGTGATTTTATTAATTAGTAATAACACAGTTATGGGTATTCCTAGTTATTTTTCGTATATTATTAAAAATCATTCTAATATTATACGTTCTCTTCAATATCATCAAGATATTGCACATACAGCTTTTGAATCTTTGTATATGGATTGCAATTCTATTATCTATGATTCTTTTCGCGATATTGAGAAAACAGCGAATCCAGAAAACGTGGAAAAACTTATTATCGATGCTGTCATATACAATATCAAAAAATACATCAGCTTTATAAAACCACGCCAACGATTATATATTGCTTTTGATGGAGTAGCCCCTTTTGCAAAAATGGAACAACAGAGAACCCGTCGTCATAAATCGAATTTCATGAGTAAAATTAACATGGATGATTTGTCCATATCGACCACAGATGTCTATTCTATATGGAATACGTCCGCTATTACTCCTGGAACAAATTTTATGAATGAATTGACAACCAAGATAGAACAAGAGTTTTTGAACAAAGAACATGTCTATGGTATTAAACAAATAGTGGTTTCAGGGTCTACTGAACCCGGGGAGGGAGAACATAAAATGTGTGAATATATTCGCAGTGATTCCCGTGCAGGTGACATTGCTATTTATGGCTTAGATTCGGATTTAATCATGCTTTCTATTTTTCACTTAGAATATTGTAACAATATTTACATTTTTAGAGAAGCACCGGTATTCGGAGAACTCGCAAACAACTCTAAAAAAAACCCCATTTCAAATACAAAATTACCATTGTTTCTCGATATTCAACAATTGTGTCAATCGATTTTACAAGAAATGTATTGCAAATATACCACCATGCAGCGTATTCATGATTATGTTTTCTTGTGTTTTTTCTTAGGGAATGATTTTTTGCCTCATTTTCCGGCATTGAATATTCGCACGAGTGGAATACAAATATTATTAGATACGTATCGGAATATTTTAGGAAAACATGAAAACAAGTATTTCATTGAAAACAAAAAGATAATATGGAAAAATGTCAATGCTTTCCTGAAAGATTTAGCGAAAAATGAACACTCTTTTTTGTTGTCGGAATATTCGCAACGAAACAAGATGGATGGGAGAAAATGGGCGAACGAAAATAACAAAGACCGCGAAAACATGCTAACAAATGTTCCCACGATGTTTCGAGCAGAAGAAAAATATATATGTCCACAAGAACCTTACTGGGAAGACAGGTATTATCAATGCTTGTTTCATACCAACATTACCAACGCTTTTGTAAAATCCGTCGTCACAAATTATTTAGAAGGTCTTGAATGGGTATACAAATACTATACGCAGGGATGTCCTCATTGGAAATGGAAATACAATTATCATTATCCCCCATTGTTAGTGGATATTATTAACTATTTTCCGACGACAGACCATCACGAATTTATAGCACAATCCGACGAGTCAAACCCATTTTCTCCATATGCACAGCTGTCGTATGTTTTACCGCAAGACCAATTATGTTTGTTACCCAAAAACGTGCAAAACCATTTGCTCAAAAATTATTCTGACATGTATCAGACGAATCCTCAATTTCAATGGGCATTTTGTAAATATTTATGGGAAGCACATATAGTTACAAAAACAATGGATGCAACTGCACTTGAAAAAATAGAAAAAGAGATAGAAAACCTATGAAAATAGCATGAAAATAGCATAAAATTGATTTTAATGAATATCACTAAAATCAATGTAAATTAACAACAATACTGTAACACGAATCAACAATACTATAACAACAATACTATAGCAAAAGACCTATAACAATACTCTTTGACAAAACACCTATAACAATATGACACTTACTACTATTCTTGAATTCCATACCGCAAGTGACTTAAACATTGGATTCACTGAGAATTTTGGTAAATTAGAAATCACCGTAGACGATTGCGCAATGCAAGTGAATACGTGGGATGTAAAATTCGATATCGATTGTTCTGGATCTATGGAAGATATTTGCAAAGATTCAAAAACAAAAATGCAACATATTCAGCATACTATGATAAATATTTTACGCATGTTTTCTGAATGCACAACTTGCAAATATAATGTTAGTGTATCAACATTTGACAATGTATACAATTTGCTGTTTGATTTTTCAGAAATCAATGCAACTAATGTAGACGAATTTATCGAAAAAATCAAACAAATTTATTCTAAAAATTCAACGAATCTTATTTTACCTATACAGCAAACAAACGCCGAAATGCAAAATCGCAAAACTGCATTCCCATCTAACAAACAATTGCATATTCTATTAACAGATGGATGCGATACATGCAATCGTAATGTTTATCCCGAATTAGAAAAAATAATCACTACCGAATATGATTTTATTGCATTCGGTTTCGGTAAAGAACACGACGTGAAAGCATTAACCATCATGGGTAAAAACGCAAATTGTCAATACGGGTTTATCGATGAATTGGAAAATGCCGGGTTAGTTTATGGAGAATATTTACATACCGTTTTGTATAGATTAATAAACAACATTACTATTACACTTAAAGACGGAGAAATTTACGATTGGAAAACAAATACATGGTCATCGAGTTTGTCTATTCCTGGATTAGATAGCGGCGTTTCAAAAACCTTCTACGTTCGAACTAACGACAAAGAAACAATTACTGGCATTATATCGGGATGTCTCGAATCCGATGAAACAAATACTATTAAAACAATCGATGATTTTGAGCCAGTTCCTGATTTGCTTGTTTATGAAGGTGACACATATTATCCAGAGATTGTCGATTTGACAACTCATGCATACCGCTATAAAACATTAGATTTAATGTTTCGCTCACAACAGAATCAATCGAATTGCGAGGCCATTGCAATGAAAACCGAAATTCGCAATTTATTTGAAGAAATCAAAAAATATATAGAACAAAACAATTTACAAGATGATTTGTTCTTGAAAAAAATACAAGACGATTTGTATATTTTGTATAAAACCTATGGAACACAATATTTTGAATTATATTCATCTGCTAGACAACGTTCACAGGGAAATCAAAATGTATGCACTGCAACTCAAATGGATGATATAAATGTCCATAACCACCCGATTATGATGCGCAGCACACACGCGTTTGCATTTCCTAATATTACACAATATGACGACGCCCCAGATGATGATTTGAATTATACTATAGCAGATAATAGTCAATTTGAACGCTCATGTTCTGAAACTGTATCAAAAATGATGCGCTCTATTAGTAAAAAATAAAAAACACAAAAACTTATAAAAAATTATTGATTTCACTCTTTTTTATGCTTTTTGCTCTATATACAAAGAAACAAAAAGCATAAAAAAAATACCCATAGTAAGAATTTTTATACGTTTTTGTGTGTGTATGTGTGTTTTTTATGTTTTGTATGTTTTATGGTATAGAAACTATAACCAGTGTTGTTTAAGGTATCTTGGGAAATTGAACTGTGTAAGTTCATCATTTTTGTTTGTTTTGAGAAGTTTCGCAAGTTTTTTGTCAGGGTTTATAATACGACCATTCGTTGGGTTCGCTAGGTTATTGGTATTTATGTAGTTGCGAATATATGATACCAGTTCGAGGTAACCCATTTCACTTCCAGCAGGCTTTCCCATGAATCTGGCAAGTTCATTCGAGATTATCCTTCGTTTTGGTTGTAATCCGCAAGTACATGTATTGTTTGCACGATTATTTATTTCCACTTTTGCCTTGTTCTTTTCTGAAGAAGAGCTAGTATATGTTTTCCCGGATCTTGTTTGCATTTTGTATGATAAGTTGCTACTAATATGGTATCTATTAGTTTGTTACCATATCATTTCAATTTTCTGGTATGTTTTTTATAAAAAATATAATTTTTATGAAAAATAATTTAGCAATAATTATATTTATTCATTATAACATGAACTGCGACAATGAATTGATAGTGTGCATAGACAAAACTCCGAATAACCCTCCTAAAACGAACAAAACGAACAAAATATATGAAAATATGTTGAAAAACATAAAAGAAAAAATAAAAAACAATAAAAGTATCACGAAAGAAGATATAGATTTTATAGAATCATTATCCAGTGAAAAGAAAATGGAAATAATATTAGAATATAACAAGAGAACAATAGAAAATGAAAGAATACAGGAAGTAATGAGAACATCAGCATTGCGATAGTCCCATCCGGTCGGTGATTCTCCCATCCGGGTGATGGGCATGCCAAAGAAAAACCAAAAGAAAACCAAAAGAAAACCAAAAGAAAAACCAAAAAAAAATCGGAAAATAATGCGAAAAACAAAATCCA